AGTAGCTCCTATTGCTCCAGTAGCTCCTATTGCTCCAGTAGCTCCTATTGCTCCAGTAGCTCCTATTGCTCCAGTAGCTCCTATTGCTCCAGTAGCTCCTATTGCTCCAGTAGCTCCAACTTCTCCAGTAGCTCCTATTGCTCCAGTAGCTCCTATTGCTCCAGTAGCTCCTATTGCTCCAGTAGCTCCAACCGGTCCAGTAGCTCCAACCGGTCCTCCTGAAGGTCCAGTAGCTCCAGTAACTCCCATTGCTCCAGTAGCTCCAGTGGAACCTGTAACACCAATCGGTCCTGTAACACCATAATATGGATTTAGATCCTTCCAAGTTGTTAGTCCATCACCGACTCTTAGTATTCCAGTGTCCGTTTCATACCCAGGTTCGCCCGAAAGTAATACGGGATTATTAGATTCCCAATTTTGAGTGGTGTCTCTTCTTAATATTATTCGATAAGCCATTTCGGTTCTTTATTTTCTTTCTGTATATATCTTTATTATTCTATCTTGTTTACAGCATCTATTATTGCTTTTTTTATAGCATTCGATACTGTCATCTTAGAGAATGGTACTTGTCCATCAACCAGTTCTATCATTACTGCTCTAACCTCGGTATCTGATTCACCCAGACCCTCGTATTTAATCCCATTGTAATATATTCTAATACCAACCTGTGTTATTTGATTGGTTTTTTCCATGCCTGCTATCCTTAATGATTTTTTAGGTATACCGAAATAATAAACCTCTATTTCCATAGGATTTCCTTTTTCTGAAAGACAATATTTTTCGGATAATATATCCTCAGCTATTTGTTGGATACCAAATCTGATATCTCTATTTCCCATCTCCCTTAATTTAGCAGTAGAATAAACCGAATCAATCTTAACACATATTTCTGTTTGTGTAAATGCCATAACTGGCATCAGAAGTAGTAAAAATAATAAATTTCTCATTAGTTAGTATTTTATTTTTTATTTAATATGTTACCTGTCCCGAAAATCCAGGAGCGATTAGATAATAATTTGTAGACCCCCCACTGACCGGGGTGGATATCGTAAATGAACTTACTCCGGGGTAGATTGATTTTAAATTTACTGTTCCTGAATTCAATGAGTTAAATTGGGAAACAGTATAAAGTGAGGATGGTTGAGATCCAATCCAGCTAGGAAATATCCCGTTTTTCTTTCCCCAAACATAATATGAATCGGATATTGTAATTTTGCCATCATTGTTTACGTCAAACATATTCCAATGTATAGATTTTCTTGTGGTTGTTCCAATTACAATATTGCCTATTGAACTTAAATCTGATGTTTGGTGAGTAGTAATTGGAGTAGGTGCATCAACTTTTATATACCATTCAGTTGCAGGATTCGTTGATTGACTAAAAGAATAATATCCATTAGAATTTGTATAGACCGTTTGATATAAAGCCCAAGGAGTAAAATCGTTGATATAATCAAATTCAATTACATAAGGGAGAGTAGTGTTCGGTAGATCATTCCATTGTCCATTACCTACGAATTGAGCGTAATCTTCATTTCCTGAGTTATTAGGTTCTCCGCCATTCCAATTAACATATTGATTTAGCTTGTATCTATATGCATATAAATTGTATGTTCTATCTAATTCATCGGCAGTTAAAGCTCTATTAAAAACTTGAAAATCTCCTAATCTAAAAGATCCATAAGCACCACTTCCCATATTAGTAGTTTCAGTCAATCCTATTCCAAAAAATTCTCCATTTCCTGAATATAAATGTGCAGCTTCTCTCTGAAAATTAACAGATCCGAAATTAACATTATCTAAATAACCTTTCATGGTTGTTCCATTATAAGTTATTGCTACTAAATGCCAAGCATTAAGTGTAATAGTAGTACTTAATTGTTGAATTCCAATTCCTGTCCAAAATCCAACTCTCAATGTGTTTCCTCCAGTAATTTCTATAACAGATTCATGCCAACCGGATGTAGGACTTCCAGTTCCTAGTTCGTTAACAATAACGCCATTCCCTGTAGGATAAACCCAAGCAAACAAAGTGATGTGATTGGTATTTCCCATTGCCGAAGCCAAGTTTCCGGTTATTGCATATTGATTAGCTCCATTGAAGCTTAGATACTTACCACCAGTACTTGTATATGTCGGTGAATTGTATAAAGTAGCATTAAATCCTCCTTTGATATCAACTAGGGTCGAACCTGAAGAATATGATGAAACGTCATAATCTGCTACTCTATTTGCAGTTACTTGAGTTTCTGTCCATCGATATCCACCTAAAGGTTCAGAATAAGTATATCCAGCAACTTTATCTTGATAATATCCAATCCAACCTGATGGCCATGTATTAAAGAGAAAATTATTCTCAGCTGCATTTGAAACTGTAGCAAGATGTCCACCCATATTTTCACAAGCAGTTTTAGCAGCAGTCCATGTCATAGAACCTGTTGAACGATAATATGAGTGACCATTGTAATTAGTTTGTGAGGTAAATCCGGTTAAAGTTGGGGTTGTTCTTTTATATAGCTTTACTGGAACATTTACTGCTCCTGTACCATTCGCGTTATAGATGTATCCCGAATAGGAAAACGTTTGCGCATAAGTAGCACATGTTATCAGAATTACGATTAGACTGGTTATAAACTTTCTCATAATAACATTCTTGTTCCTAGCATTATGGTATAATTAAGTGCATTCTCATTAAGAGCCCATGCACCTCCACAGTTTACGTTAAGTTTAAATCTCTTACTTAAACTTACATTAGTACCAACTATAGGTAAAACCACGTGCGGTGATTTTAATAGTATATCGTTATAATAACTAACATAAGGAGCATAAACATATAATCCCAGAAGTTTAATGTCTATTCTCTTTGAAACTTTAAAATCATACATGGTACCAGCTATTGCTGCAGTACCTACAAATTCCTCACCATATACATTACCGTAAGATCCAGTTAGCATATAAACTGCTTTAAATTTACCACGTTTGCCTATATTCCACATTTGACCAAGAGCTAATGTACCATACAATGATGATCTTCTATCGAATCCTAATGTTACTGTACCTGATATAAGATCTATTCTTTTCTTTTTAATGAAAGCATAGAATCCTGTTATGTTTGGCCCTTTTATAGCTGTTGTATAATCTGCATTAATTCCCCATGATCTTGCACCATCCCATCTCATCGAGGTATAACCTCCCGTTACTTTACCACCTGCGGTTACATCCGAATCCTTGAAATTGAATCCAACAAAATCACTACTGGCTAATATCGTTGGTCTGTTTCCATTTTTATTAGACGGTGAGCCACCGCTGTTTGTTGAATTTTGTACTGAAGCAACAGATCCACCAACTATATTCGTTTTTCCTTCGCTTTCTGTAGGGGTTTCTGTGGTAGTAGTAGATTCGCTTTTTCCATTGCCTCCTTCTGTGGAACCCCCGCTCCCATTAGTATTGCTGCTATTCTGACCAGTAGATCCACTTGATCCGCTTGAAGTGCCTGTCTGACCTGATCCTGTTGTTCCTCCAGATCCTGTTGTTCCTCCAGATCCTGTTGTTCCTCCAGATCCTGTTGTTCCTCCAGATCCTGTTGTTCCTCCAGATCCTGTTGTTCCTCCAGATCCTGTTGTTTGGTCATTAGATTGCGTAGACCCGTTAGTAGCTGTAGAGCCCCCGGTATTATTACTACCGTTAGCATTACTATTTCCGTTATTGCTGCTGTTGTTTCCATTATTACCTCCCTGATTTTGAGAACCACCAGATCCTGTTGTTCCTCCAGATCCTGTTTGTTTATTCTTACCTTTATTGTTCCCACCATTTGATGAATTCTGTACACTCCCCACGCCGGATAATATATTAGTTGATCCTGCAGTAGCAGCCATATCGCTAAGTGCAGATAATGAATTAACTATACCTATAAAATTTATAGCGGTGTTCTGTGCAATATTAACTGTTGACGATAAGCCAACTATAGTTGCGCATGGATTGTTCCCCCCATAATTGGAATAAACATTTTGTGTCCATGTTTCAAATCCGCCATTATAAAAATCTATTGGCTGGAATGTTTGGATTTCTCCGTAATAATTAACTGTGATCCCATTGGAAGGAACCTGTAGAGATTTTATTGACCCTGTACATGGATCGGTATAAGAATACGTGAATGTTTGCCCATATCCAATTACATTGAATGCGAGAATAAGAAATAATGTTGATATGGTTTTAGCATACATTTACGATTTAAAAATTCCTTTTTTGATCATTCTAGATACTATTCTTGAGGAAGCTGTCTCTAGTGATTTTTTTGTTGTTGTTCCTATTGTGGATTGGTTGAATTTAATATCACTATCATCAACGCCATCCAATATTGATGCTGTTTTAATTGTAGTTGCCTCACCTAATCCAGATCCCATTAAGACCTCACCAGTTTCGGAATCTACAAATTTAACTTGAAGTCCTAATCTTGTTACTTGTGTTGTTTTAGATTCTCCGTTCAATTTAAGAACCTCATCATCAGATACCGAAAAGTCATAAACCTCTATATAAACAAAATATTTAGCTAACTTAATTTTTCCTCTGCCGTCCATTTTATTTTCAGTAAACCCCTTATCCGAAGCCTTAAATTGCTGGATCATCCTTTCCTTAATCTCCAACTTATCCTCAGTGAACACAAATCTGTTTGTCATCTCAAGATATTCTAAAACTATATTGGTTACACCAAGGCCGACTCTCTTATCTTTTAATTCCGGATAAAATTCATAGAGTTCCTCACTAATACCAATCTTTAATATTTGTATTGGTATTTTTATTGTGTCCGTATATTCAGCTACAACATCTATTGATTGCTTCTTTTCAAACTCAGCTTGATACTGTTCAGTTTTTACTGAACCCGGCTGTGCATAAATACTTGAAGTAGCAAGAATTAAAGATAGTAGTATTAGTGAGAATCTCATATAAATTTAATTTTAATTAATCTTCTTTCTTCTTAGAGAAGATCTTATTAGCTGCACCTAAACCAAGTGCACCAAAAGCAAGAGCTGCAACTGCATTAATTAGTGCTGGAGCTGGTGCTACATCCTCAGTTGAGAATGAATTGTGATACATTGTAACACAAAGTGAAACTGCACACATGATACCAACAAATCTGTTGGATGAATAATTTCCCTTTTCATCTTGGAAAATTTGGCTAAAAAACTTTTTCATTTTTAATTTTATTATTTTTCTATAGTGTTAGATAAAGCAACACCATCTTCTTCATCCACCTTCTGGATGAGCATTTTATCCCTGTCTTCAGAGTTAAACCAATAATCAACAACTTTATTTAGATTACCAACAAAAGCACCTAATAGTATAAGTAACATTTCTTTCCAGTCCTCGTTAATAGTAGCTCCAAGAAAAACTCCTGCATTGATACCAACTATTATTAATGTAAATAATCCAAGTACTATAGCAGTAATTCTCCATCTATTAGATTGCATCTGCTGAAGCATATGATAGAATCTATTGTTGTCTGCCACTTTAGTCAGATCTTCTTTACCAAAGCCTAGTGATTTTTTTAATGACATAAATTTAATTTATTTTAATTACCAAGGAGCATCAGTTGATTCGTCCTTTTTCTTTTCCTCTTTCTTTTCAACAGGTTTTTCTACAACACGTTCTTTGATAATAGTGTGTGTTCCACCATTGTTTTGTTGTTTCTGAGTGTTTTCCTGGTTTTGCTGTACGTTAACTACAACTGGAGCCGGAGCTACCTGCTCGGTTTTAGTTTCTTCCTTATCCTCGTTTCCGCCGAATAATAGTGTAGAAATCCAAACCCCACCACCTGCGATAACAGTTGTTAGAGTACCGATTATGGTTTTCTTTAATCCCGACCAAGTACCATCGTTGGTCTCAACGTTGTTTGTTTCTTCTGACATTTTTTTACTTTTTTTTACTTTTTAATTATTTTAGCTGTCGCTATTTGGCTTGCTTTGATATTTAATGTTGCAACATATAAACCAGCTGATAGTTCACCAATATCATAAGTGTACTGATATTTTCCCTTTGGCATATTAGTTTTCATTAAATCAACTACAAGTTTTCCGTTTATATCGTAAATCGATAGTGTTATATTTTCTTTCTCTGAAACCTCAAAAGCAACCATTATTTTATCGTCTACTGGATTTGGATATACTATTATCTTGTTACCGAGTAGATTTAAGTAGCCTGATGAGATATTCATTATTTTAACTTCACCGTGGGTTGGATTTATGATCAGATCAGTTGCAATAGAATTACCCGCATATTTCCTTGTTACCCATAATGGACTAGCATTCCAATCTGACTGTGGTTCAAGTGCAAGAAACTTAAGATTAAATAGGTTTTCACCATCATTTATTGGATGTTGATTTCCTGAGATATCAAATCCTCCCCATTCGATCGTATTTTCAACTGGATTAACGAAACTCATCCAATCCATTGATTTTTCACTATTAACTATTTCCTTAAATTCTAATAAAGATGGATCGTAGTATAATGCCATTTGTAGCGATCCTATTGGACCTGAATTAGATTTTAATGTAACAGGTATCGTTACAAGATTTGCTTCATCTACAGTCACCTTAGGCATGTTAATTTCAATCGTAGACAATGTAGTGTCATCATATTGCGTTGTCACGTCCATTATATAATTTGGTGTGTTGTTCGGATTTATAATAGTTATCGGAACTAAACGAGCCATGTTATATCCTGTACCATTGGCATCTCCATATCCAAGTACATAAAATGTGACCGAATCTGGTTGGCCTGGTAATATATCGAACGTTAGATTAGTTACCCCTGGTATTGATTGTGTCTGATTTGTTGAAGATCCATTGATCGATGCATATTCGGAAGCACTAAAGAATCTGATGTCAGGTACGTTATTTGGCCAAGCACTAAATCTTCCCGCTATTCTACCATATATTCCGTAAACGTCCGACATTGTAATGTTACCTGAATTATTTACATCGGAAGAATAATAATCAAATCCGGATGGTTGAAGTTGTCCAAGAACATATTGATTAACTCTTTGCGCATCGGCCACAGTAACTATATTACCTACTGATAATGTATCACCCTGAACTGCAAGTCTAACGTCATAGTATGTGGTGTCTATCGATTTTGAAAAATTGAATTCACCATTAAGATCAGTAGTGTCAATCTCATCTATAGACCAAGTCGATCCGGTTTTAGGTTTCTTCTCTAGAGCAAGAGTTAGATTCTTAGCTGGCGATCCGGTAACGTTAACAAAGTTACCCTGGTAATTAAACATTACAGAATTAATAACCCCACCGTAATTATGAAGGGTTAATAGATCATCAAGACCATCTATATTTGAGCTTAGATTATTGAATGTTGTTGTTCCAGTTACCTCAATATTAGTTATATTATTAGTGAAGGTTTGAAAGTTTGCTGAATGTTGTAATTCTATATTAAATAATGCACCTGATGGAATAGTAAAAGTGCTACTACTACCAGTGTAAACGATAGTTACTGTAATGCTACCTTCCGATAGATTATTCTCGTATTGAAGTACCTGTGCAAATGATGTATTTGTTGATGTTACTATAGGAGCTCCACCGCCGAATGCATTCTTATCATACCAAACTCTGTATTGCAAACCGGTGATCAAGGTAGATGTCGTGTTTTGATAACATAGACCTATATTGGTTTTTCCTGATGCTACAGTACCTACCTGATATTGTGAATTGACCATAACATAGACTCCATTTCCCGGAGCTGTTGGACATTGTGAGAATCCTAGATATGGTATCAGCAGGATTCCAAAAATGAGAATGAGTAATTTTTTCATAGATGTTTATTTTGGTTTATTTTGGTTCGGAATATTTATCTGAAATTGCTCTTTTTTAGGCCACAAAAAAAGTCGATACTTTTAAATGTACCGACTTTTAAATGTTTAGTAAAGCATATCGGATTCTAACCGATGTTCCCGCTACACGCGGAGTCCTAGAACGCTAGACGAAAGCTTCAACCAATTCAAGCAATCTGTAAATCACTTTCATTGGCTCTGTGTTAAATATTACAGTATCTAACACATAGTAGCCCGTAGGGGAATCGAACCCCTCTTTCCAGGATGAAAACCTGACGACCTAACCGATAGTCGAACGGGCCATGTTCACTTAGTGAGATGTGCTAAGCTAGATTTTAACGGGTTACTCTAGCTGTTTCGAGAACCATCACTCCCATGGGTACGAGCCATGCGAAGCTTTTCATTAGTGTCTTACCACATAAAAACCTGTCAAGCTACTGAGAGGCTCTGCTACCTGCCTTTGTTCTCAGTTCCAGTATTTTAACTAATTTGACTCATTACCACCCATGAGATGATTGCTTTCCAAACCAGCTTTCGGTTACCACCTGGACATTAACCGAGATCCTTTAATGAGATCTAAACATGGAGGGTATCTCTTACCCTTTGCGGAGGAGGTGAGATTCGAACTCACGGACCCCTTTCAGGATCGCCGGTTTTCAAGACCGGTGCACTAAACCACTATGCGACTCCTCCGGTTAAAAAGATAATGATGGAGTACCCTTCTCGCTCCAATCTTAAGTGCTTTCCTGAGTTTTACTGGATCCAGGCACAAGGGGTGGTGAACTTTTTTTACCTATTTCGGTTTGTCGACAACCTACGTAGAAAGAACCATTATCTTTTTGCGGTCCCACGGAGAATCGAACTCCGAACTCTGCCGTGACAGGGCAGCATTATAGCCGTTTAACTACAGGACCATTATAACGAGGACGCAGCGGGATGAACCTCTCTTTCTCTGTACCGCGAATAAACAGAGACTGCCTCGTACCGTCGTTGAAAAGTCTTTCGACAAATCAGAGCGTTCCGGTGTACTTTTAAATTTGGTGACTAATAAGGATTCGAACCTTAAACCTGCGTCCCCTTTCCGTGAGTGCTAAGCACTATTCTTGTACTCCGTTCTGCTGTGCTCCAATACACTATAGCCAATCGTCAGTTTCGAACCTGACAGCCTCAAGGTAATTAATCTTGAGATTTGTGGACCGGGCAGGATTCGAACCTGCGACGCCTAGTAGATGTTAGTTATTCTTGGCCTTCGAATACATCCACCTTAGTGTTTACCAACTTCACCACCGGACCGTTTCGAATCTGAATTGAGCGATTCAGATTCTACTTAATTAGTTGAGCTTCTATTTTTCGTCGGGAAGCCCCCTTGTCAGGAAAATTAGACCTTACTTTGTCACACAAACTTTTAAAGTTGTAGAATTCCACTGGTTTACTTCACTACCCAAACCTCTATCTTCTACAGGGATAACTAAAAGCGACTCGTAGCGGAGGCAGGACTCGAACCTGCGACCTTTGGGTTATGAGCCCACTGAGCTACCAACTGCTCTACTCCGCAATATGTGGTCACGGTAGGAATCGAACCTACTATATCAATTACTTACTTAGTCACTTACCATGCTGCTTAACCGGTATCTCGGGCAGTAATACTAAATCATCATTAATCCATTGGCCAATCAGCATTACATACTGACCTATAGCTTTCGCAACCTTTAGTAGCGGGGGCCGGACTCGAACCGACGACCTTTGGGTTATGAGCCCAATGAGCTACCTACTGCTCTACCCCACGATATATTTTCAATGAACTGTTTATTATATGTTATTTTTATTACTCTGCAAATATAATAATGTTTCACGGGTAATAAAAATAATATCTAATTTTTTTAATTAAAAGCGGAGAGCGGAGGAATCGAACCTCATACGGTTTCCCGTACGTCACGCTTAGCAGGCGGACCCGATCGCCATCACGGATCACTCTCCAATTGTACCCCGGGCGGGAGTCGAACCCGCACGGACCTTACGGCCCACTGAATTTTAAGTCCAGCGTGTCTACCAGTTTCACCACCGGGGCATTTGTACTCAAGGAGGGAATCGAACCCTCACGCCGAAGCACTAGATCCTAAATCTAGCGTGTCTACCTAATTCCACCACTCAAGCAATTGATCCGATCATAATCACGAATTCTTCTGTATTTTTATATCCCTATCTAAATCTCTTTGTCGGGGTTTTCTTTTTATATTTTTTATATTTCTCCCCATATAAGTTGGTGTTAGTGCGTCACAATTTGGACAAATCAACCTAAAATTATTTTCTAGGTTATTTTGGGGATTTCCGTCAATGTGATCCAATATTAATGGTATATTTACGCCATTCCAACTTTCATTTTTACAAATTTCACAGCAGTGTCCTCTTTTTAATATTAAAAACTTCTTAATAGTTTTTCTGTTTGAATCAGTAAAAATCCCGCCGTCTAATTTTTCCTGATTTATTTTTGTTATAGATTTACTATGACATTCTGGTGAACAGTATTTGGTTCTTTTTTCTTTATCTACTGTATTAAAACAGATCGGACAATTTTTTAGATTTTTTTTCCCTCTACTTATATTTGAACACGTCACTGAGCAATATTTTCTTGTCTTGCCAGATTTCTCATTATCGAACTCATCTCCACAACAAAGGCAAATTAGAATATCGATATTTCTTAAGTTGTCGAATTGAGATTGATTTATTCCATATTTTTTCAAAAGATGGTTTTTAATTGAATTGTAACTTTTACCTATTACTTCTGATATTTCTCTATATTTTTTTCCATCCTCTAGTAATTTTTTAGCAAGAATAGACTCGGTTTCATTCCACATAAATTTTATTTTTATAATTATATATTCTAAAGTTGATTTCGAATCGTCGACTATATTAGCCCTGAGAATCTAAACTAATTCAAAACCTTTGATGGATCTTAATAAAAGCCATAATCTTAGTAATAAAAAAGGGTGACCGGTCGGGATCGAACCGACGACCTTCTGGACCACAACCAGACGTTCTAACCAACTGAACTACGGCCACCATGTATTATTTTGTGCTGAGGTATTCCTCTATTTCAGCATCATTTGCTAATCTAATAGGAACGAATAATGCAAATCCATTATCATCCTCGAAGTGATTACAAGTATCTAAACGAAATCCGAATTTATATCTCCAGTGTTCAAATAAGTTTTTTTCAGCTATCCATTTACCAACATTAGCATTTCTATATTCACCGAAGTAAAATTGTCCATCTACAAGATCTGCTTTCGGTATTGCTCCAGCAGCTATAAGTCTGGGTACATAGAATTCTTTATACTCCTTTTCTTCAACTCTAGGAATACCTGGAACGTCGCATGGATTTTCAAATTTCTTTAAATTATTCCAGTATTTAATCATAGCTTCTTTCCTGTTAGCTCTTTCCTCCTCGATCTTAGCTTTTGCTAAAGCTATTTTTTCTATATCATTCATAAGCAAGTTATTAATTAGAGGCACCAATAGGAATCGAACCTATCTCTTCCGCTTTGCAGGCGGACGCCTGAGCCAATCGACCACAGTGCCATTTTTATTTATTAGATCCTCCGACAGGGATCGAACCTGCAACCTGCTGATTACAAATCAGCTGCTCTACCAATTGAGCCACGGAGGAATGTGCGGAAAGTATAGGATTCGAACCTATGGCACCCTTTCGGATGCACACGCTTTCCAAGCGTGCTCCTTAAGCCACTCGGACAACTTTCCATTCATTTGCGGAGGAGTGAGGTATCGATCCCCATACCCGAGGGTACCGCTAGTTTTCAAGACTAGGTCAAGCGCCAGCTTAATTACTCCTCCTTTTTTGGCTTCCAATATGTCAAAGATCTCGTAAAATAAAAAAGGTCTCCTTTTTAGAGGAGACCTTTTAGATTTAAGTTTTTATATACTTATACCAATACCTTCTCCTTTTCAACGCACAGTGATAACTCACAAGATGTACTTGTTGTATCTAAATGCAGTGACGATAATGTGTATTGTACTTGTTTCATTTTATGTTATTTTGAGATTTATATATCTTTCTCCCTTTTAATTTCTATGCAAAAATAGGGAAAAGTTTCGGATAAAAAAAATATTTTCTATTATTTTCTAAATATTATTCGATAATTAGTAGTCCCAGAAGGATTCGAACCCTCATCTTCCCATCCGTAGTGGGAAATTCTATCCGTTAAACTATGGAACTATGGACGAGTCTCTCCCCGTTCGTCACCCTCCACTTTTTTGCGCATCAAATTGGATCTACTTCCTAAAAGCTATTCCTCTTATCCATTGTGGCAGCAGACAGGTCAACGCCACATCGTGTGTTGTACAGGATTCGAACCTATACCCAACGGCCTTATGTACCGTTTACGGACCCTATGACCTGTTACATGAAGTAATTAATTTCATTACGCATATCACCTAGCACTCCGTGTCCCTGTGGCCCTTTTTAAGATAGTGTCTAGAATCTTCTTAATATCTACCCATCGGAAGCTCTGACCAAATTGAGCTAACAACACTTTTGAGTTACTGATAGGATTCGAACCTATGCCAATCCCACGTCTCGCATCCAATCTGAAAGGGAATCGAACCCTACGCACGGTTACAGGGAGACTGCTCTTCCGCTAAGCTACAGTAACATAAATGGAGCTTGCCGACGCTGTATTCACTATGGATTGATTTATTATTATAACCCTACGGGATAATTAATTATCACCATCTACAGGTCTACTAATGTGGTTTATAGCAATGTGGTTTACGCCAACAACACGTTTACTCCTACTGCATCCATAAAAGAATTAATCATCATCACGGACCGACAAACTCTATTTGCTACCAGCATAGGAATCGAACCTAATATCTCCCTTACGATCGGGTGCGTATGCCAATACGCCAACTGGTAATATTATGGGTTATGAAAATGATAAAGTGTATAGACTATGCTAACGACAATGCCAACGTCAAAGACCTTCCTTTACTACAAAGGCAAAGTCAAAAACCAAGTCTCTTTTTGCTAACCAATTATCTGTCTAGTGGTAAAGATTCCTCTTTCTCTATGAGATTTCAGTAACTTGTTTAACAATTGAGTTCTATCTCAGTTTTTTTTGTTTTTGTAAAGGAAGCGGTTGCTGTTTTATCTGTTTCCGTAGAAACACTTAAATTAGTTTATAACTATCATCGATAAGATTTTATATAAAACATTACCACCTTCAATCAAATGGTTATGGAATCGTCTCCTGACTATCCATAACCAACCCCACTTTTAATTATTCTGAAACCTCAGATAGAAACATATCAATTGTTTCTTTAAATCTTGGATCAACCTCAATTCTTAGAGCTGAGATTCGAGCGATCTCTTTTTGTCTTTTTTCTTCGAATAAATCCGAAGCTTCTCTATAGCTAGATCTGTATTCTTCCATTGCTTTATTATAAGCATCAAGAACATTATCGTTGTGTTCTTTTATTCCAGCCTGAGCAACTGCATTTTCTTTAGCAATCCTTGCATTTTCCGAAGTAACAAGGTTCTTTATTTTTGCTTTAAAGTAGTTAACCCTTTGTTCATGCTTTCTGTGGGTAGAAGCAAGATCTTCATGGATTTTTAAAAGATCATCACTTGTGTGATGAATCTCAACCTTAACCGGAGTCTTTTTTCCAGCCTCGATTTCCATCCATTCCAATTTCTTAATATTCGGAAGCTCACTTCTTAATTGATCTAATTTACCACCTTTGTGGATGAATTGACCAACATGGGAAGCATATGCTTCAGCCTCCAAATATTCATTATATTCGGCAGTCGATAACTGTTCCCATCCCCATTTTTCATCAACCTCGTTTAACTTCTTGATTGATTTTAATTCTCCCTTAACAGGCTGGTCCCTATCGAATTCAAATTCATCCCATTTGACATCGTTTAGCATTTCCTCCTTGGCTTTGATATTCTCCATAAGAAATGATTGGGTTGCATGCAGCTTAGACTTTTGATCAAGAAGCTCATTAACATTCACCGGGATTGGTTTAGCCTCAACTTCATGATATTCCATTCCATCGACAGTGATCGATTTGCTGATATTATTTATATCAGCTAATTTAAAGTTGATGTCTCTAGCTCTTTGGTTACAAAGATTTGATACTGACTGAGCCTGTGACATTGAAAGACCCTTTGATTCTAATGAATTTCTTCTCATATTTATTATCTTTAAAGATTAACTATATTTTTATTATTTCTGCAAATGTATCACATAGATACGGGGTAAAAAAATTATTTAGCAAAAATTAACTAATTAACATTCAACTAATGAATTAACTAGCATTTTAACTGTTCCGATATCTGCACGACCTTGGTATTGTTTATTGAATTCTCCAATAGTTTTACCAACAAGTGCTTGAGAATTTGTAATTACTCCAGCAAAACCTTGCATGATTACTGTCAAGGCATCCGCAATCTCTTGTTCACTCATCTGAGCAGGCATGTATTTTTTCAGAATACTAATTTCATCCTGTTCTTTAGTAACCAATTCTGGTCTATTTGCCAAATCATACATTTTAATAGATTCCTCACGTTGTTTGATTCCTTTGCTGACAATTTTAATTACCTCATCGTCAGTTGCAATCCATGTTGGACTTGCCTTTTCTGAATTAGTAATAGAAGCCTTGATGCTATTTAAAGCCATTTTAGCATTTTCGTCCTTTGCTTTCATTGCAGTTACGAAATCTGCATTTATCTGTTCTCTAATTGTCATAATCTTTTAATTATTAATCTTCATTATTTTTGTGGGTAACAGGGGAATCGAACCCTGGATTTGCAATTACTCGAGTCTTGCTGTTTCCTTATTAACCTTAGTCATGGATGACGCCAAAATTACGCGTTGGCTCCGGTTCCCACCCCGGAAGGTTACCCATTTATTATACTACATCCTCGAAGCTACCTCCGAAGAAATATAGAACTGCTCTAATATTTCTTTGTTCATTACTTAGAGATTCCATTTTTATTCTTTCGATAGAAACATATCCCTGTAAAGAACTTAATCTATTTCTTTTAGAAACTAATTCCTGATTGGAATTTGAAATCTCGACGAAAGCAGCTTCTCTTGATTCTGCATTAGTGTAAAGTTTCTTCCCATTATCGTCCAACTGAGCGCCAATCTCGCTTTTTATTGTTGCCTCGATCTGAGAAATCTCATTGTTCGTTGTTTGAATCTCCTCGTTATGATCAAGGATTCTTCCTTGAATTTCAGAAATTCTTGATGGGATATCTAATAAATCACCCGCTAATTTTGATAATCTTTCTTTGTTCATTTTTAAAAAATTTAGTGGGCCAGGTAGGATTCGAACCTACACGCCCCGAAGGGACCGGATTTACAGTCCGGCGAGCCAACCAGTTGCTCAACTGACCCGATTAAGGGATGTTTCGATATTATATAGTTATCCAGCGGATTAAAAGTTTCGAGTCCATCGATGATAAGAAATCAGCATCACCCATGTCTTCAATAGGAACTTGAAATTGCACAATGGAGTCATTCGAAACTAAATGCGCAGAATAATAAGCAACACTCTTTCTAATCATCCTCAAAACTGCATGTGGATTTTCCTTATACAGTGATTTTTTAATTTCATTTAATTCCATAACCATTTATTTTTTTATTGGTGGGAATGGTAGGATTCGAACCTACTCAGGCGCAAGCCAACGGATTTACAGTCCGTCCCAACTCTCCAACTCTGGCGCATTCCCTTATATAAGATCCAATTCAGACTTTAGACCGCTACTAACACCTTGATTCCATACCCTTGAATTTCTAGCTGAAGGTTTCCATACCCTCCCTCGGATGCCTCCGCGTGCGCTCACACCGGCTTAATTCTACTCTTTGGAGATGACTTTTGTCTGTTCATCTTATTCCTCCTTTTTTATCCTTTCGGACTAATTGGATCTTTTGTAGTCCCTGCCGGAATCGAACCGACGACCTATTGTGTGTAAAACAATCGCTCTAAACCAACTGAGCTAAGGGACTGTAGAGAAGCTGATTTTTATTTCAGCTTCTTTGAGTATACGTTTTTAATTCTACCGTCTTTATAGAAAATACGACAGTCAGGTTTAGTCCATCCATAAAGATTGGCCATAATCTGTGCATATTGCTCTATTGAATCGAGCCTGATTTTACCTATGATTCTATCAGATCCGTATTTTTTTTCTATAATAGGTTCTGTAAGCCATACAGATTTACCATATTCTGCTTTGATTTTCTTGATAGCATCATCGCCATTTGCACCCTTGGGATCTGTCAACCATTCGGAGATCTCGTAACCTCCCCATTTGGAGTTGATATTTTCTAGATCTACTAAATTCCCGGATCTGTACCATCTATCTCCGCAACACGGACAATCCGAACCTTCATCTACACCATCCCAATAGCACCCAAGATCTTCCGCTATATTGATTGCTTCTTCCTCAGATTCAGCCTCAATGAAAAGTCGGTGACAAAGTTTATCATCAACTACGAATGATCCTCCGCTGTTGTTTTGTGACAGTTCATAGAATTTTGTTTTCATCTTTTTATTTTTTACAAGATTAATAAAATACTACGGGATTAAAAAATAATAAGATAATTATTTCCATCTGGTTTTTCTGCTATGTTTCCATGTTTTATAACTTCTATATTTTATTGAGGGATGACCTTTTTTAAAATTTAATCCTTCATCCCAATACATAGGAAATTCCCATTTTAACCAAATTAATCGGTAGTCTCTAGAACAAGTTGCCTTATTCAATTTTGCTCTGTTTGTGTTTTTACTCATTTTACTCATTTTTAGGTTATTAAACCTAATGAGCGTCGAATTTCTTTTTCATATTAATTTATTTTTTAGTAGCGAGAGTAGGAATCGAACCTACGGCCTCGGGGTTATGACTCCCGCGCTCTAACCATCTGAGCTATCTCGCCATGCATCCCGTTACTTGTGCACAAGCCGTGGCATTACGGGATCGATGTGGTTCCACATTCTGAGCAGGTATGGGGAATCGAACCCCAATCTCCAGATTGGAAGTCTGGAGTAATAGCCGTTATACGATACCTGCATAGAGTGTAGTAGGGCTGCAGTCCCTTGAGGCACCTACACTAGTTATTCCTCTTTGAGCGAGAGACCGGGTATGATCCGGCGACCCCGACCTTGGCAAGGTCGTGCTCTACCAACTGAGCTACTCTCGCGGTTTTAACTTTAGCATATATCGGACTCTCTTTTCTTTCCTTAATATAGACAATTTTTTCCTCTGTTGGATCCGTCTGTATTACATAGGAAATACAATTTAATCGGTCTAAATAATTTACAAGATCATTTATTTTCAAATTCGTTTTTGCTTTTTTTACTAAAGTTGGTTTCATTTTATTGTTAATATATTATTTTTGAGGACCCGGTAGGATTCGAACCTACGACCAGCGCATTAACAGTGCGCTGCTCTACCACTGAGCTACAGATCCTTATTGCTCTCCCGACTGGACTCGAACCAGTGACCCTCTGATTAACAGTCAGATGCTCTAACCAACTGAGCTACAGGAGAATTTTTAGTTGTCGATTTTTTACAAATCTTATGTTGGCAGAATGGGATTCGAACCCACATATAACCAGTTAACCTTTCTACCGCGTATCAGGCGGAGGGTATATCTGCCAATATATTTTTAATGCTATTTTTAATATTATCCTCTGGAAACTTTATTCTAAATATTCTCCATCCATTCTCCATCAATTTTTTATCTTTTTTAATATCTATTAACATTCTCTCGTTTTGATTATGCTGTCTTCCGTCTATCTCGATAGCAATTTTATGATCAACGATTGCAAAATCTATAAAATATGGATGAAATGGATATTCATATTCATATTGTATGCCATATTCATCAAGAATTGATTTTGCTATACTTTCAGGATATGACATCTCAAATTTTGACCTTGTTCTCCACCCGAACTTAATGTCTGGATTTTTGTGTTTTTCATAAGCTGATTTTGAAGAAGCTTCCGTTATATTTTTTCTATAATCATCATCCAGCCATTTTAATTGTGCGGCGCATTTTCTTGAACAACATGTCTGTAGACGTTTTGACCAAGAAATTTCAAATTTATTTTTACAGTGGCCACATTCTTTTATTTCTGGCGGGTTTCCCTTTCCTGTCAATGTTTTCGAAACCTTATAATTTATTTCCGATCTTTTAGATTTAGTACTAAATCCTCTAGAGCATTTTAGAGAGCAAAATCTCCCGCTACCCAATTCACCATTATGTACATTCCCACAATTTTCACAACTTTGCATAAAATAGATTTTTTATCTATATATCTATTCGAACCAATAACTTTTTGCAAATGCACTTTACGTATTACGTACCTTGCTATTCCATATGTCAATGAACAATTTGTTGTCCCTGGAGGATTCGAACCTCCACCGCGTGGACCAAAACCACGTGTCCTGCCATTAGACCAAAGGACAATTTAATTTGCACGCCGGGCAGGAATCGAACCTACAACCCCTGGTTTTGGAGACCAGTGCTCTACCAATTGAGCTACCGACGTATTTTAATAGTGGAGCTACCGGGGATCGAACCCGGGTCCTCTGAGTGCAAGTCAGAAATTTTAGCCAATTAAACTACGGCCCCATTTTGTCGGGAAAGCAGGATTCGAACCTGCGAGCTCCTGCGTCCAAGGCAGGCGAGGACGACCTAACTCCTCTATTTCCCGTTTATTCTGTCGGGGTGGCCAGGCTCGAACTGACGGCCTCCTGGTCCCAAACCAGGCGATCTACCAACTGATCTACACCCCGTTATATAAATGAAATTCATTTATGAGTGATCCCGGTGAGATTCGAACTCACGACTCCCTCATTAAAAGTGAGGTGCTCTAAACCAACTGAGCTACGGGATCATTATTTTTTAATTAATGGCCATAGCTTAATCTAAGCTAGAGGACCTTACTGTTTTCGCTTCATTTTAATATTTAATTTATTCTGTGGTGAGGGACGGGATCGAACCGTCATCATCGGATTTTCAGTCCGCTGCATAGACCAACTTTGCTACCTCACCCAATAAAAAAACTCCGATTCTTTTTGAGAATCGGAGTTTTTAATATTTAAGTTTTATTATTATCTTAACCTACTATTACATCTTCCGGTTTCTCGTATTGGCCATTATACCATTTTGCAATCCCCACCTGTACAAACGGGTTATTGCCTTGTGGCATAAAATTAATGGCGATATTTCCGAAGAATGTTTTCATTTTGTTTTTAATGTTTAATAGACTATATATCTAATTGATTTTAATATTTTATGCAAATTTATAATAAAGTTTCGATTAAAAAAAATATTTTTTGATTTTTTTTTGATTTTTATTATTTACATATATGTGGTAGGAGAAAATAAGCTATTGAATGTCATAGATACTCCCTGTATTTTTTTATTCAGCATAGTAAATGAATCCGAAGGACTAGCCTTCCATTTACCACCGCTATTGAATGGACCGTTTGAATCCTCTGGGGTTATTCCGGTTGTGAATGTACCGTTAGGAAAAAATACTAATCCCCATGTATGCTCTTTCTTAAATATACCTTTGGGCGATTTTACCTCGATTATCCAAGAATTATTTGGTGGGTTCATCCTAACAGGTCCTCCTCCATGGAAGTGGTCTTCTTTAGCTCCAGCTTTTTTAAGAAAATCCGGCATCTTTGGTAAAGCTGCCTCCTCGTTAATTGGATACGAGAAACTTTCGAAAGTTTTTATATTATTGCTCATTATTTACAAACTGTTCTTATTTTAAATTGGGTTCCAGCTACCGGTGAGAAAGCAACTAATTTAACTGCGTCTCTTACTGCATTTTTAGTAACCTCTATACTTAAACTCTTTATGTCAGCCTTTGGAGATTCTTTTAATGCACCAGATTTAAGCAGATCGTATGTCCATTCCCAAACTTTATTGGTGTCATCTATTTTAATTTCACTAAGATCCTTATTTCTATAGACCTCTATTTTTCCTGCTGAATCAAAAAATTCCGGACAAAGTTCTTTGATAGGTTTTAGACCAAGCGAAGATAGTTTAGTCTCTATTGCTTTAACCAATGAACCACCTTTATTGATAACATTATTAAGGTAATCCTTATAATCAATAACTAAATAATTTTTTCCTCCAATGTTCTCTCTTTTACCAGGAGCATTTTTACCCGCTTTAGCATCTGCATTTAACGCATCCTCTTTTTCCTTGCTATATTCACCTCTAATATATTTAGCACCGAATGCACCCATAAATGGTGAAAGTTTAATCTCCTTTCCTGAGTATGAAAATAATATAGCATCTGGTATAACTAATGGATCAAAGAATATCTCCATTTTCTGGCCAGCCTTAGCTGTAAGGTAAACTGTTTTATCATAACCTGCATATCCGTTGCTAGCATCAGCCTTTCTACCAGAGAAACTTTTATCCATTTTACATGATATCTTTATATCATCACCAATTGGTTCACCACTTGCTACGAGTGTCGCAGAAATAAATTGATTGTCCTTAAATTTCTGATCATCCGGATTATCACCTTTAGATTTATCATAATCTGGTCCAATATTAGGCATTGGCTTATTTATGAATTCCATTTTCTTTTCGGCGGACTTAAGAAATTCCTTCCTGTCCATACCTTCACCGAATGTATTGTACATTAGGTCTTTTATCAACTCAACAACAGTATTACCTCTAGCTTTACATAGGCCGTCATTATCTGTTGAATAACCTGCAGCCTTTAATGCTTTTGCAACAGATCCTGATGGATTGACAGGAACCTTACTTGATGCTGAAGATATTGTTACATTAAGTTTCTGACCGATGTAGTTCTGATTATTTAAAACTGGAATTATCCTATTTTTAAAATCTACCTCTAATTTTTTTATCTGATCTGGACTTACGTCATCTTTTTTAAATTCACCGCTATCAAATTTAAAATCCCAAGGGGAGGATTTAGAGTCAGCCTCATTTAGAGTTCCGTTTGGAGTCTCTGTTAAAAGCTTATAATTTATGAAATCACTTAATGATTCGAAAACAAATTTCTTAGACATTCTTATTTGGATTTATTTTAACTATATATCCAATAGCAATATTAGTATTTTTCAATAAAATATATTGTGGTATATGCAATTTTATTCTCCTGTCCACCGATAATAACACTCTTAACAATTACACAAATACCGACATAACAATTATCAAGGTCCAATCTCATTACCGCATCGTGGCCTGGTGATTTTGAAAATTTTGTTATTATATCCTTAGCGAGCATATCATCGGATTTTTGAGAAGCAGTGAAATAGTTTCCGCCGTTTGCATTTGCCATATTACAGATCTCACCTAAAGTATAATTGGTACTTTCCTTAATTATACCGAATTCCTTTCCTCTATCCTCGGGGGTTTTTAATTCCTTAAAGTTCGGGACGTCGATTGTTTCAGTGTGTGCATCCATTTGCTCTGATCCATCATCAACCTCCATTATTTGCTTCATTTTATTAAAGCTAACTCTGGACATCCATTGGGTGTGGTGATAAGCAGCTTTATTTATGGTATCTGAATATTTTACCGGTTTTAGCTTATTTAATTTTCTATAAGCATTAAGTTCTTTTAAGACCAATCCTTCTAAATTGGTCTGAGCATATAGAACATTTTGAACTAGAGTTAATAATAGGAATAGAATCATTTTTTTCATATATCAAATGTAATATATGTAATCGGATAAAAAAAATAATTTACGTATTATTTATTATAAACCATATTTTGATTTTGTTGAATTATAATTAGTTGAAATTTCCGAAGCGCTCAACCCTCTAGTATAGAAATATGATGCACCGATTTTACCATTTAGATATGTTGATCCAATACCCGCCCCAATATATCCTAGGTATAGAGGATTCGATTCCGAATACCCATCTGTCCCGTGTGCCGTTGTAATATATTCCGTAGTATTAATATAAACTTTAGTTGTATTTGCTGTTGCTGTAATTTGTGATATAAAAGTAAATAAGTACCAAGTATTTGTTGTGACGGTTAAAGTAGAATCAACAATTCTTTGAACACCTGTTCCATTTGTTACTGACCTAACTTTACCACCATTAGAAAATAAACCCCCCCAGTATCCATCAAACCCAAACGATCCCGATAATTTACCAAAGACCGGTATCTGTGTATTCAGTGCAGGTAACACATCGAATTTAACCCAAACCTGAATCGTTCTTTGTGTCGTGGTATTTAAACTAAGATTTGAAGTGTGTGGAATACTAATTGTGTTACTAGTACCATTTAAATCAAAAATACCACCGTCCGTTGACGACCAAGTCGCCCCATTAATAGTCGCATTATTTCCGTTACCAGTCTCATCCGTCCATGTACCTGATGTATAATTACTAGCATCAAGCTTCATGAATAAACTACTGGTAATTATACCGGGAGCTATAGTTGTCGTTGTTGTCGTTGTTGGAGCTATAGTTGTCGTTGTTGTCGTTGTTGAGGCTATAGTCGTCGTAGTCGTGGTGCTAGTTGTAGTCGTAGTCGTAGTCGTAGGAGCTATAGTCGTCGTAGTTGTGGTGCTTGTGGTGCTAGTCGTAGTCGTGCTAGTCGTCGGTATTATGAATCTCGGCAAGAATGAATTATATATTGATGTTATTTCGGAATCACTTAATGTTCTGTCGTATATAATAGCATTGGATATGGATCCATTAAATAAATTTGAACCTGTATCATATGAACCTATAAAAACGTTACCGTCACCAGAAAATGTAATATTATCAGCTGAACTATCTTCCAATACACCATTCAGATATAGTTTCCATCCTGCTGCCGAACTAAAGGTTACTGCACCACAATACCAAGTATTAAGGTTAAGAGTGGTTGATGATTCAACTATATTCCAGGAACCATTATGTCCAGATTGTAATTTATTTGTTGCGCCCAGCCAAAAAGCATGCTGTCCCTGACCAGATCCAGATCCTCCACTTATTAGATTATTTGCATTAGAAAAGCTATTAACATAAAACCAGATTATCTTGGTGTATTCGTTATTTGATAATACGGGTGAACCATTGTTTATATCTACATAATCACTTGCCCCATTAAATACAATATTACCTTTTTGTAAATTACTGAATGTCGATCCCATTAGATTTCCTGAATTACCATTTCTGGAGAGGTCATACCACTCATTACCTGTTCTTGGATATGATGCAGTAAATCCTGCATCCAGAAGCATATTAAGGCCTTCAGTTGGTATCGAGGGGTATTCCATATTGATACATATTGTATCGTCCTGATCATATAACCATAATAATGCATCAGATACTGTTGTTATCGATGATCCACCAAATGCATTAATTGAGATTAATCCAACGAGATCCAAATCAGATTCTGGTGAATATATCGAAGGTCCTTGTTCTGCCTTATTTATATAGATGACATATCCCGATGGTGTAACGTCATAGCCTTGCCAAAAATTAGTTTCCGGTGTTGATCCATATCCCGTTACGCCAACCCCTAGGTTCATGTTATTTCTCCCTATAGTATATGGTAGTGGTGTTATTGAATATTTTACTGGATTTGACATGGATTCCTTTTTTTATATATATTCAAATCAAGGAATCGGGTTTTGCTATTCCTTATTTATATACTTCCATCTTTTAATCTCGCAGCTTTCCGGTAATTTCTTTTCCTTTAAATATAGATTTATTTGACCCAACATATTTCCGGATCCTATTGGATTATGAGAGTGTATATAACATTTGGGTATTTTGTGACCAGTTGCTCTAGAATGCAAGATAAGCCATTTAGCTACGTCCATTCCTGTGGGTTCTAGTATTTGTGAATAGTCTATTGAGTAATTTTTTTTAACATATTCAAAATAGTGGGATGTTGCTGAATGATCCAAGTCATGGTCCAGCGAGAGAATATCTATGTTATCTAGTCCAACCTCTAATATCTTATTAACGAACTCCTCATAATTTCTTACTATAATCCATTCCCCGTTATTAGGATGTTCGGTGGGCGTTCTAAAATCGTCTAAATAAATTGATATCATATTAAAATTATTTTTAATAAAAAATCCCACCCTTATTGGGCGGGATTTAGTGGTCCAGCCTGGACTCGAACCAGGGACCTACGCATTATGAGTGCGGTGCTCTAACCAACTGAGCTACAAGACCTTTTTGATGGACGTAGGTTCATCACCTACTTTTGGCTCTCCATCAAAGCCGTTGTACTCCCTGAGAGACTCGAACTCTCACACCTCTCGGCACTAGATCCTAAGTCTAGCGTGTCTACCAATTCCACCAAAGGAGCATTTTTTGTGACCCCGACACGATTCGAACGTGTGACCTATTCATTAGAAGTGAATTGCTCTATCCAGCTGAGCTACGGGGCCTTTAGTTTTCATTGTGTCTTATTTGTATGACGTAAAGATAATAATATTTCACGATATAAAAAAATTATTTATCCTATTTTTTAATTTTTTTTAGATATTCATTGAATATGAGTCTTTTATCTGGAGATAATATAAAATCTAAGCTATCAGTTGAGTATAATATTCCATACCTCTCAAGCAGCCTCTCCTTTATAAGATCTGCCGGAATATACATTTCCATACAATTAAGCATTTCTATTGATGCCATATCAGCTTCTATTTCCATTCTATCCTCACTATAATCACCATTATTATGCTGGAGTATAAAATGACATATCTCATGTGCTTGTACTGCTATGATATGGTCCAATGTTAGATCTTTACACTCGCCATCTATGAAAATAAGCTTACCCTTGAAATCTAGGAATCCAACACTATCATCAAGTAGCTCGAAAATTTCTCTGAATGCTGGATATTTTTCGCTTTCCTCATATACTATGAAAACCGTATATTCGCTATCTATTTGTGAACTAAATGTTACTATGCCCTTTTCTACCTCCATAATGGTATTTATCTACAGATAACATCAGCTATTGATATTGACCATGGGGAAAGTGTTTTATATCTTGCTTTCATTCCCTCAGATTCAACCAATCCAACCGCAGCTCTAAGCATTTGATTTGACTGATATTTAGGGTCTGGATTCATATCAATGTCTATGTATTCAGGAGATTGTATTCCCCACTCTATTAATTTTTTAGCAGCATTTACACTATACTCAACCTCTTTCCATAGTCTTTCGTGTGCTGAAGTGACCCTTGGTATTATCTCCTTATTATATAAAACGTGTCCGCCTTTGGAATAATGATGAAGTACTATGACAGTTGCAAAATTTGTATTAGCCATATCATTATGAGAATCACAGCCAATGTAAATTAGATGATCCGGATTTTCGAATAACCACTCCTCTAAATATTCTTTTAGCTCAATCTCTTTATGCGTTGAAAAATTACGCCATCCCATAGTGAAATAATATATCTATATAAGATCTATAACAATAAAAAGTTTCCTGCATGGAGAAAAAGAAAATAATATGGGTCAACGGATGCTTCGATATAATACATCCCGGGCATATAGAGATTCTAAAATATGCAAGATCCAGGGGGGATCTACTTATTGTTGGTATAGATTCCGATGAAAGAGTATCAATTCTGAAGGGTAAGGATAGACCTATAAACAACCAAAATAACAGAAAGATTATACTTGAATCGATACGATATGTTGATGAGGTCGTCGTTTTTTCTAGTGAAATTGAAATGTGCGATAAGCTGGTCGAAAAAAATGTGGATCTGATAATAATAGGCGATGAATATATTGGGAGAAAGATAACCGGATCAAATTTATGCAATGTTGAATTTTTTACCAAAATCCCCAATTTATCAACAACATCAATAGTAAATAAAATAAATCCAATTGGTGATATATAGTTAAAATATACATTAAATAATGGACGGAATTTTAAACCTTAGCGCATTTGGAGACGTGATTAAGAATCCAGCAAATATGGATATGGTTGCTAATAAGAAGCCAGAAGATAACGTTTCATCTGAGGAAGCAAATAAATATGGCCATATATTTAAGATGATAATGCAAAATACTGCCCAGATAAAATTGCTACATTGGCAAGCATATACTTACGGACAGCACAAGGCATTAGATAAGTTATTTGGAAAATTCCTTGATCTCAGCGACAGTCTTGCTGAAGTTATAATGGGTAAGTATGGTAAGCCAGTTTTATCTGACGATAATCTTAGCATTAAAATAATGAATTTTAATGATCCTGAAAAATGTGATCTTAAAAAATTTATGGATGTTATGCATAAATGCTATGCTATTGATTGTAGAGCATTATTAGACGAGAATTCAGATAGCGAAATATTTAATATATTAGATGAAATTGTAGCATTGGTTGATCAAACTAGATATCTACTTACGCTAAGATAATTAAGCGGGTTTGGAAAAAACAGTTAGATTATAGATAACTACCTCATAAATCCAAACATTTTCTAATTCATTTCTTTTTCTTGAGATTATAGCTTTCGTATAAGAACCATATGCACCTTTTGCATATTTCTTTATTGCATTCCTATGGGAAGATGATTCCTTATAACCATCCAAAATAAAATCTTTACCGAATTTATTACCGATAGCAAGCAACGACATCTTTATAAGTTGCGCATCTGTATATTTATATTCGCTTGATTTTGTCCATGATGTTTGCTGCATAATTTCTGCGGTTACCTTTGTATTCGCGTTTTCTATTAAAGGTAAAGGATTAGGATATCTGCAACCAGCTGGTTCTTTAAATAGTTTATCGTTTCCGAAATATCTAGAATGCCCATAATTATTTGCCGGTATATTTTCAACTAAACTACATAATGAAAATCTTCTGCCAGTTTCTATAAGGACACTGGAAAAATAATTAACCCTAACCTTAGCAACACTATCTAAAAAATGTTCGCGATGAATTTCATTAGATCCATATGAAGTATACACGGACAGATCATTTGAAAATCCTATTGTAGCTATATCAACATCAGAGGAGCTGAAAGTTCTATTCTGTGCATATAATAATGTACAAGATAAAAACACGACAAGTAATAATATTTGTTTTTTCATATTGCAAATATATTAAACCTTCCCGGTATAAAAAAAATATTTGTAATTTATTTTTGATATATAGTTTATAGTAAAAAATAAATTTAGACATGGAAAACAAATTATTATCATTTTCTGATTTCGAGCACCTATATGAATCATATGGATTTATTAACGAATCAGAAGTAAAAGCAGAGGATCCTTTATTATTCGATCCATTTGCTCCCGCTGCTGATGCGGAAAAAATTGCAGACCTATTAGCACCAACCGAAGAAAAGCCTGTTGATGAGGCTGGACCAACACCAAGTGAATTCAAACCTCTAAAAAAAGGCGAGAAGAGTAAGAGGGTTACTGAATTACAAAAGGACCTAGGAATGAGCGCTAAAGAGGCTGATGGAGCATTCGGTTCAGCTACTGAAGCTAAGGTTAAGGAATTCCAGAAAACTAACAAACTTACCGTTGATGGTATTGTTGGAGTTCAAACGCTTAGAAAATTATTAGAATTATCTAAATCAATAAAGGATACTGCTAAGCAAGATGCTGATATAGTGAAAAGATACAATGTAAAAACTGCTGAAGATGCTAAAAAAGCTGGGATTAACCCAATTCTTCTTAAAATCTATCAATCTATAACGGTTGTTAAATACGGTAGCAAAACATTAGTTATATGTATACCTAAAAAAGATGCAGCCACACAAGTAAAAGCACTAGAGGGTACAACACTATTGGATGCTAACTTAGCATTTATTAAAAATGCAGCAACTGCAGTTGGTAAGGCTATAGTTTATACTGTAACTGGAGCTGTTGTTATGGCTTTGGATGGTGCAATGGCTATTTTATCTGCTGTAGCATCTGCTTCTAAATTCCTTGCAGATGGTGTTATGTACACGGCAGGTGCAGCTATTCAAGGATTAGCTTCTATCGCGAATTGGGCTTCTATAAAAGGTGCAGCCATCTATAAAAAGGTTTCAGATAAAGCTAATGCATTCTTCACCAAATTTGCTCAGGATTCAGCTAAGGCACTTAAATCAACAGTACAAGGGGCAACAGCCTTTTTCGATGGTATTAAAGCAGGAGCTAAAACATTGGGATATGTTCTTACTGGTCTAGCAGTTAGTGCTTTTAAATCAGTAGCTACTTTCTTGTCACCAGCATTAAAAACAATAGTTCAGGGAGCTAAGGACGGAGCAGCAGTGATTGCTGGAGGAATGGCTTGGATTGGTAAGAATGTTAAGGACGGAGCAGCAGATTTCGCCAAAACTATTAAAGCTGGTTGGGATGCATCAGTTAAATTTACTACCAATGCTTACAATGGAGGTAAGAAAATGCTATCAGATGCAGGTAAAGCACTTAGTAGCGCATATGACGAAGCTGCTAAAGCAACTACAGATTTCTTTACTCAGATGTACAATACAGGTAAAGCAGTTTGGGAATCAACATGTAATTCATTCGAGGATTCACATTTTATATTTGAAGATCTTGTATGGGACATCGAATTAGCATAAATTAAATTTCACATAAAAGAAAAAGCCGATTAAATTATTTAATCGGCTTTTTTGTTAGTATTATTTTTTTAGCTTTTTCTTTAGCTATGTTTCTAATGTGTATATAGCCATCCAAAGCTTCTGGCCCAGCAAATGCTAAAAATATGAGATGATCCAGATTAATTTTTCTTAGACTATCAATAGATATTTTTTTCATGGGACATATTCCATTATTTCGTGAATGATAGATTCAGCATCCACACATGTTTCATTATCTAAAATAATTTGGATTGATTTAATTCTACCCTCGTTAACAATTTCTGTCCTGATTTTTTCCCTGTTGTACGAATCTGTAAAATTTTTTAAAGATTCAATATATTGAGTATCGGAGGAAGATACCTCAATAATTGTATTATCACCCTTGACGTATCTAGAGTAAAATGTTCTTGACATATTTAATTTTAATTAATTGGAGATTTCATAGAATTTATCCAGAATAACATCAACCGAATTTTGTTTTGTTTCGTCGTTTGTAGTTTGTAGTATAAGCTGTGCTAGTTCTGCAACATTTGATACCAGAAGCGAATACTCTGGATAGAATGTTGTATATGCGTCTTTCTTCGATAATGAAATGACATCAATCAGTATTGCTTCAAGATATTCTATGGATGATGTTATATTTCCAGATAGTACCTCATTATCATTATCGTCAGTGGTTACTACAGTTTCAGTATATTTAGAAAGTTCGCTATTCATAAGCTTCAATTCATCCTTCGTTTTTGGTAGTGAATTAGCAGCCTCCTCAGCTTCTGATTTTTTTATTTTTCTTACCATATCATAAGGAACCCTTACCACATTTCTAGGACCATCCATAAGCTGTATCCTTAAAAAATCACCCTCCTTACCAAGAACCTGACCTATACCTCTATATGAAGTTATATAATCGCCATCCTCGACTTCCTTTGAATCGTCGGAATGAAAATATGTACCAGGATTTTTCATAAAATCATCCAGATCGAAATCTTCGTATAATTTTACAAATTTCATATTTTATCCTTTAAATTTAGATTTAGCCTCTTTATAATCCTCTTCCGAAAGTTCCCAACCATCATTAGTTTTAGCTATAAATAATTTAGCATCCTTATATGAAGGGCTTTTAACAGATCCAAAAAACATTTCAAGTTCTTTGTATATTGCTGGGCTGATTCCTTTCTTTTCAAGAAGATATTCGTTGTATTCCTTTAAGTGTTCCATTGTTATTTGTTATTTATGTTATATGATTAAATTAGAGACTCCAAGCGGGATTTGCAATTATAAGTAAGTTACCTTCCACTCTTGGTAGTTCCTTTGTTGAGTGATAATCGTCATATTGTATTTGATCTGGGTAAAACTTCTTTCCGTTGAAAACTATATAATTGTCCTCGGATCTTTCACCCTCTCCTCTAACACTAAATTCCTGTGTTTTTAGAGCATCTCTCGTTGCAGCCTTTATTGTTGGCTTACCAAAAATACTATTCCAGAAGCTCTCGTTTATATCAGATTCACTGGATCTGAATGATTCATAACCCTTAATATTATCCATATCTATTATTTTTTTATTATATATCCTTAATCTTCTCAACTATTATCTGAAGATCACTGGTTCCTTTTATTATTCTATGCCAAGTACCTTTTGGTATTTTTATTTTAGCTCTAATATTAATCGGTAATTCATTATCGAACTGAAACATCCAATCACTTTCACCGATAGGATAAACTATTCTATCCTCATTATCCCAGTGCCACTTGAGTTCATTTGGGTCTATATTGCTATCAAATTTTCTAACAACGGTTTCTATAGATCCCTTGGAAACCACTGATTCCATAAATGGTGATTTTACCATGGTCTGCTAGATTTAATACCAAGTAATTTTCTATACCTTGCAACATTACATGACCACCATCTAGCTTTCCATCTAGGTCCAGGATTATCACACCTCATTCTTTTTTGAAATGATCTTGATTTAGCTGGATCGTTATTATTAACCCTCATACCAGGCTGACCAAATCCAAGCTTTATTACATTTCCTGATTCATTCTTTGTATACACTGCGAATTTTCTAGGACCTCCAGGAGTTCTGAATGGTTTATTCAGATCAACATCTCTGCCCCTATATTCTGCCTCGTATAATTCATGATCAACATAGAATGGTACATCTAGCAATACTGTTTCGTTTTCATATACACCTTTACTGCCAGCATCTGTACTGATTAGGAATAGATCATCCTCACATAGATCAATGACGTTGTTCTCCCATAGAATCCTAGCCTCATTAATTATAGATAACCAAGATTCAGATTCTATTCTATATACACTTTCCATAAGTGGTATATTTTTATCTATGTGATATGATAAACCCTCACTTATTGATTGATTTCTTTGTGTATAAGACATTGATTCGTATGTGGTGATGTATTTCATTGGTATATTATATTATTGTTTATACGCGATTTAATTATATATCGAAAATATTATGAAATTATTTTTTTTATCCGTATTAGGTGGTTACCTTTGCTCAAAAATTAATGAAGAAGTATTAAAAATTCAATATGAGACAATTTAAAATTTCAGAAAAATTCACACCGAGACTAACCAGGTCATCCGGTGATTATTTCAACGAAGTTGAGCAACACAAGATGATGAGTCCAGATAAAGAAGCTGAGATTGCTTATCTAGCTGCTGAAGGAGATCAGGAAGCAAGGGATACATTGGTTAAGGCTAATTTAAGATTTGTGCTATCCGTTGCTAAGATGTATTCGAGCAGTCCAGAAGATTATGCAGATCTAGTTGCGGCAGGAAACATAGGTTTAGTGGAAGCCTCCGGAAAATTCGATCCCACTAGAGGATTCAAATTCATCTCTTTTGCTGTATGGCATATCAGAAAAGAAATGCTAGCACACATGAGCGAATCTAAAAAATTAGTTAGATTACCAATGAATCAGATTGGTGTTTTAAGAGCAATGAGGGAAGCTTCTAATGAAATATCTATGCGGGAGGGTAGAGATGCAACCTTCGATGAAGCTTTTGCTTCGATAAAAGAGAAGAAAGAAAAATACAAGTCATTAAGAAGAGATGCTCTATTTTCAGCTACTGTTGCGGACTATAGACCAAGTTCTTTTAGTAATCCAATATCATCAGAATCAGATTCAATGACGTTATTGGATATAATAGAATCAGGAGAAAAAAGCTCGGATGACTCTGTTTTACAGAACGATTTTAATAGAATTCTAAATGACCTCGTTGACAAGTTAACACCAACAGAGAAGGATATAGTTTTTAGAAGACATGGTGTTGGTGAATATGATGGTGATCCACATTCATTCCCTGATATGGGTAAAATTTATTCCATGTCGGGTGAGAATATAAGAGTCAAATACCAGAAGGCAATGAGAAAATTAAAAATACAGGCAAGAAGATTATCCATAAAGGAACACGACATATTTTAATTAATATTTTTTTAAACCGAATATTATCACTATTTTTATAAAAAATATAAATATGACAAATTCTATATCTTATTATAATAGTAAACTTGACTCAGTCTCGATGGGGAGATTATTCAACATACTTAAGTTCCCTAAGATAAATCCAACAGTATTAATAATATCTTCATTATTTATGACTCTGCTTCTATCTGTTGTAACTGGAGCTATTGTATTATTTACTATCCTATTATTAGTTTTATTGTTTGAATATTATTCAGTGAGATCAACGAGGATCAAGTTATTGGATGTCTGTCTTGTTGACGAGATATTACTTACTGATGATTTCGCAGTAAATGGAAAAAGCAAAGAATTTCCGGACGATCCTGTATATGTAACTGAAGCAGATCGGGAATATATTTTTTCTGATGCTGTTTATCAGGTTTCTCCTCCAGGTATTAAGGAAACACTAAAAAGCCATCGAATTTCTATATTAAATACGATGGCCTCTTTTATAATCTTTTATATACTATTGCATAATTACATAGCGTAATTAGCACCTGACATAATTCCTTTATCTGTTAAGAATGTTCTATAAGCAAGATTAATTCTCTCTGCTGTTAATCCAGTTTCAGCTGCCATCTTATTAACTGCCGCTCTATGAGCTTTAGTGATGTCTCTGAAGATTTCGTTTCTTCTTAGTGAATTAATAAGAGCAAAAACTTTAGATCCAACTTCCAATTGCATTTTCTTTTGAGCTGCTCTTTGAGCTGCTGCTCTAGGTCCTGCTGCAATAGCTTCCTCTCTGTGTTTAGTAGAAACTGTAGGATCCTGAACTGCTTCAGATGCCAAATTAGCTACTTGAGAAACCGGTTTATTTTGGAAAAATTCGTATGCTCTAAGTAATTTAGGGTAGATTGTCTCAGAAGAAGTTTCACCAGTACCATTAATTAGATTAACAAATTTGTTAACTGTACGTCCAACTGTTCTGATTGAATCAAGTCCAATGGCATCACCAAGAGCTGCAGTACTAACTTTAAATGCTCTGCTGTCATCATCATATTCACCGAACTGATCGATACCATCAACCATTACCAAATATTTACCTGGATCATTTTCCTGAGCTTTTCCTAATGCCCTTAGGTAAAGTGCTGCTAATTGTGGTTTAGTTAGAATTTGAAAATCCCTAGCAAGTGCTGCTTTTTCTCCACTTCCTAATTCTTCGTCATCCAGCCAATCCATATCCTCGTCATCTTCTGATAAGTCATAAGTCATAGTGTCTTCATCGATATTAAAATCACCATCAGCATGGTTAGCCATCATATCATCATAAGCTTCATTTATAATGTCGCTAGTTTCAGAGACATAAGCTTCGAATAATTTAATGTGTTTATTGTTCATATTTTTTTATATTTTTATAATCTATATATTCTTAATCCAGAGATAATTCTCCCCCTTTTGCTCCACCAGCAAGAAGTTCTTTAGCTTTAGCAGCATCTATTAACTGTCCGCTTGTTATCATCTTCATTTTCTCTATGTCCTCCGGCTTATAGAATCTCTTCATCATAGGAAGACCAATATTTAGAAGATATGTCCCTGTCTTTTTAATACCACCTGGTGTAACACCTGTTCTTTTAAGAAGATCTACAAACTTCATAACGATCTCATCCATATCAGCAGCAGTAACTTCCCATTCACCTTCTGCCGAAGGATCGTGATCTTTTGTAGTTTCATCCAGCCATTTAGATATAGCTTTAGGATCCATTTTACCTTTAGCAGGATCGAAATAAAATTCAGCAAGTGCTTGTAGTGTGAGATCTTTGTTACATGTTTTACCAACATTTCCTGGTTTACCCCCTCCAAACTTGATGCATGCTTTTTGAAAGATCTTTTTATAAGGCTCCATTATTGAAGCTTCGTCGTTTATGTCACCATCCATCATCGTAACGATCTGTGGTGCTATACTTAGCGAGAATGGGTTTGCTATTGCTCTAGCAAAAACAGGCATGGTTTTAAATATACCAAGATCTGCCTCATTTAATTCAGAGTTAAATTCTGAATAGCTCTTTATCTTATCCATTATAATTGATTTTTAATTTGCGAATAACTTTTGAGTGATCTAATTTGATCCTCAGTAAATCCAAGATTTGATATTATATCATTGTATCTTGCACCATCATTTTCATATCTAAATAGAAGCTCGGGTGAATTTTTAATAGATTTGATTATGTAAGTGTTGTCATTATTGTTACCATTTCGGTCTCTTGACATTATCACATCAGCATTACTGAAGTACTTTCTAAGCAGCTGTGATGCCATTACAGGATTTGTCAAACTTATTGAGTCATAGAATGCCTCATTTGAAACTGGTTCAAGTCCATGCCAGAACATTGATTCGTAGCTAGAAGGTTCAGCTGTATTATAAACCTCATCATCAACATCTTCAATGTCCTTTATTGCATCACTGATGTCCTCTGGTTCCATCCCATGTAGATCCTCTAGAACTTGAAATGCAAATTCCTGAAATGTGTATGCGCTTCCAACAACAAGATATGATGAAATAGCATCACCCTGATCATAGCTAGCAATAGTACTTAGTGCAAATCCAAGAAGCTTTCTTTCACTCTTAACTGGTGGCTTGTCATCTTCGAATAGATTATATGGTGCTAGGTTTTTCATCGTGATCCCTATTATTTTTTAACCTCTTCTAAATGCACATCAACCAAATTCGTGATTAGATCAAGCAATCTGTATTTGTCCTCAACGTTTTTAAATTTAGCATCGTTAATAAGCTCATCAATCTCTTTGGAAACTTTTTGAATCTTAGCTCCTGCTTTCTTATAGTATCTAGCGATCGGCATCATCTTCTGTGATGATTCATCCAGACGGTTATCAAAGTTGGTGTCCGCGTCAAATGGTGTAATGTATTTCATAATATCCTATTTCTGTTTTTGGTTCTGTGTTTTCTTGTCATCAACATCAACACAATTGGGCACGGTCTTGCCGTTCTTGATTTTGGTGCCAAGTTGTGTGTAACCAGGCCAGCATGGATTGCTGTCTCTTTTGGCTTTCTCCGTTATGTATTGGGTGTATGTTAATATCATGCACTATATATCACTCTGTTGATGTTGTTTATAACTCTCTCTGCCTCCTTGCTTTCTTCATTCCACCAAGGCTAAAGCGCGGGTTGGGCCCCCTCAGTTTTGGGTCTGCATCCCCCGGGGTCTTTTATTTCACTGGTCCCCCAGTGGGCCGAGCCCGAATCATGTTGGGGGTTTATGTACGGATTTCAAAGAGGGCCGGCCACCAGAGTAGATAGAGTACCTATAGAGTAGTAGAGTAAGAGTAGTATTAGACCTCTTCGTCTCTGCCCCAGTTATAATGCTGTATACGACCATTAATATACTCCTTCCATGTTTTCCTCCATGAACCAGAGAAGAGTACAGTACAACAGCCCTTACTACTAGCTATACGATGGTAGGAGTCTCTTGGAAATCTTTTGATAAACGAAGTCCTCTCAGAAGCATGCCATTCACCAGTCTCCTCGTTGTCTAAGATGTGCTCAGTGTAGGAACCCCACAACTTAAATGAGATGGCATTGAATGCATGAGTGTGAAATCTGTCCTGTGCTCCATCTGACTTATGGAAGTAGAAGATGATGATGGAGAATAGTGACTTGTGTTCGAAGATCACGAATTGTGATATGGGTTGTGTACCGAATTCAAATCTGTTGAATGCTAGTAACGAAAATGTCTTTGTCTTGATCATGGTAATATAAGGAGTTTTTTATATAGCCCCTTATAAAGGACTTGGACTGGCTTTGATGCTAAGTGTAACAGATAACTGAGTGACGGAACATCATCTGATCATCCCGTCTCTCAATGTATCTGAGCTTGGTTGTGGTGTTGTAGTAGTGCTGTACTTACTCTGGTGATCCAGACTCGGTAGGCGTCTCAGTGTCATTGTCGTTGTTCTCTGATGCTGATCTTAGATCCTGAACCATAGCGAACACGATGCCAATTAGAAGCTCCATGTTTCCTCTGTGTCTCATAGATAGGTGATCAATAGATGCCTGAGCAACTGACACCTCTATCCATCCTCCATTAACGAAGTTGGCTGAGATCTCTATGTCACCGATGTTAATATTGTTTTCTATCTGTGCTGTCTCTGTGGGATACTGTTGAAGACCCACTGCATATAAAGCACTCATTGCTGCATACCAAAGATCCCATAGGGCTCTTGTGATACCCATGTCCTTTAGATCATCATCTGACATAAAAGAGGCTGAAGCTGAATTTGAACTATCCATCATGATTTCTGTTTTATTTAATTATCTAAGTTTGTAGTGGATAGTATGACTAATGTTTCGATGTTGTGTTAGAGACGGAAGAGTACTTGGATAGTCTTTGACATGTCTTTGATTGTTATGTCTTATTACCTATACATTATGACTTATCCATTATGACTTATCCATTATGTATTATGACTTATGACTTATTACCTATACATTATGACTTATCTATTATGACTTATTGTTCCAACCATAATATGCAAAGTGTATTGTCAATATTTTGCTAAGCGTTTCCACCCCGGTGCATATGCCTATATACGAGGCCCCTCAACTTAGATCCCCTATAAGGGTCCCCTAAATTAGCCTTTTAGCCCCCTCACCAAAATAAGGGTCCCCTAACTGAGCGTTCTGGGCCCAAATAGGTTGCCTATATACGAGGGGGGTTCATAGCCCCCTAAAAAGGACCCTGTTTTTACCCCCCTCCAATATACCCAAGGGGGGTGTAAAAAGCTCAATCCAAAAATTATACGAGGCTAAGGGGTTTCCACCTCGGATTCCAAGAAGCATGCAGATATTGGAAATTGGATGTAGATTGGAGATTACACCGTGGGTTGGGAAATAGTGGATAAGTTGGGTTTGCCTTGGATTAGCTGGATTACACCGTGGGTTGGGAAAGATGCATGTTTCTCCATTTGGGATTAAGCATACCAGGATCACCGTTGGCATCTTAACCCAACATGCTTATTTTAATGCTGACATAATCCCACCACCGTTGCCAACGGTGTTTAGTAGAGTAGCTTTAGGAATTCTTGGTCCACAAAAAAAGAGACCGAAGTCTCTTTTGTTCTATTGTATGGGTTGATACTCAGGATCTATTTCCTTTTGTCTTCCAATGAAGTACCTTAGCTTTTCTTGGATTGATTCCAGTTGGTGTATCGAGGGGGTTTCCTTAGCAACCTCTTCATCCATCTTAGAGATCCAATACTTGATCTTAGGAATGTATCCATCAGGGTATTTATTAACTGAGCGTTCTCTGTTCATGGTTTATGGTTTTAATAAATCACTTAGATCGTTATCGTCTTCTTCTTCCTCTACTATCACGCCTTTTAGGAAAGCCTTAGTTAATCCTTGTACTATGGTTGCCCATATAAGACCTGCGAAGGCAAGAAGAAACTTTTGATAGCCATCACCAAATGCTGAATAGATGTTTGGATCCTTACCTACATGTACTGGCTCTATAAAGAATAGAGGTGATAAAGGTAATAAGAATATTACTATGGCTACTAGTAATACGATTGATGTTCTTTTAATGCTTTTCATAATGATTTTGTTTGTTTGATTACTTAGCTAATATAAGACAACCTAACTAGATAAAAAAATATTTGGGCCGGAAATTTTTAAATAATTATTATTTCACAACAACTAAATCAAGAAAGTTACCCATACATTTACATTCATCAAATCCCAGTCTTGCATCATCCATGATGGCCTCGGTTAAAGCACCATGTCCATATTGGTATTCATTGAGATGATCCCGAAGTTCATGTGATGTCCATTTCCCATAGTAGTACCAGATATTGTCAATGAAGACGAAGCGGGAAACACCGTTGACGGTTTGCCCTATATCCCAAATGTCTCCGTTCTTGATAACTATCTCATTCATTATACAATGCCCAATCTTTTTTTGATTCTGCCCTCGGTTATTACCAGAGCTTCATTTCGGTCTCGAGCTTCGAATGGTCCAACAACAGCATAACAGAAATCACTCTCATTAGCTTCCTTGATGTCTTTGTCATCGAAGAATCTCTTCACATGGTAAATACCGTTGACGTGTCGGTAACCCCACCAAAGAAGACTACTTATCTTTTCTTCCTTCTTTACTCTTCTTACTCTTTTCTCCTCCATAATGCCTATGTATGTTGATGTCAGGAAAACCGTTGAATAGCAATCCCATTGCTAAGATGACTAATGCTAATCCGCCCAATGCCCAGAATACTTCCATGTGTTAGTTTTTAAAAATGTTTACCAATGTAATCACCGTTGCCGAAAAGGCTAAGCCTACCAGTACCCCAAAGATGAAGTTTTCTGATTTTGTGAATTTTCCCATTCTTATTTACCTAAATATGTCCTGTTGTAGTATTGTTCACCTCCGCCTATCACCTTACCCTCAGCTTGGTCATAAGCCTCGACAAGTTGGTTCTTTTCAGTTTCCAAAAGTTCCTCATCGATTCTTTTGATAACGTTTTCAAGAGTTAGCTTAACCATCTCCTGACAGGCTAATCTTACCTTAACGTCTTCGATTTCATTTAGAGCCTCGTTTGAGGAGTCAATAGATAGTTGAAGGTCCTCTCTTAAATCTTGTAATGCTGTTTTCATACTTATTGCTTTTTGTATTTTGCAATCACCTCATCAAACTTTTTGCCACTTTGCGGAAATGGATTACCTATGTTATCGATAGCCCAATTTACCATTTCGTTAGCAATCAACTCAACCTCTTCCTCACTATACATTCTTTTGCTTTGAATTTCCATGCCACTTAAAACTAATGAAAGTTTTTGTAACTCGTCCGTTGATAGTCTATCTAATATTTCTTTGATTCCTGATTCCATGATTGGTGATTGGTTAATTAATATTTTCTAATGGGTAAGCGGTAAGGATTGATTCCTTGTCAACCTCTACATCATCTGTGTAAGGAACGTCCTTTGTGTGAGCATCTGATGCTGCTGCTTTCAATGCAGCTTCCACATGGAGTTTAGCAAATTCAATCATCATTGCATAAACATTCTGATAATTTGCTTCAGCTAATGTTTCTTTAAAATCATCTTCTTGGTTCCATGCAAACTCTGCTGCTGTTGGTATTTGTCCCATACTATGTTTGTTTGATTATTACATTGCAAATATATGACTAACTACTCGGATAAAAAAATAATCTGATAATTATTTTTAAAAAGCCACCCAACCCCTCACGTCCTTTTACTCTTGGGGTTAAAGGTCTTGCGGACCACCATTGCGGGTTAATCATACTAGGAAGACGCTCAGTACATTAACCTTGCTCCTCTCTGAGGTGGCTTTAGTAGTCAGGACAGGACTCGAACCTGCATATCTGGTACCCATTTTTACCGTTAGGTGTTTAAACCCACTGACCAGCGCTCTACCATTCCGCCACCTGACTATTTACTTGTCTTTCCAAGTTGTCAAACAATTGTTAAAGCTAATTTAATAACCCAGCATTAATCTGTTAATAACCTCTACTCTGCATTGTTATGTCAGCAATCGATGTTGTGACAGGAATCGAACCTGCTTACGGCAACTCCTATTACGGACCCGCTCTACCAATGAGCTACACAACAAACTTAACTTCATCTATCCAGTACTTGCGACTCTTATGATACCTCGTTAATTTAGCCAGCTAGGAAGGAATCGAACCCACAACGATATTTCATACTTGCATATTTTCTTATCATGTCTGAACAACACATTTCGTCCATATACTTTTTTACTATATCCATCTAACACCTACATAATATCAAAATACTTAATAGATTACTCCAACGACCTGTTCAGATAACCTTTCAGTTATAATCGTTTATTTTGACTATGCTGTTACTAGCCGTTTTTATTTAATTATTATGTTGCAAATATAAGACAATGTATCGGGATAAAAAAATAATGTGATGATTACTTTCTTTGAGCTTTTCTTCTTGCTCTTCTACTCTCTCTTCCCGTTGGATAATTTCCATGAAGACTAGGTGAAAACACCTCGGGTGCTGTTATTGTCATGGTTGGGAGGTTATCAAAGTCATTCATTGTTAATCCTTGTTCCAAAGCTTCCTCTGGTGTATACAACACAATATCACCGCCGTGTTCTTCCCTCATCTTTTGTAAGAGTAAAGGTGATATTGATTTGTCTCCTCCAACTATTAATACTTTCTTTGACATCTCTAATGAATTTTGATATGACAAATATAAGATAATACTTCGGGATAAAAAAATAATATGCTAAGTATTTGGTCGACGGTGTTTAGTGTAGTAGCTTTAGGAATTCTTGGTCCACAAAAAAAGAGACTGAATATCTCAGTCTCTTTTAAACATATTTTTCTTTTTATAACTTTCTATGATTTACGGCCAGGATCTATATGTAACTTTGGATCTGGTTTGATTTCATTATCGGATTTATCTATTGCCCTTATTACCCTGGATAATGAATCTATTGATTTACTTAGGATCTTTGTATTGTTATATAAATTGGCTGACTCGAGTCCACTCCTCTGTGATATCAATAACATCTTAGTGTCATGGTCATCCGTTATAGCATATTCCTTATCGACTCGCTTCAGGAGAGAATCGATAGCACCTTGGGTTCTTGCAATCTTTGCTGTGTCCTGGTCAAGAGCTTCCATCTGAAGTTCCGTAATCAAATCCGTCCTTGCAGCATTCTCTGAATTGCATGCAGTAATGAACGTGGTGATTGACACCATCAGCAACATTAAAATTAGAATTTTCCGCATATGTTTTATTTTTAGTTACATAGCAAATATAAGTATAATGCATCGGATAAAAAAATAAAACAGAATCTTTTTTAATAAAATTTGGCCAACGGTGAAAAAGATGTAGAGCAGATGTTTAGTAGATGTCAGAAGATGTAAGTAGATGTCAGAAGATGTAGAAGCACAAAAAACCTCGGATCCAACCGACCCGAGGAGTTTACCGATCAGATGATCGCTTACCTAAACTTATTTGGAAAAAGTCTTCTTAGCTCATGTCCTTGTGGAATGTCTGATGTACGTATCCCGAATACTTTCTTCTCAGGACAAGTGTCTTCACCGTTGATAGTGAATCCATTATTACATGCCCATGTCTCTATAGTTCTTGTGTATTGCTGTCCTTTCATGAAAGGGAATCTAACTCCTGCTTGGTTATCGATGTCTTCTATACGACCACCTAATAAGTTCACGGTGATTACCCTACCTTGTCTTGACTTGAAGACCAACTCTTTCTCGTGATGGAAAGATTCATATAGTTGGAGATGTTTCATGATATGCGATACTTAATTTTATTATATGTCATCATCTATTTCGTAGGTGTTTTCTATGGTAAGATTCATTTTTGTTGCTAATATCTCTAGAAGTACAACATCATTAGTTCCCCAATTGGAAATTTCACCAGCAGTTAGACCCACCGATATGGCTTTAACTCCTCTGAATTTTTTTGGTGCTGGTGTTGGTTCATCATTCATTACTGCATCACCATAAGATAGATTCACATTGAAATTGGCAGCACCTGGGATATATCTTGGTATAAATACTGTCATCCAATCATAAGTGATGGACACCGGCGCTTCGAATGGACTTTCTTGTTTGATAATAGAAATACCTGGATTTAATTTAGCTATAATCATTATATGATATGGTTTATTTTATGATGTATATATCAAATAGCTTAATCATATGTATAATCATGAATCTTCATGTGCATGCATAAACACCGTTGCCGGCGGTGAGTTGCTGGAGAGCTGTTGGAATCTGATGCTTAACCTTGGTCCACAAAAAAAGAGGCCAAAGCCTCTTTCCTTTCTGAATTTGAAATAGTTAGCAGAACCTACTCAAATCCATGTCTCTTCTCAGCCTTTATATCTTTTGATAATGCGCTGAACATAAATCCAGCTGCTCCCATGAAGGATAATAAACAAAATGTCATCTCATTAGCAGCACCTTCGAAGCTGATAACTGATTGAACATGTCCTGTTGCAGTTCCTACTGCGATTAACATGCAAGCTAAAAATCCTAATACGTGGAATAAATTTTTCATAGTGAGTGTTGTTATTTGGTTACAGAGCAAATATAGAACATTAAGTTCAGATAAAAAAATTATTTAATATTAAAATGAAATTTTTTCAAATTCCATTTCAACTTCATTTAAGTCGACACACTCGGTCGAACCTCCGGTTCTCCAGGATATGTCAATTAATAGGTCAGAGTCAGGTATACCCTCAACTGAATGATAAGCAAATCCAACTCCAACTTCACCATCTGATGTTGTTACTTTTAATAAATCTCCAGCTTTGATAGTAGTATCTTTTTTCATAGTGTTTGTTATTTGGTTACAGAGCAAATATAGAACATTAGGTTCAGATAAAAAAATAAAACCCCAATCATTCCATTCAACGGTGTACCTGGATTATCCGATCAGGACCTCATCGTTAATATCAATTCCAAGAATTCCTCCAACCGTAGAGTAGATGGAGAAACACCGTTGGCGACGGTGAGATGCTGGAGAGCTGTTGGAAACTGTTGCTTAGCATCAGCCCACAAAAAAAGACCTCGCATACACGAGGCCTCTTCCACATTTAACCAACCAAACTAAACAAACTATACTTTTAACTCTTCAATTTCTTCGTTAGTAACATCGATACCTAGATTATACATCATTGTGATGTAGAATCCTAGGACCTGGGAATTGATGTGGTCTGCTCTTGAGAATGCTCCATGAAGATCATTATCGAGTATTGCCTTTACGAAACTCCCCGGATAAGTATCAATGCCAATCTTATTCATCATTATACTTGTTCCGATATTAATGATGTGACCAACTGCTTCCTGATCCTGTATGATATGAAAAGGTACTCTGGTTGAAATCATATTCTCACGAAAGTAATTCGCAACAGCAAGATTAACCTTTAATTCTATTTTCTCTCTTTTTGATAATTCCTTAGCCATAGTTTTTGTTTTTGTTTGATTATGAAGTAAAAGTAATATAAAAGATCCGGATAAAAAAATAATTCCGGATCTTTTTAACCAACCAAACTAAACCAAACCAATTCCTCTAAAATTATAATCGCCTTTTGCGATAGCTTTTCTATCAGCTTCTACAGCTTCCATATACCTTGGGTTTTCTTTTTCTTCATCTTTGCAAGGCATACAGATAACTTGAGTATTAAACATCGACATGATGGTTGTTCCATTTGTCGGTTTTTTGCATCTTTCACATTTTTCTACGTTCATAATATTGAGTGTTATTTGGTATGAAGTAAAAGTAATGAATCCTAATCAGATAAAAAAATTATTTACTGGATTTTCTACCTGAACCGAAAGTTAAACCTCCAACTCCAAGTATGAATCCAAAATCATACCAGCCACCGTTGTTGTTAACAGCGTACATACTAATATCGTCCCAGATTAATGAACCGAAGAAACTGAAAGGTGCTACGATGCCGTGCCAAAGTCCTCCCCAGAAACCATATGTGTTATCACTTACACATTCCTTTACAACCTCAACATCGGCGCATGATGCCAAGTTTAATAATAATGCTATCGCTAATATTCCAAATCCAATTCTTTTCATAGGTGTATGTTGTTTGATTATGGAGTAAAAGTAATGTATTAGGTTCAGATAAAAAAATAATCAAATAATTTTTTTTCTTTTTTATTTACGCAACAACATTCCAACAGACGCTCCCCCAATAAAAATTAAAACATATGCAGCCCAAATTAAATTAGTTCCCAAACCAGAAGGATTGATAACGAACCCAAGAGTTGCGAAACCAACAGGAACCAATAGACTTAATAATGCAAAGTGAAATTTAGATAATTTTTTCATAGCTTATTTTGTGTTTGTTTGATTATGAAGTAAAAGTAATGTATTAGGTTCGGATAAAAAAATAAAATGAGATTTATTTCCCCCGCGAGCGTGGTATGTTACTACCATACTATGTATAGGATATACTAGTTTTGGATGTGGAGATGGGAAACACCGTCGGCAACGGTGTTTGACAGTAGAGCAGCAGTTAAGCAATAGTCCACAAAAAAAGACTCCAATAGGAGTCTTCAGTTGAGATGTATTTAATTATTCTATTTCCTTAGGTAATTGATATTCTTTTGTCTTCATAACCGCAGGAATTAAAGCAGCTTTTGCTTTTTTAATAGCACCACTATATCTAGCATCCAGTCCAGCTTCTTCAATTTCTGAAAGTAAGGAACCTATACCTCTTACAACATAATCAGCATTAACCATTGAATTATTAACATCGCCTGATTTACCGCTTTTTTCTTTAAGGTAAGATGTCTTCATGCTATCATTATCAGCAGGTATTGCAAGGAATACTGCGATACTAGGGAATCTACTCTTTGGTGAGTATCCTTCGAAAATTTTAAGATGTTTCATTTATGTCTATATTTTTATTCTATATATCCTAGACTAAGATCGGAAAACACCGTTGACGACGGTGTTTCTCCGCAGCTCTCTCTGCTTAAATGAATTTCTCCGCAACCCACAAAAAAACCTGGAGGTTAGTCCAGGTTTAATAATTTAATGAGTGTGTGAGGTTAAAACTCAAAGGAAGCTGTTTCGCAATAGTTACCTGTTATCAGGTTTACTATTGTAACTGCGAGTGCAACGAAAGTGATAACTCCTAATCCAATGCTCCAAACTTGGAATGTTGTTGTGATAATTTTTTCTGTTTTAGACATAATGTATTGTTTTTAGTTGGTTAGTGTTTATTTTCTAGTTTTACTGTATATGGATAATCCTATTAGAATACCTACCATTGCACATAAAATGTAATATAAAATAAAATTGAAAGTGTTCATTCTTCTTTGTTTTAGTTGGTTATAAAGCAAATGTAAGTAATCCGTTTCAGATAAAAAAATTATCTATCGGTTAATTTTGAGAATGTGTTATTAGGATCTTCACTATAAACAATGGTCATATAAAGTCCGCTACCCCCCTGTGCTCTAGAAACTACTGGATGAATTTGTAATATCTGAAACCCTGAATTCTCTTCCAACCACTCATTCACCAGATTCTGGAGTTTGGCGCTATTCTCCTCGAAAAATACTTTAACTTTCATCCTATCCTCTTTGAGTTGCCCACGAATCGTTGTCCCATCCACCGTTGTCCTTGTGTCCCATTTGGGTTGCCCAGAATGAATTTGGTGCAATTGCTTTCTCTTTCTTTTTCATGCTCATTAGTTTTAATTGGTTATAAAGCAAATATAACGAATCTGTTCCAGATAAAAAAATAAACAGTTGACTATTGACTATTGATAGTAAACTATAAAATCCGATCAACCTATACCTGGCGCACCGTTGCCGGCGGTGTTCGGATACAGCTCATCCAGAATTGCATTAGCTTAGTCCACAAAAAAAGGAGACTTCATTACAAAGTCTCCTTTATCATAGATGTTTTTATTTCTAAACTTCTTCTTCTGTTGTGTAGAAAGTTCTGGTAGAATTTTCTTTTTTAACTCTGACAACGTGTGTACCTGTTGGTCCAATTTCTGCTGTCTTCTCCAAAATCACCGAGGATCCTTGAGGCATGGAGGTTGGATTACCTGAGATGTCTTTCTTTCCAAACACCTTCATACCTGATGTAAGTACTCTGTGAATCTTTTGACCTAAAGTCAATGCTGATGCTGAAGCTTGTGGTCCTGCATTCTTAGGAAGAAATCTTCCTGTTTTTGGGTCTCTTAATCTGCTCATGTCTTTTTTGTTTTAATTGATTATTGATTATTGATTATGATGTAAAGATAACTATTCCTGCTCTGGTAAAAAAATTAAACCAGATATTTTTAAAAACTTTTTCTAACCTCTATTGAGAATGCCAATTGTATTCCCCAAGTGAATTTGGATGCTGTGAATCCTCCAGTACCTGAAGTTGTGGTTGGGTCATCAGAAGCTATAACATCATATAGAAGTCTTTCTGCTGTTGTTCTCAGCTTATTCACCGAGGGAACCTCATCGATCCATTTCCAATTGGTTAACTTCATATAGGCATGAACCTTTTCGAAATCAAATCTTTCCATTATGTGATTGAGTTGCTCTAATAACTCATCCTTTGTTTTTGCTGCTTCAGTTGTTGTTGTCATGTGTATGGTGTATTGGTTAGTTTAAACAAATTCGTACTTCGATGTTCTTAGATTGGATAACCTGAAATGCTTGATGTTCCTTTCTTAGTGCTTCAATTAAATTTATGAATTCTCTTCTCATTGCTAAAAATTGGTCTCTGCTCATAACGATTCTTTTAATTGGTTGTTAAGCAAATATAACGATTCTCTTTTAGATAGCAACGATGCCAAACGTTAAAGTTTCCAAATAATTTTTTATTTCCAGACCAGCTGGTTGGGCAGGAGAGAAACACCTCCGGCGACGGTGATTCCCTCCTGCTACACCAGAAAACACCACACACAAGAAAGGTCTGGAATTACCAGACCTTTCTAAGTTAAAATGAATTTGAATCTTTATAAAAACTTTGCTCTCAACTTACCGACCTCATCTTTGATAGGATCCGTGAATTTATCAGATCCGGATTCAGTTGGGATTATCGTTGGTCCTTGAAGACTTATTATGTAATCCAATCCTTCCTCAATTCCCACCGTTGTTAGATAGGTTCTTGTTTTTCCAATTACTTCATGTTTGTTCATAGGTATAATGTTTTAGTTACATAGCAAATATAAGAAATTTCTGGGTAATAAAAAAATAGTATCCGAATTAATTTTCGCTACTCACATCTGGACATCCACCGTTGGCGACGGTGTTTCCCTACTGCTACACCAGAAAACACCACACACAAAAAAGGTCTGGAATTTCCAGACCTTTTTCGCCTAAATCTAAACTATGAAAGTGGTGGGTTAATCAACCCAGATTTCCTGTCTATATGAAACCGAACGCCAAGCTGATTTTTCCAAATCGAAGAATGTTGTTACTCCTGGAGGTGGTGTTCCTCCTTTTGGTTTTCCTGATTCTGGAATTCTTGAAGAATCCAAAGTTCCTAATGCTCTTCTGAGCGAACCATCAGTTTTTCTAAATGAAAAGGTAACTGCTCCTTCTCTTAATCTGTTTCTTAATGTTTCGTGTGAAATGTTTTTTAATACTGGCATGTTTGTTTGTTTTAATTGGTTACATAGCAAATATAAGTAATCCGGTTCAGATAAAAAAATATTACGGAATATATTTTTGATCAAAAAACATATACTCTCCATCAGGAAAAACTGATAGCGGGTCTTCTAGCGGGTCGAGCCATGAATTAGAAATTTTTCTGCCATACATTATTTTCTTGGGTACTGATCGGCTATAGGAATTCACCGAGGGCATGTACTTAGATGTGAATTCATTCTCGAATACTATCTTTGCATCACGTTCATTTCTTGCTCTTACTCTAACCCATCTGTCTTTCATGGAAACACCGTCGACAGTCTTATGCATCTGTCCAAAGATGAAATAATAATCTTTCTTACTGAACACTGATCGTCTACGGATAACACCGTCGTTATTATTATTCGTCGACATCTACTAGGGATTGGGATAAAAGGTAATCATACAACAGATACATTTTTTTATCAAATGGTAACGGTGATCCGTCCATATTGAATTGCATATGAGAGGTTGATAATATGGATGCAATCTCTCTATCATCCAATTGTCTTAGGTGAATGTGAGGATAGTTGTTATCAAAATGTTCTTTTGTTCTTTCTACTAGTTCGTTCATGGCTTTGGTTTTGATTAGCAAATATAATAAAAAGATTCAGGATAAAAAAATATTTCCGCGGAAATGTGCGTGCGTGCATGGTATGTTACTACCATACTATGTTCCGGGGTGTTTACCATTTGTTTAACCAATTTGCAAATACATTAAACAAAAAAGAAAAAGGGCCGGACAAAATCCGAACCCTTCTTCCAACCAACCAAACAAATTCTTTATTACTCCTTACACATTTCCGGAGTTAGGTCTGCAATTCTGGAACTTCCAAATGTTATTTTCCATTGATTGTCTTTTGTGAATATGTAACCATATTGTTCAAAGTCAGATCTTGAGAAAGCTTCCAATGAAGCATTAACTCTTGGGATTTGAAGTCCTTCACCTCGGTCTCTGTGGTAAGCCACAACCACATCCTTAGCGGGTTTCTCAAAATCGTGAGCATCACCATCAATCGGTGTTAAGTTCTTAGCCAGAATTGAGATTGCTCCCAATTCAATTAGAGCTAAAACTTTCTCTCGGTCAGTGTAGTTCTCTAATAATATTTTTCCATTGTGTGATGGGTAACCATCCCAGTGACAGTATACTGAAAGTATTGTACCATCTTCTTTTTCGATTCCAATTCTTGAACGTGTTGCCATATCTTTTTTGTTTTTAGTTTGATTATGAAGTAAAAGTAATATATTATTTCCAGATAAAAAAATTATTCTTCAATTATATCGTCAACTTCAATTACCAAATAGTCATTGAGTCCTTCTTCCGCCATTGAGTCAGCTGCCTCTTCAGTGAATCCAATTTTATTTAAAGCTATCTTTAATGCTGAATCTCTATCAGTTGTTCTAACGTGTAAGATTGTTGGACTGTCCCAATCTTCCTGACCGGTGAAAGCCACACAGAATAATTTTTTAATCTCCATAATGCTATTTGTTTTAGTTACAGAGCAAATATAAGTAATCGGTTCCAGATAAAAAAATAATATCAAATAATTTTTAACCCACGGTGTTTCCTCCCTGCCAGGTAGGAATTCTTAGCAACCGCTACAAACAGAAATGGACCTCATCACGAGGCCCATTTCTTATAACCAAACAAACAAACTATTCTTCTTCATCTTCTTCATCCTCATCCTCGTCCTCATCTTCCCACTCATCTTCATCTTCCTCTTCATCACCGTAGAAGTAACCCTGAGCTTCACATGTTTCTGGATTGGGTAAGTTATTGTACTGAGCTACCACATCTGATTCCAAATCCTCTACCAACTTAGGATAAATCACTCCCGGTGTATTATCACCATTTGGATTATTTTTGAAGCAAAGATCGATTCCTGCACTTCGGTCTGAACCAAGACCATTTAGTTCAGCAAGTAATTCATAAAAGTCCTTTCCTCCAAATTCACCGTAACCATCATACTCGTTCTCAGTAAATACTCTACCATCAGGTGTGATCATGTGTACAGTGTATGTTGGTTTCCCTGAGTACACATTAGCAATTGATTCACCATTATCGCACGTTTTCCAGCTAAAAAATCCCATATCTTTTTGTTTTAGTTTGTTGATAGAGCAAATATAGAAATTTGGATTCAGATAAAAAAATAATTACTGGATTTTTTCGAATACAGTATCAATTATGAAAGGTGCCATGCAAATCATTCTATCTATACCAAAATTGATTGACGTGAATCCACCATCGAATTTACCAGTCATAGTGAATTCGTTATATCTCTCCGTGGTATGTCCATTATGATGTATAACATAACTTTGTCCGTTAAGCATTCGAAACTTTGGTCTCTCTTTTACCTCATGGTCAACATTAGAATCGTATACGAATTCAATTTTATTGCCGGAGGTTCGGATCATCTCGATATAGATCTGGGTCATTCTAATTTCTTCTTCCCTGGTATTAATTATCATTTTCAGATATTTTAAAAAATTCAACATCATTGTAGAAATCTCTGTAGTATACGAAGAATCCCTTTGACTTGTCCGTGATAGCATCCAACTGTTTTGGAGTTGCTTCATGAAGCTTGTTTATTATACCATCTTCGATATTTCTTCTTAGTAAAGCTTCATCAAGAGTTCTGAAGTACCCAAGGTCAACCAATTTCTGGGCTTCCATACTTTTTGTTAAATCTCTATTTAGATCTCTAAATTTATCAGATAGCTTTTTTAACTCATTTTTTAGTTCATCCCTATTTGATAATCCAGAAATGTATCCCATTACTTTTTCCCTTTCTTTTTCCCAATCAGATCCTACCACTTTTCTCCAAACTAATTCTTTCCTGTTTTCATCTGCTGTATCTATTAACTTATCCAGATCCATGATTAATCCTGTTTAAGTAATTTAACAACCGGACAAGTAACCCAACCTGAAGATACAGTTCTTACTGGTTCACTTACTATTCCATTTTCGATTAGAAATTCTAATACGCCCTCATTCTCTGAATAGTTCTTTATGATAACTTCATCATCTGAAAGCGATACGTCTGGTAGATTCACCGTCGCCATCATGACTGGGCATCCATCCTCAAGATCAATTAGTTCGATAGCGGTTCTTCTGTTATTGTATCTTCCGAACTTCAAACGAACATCATATGTTTCGTACTGTGTCTTTAATGTGTACATTGTTTATATTTTTGGTGTTTAGCAAAGATAATAAATTGGTATCGGATAAAAAAATTAAATCATGTTAATGAACGGAATGCCTCTCTTTGTGAATTCTTCTTCAATCTCTTCTCTGGTCTGCCAACATCTGGGATTATCTTCATCTGAGAAAAACACCTCAAAGGTGTTAACACCGTCGCCATATAACATAGGACCAGCAACTATTGATACGCTACTGCCGTCTGCAAATCCCACCTCGGTTTTGATCGAATCAGGAAGATGGTGCGGGACAAATACAAGATCATCAAATTTAACAATGTGTACCATGTTATTTTACTTTATCCCATTCCATTGGGGTGAACGTTTTCTTTGCATCAACACTTAACCAAACTGGATTGGTTGATTTTGGATTTATCATAATAGATCCGGTATCTTCGTTGTATATTGTTACTGCTCCTTTGGGTAGTGATCCACTAAACCTTGAAAACACTGATCTCTTAAGTATTACTAACATATGATTCATTTTGATATTGGTAAAGATAATAAATTGGTTTCAGATAAAAAAATAAAACCAAATCTATCCCGCAACGAGGCCTCGCACGCATAGTATGTTAGTCCCATACTATGTATTGGCCGGATCCATCATCTGTATATAGTGTTCCAATCTCTCCGCGGGTAAGCTATAAGCAAACTCATACTGTGAGACATCCTTTCCCTTTGGATAGTACTTACGCAGAATAACCAGGAGCTCTTCTCTTTGCTCCTGGTTATCTGTTCTTAATATCTTCTTTGGCTTCTTAGCCATTAATAAGGACTCGAAATGATATTTGCCATATCATATTTTTTACTTAGTAACTGTGATGCCTGAACTTGAAGTCTGCGACGGTCGTAGTCGCTGATGTTGATACCGTTATCATGGGTAGCGAAATGCGTGACTCCATTTACAAGATCCCAGATTGTTGTTCCTGTTTTAGCACTCTTCTTTTGCTGTGGGTTTAACAAGATTGTATCGATGTTTGCACCGTGGAAACGTTCTCTCGTTGTGTGCAAAGGTACCCAAGCTTCCAACTCTTTATGCTCCGCATCTGAAAATCTTCTTAGAGCTTCGTGTGTTGACTCCAACTCGAATAGTGATGCTCTGGTGTTCATAGCTGCTCTTAGCTTCTCTTCGAATTGGAGAGGTTGAAATCCTCTATCGGCTAGAAGGTTTAATCTGTCCCAGAAACTTTCCATTGACATCCTGTCCATTTGACCAAGAGCCATACTCTCATCGAATGCTGTACCAATCATACCATTTGCGCAAACCAATCGATACATGAAAGGTGAAACTCTAAAGCCACCCTCTGGGTTGTTAGTGAAGGTAACACCTCCGTAATGATCTTCGTCGCTTAACCCCTTTACACCCCAAGAGTTGTTAGGTGAAGATGCATTGATAACCACACCTCCGTTATCCCCAATTGAGAAGTTGTTTACTGATAGGTTGTACTTATCAATAATACGTCCGGTTGTCTCCATAAAGATCTGGTTGCTGATAAGATCTCTTGGATCCTTCTGTACACTAACGATCTCTCTGCTGTCAGGGTTAACTACCAATGATAGGCTCGTAGCCCCTTTAGCCTGAACAGCCACCTTTAACCTGTTAACTAAAGCCTGTCTAGCCTTATCCCCAAATGCTGAGGAGAATGTTTTGTCGAAACCTACCGGTAGGCCAACAACCTTACAGATACCTTTGAATGCATCGCTATTCATTCGGATAAGTTTATCCTCAACCTTTAGCGTGTTGGGTTTTACTATTTCGATATCCTTCAGACTGACTTCCTTTCTGATTGGAGTTTTTAAAATGGCCTCTGCTGATCTTTGGTCGAATAGAGATTGTGAGATTGTTTCAAATTTTTTCATAGATGTTTGTTTTGATTATGAAGCAAATATAATAATAGAATACCGGATAAAAAAATAAAAGCTGGGTTTTTTATAACCCAGCTTCAAAATCATCATTAGCTTCATTAAAGCCAAACATTTCATCGAAAGCATTTCCTTCACCTTCGATTAATGTTCTTTCGTGAGCCAAAGCCTCTCTAGCGTTCTCATCGTTGTTGAAACGTTTTAGGTCGTAGTGTACATCGCCTGTCTCGGATAGTGAATAGAACATTCTTTTTTCTGCCTGACCTCTACGGTTTTTGGTAAAGATCAAATAAGGTGAGCCACTGTCCTTATCTAAGCGTAACTCAAGCATACCTGTGGTATTGTGCTTAAGCTTGTTAGAACCAACGAAAACGCCTCCTTTTGTCACTTGTTGGATTGCTATGAACGTGGTATTCTTTGTAGCATCATTACCTCCAAGGTTATGACTTAGCATTAGATCAATCAACCACTTCTCAGCACCGGAAGTTCCCAATCTTAGTACTTCCTTGATATCTTCCTGTACCTCAGCGAAGGAGTCAATTAAGACCACATCGTAACCTGGCTTCAGAGCCTGCTCGATAACCGTCTTTGGATTGCTGTCACAGTACTCACCGGTGAATAGAATATCAACCTCACCAAACTTAGGGAAACGTTGGACATAACCATATAGGTCGATCCTCGTCATCTCCGCTGAAATGAATAGAACTTTGTTACCTTCAAGTGCAAGGTCGGATAGCATATCTAACGATACGGTTGACTTACCAACCCCTGGTCCTCCAATAAGCATGAAGTTACAAGCCTTAGGTATACCTCCTTGTGGGGTGAATAGAAAATCAACCGGCTTACCTGTTTTAAGAGGTACGAATAGATCCGGCGGGAAATTCTGTTCACTCATACGAACCAATTCCAATGGGCGTTCCATGAAATCTGGTGCTGGTGTACTACTGGAAGTAAGAGGTGGTAACCCCTGCTCCTCTCTCTTCTTTGCTGCTGCTGCTCTTACCGACTCTGCAATCTTAGCTCTAGCTTCGTCTGACATCGGTTTTCTTGTTCCTGTTGCTGGTGTGTGTGCCATATCTTTTTGTTTGTTTTTGATTATAAAGCAAATATAAGAAACCTTCCTTAGATAAAAAAATAATTGATGAATTTTTTTCGGATATATACAATATAAATAAAAACTGTATAGTAATAATGGGAAAGATAAAATCATTCAACGAATATATCAACGAGAATAACATGGGTATTATTGCTATGGCAATAGGTCAGGCTGAATTGGAAGCAAGGGCTAAGGAAGAAAAAGCAAGAGCTGAAAAAGCTGGAGCTGAAGCAACCAATGCTACTATAGATTCGACGGTGTCCGGATACAGTGCAAAGAAATTTAATCCAGTTGCTGGTAATGATGACTTTGCTATCTACCTTCAACATCAGCAAGGACCTGCAGGTGCAGCTGGTTTAGTTAAGGCATTAAACGGAACAGGCAACTTAGCTTCCGATACGGTTAAAACTAAAGGTGGTGTTAAATACGCAAACATTGTTAAGAACATACCGAGTGATAAGCCTCAGGTTAAAGCTGACGTCATTAAAGCACTAGACAACGGTGATGAGAAAACTGCATCAGCTTTATTCATGAATACTTGGAAAGAGAAATGGTTTGCTAAGCAAAAGCAGGCTATGACGGAAATAGAAAAACCCGCTAATGCTGCGGTTAAAGAAGCAATTCAAAAATACAGTATCCAATACTCTGTACCTTTTGACTTTGCTGTCACCGTTGCAATGATTGAATCTGGTCTTAATCCTAAGGCAGGTAATTCAACATATAAAGGTCTTTATGCAATCCAACCTAACAGTAACTACGGTGGTAAGACAATAGCAGTTGGTAAAGATTGGGCAAATGCAGATAGAAATGCAGAAGCTGGTATTAAGTTGTTAGCTTCACAGGTTAAAGGATTCAAAAAGTTATTAGGTGGTGATTGGGCATCATTAAATGTTGGTGATTGGACTAATCAAGTAATCGCATAAAAAAACCCCAGACTCATAAAGAATCTGGGGTTTTTTGTATGATGAGGTCTGGATTAATCTGCCATCTCATGAGTTTCGAATTCGAATACTACTTCAGCACCAAAGACATCACCTTGGGAACCAAAGCCAAATCTTTTACCTTCATCATTCGGTTTCATTAGGACAACACGTTCAGTGAACATACCATCACATGCTTTATCGAATGCTGATTTAGCTTCATCAGCATCATTAAACATTTGATAGGTGTCTCCATCGACATTACAATTTACTAGTAAAAACATATATTAAAATTTTAATCGGTTACTTTTTGCATTTTTGCTAACTCACCAAAGCATTTAGCAAGTTGGGTAATTGAGATTCATTGATGACTAGAACCTTACAGAATCCTTGTTCATATTCTCCTACCGCGTCATCTATTAGGTAGTCTGCATATTCTCCGAAGTCATCAAATTCATCCTCTTCCATATTTGATTCATCAATAACGATCATTTCCACTCTTACCTCATCATTGAGAGATCCTCCAGTAGCTATTAGTATGTGTGTTTCTTTTTGTGCCATGATTGTTTGTTTTTAATTACTAAGCAAATATAAGTAGACCAACTCAGATAAAAAAATAATACCCCAATTTTTTTTGATATATAGTGAATACTAATAAATTATGGAAAAATTAAAATCATTCTCCGAATTTCTGGCAGAGGCACAGATACCTTTAAGTAACCCTGAAGCTGCTGGTGATGCATTAACCGATATACTAGCTAAGAATAGAAATGTACAGGAAGAACCTAGCGGAAGCAATAAAGGTGTGGAGATAAAGAAATATCTCGCCAGTGTTGGATTGAAAGAAGGTTTACCATGGTGCATGGCATTTGTGTATTATGTGTTTGATGAATTCTCTAAGAAACTAGGAGCTACCAATCCATTACCTAAGACCGGCGGTGTAAAGTATCACTGGGATAAAGCACCAGCAGATTTAAAGATAACTGTAGACCAAGTAAGGAAAGACATCAATCTTCTTAGACCAGGACAGATATTTATGATGAGTAGAGCTGGTGGTAAAGGACTTGGACATACAGGAATAGTTATTAGTGTGGATCCTGCTAAGAAAACTTTTACTACAATAGAAGGTAATACGAGTGATCAGAAATCAGGAGAAGGTGATAGAGTTGGTGTTAATGTTAGAAAGATAACGGATAAAAACATATTCGGATTCATTGATTATTTTAAAACATCAAGAACACCTGCATTTGAAGATGATTTAATAAAGAGCGCTGGGGGAATTGGTGGAAGACTTGGTTCCATCCCAAACACCCCGGTTCCTGATTCATCAAGTTTACCTAGTGATAGTGTGGTTGGATTCTCGGCAGAACCAGCCAGAGGATTTGTTAGTAGTATATTATCAGGTATAGCAAAAGCAGTAAGTGGTAAGGATCTTAATCTATCAAATGAAGAATTAGCAAAGGTGCTAACCAACCTTAGATAACCACGGTGTTTACACGCATCTTCATGCATTTAATCATTTTACTTCACACATAAAAAAAGGTCTGACATTACATCAGACCTTTTTTCTATAACCAACCTAACCAAACAAATTATTCTATTACCAATTCTGGGAATGTTTCCTCAATTTCATTTCTTGTGTATCCGAATCTTTCCTTAAGCATATTGGTTAATGCTATAACACCTCCGGAGAATTCAACCATCGGATATTTCTCTTCAGATTCAAGTACTTTGTGATCTATTGAATACTCATCAAGGTACTCGAAAAATAACCTATCAAAGTCTTCATTCTCATTAAGTACCGTTTGTACTTCTATCTTAACAATGTTCATATTATATTCCTGGGTTTAATTCAAGCATCTTAACCGACACTAGAAGAGAAAAATCTTCGTTCATCTCATTTATAGCCTCATCGGATGCTGTGTCTTTACATTTAGAAATGTACAGATTAAAATACTCAATTGCGGCATCAATCTGTACTGAATTGTTACAAGAATCTAATATTTTTTTAGCTCTTTCATAATCCATCGGCTCTTGTGATTTTTCCATAGTACAAATATAATTAATTTTATCGGGATAAAAAATTAATGAAACATAATTATTCCCTCATCAGCTCCCAATTCAAAGATTTTGATTAACTTATCATAAGTTGATAATGGATAAACTTCTTCCCTCTCTCCTATATATTCAGCATACTTATCTCTATTAGCAACAAGTTGTTCGTGAATCTCCTTAGACACTGTAGGTCCAAATAAACCCTCACAGTCACTGAAGTTAATTAACTTATATGCTGGAGATTCTTTGTAGTATTGTTCGTTAGTCCAAACTTCTTTTGCAGGTGCACCTATAAGTGCTAATGATATTTCATTTCTAAACCCATTATATCCGCCATAACTAAAACTAATAGACTCAGACTTGGATTCTGAAGTTTCGTAATATGTACCTTCCTCCATATCTTGAGTGTGCATTGAGTATTCAGCATGCTTTCTAAGAACATGATCCAATGTGACCACTTCCTCCTCACCACCACCGATGAATAGTCTACGTCTCATGGCTTTAATCTCATCCGATTGTTCTATCTCGATTTTGCTTACCGCTCTTATATCTAATCCCATGTTATTTGTTTTTGGTTATGATGTAAAAGTAAATATAACGGTTCAGATAAAAAAATTATTCATAACATTTTTTTACCTACCTAGTTTCCGAGGTGCTTGTCTGTCTACGATCCGATTTGCATAGAAAGGATCTTTCTCACACTTATCGCAAAGGTTACGGTAATAGAATCCATTCTTATCGGACGACGGATTAATTGGAAGTGTTACCATTTGAATCTTTGATTCTTCGAATTCTTCGGTGCATGATCCGCACATAATCTTTTGTGGTTTCTTAGGTGACATATGTAATTGTGATTAGGTTACAAAAAAAAATCTTGAGGTAACATGATGGAACCTCAAGATTTCAATATATGTAGAATCCAACTCGAAATGGTCGGATGAGAGATGTATATATTATCAACTTAACGTTAATTTGTTCCGTTTTTGATGCTAAATTCTTACACCCTGTTCTACTAGGTTCTTATAGATTGAATCAACCTTTTGATGATCAGCATTTTCGATCTCATCTAATAGCGCTTCTATCGCGGTAGATCCCAAATCCATCTCAATATCCTTTTCGTCCCAATCCTTATTTAACATTAGATTTCCTAATGCTATTAGGTCTGGTGTCTCAGCATCCTCCACAAGGATACTCAACCTTGTACGAAGAGATATCGATTCGACCATCTTGGTCTGATTCTTATAGAGAGATGTTGTTTTCATTATCCTGAGATTTATTGTTTTGTGATGGGTTATCATTGTTTGCCGATGCCAGTTTAATAAAGAAGAAAACTAACACTGCTCCTAACCATGATGATAAACTAATTTCTACGGGTAATCCGATTAACTGTAATCCCCAAACTAGAAGAAGAGGCATTGCTACGATGATTGATGCTCCGGATACAAGAAGCAATAACACCGTGGGTAAAGAATTTCCTTCTATCTTACCTTTACTTAATGACTTAAGCACTGATGTGAACTTCTTCATATTAATCTAGATTATCCCAGGGTTCATAATCATGCACGCCAAGTTGCCATACAGTTTTACCGTCGATTAGAATCTCCATGATTCTTCCGTGTCCGTTATCATTAGATATACGTTTGATGTAACTACCTGGTTTTTTAATCTTGTCATATATGAATGACTTACCACCTTCGTGGTTAACCGTTACCTCATAGCCACCTGGTTTTAAGCTAAGAGGGTTTGTTCTGAAATTGTCTGTTACGTGTAGACTCATATTGTTTGTTGTTACTGATTGATGATTGATGATTAACTGTATGGATCCAAGTCCTCGTTAGGAATAAGCTTCCAGCTCTTTTCCGCTCCAGGTGATCTCATTAAACTTATACTCTTTGCAACCTCCTTTAGTTTCACTAGAGCCTCTGAATATTCACCGGCCTTTAAGAGTGCATTAATCTCCTTAACCCCTTCTGGATCTAGGTCTGCCTGATAGACAACCGCATGTCGATGTCTGTTTGCATTTGCTCTTAATCCCATGATGGAAAGAGCTCTCGTATCACTTTCGAATCTTTCTGTATCCGAATTGTATGTTTCTGGATTAAATGATTCCAATCCATGTGAATCTGCTATACCGTAGAATTTCATATTAGTTAATTATTTTGTTTATTTTATTTGGAATACATCTATTTATCGGCAATACCGTTACTGCTCCTAATGCCGCACCGAATAGGTGGAAAAGATGTGCAACGTTATCTGAGTTACCCAGCATACTCATCTCTCCCAAGATAACAAGACCATATAATATGTATCCAACCCATCTTATCCATGCTGCTGTTGCACTATTAGTTATAAAGAACCTGGAGGCTAAAAAGTAAACCACTCCTGAGATTCCAACTACGGGTGATGCAATTCCCAATAATGCTAATGGTAGGTATACTGCGGATAATATGACCGCCGTCCAATAGAATCTCTTTAGTGTGTATATTGCATTAATGTCCGCTAAGCATAGTAGGAAAACATTTAGTATATTGCTACCCAAGTGACCGAATGATGAATGCATGAATCCGTTAACGAAAGGGTTGTACATGATGAACCCACTTGATGATTCTCCCAACGCCAATATCAGTATTGCTGATATGATGAATGCGATAATGCTAAGTACTAAAACTCCAGCTGTAATCTTTAGCGATGATCTAAGGTTACTTAGGAGAGGACCTCTTTCAATATTCTTAACAGTTATTACTTTCTTATCAACCATCGTAAGTGGTCTGGATGCTATAACTATAAGAATACCTATCAGTGGTGTAAATAGAAGACTAATCCAAAATGGGGTTGAATACCCTATTTCTCTTTCAGAACCCAGCTTACCGATAATATTCGCTATGAATAATAATAGAGCTAATACTAATACTAATAAAATTACTACTGCTATTTCCATATGTTTATTGGTTTATGTTTTTGTATAACGCTAAAGTAATGCATTACCTACAGATAAAAAAATAAAACGAAAACTATTTACAAAAAAAGAAGCAGTACGAATAAACGATGCTGCTTCTAATCTTTTAATTGGGCTTATGAATCTATATATTCTCTGCTCTATATTTTTTTTGGAGTGTTTCTAAAAATTTCCAGCTAAGTCTTCCGCCGATATTAAGTATATCAAATCTTTCCTGTTCGGTCGGAGGCTTTATCTCTCCGATCTCCCAGCTACGAATCAGATCGTCTAACACCTCGGTCTTCATCCTTCTCTGATAACCTCTTCTCGAATCTCTTGCTTCGTCTCTGTAGATACGTCCTCCAACACTTCTCGTTCTGGACCACACCACATACCTTTTAGTTATGGTTCTAACCATTTCCTTTAACCTCATTCTTATCTAAGTACATTTTAACCCTAGATTCGATAACCGCAGTCGAGGCCTCTATTCCTGATTCCATTAAGATCTTTCTTATCTCTTCGATATTAGCTTCCCCATGTTTCCTAATATAGTCCGTGATTATACTAGCAACTAGATCTCTGTCCCATTCTGAATTTTTCATTTCTGTGGTTGTTCTGTTATAAGCAGATTAATGCAATGTAGAAGTAACTTGTGTTTGTCTTCCGGATTAATTGCACTATTATCTAACTCCTTCTTCAGAGCTAATGCTTGAAGGTAAGCACCTCGGGCTAACTTCTCTACTGATTTTCTGTAGTCCTGTAGTAGTTGTTCGGTTCTTGGATCCATTATTGTTGTTTAATTTTTAATTGTATACCTGCACATAATTTCATTACACATTTATAACAGGTAACTGCATCGACTTTTTCGTCTACGTTATGGACCTTTTCACCACAGTACTTACATCCCATGGATTTGATTGTTCTTGATCCTTTAAATTCTCCTCTTGATGATTTCTTTCCTATGGCCATAATAAGTGGTTATAGATTATTTATGATTTCCTCCTCTTGAGTTATAACATGTTCTGGCATATAGTTAGCAACAAAGTCGGCTAGAAATTTACATCTTTCATACTCCTCACGGTGAATGAAGAGAGTTGTCATTCTATTTATTGCCTTTCCTATTGCTTCCATATCACCGTCGTCCAATGCACTTCCACCTTTAGCAACAAGCATATCGTATGCGGTATAACATCCATCGATAAATTCCTTTTTGGATTGTGCAGCAAGTTTCTTAGCAAACTCGTTGGCTTGATTTCTTAATTGCTCACCTAGACCAAATTCTTCTTCTTCGTCGTCCTCGTACATAATATTTAATTATTCTAAAATATAAACACTCTTTCCCAGCTCCAGTTCCTTTACTTGACGGTATAATGTACCTCCCTCAGAAACGATTTCCATTTCACTCTCAAAGTTAGTGCTCGTATCTCTATAGATCTTCTCCCTTACTATAGCTCCTCCCGCAATGTAGGTCATGTTCTTGATCTCATTGTGATTTGCTTTTGTGTCTGTTTTACAAATAAATCTAATAGCTCCCATAATTGAATGTTTACAATGTATTTATTCTAGTTCAGAAATAAGGAAAAATTCCATCATGTCAACCTCTTTTTACACCATTGGAGCTCTCATATCTGCTAACCAATCTTTGAAGATCGCTCTCTCCTCTTCATTCATACCTTCGTTGAATGCTGTGAAGTTGCCTTCTGAAGCTTTGAAGTCCGCTACTAATTGCTCCAATGTACGATTTGTGTTTTCTACTGTCATGATTTCTAAATTTTAAATTGTTTGATTTTTGTTTTTATTTACCTTTAACCTTTTAACTATTCCAAAGAATTCCGTCCTCTGTGAATTCTACCTCTTCATCCTCTGCCAGCCTATCTATGATATTATCATCTGAGAAGTATTCCTCTATTCCAGAATCTATTCGGCGTTTAATCACATTGATATGATTTGCAAATTTAGATTCGGCTTGAGTAAGAATACCTGTTAGAGCATCTGCAAGTGGATCACCCATTAGCCTATTGTGAACCATTTCAATTTCTGTGGTTGTGGTTGTATCTGATATTTCATACTCAACCTTATTAATGAACATATCTGGTACGCCTAACCATTTAAGAAACATCGTGGAGTTTGTTATGGTAAGTGCATCTTTAATATTGATACAAGAATAATCCGATATCTCTATACCCTTTCTTCCATTCTCCATAATGAATCCGCCATTTCTATCGTAGTAGTCGTCACCAACCACAGCAACAAGTTCATTATGTTCGGGTTCGAATAAGGCACAATCATCAATAGCCCATCTGAATGCCTCTTGTTGTTCGTTCTCCTCCATCTCCTCTTTATAATCTAGAATTGCTCTTTTCTTAGCCTCCTCTGATAGCTCTGAAAAATTGTAAAGGTTTAATGATCTCATAATATCCGTTGTTTGATTATGAAGTAAAGGTAATCATTCAGTTTCAGATAAAAAAATAAAAACGAAAATAATTTTTATAATATAAAGTCGTGGCCTTTTGTTTCTAGATTTTTTGTGGACTCGACAAGTGAGGCTATTGTTGTTTTAATTTCATCACGCTTATCCGCATATTCTTGCTCTGTCTTATCCATTAGATCCATTGCTTCCTGAATATCCTTACACTTGGCTTTTATCTTTTCGTATATTCTTGGGTGTAACCAATGTACAGTTTCAGCCATTTTATGTCGACCATTATCTGGATCAAATTCATCGATATCACAACAAATAAAATCATTAGTAGCCGAAACTAATTCGTACTCATATACATACGGCTTTAATCCGAGTTTCATTCTTCTGAGAACGATCTCTAATGATTTAGAATCCGGTTCCACCTCGGGTTCCTTTTCTTTCTCGTAATATTTGGAGGTACTGTTTCGTTCCATTTCCTGAATAGCATATCCCAATCCTTCCAAGGTATACACCCTACCATCTGTATATAAATGATCTGGTCTTTGTGCTGTACGAGCAACCTCATCGATTTCTTCTTGAGCTCTTACAGCAGCTTCATAAGGATCTGTATATCGCCGAATATCAGCCAGCATCGATCTGCCTCGGTTATCGTTATTTGTGCTCAATGAAGGTCCCCATTTATCGGTATATCTGAGATAGTTAGCATATGCTGATCCGTCTAAGCTGTCTTCGTCTTCCATCGTCTAATTATTTTTGTATTCAACTTCCTACAAATGTATGCAAACTCCGCGGATAAAAAAAATCACGCCGGAGAGACGTGATTCTTAATACATTATGTTCGGGTTGGGAGATTAGTTATATGATATTACCATCCGCATCAAATTCATAATCTATTAAGGTTGCTGTTACAGATTCATCAGAAGATAGATCCTCGTATGCCTTTTCTAATTTGCGGTATAACTCATCAGCTTTTCCTTTAGCCCATTCTTCTACTTTAGGTTGTATCAATTCACATTGTTGTTCAACATCCAAAGTCACATTAACATCCGGACCGATATAAATCTCAACCTCATCGTCTCCATCAACTTCCACCTCGGCTACCATAGTATTACTGTGTGAGTATCTGCTATCGGTTTTTTTAATTGAGATATAAATGTTCTCCAAGACCTCTTTAGGAACTGCCATACCAATTTCTTTGTTAACCAATATTGATTTGTCCTCGTCTCCTCTAACCACCCCGGTAAAAGAAGCTCCATCACCTTGACTCCAAAATCCTGAATACTCAACCTCAACATCACTAACCCCAGCCTTTTCCATATCCTCGACAAAGCCTTCTATATAAGGATCTGCCCAACTGTCATAATCCACGTTGATATTACGAGCATTATCTATAGCGTTAGCCTTGGCCGAATCCGATAGGTCTTCAAAGCTTATGCCCTGTTTGAATGATTCGAATGTTTTAATTGTTTTCATTGGATTATCTTTTTTTGTTTCTGCTATCATATTTATCTACCATTTGATCGTAAAAAGATTCGGATACATTATCAAACTTACCTTGACGGCCTTCATTGATGAACATACGATTTCCTTCCGCCATAATAATAGATGATCCCACGGGTGGGTGTAGCGAGAGAGCAATATAGCTCTTGTTAGACTTAAGGGTTGCTAACTGTGATTTGATTGATGATTCTACTGAGTTCATGTCTTTGCCTTTTTTTGGTTACATGGCAAAGATAACGAATCCGATTCAGATAAAAAAATTATTCGTCTTCTTTTTTGGTGTGTAACTTATTGGTTGGTTGTTTGGAACCTGATAGGTATCCGAACACCGCTGAAGTTAGGATAAGGAGTAGAGGCTTTAATAACGATGGCCATTTGGCTGGATTAAGTTCTTCGGTTAGAATTGCTAATAGAAACCAAACCAGAAGAAGACTAACAACCAATATCTTTCCTTCTTCTTTAAATGATCTATTACATATTCTTTTACAACAGTTGGGTTTTTTCATAAATCAAAAAGTTTTTGTTATAGTTCTATATATGAAATAAATTAAATTATTTTATTTCATCAGAGCAAATATAATAAAAAATCCCGGGATAAAAAAATTACACGCCCGCACATAGTATGTTACGACCATAGTATGTATATGGGTATAAAAAATAATTGGCGTTTTATTTTTTTATCTCGAGAAAATATCGTAATTTTATATTGGGGAAAGGTTGGGATACAAAAAAACACCTAAGAGAAATCCGAGGTGTTTGAAATGTTATTAACAACAGATATTATAATTGAAGCTTTGGTAACTCCCATATGACTTGTTTAAGAGAAGAGATCACTGCATTACTTCTGGTTCTGGCTTGCCAACGGTGTGAAGGTCTAAGAGATCTTTCGAATGATTCAAGCAACTCGTTCCTTAACTCCTCGTCAACCTTAACCAACTTAACCCCGTCTTCCCAGTCTGCTAACCCTTCACCCTTATCACCCTCGTCATATAGGTCAGTGGCGTAGTTAACCAACGATTCCGATGCTATCTCGCATTCCCATTCGTCATCCCCGATCTCCACACAGTATTGGTATTCCTCGGGTAGGTCATCTGTGTTAACTACCCATACCCCGCCGCCTACCTCGGGCTTACCTACTAGGATACCAAGCTGATCCGATATGTGTAGGTTAGCGAACCCTGTAAACTTGGTCTTAGCAGATGGGTAGTCAACCTCCATCTTAGTTCTAGCGTCCTCTTGGTTAGCTGGATGGTCTGGATGTGAATCGAACCAGTCTCCCTCATAAAGCTCTTTGAACTTCTTGATCGCTGAGGGTTCGTCCGCTATCCCTTTCTGGATTAGCTTGGTGTAGTACTGGGGATCTTCAGATACGTGATCCATCGCAATCTCCTCGGCCTTCTCTCTATCTGTGGTGTGTTCCATTTCAACTTCAATGCCCACCGCCAGTTGTTTATGGATGTCTTCAACTTCTACACCGTGGGATGCAGCAAGTTGGTCTATGGTCATCCCGGAGGCTCTGCCACCTGGGATATGTTCTTCGAATAGTTTGATGTGTTTCATGTTCTATATATCGTCAGGATTATCCACGTCTCTACGGGAGAAACACCGCGGGCAACAGAAGCTTAACCTTAACCCCAACCCTCAGAAAAATCCGGCCCCAAATAAATAAATCTAATACTGTTCCGTCTCCTAGTACTATAGAGAGAAGAGAGAGAACTAAAGAGGATACTAGAGAGAGATAGTCCGAGGTGTATAGAGAGAGAATGAAGACTGGAATCACATACGGAATCACATAGAGATAGGCGGGTGGATCTGGGAATCCTTGGTATCCTGACCAAGCTGAGGCGGGGCAAGGAAATAAGGCCGCTCAATGGACCATACGGGGCGGTTTTCGAGGCGGGTCTTTTGGGATCCAACCGGGGCAGGGTGAACTCGGCCCAAAATCACACTTTTTACCACAATATACCACATTTTTCCAGATTGGCTTGGACACATGGAAACCGTGGGTATGTGGATGGGAAAACGAGGCATCCGAGAAATCCGTGTATATACACCCTGGGTGGTAGCTCAGCCCTGGAGAGGGGCTTGCAAACGGGCCCTTTTAACGCGAATGACAGGGGACTATCCCACATAGTATCTTACTACCATACTATGTTAATGGGCCTATCCGGTTGGATCTATAAGGTCTTCTCTAATGAAGCCTATTGGCTAGGGGTTTGGTTGACCTTTCTCTCTCTGTCTTCTCTCTCTATGAACCACTCTATGCCTCTCTAGTATAAGTCTTGGTTTGGGTCTGTTACTATGTGTATGTACGTGTCTATGCTACTGGTCGTTTCTATCTAGTATAGGATGAGGTTGGACATGATGTCTAAGCTTGTGTCTATGTCTATGTACTTGTCTATGCTCATGTACTTGTCTACTGTGATACGGAATATGTTATTGGTTCTTCTCTCTAGTCTATCTAGTACTTCTTCTCTCTCTATGACTCTCTCTAGGACTCTCTCTAGTAGTACTATGAGTATTGGTATTGGCATGGTTGTTAGTATTAGTATTGTTATTGGTATAATCTATTTGGAGGCCGGGCCCTCTGGGAGATCTACCCCGAAAAGGCCCAATGACAACCGTGATATATAGAACATGAAACACATTGAACTATTCGAGAAGTTTATATCCGAATCATCTAATACTCATTTAGTACAGGTGTCACCAAACCAATATCTGTATCACACGTCCAATCCCATATTTAGAGACACAATCTCAAGAGAGGGTCTGGTGCCAAAGGGAAAGGGTGAAAGCTGGCTATCTGATACCGACATTGATGGTGAAGTCATCTTTGCAGTTAACAGTGATGATAAGAAGGATTGGTGGGATTCCACATACGATGATGACATCTATAGAATAGATACAGGTGGTCTAAGTAACACGTGGTACGTTGATCCCAACTTTGAACCTGAAGACAAGAGAGTTATCACATTTGAAAAGATCCCGCCCGCATCAATCGAATTAATTCATAAAGGTGCCGGCGATTCCACGTTATAGAAGAATATATAGAGTATCAAAAAACAATAAGTAATATGAAACACATTAAATTATTCGAAGCATTTAGCGACGAGCATGGCGTACTTAATGAACTGGCTAGCAAGGAGTCCGATCCTAAAGTGATAGTTGATTTTTTTAAGAAGAATCCAAAAGCAAAACAAGCAGCTGGAAATTGTAAGGCTCTGCTAAAAGCAATGAGAGGTACAGGAACTGACGAGGATGCAGTATATGCAGTTTTTTCCAAGATTAAAACAAAGGAAGAGCTAATTGAACTGTCTTCAATTTGGGATTTACTTGGACTGGAATATGATAAATACCAAGGAATAGGATCACTGATACCTGCACTAATAGGAACTCCAGATGCTTTCACTAAACACGTTAGTAATCAATGGAAACTTTATCCACTAACAATAAAGGACATATTCTCAAGCTGGGACAAGAATGAACATAAGAACGTTAATGCTTATTATAAAGCAAGAGAGGATTACTATAAGAAAAATCCAAATATGAAATCAACAGCTCTTAGTTACTGGTTGAAAGAGGAGCTAGACGAAGAAGAACTTGCAAAGGTTAATAGCATCATTAAGAAATTCGGAATGAAATTCTAAATATTGAAATAATAATATGAAAGCAGATAAACGTCTGCTTTTTTTGTGCGGATATATAGAGTCATTAATAACATAAACAAAATCAAATTATGAAAAAGATTATTTTAGGTGCTGTGGTTGCTCTGCTATTCAGCTGCAACACAAGTACAAAACCAGAAACTGTTGAAGACATCAAGAAGGACAAGGACACCATAGTGAAAGTTCACCAAGGAGCTTTTGCTTTTTGTGGTGCATCAGCAGCAGTTCCTACAGGAAGAAAGATTGTTGTACAGGGGGTTGAGTATGCTGAAGGGTGTGCAATATGTCCAGTGCTATCAGGACCATCGCTATCCAATCTAGCAATGGAAGGTGTTAGTGGAACCTACGGAGATTTCAATGTAAAGAAAAACTTTCAAAGCCCAGATGGAACAGCTAATACTGTGTGGTCATTATTCTGGTACTACGATGCATCAACAACAATTCCTCAATTCAATCCAACAACAAAGGAATGGGAAATGATGGCTCCTGTGAATAGAGCATTCGTCATCGACTTAGATTCACCAGCTACAAGTGAGAGCAACATGTTTGCAATGCCGGGTGTTATCGTTGATACAACATCAACAGGTATCGTGTTGGCTAAAGTTTATGGTCCACTTAATGAAGCAGCAGTTCCATTACGAATAGCAGTTCCTGTTAAGAATGGACAGACTTCTGTAACTGCAGCTAAAGTAGGATTTCCTTATCCTGTAGGAACACCAGTTCCAGTTGCTGAGTACAGTAAGGAACTTCAAAGCAAGGGAAAGCAATAAGTGATTCGATATCACCGTATATAAAAAAAGCAGACTTAGGTCTGCTTTTTTAGTTACTGCTGTTTATCTCCAATCGTGAACATCCTCCACAACCTTCCTTATACCATATTTGATCTTCATCAGATCTATAATGTCATCCACACCAACCACATCTTCATGTTTATTGTTCTCTAGGTACTCGTCGACAAATATATGTTCCATCAACTCACCTTTAACATAAACCATTATATGTCCGCTGTTCCATTGACTATTCCTATTTTCGTATTCTATTCTGGTTTTTTTGAATAGGGAAAGAAATGTTTTTATGCACATCGTTATTTATCAATCTGTATCATGGTCACACTCTCAACTCCACGATAGATTAGAACGTTGATCGTGTCTTTGTCTGAAGTTAATGTTACCTTGTGCAGACCGTGACCAACCTCATCCGACAACGTTTCAATCTGCATCTTGCTTACATGAAGTGGTTTATGTGAATCTATAGATTCAACAACATTGTTTTCGTTTTGGTTGTCTAAGTTACATGATGATAGTACACCAAATAATAATGCTGTAATTGCTACTCTTTTCATATTCTTTTTTCTTTAATTGCTGATTACTAATCTTTTCTTCCCATTATCAGGATCATTACACCAAACACCACACCAAAGACTCCTCCTATGATTGCGCTTTGTAATAGTGTTTCCCCTTCCTGCTCTCTTGCAAATCCTGCTAACATGCACAGGAGGAATGTTATTCCGAAGCCTGACCAATTTAATTTTTTCATAATAAATTCTTATTTTCTTTTTGATTCCACCATTCTTCCAAGTCAACATCCCCCTTAATAAGGATGTCGTGTCTTAATTCCACCAATAATCTTTTTACTGCCAGATCATTGTACTTGGGTTCCTGTTTTATGCTTATAACTTTCTCTTCATTGATGGATGCATCAAATGATATCAATCTGGATCCTTTACCTAAAATTATTCCTTCCGGTGATGAATGTGACATGTGTTATTTTTTTATAAATTCTGAATTGTTCTCTAAATCGTGTAAAGTGCCACAGTTATTACAAGCAATATACACCACTTGTCTTTCCTCGTCTGTGTCATCATCAATTTCGATACTTATGTGGTGTTCGAACATGTCGTTCTGTCCACAGTTACCGCAGATGATGTGAAGTTTTGCATTTGCCATAACCTACTTTCTCTCAAACGTTTGATTAAAATCCCTAATGCTCTTACCCGTTCTACCCATCGAATAGGCTTCTTTTAGATCGTCTAGCGTGTATTTGGACTTATCCTGTTCGCACTCATTCCATACCTGCTTTAATGCTAGCATAACACTTCTACTCTCCGGATAAGCCGTTTGGTCTTGTATCTCTTTGATTCTTTCTGATGTCATCTTGATTCTTTTTTTAAAGTTTTTGAAATGTTTTACCTGATTCATTTACGATGTAGTGGTTTTTATCCCAATATAAAGGTAGGGAGTTTGGTAAATTCTCTGCATCAATAAAAGATTTCACTTGTTCTGGATGTTCGTTTTCACTACAAGACTCACCAAAGAATTGGTCAATTTTATGCTTGAATTCTTCTCCGCTTACACTTCCTTTTTTATGGATCGTGTAATGACTTCCTAAATACAGATTTACTTCTCTTCCATCTGTTTCAATTGTTCTTAATGTGTACATTTATGTATAAATTTATGTATGTTGCTTACTCTATACAGTTTTCAGCTTCCCTGTTTAATTATTTTCTGTTATTCAAATAATCTAGAAATCTATCTTTAAAACTAATTGCAAAGGCTACAATCACTGTTACTGTTACCGCTATCACAATTTTACTTATTTAGTTTTTTAAACATTTCTTCCAATTCCTGAGAGGTGTACTTACTTAGACTGTCGAGAGCACCTTTAGGTTCTACATAAGGTCCTTCGCCTTTCTCATCTCCGATACTCCAGCCTAGTTTTTCTCTCACCCATTTATTCTTTTCGAAATTAAACTCAAAATATTCATTTCTAAAATAAGGAATACCATCTACCTCTACTGTGTGGTGTTTTCTTTTGCTTTGTGCTGTTTCCGTTACCTTCATGATCCTATTTGTTTTTTTCTAAAAACCCCATTATCTCTTCCTCCATTATAGGAGATTTAGTATCGTGGAAATGTTCTTTGAATTTTTCAACTAAATGTTCAGGGATATCAATAGATTCCAATCCCATCTTCATCTCCATAGTTTCCGGGATAAATGATTCTGGATTATTTTCACTATCTTTAATAATGTCTTCAAAAGAACGAGTTAAGTCTTTTGTTACTGAGCTTTTCAGGTAAAATGCTTTCATATCTTATTTATTTTTTAATTGTTCTAATCTTTTTTGTTCTTCAAACCATTCAGGGATCCACTCATAAATAGTTTTTTCTCCTCTGTAATTGTATGTGTAATCAAATCCAAACTTGTGAAGCATTTCTAATAATTGTTTTTCTTGCATTTCTTTGGCTTGTTTAATAGTATTTTCTTTAGCTTCTTCACTGTAAAATACTATTTTTTCAAATTGTTCTACTAACCATTCTACTGCTGATTGTTCCATGATCTTATTTGTTTTTAAATGCTAATTTAATTCTTTGAATTAAATTCATTTTTTTATAATCGTAATAAAAATTTATTGCTCTTGGTACACCACTTGACCAATGATGGCATTCTGTTGATAATTCATCATAGTGTTTTAAATCGGATTGTCTAAGTTCTTCTAAAGGTGTTTGCTTTGGTTCCATATCCTATTTGTTTTTATAAATTTCTAATATTTGTTCTATTGTTACATTTTTGTCTACTTCCCCAACCATTATTAAATCGTGTAATAGATCTTCTGCATCTTCAGAGTTACACCAGTTAAAGAAGTCAATAGCAAATTTGTCTTGTTGTTGATTCCCCATTTCTTTGGCTTGCTTAAATAAGCTTTTCGTAATAATGGACTTTGAATTTAATTGAAGCTCTAACCATTCTACTGCTGATTGTTCCATGATCTTATTTCTTTAAAATTGTTTATTTAGAACTTCCGATTCTAATTTAACCGATTGGTCGACTAATACATTATCTCTAACAGATTTTTGAATTGGTCTTAAATTCATAGGAACGCGAATGTGGTTAAATCCATTATTAATATCCCTCCAATTGTCTAAATCTTGAAATGAAATGTGTGCAAAATCTCCTTTTTCTGTGATTTCTATGTGAAATACCTCAACGTTTGCTAAATTTTTCATGGTTTTATTTCTTTTTTAAATTATTATCTAGTATTCTGCTCCATTCTGCTTCTAGCTCATCATCATCAAATTCGTTAGTCTTATAGAAGTGAAATGACCATTCCGCTATTCTTCTGACCTCCTCCGCGCTAAACTTATTCTTATCTTGCTCATGTTGCCATTTAACCAATTCATATGATGCTTGTTTAAAATCCTCCTTGTCCATCATATAATCATAATGACCTTCAGCCAATGATGTATTATTTGAATGGTAATTAAATAATCTTTCAACAGCTTCGTCGAGTGTTTCTTTTTTATGTTTGTCAATAAACTCTTTAAGATCTTTCTTTTTTTCTTCACCAAAGACTTTTTCAAAAGTTATTTCCCGGTTGGGTTCTTCTTTTGGAATGATTATGAAATATTCAACCATCTTTCCATAACAAATTTCACAGCCTCTTTCCTTATGATCATCGCACGTCATATCAGTAAAACATAAATCGTCTATTCCATTACATCTTCCGCAGCATCTTGGTATTGAATTGACCTCAACTTTCTCACAACTTGGATTCCTAACAAACCATTCTAAGAACTCGTCATCAATAGCTTGTACACCATCCTTAATAAGTTCGTCATCTGTTGTTAGTATTATTTTTTTACAAATAGCTATTACATGAGTAAATCCATCACTTCTTAATATTCCTTGCGTATGGTTTATCTCTAAAACTTGAAATACATCTTGCTCATCATCTAATACATAATCTCCAGCTTTTGGTTCTTCATCAGAAGTGACATAGACGTTTCTTTTATGTTTCCAATCTTCGATGGGCTCAGCTAATAATCTAAATTCATTTAACAATGTTGAATAGATTATTAATCTGCTTGGTTTATCAGTTGGTAATAGGTATAGATTTTTCTTCATGTTCTTCCTAAAATTAAGAATCTATTAATGGTGTAAATGTAATACCACATTGCGGGTAAAAAAAATAGGAATGCCTTAATTAAGACATTCCTATCCATATTATATTTTTGAGTAGCCTATTAGGCTGACTAATCCGCTTTATTTTCGGAAGAAATAACATCACCTAAGTATGACGTCACCGTAAAGTTAGCTATTCTCATCTTTCCATCCGAGTGATAACCAGCAGATCCGTGAATGAATCCATCACCACTCTCCACGTCAAATACTATCACAGTGAATTCTAAACGATTATCCATTTCTTTCTGAAGTAATTCCTTTAATCCTTCTGAACCATTAAATAGATTTTCAGAAATATATTCTCTCAATATGGCTTCAACCAGCTTTCCATTCCCCGTCGTATCCACATCTGGTACTACATCACCTCTTGTTGTTTGTAATGTTGTTTGTGGAGCTAGATCCATAAAATCAACGGCATTTGGTGTTTCGTACTGTGCTGTTGCCGTATCTGGTGCTTCTTTTAATGCACCGGACAGATCCTGTTTTCTTAGAAGCTCAACTACTCCATTCTTTGCAATGTACCAATCCCCTTGATACTTGAACTCAAATCCGCTGTCTCTCATTACGATAGACATTTCCTCCTTATCGTCGGATACTAGAACTATCGGCAGATAAACTTCCTCTAATTGGAATGAGTCATCTTGATTTACTGATATTTTCATATTACGTGTTAGCTTTTACCTATTCAAGCGAGGTTTAGTTGTTCTTCTTTCAACGTTATAGTTTTTGTATTTTTCACATGCTCAATTACATGATCGAAATTTTTGCTCACGTGTTCGTTGAATTGATTCTCGTTTTCATAATCGATTCCACCGTCAAATTCGACTATAAAATCATTTTCTCTTAGAAAATCCTTTAGTAATAGCATTATACGAGACTTTCCTGAGTTAGTTTCACCAGACACGGTGATGATTAAATTTTTCATATTATTAATTAGCTTTTACCTACCCAAGCGAGGTTTTAAATTTCTCCATATTTGGTTGTCTCTGTATGACATTTAGAACATGCCCATCTGTTACTTTTTCGAAAGAATTTTCCAGATTTCATGGTATATTCAATTTCAGAATCCATATTGCATCGACCACCTTTTTTACATTTGGGTAAGCCTATCAGCCAATTTAAAAAGTCTTTCCATCCAGATCTTACCCGATTCGACATAACTTATTTGATTAAATCGATATAAGTTGGTGCCGGAGCTAATTCCATAGTGAATTCAGAAAATTCTTGATCACTATTACCAACTTTTAAGCCACAATCAGAATCACCAAAAACTTCTCTGTAATTTCCCAGAAGTTCCTCCGTGGTCATTTCGTCATAATCTCTATCCTCGGTACCAAGTTCCTCCACATTTATAACCCATGAAAATCGGGTGTCTAGGTTAATATCGCAATCCACTAATTGTAGGGATTCTTCCAATGGTAAGAAATCTAGATTCTCATCCAACATTTTCTGTGCAAACTTTTGCTTTAATTCTTCTTGAGTCATTTTAATTTAATTTTTTGATTTGTTTACTAATTCTAATAGTTCCTTCCAGCAATCTCTAGTAGCCATTGCTTTATATGTAAATTTTTTAAAATTGTGCTCGTTATCCGAGTGCTTTTGAGCAAGGTCCTCATATTTCAGCTGTCTTTGTCTCCATGACTCCACCAGCTTCTCAATTTCATTGGCATCACCAACAACATCTGGACCGCAATCACAGTAATCTGTATGTCCGCAATAGCACTTGATTTGATCTGCTTCATTATTTCCCATCTACTAACTCTTTTTGTTCGTCAATCAATTTGTGCAGCATATCCAATGCTTCACTCATATTCTTTAATTCATCAACATGGAAGTCTTCCAGTTCCAGTCGTTTTAATGGTAGGTTAAATTCACGAACAAGTTCATTGTGTTTATCGTGTCTTCTCCAATCTTTCATGTAGCTATCGAACTTGCCAGTAGTTTCAACATGATCTAGCGTATCTTTACAAAACGTATACGCTTCTTTGTATTTGTGGTCATAACCATATACAAAACGATCAGCCAATTCTGAACTACTCATATTGCTTCTAATATCTAACCCAGATGATATATTATCAATCGCATTCAAATACAAATAAACAATCAAACGGTAATCATAAGGTAAACCGTCTCTGATAAGAATTTCCTTGATGCTGGTTTCAATCTCAGCTACACGTTTGATAAATTCTCTAGCATGCTTCTTGCTCAAAGCCCATACGTATTTATTGTAGTGTGATGGAACATGGTCCAGCCCATTAACATAATCGATCTGGAAATAATTTCCTTTTTTTGATGCTTTAAGCGTCGTTTCGTTATTAGTCTTCATATTCTTCGATGTATGATTTATTAATCTTTGCAAATGCTTCAAGCAATATTTGGTGTTGTTCATGTTCACCACATTGTGGGGTTAGATACAATACGTGTGGAAAAAATCTGCTGGACATAGGATGCATATTACCACGAACATTAAGTAATCCAACGATTTTATCACCAAATTCCTCCATATTGTCGAAGTATTGTTTATAGATTGATTTTTTGTTGATTTTAATACCAAGTACATCACCTGTTTTTTCTATTGCATCTTTTAAGTTAGCTAATAGTCCCTCGTCGATATCCAGATCATAACGATTCCCAAAGATATAACCCAGCTTTTCCTTCTGCTTTACTTTGGACATTAATCGCCAAATTTCACTACTGGTTTTATCCTTAATGTACGCTAATTCTTCTGGTAATTCTGTGTATGTGGTAAGACTACTCTCGCAACCTTTATCGGTATAAAAAATGTATCGATTAGCTTCTGATAACATTGTTCTATCATCAGAATATACAATCAAATCACCTTTTTTATATTTCTTATTGAAACGTTTTGGATCGTAGTTTGTGATTTCACCATCAATAAGTGTGAAGCCTAACAATGATAACATTTCTGGTGTACCAAAGTCATGATGTCCCTTCTCATGTTCGTCATATGATTGTGCCATAACATCATAAACCTGTTTATCCACCCACATAAAACGCCATTTCTCGATGTGCTCTAGTTTTCCATTGTCTTCTAGCTTTTGTCTGATTGGTTTAACCTCACGTCTATCGAAAGTATATTCTCCATCAACCAAAAATTCAATAAATTCAGCAATTGTGATACCGAAAAAGTCCTCTATGAGTTTAGTGTTCTCATCCTCAACTATGTCTTCCATACCGCCATAGTCATCATACTTACCAAAAATTGGTAATGTAGTAGGTAAATACCCACCATAGTCTTGACCTGATTCATTTAGCGGAATGATGCAACATTCATTTCCTGATGTGATTGCGATATTGCTAATTCCACAGCTTACTGACCAACTTCCCATATGTTTTTTTATTTTGAATTAATTGATTTCATCGATTTATTATGCAAATATCTGAGAATTCCCCGGTATAAAAAAATAAATTTGTATTTTATGTTTTTAGTTATGAAGAATTTATAACTATTTTAAATTGATATATAGATTAATATAATAAATAAATTATGAAACATATTAGATTATTTGAGGATTTTGCAGGGAAGCCTGAATTTATATTCCTATTCAAGGATAAAGGTTTGGACCTTAGCACAATTGAGGTTGATGGTATAGATACTAATGATAGACCAGACTTCGTTGACTCATACGTTTCCTATGCTGAATACACGGACGGAACACCACTTACTGAAGTTGAACTAGACGAACTTAATTCGATGCATCCAGAGATTGCACAGGATTGGGCGAACGAAAATGCATAATAAGATGAAGTATATAAAATCTTTCAGCTCGCATATAAATGAATCACTCATAGACATTTCTCCAGAACTTGATACTGAGATAGAGGATGCTATTGCGGCCATTCTTAAAAACAAAGAATGTAATCAAGTAGATACCGGGTATATTGAAATAGAAACCCCGTTTGAATTAAATCCGGATGTTCCTAATAAGGAATGGATAAACAAAACTGGTATGGTTTTTTATCCCGAGCTTTTAACATATGGTAGCTCTGATAGATCAGGTAAAGTCCAAAGAACACCATGGATTGCATGTTCCATTGAGATTGAGGGTGAGAAGGATGATTCATTAATTAAAGAATTACTTAATTGGCTTGTTGAGCTAATAAAGAAATCAGGTTATCAACCATTTATGGACGAGGATGCTAGATGGAATCATTGGAACGAAGATAAAAGAAAGGACTGGACAAAGTTTACATGTTATATAAATCCTAGTTATCCGGAAGGACATTGGGAAAATCACGCATTAGAATAATAAAAAAGGCTCAGAAATTAAAATACTGAGCCTTTTTTGTGGTATTTAGTCATCACCATTTTGGAACCTAATATCGATCATCACATATAATATCGATATCTTGGATAATATTATGGCAAAAAGAGTAGTGAAAAAACCATCATGGAATGCTGAATTACATAAGAAAGTGATCGGAGCCATCGAGGGTCTTAATGAAACCGATTCGGAGGAATTCAGAGCAATATTTGATGCATCTCATAGGTTATTAAAAAAGTACAATGATCCTCCACATCTTAGTGAAGATGTCAAAAAAATACTAAATGGGTTTAGTAGCTCGTGGAATTTTGACTATTCTACAGAATCTGTTAATATTGATGGAACTTTAGCATCAGTTGATCTTGGTCTTGAATCCAAGAGTAGATGGTATAGAGAAGAATCGAAAAAAGATAAAAAATTAAGGCTGGCAATATTTAAAACGATGAAGGACGTAAAGTTTGGTAATTGTAGATATTTTAGCATTAGACATTCCGGGCTCAAGCAGCTTTGGTCAGCCCTACCAAGAAAGGTTTCCTACCATTTTGATTGCTCTCATAATGAACTGACATCCCTTAAGAATGGACCGGATTGGGTGAGCGAATACGACTGTTCCAATAATAAATTGACCTCTCTAAAATACATTTCCAAATATATAGACGGAGATCTAAAATGCTCATATAATGAAATAACATCATTGGAACCGTTAAAAAATCTATCGCTGGCTACATTAAATTGCGCCGATAATAAATTGCGTGACCTTGTAGGATGTCCGGAAATACGAAGAAGGCTGGTAGTGTCCCATAATGAACTTGTTTCTATGAAAGGTGCACCTATTAATCTAACTCTTAGAGATATAGATCTGGAGGGTAACGTGGTTAGTAGCAAATCTCTTAAGCTGGCTTTTAATGCTATGAAGGCTGCTGGTGGTGACTACAGTAAAGGTTTGCTTAAGATATGGAAGAAAATACCATTAGAAGATCAGATCCACATGTACAATGACCTTCCGACAGTAACGGAAGAGGATGTTAGAAAGTATGAGGCATTCAGAAACTTTATGTCGATAAAGGATGTAATATAGCGGATATATACATCATGAAAAACCTAAGAACATTCAGATTATTTGAGGCTGAAAAAGCTTTACATCCAGAAGCTGAGGAGTTTATGAAAGCATTAAATTCTACGGAGTGGGGTAAAAAACTAGAATCACTTATTAAAACCAAACCAGTAAAGACTGGAAGAGTATATGTAACCAGCCGATTCCTTCCTGTTATGACCTACTTCTGGAAAACAGGATCCAATTGGAATTATACCTACAGCTCATCGGGAAGAGATTACGGAAAACAAACATCATCCGATCTTTCTAAACTGTTCGAAGAAATGGTTATTGACTGTATTAAGAAGGTGGCTCCAAGCGGTTTTACTAGAAACGAAGTTGATAAGATGGTTTCGGATAAGAAATGGATATTGGCTAATGCCAGTATGGATTCTCTTTCTGGAGGTGATATTTATAAGAAATATAGGGAAAGCTTTAATCCTGGTGTTCTAAATGACTTTAGTAAAATAAGAACCCCTTTAATGGACAGACTTCTTCTTAATGGATTAAGTACATCTAGTGTTAATAAGGATGATTCTATCACCATGAATTTTTCTCATCAAGTATACGGAGAGCATAATAAATCGTGGCCATTCCATATTATAGCTTCCCTCCTTAAAGGTAGCGGAATGGTTGTCTTTAAGAATGGTATTGACACTGTCAACATTTCTCCTGGTAAACCAGGAAGCGAAGTGAAAACATCCAAATATAGAGATCGTTATATAAGAATTAAAATGAAGCTCGGCTATCAGAATAGTTATCCGATGATACAGAAGATTGATGAAATTTTAACTAAATACATTAAGAAGGTTGAAATATTTATAACTGATAAAAATGGATCAAAAAAATCGGATATACTTACTAACCTATATCACGATATCGCTTTATCTGATAATGATGGTTCATGGCAGGAAATCCTGGATGAGTACATTAAAAAGAATCCGCTGGATATAATTAAGCTAAATGGTAATCCTGAAATGAAAGCGGAGGTTCTTAAAAGAACTGGAATAAGAGATTATAGCAAGATCGCATCAGGACTTGATATAGGTATAATCTAAATGATATATATTTTATCCGGCGGGCTTAGTGCCCCATTTTAGGACCGGAGTGGTTACGATCACTGAAGGATGAAAGGTTCGCTACTTTCATCCTTCTTTTTTGATATATAGATGAAATAAAAATTTATTATGGAAAACATAAAAATATATTCTGATTTTGTTAATGAGAATAGCAACGTTCCGCAATTAGCATCTAATGATACCGATTCAACTCCTGCTTTAAGAAGCGAGACTGAGGTTGTTACAAGAGAGCAGGAAGCTATGAGAGCTAAATTGGAAGCTGATGTTAAAAGAATGTACCCACATTTATCAATCAGACACACCCCAGATGGACAATCAGGTGTAGCTATTAATGACAATGTAATATATGCTTCAGACCACTATGAAGCTTTCAATGCTTTTCTATTTGGATTAGTCATGGCTAAGATGAGCGGAGGTAATCCCAATATGGGTGATAGACCAGCTGGAAGAATTCCGACAAGATATTAAACGAAACTGTTGGGAATGGTATTATTGGGAGATTTTAACTAAGATCGATTAATTGGTCTTCTTTATAGGAGATTGATATCTTTCTACCCATGATGGGAATTCTTCCAATATATCAGTTTTCGAATCACTATAACCATACTTCAGATACCCTTTAGCATTACCTACATAATAATTATCCTTGGGATTACCTGATATTTTTTTGTAGGTAAAGTCTATAATATATCCATTAAGAAATATAGCTACATGATCTTTAATATCGCCATTTCCCTGGAAATATATCACCTTTACTGGTATACCAAGTAGCTCACACCATCTAAAAAACTCCTGTGTGTACCATGAGTCATCGCCGTATTTAACGTTGTATGGCTTATCCTTTCCCGTAATATAATCTTTTCTAACCACACCTAAAAATTGTTCAGCCAGACTCTTGTAATCCTCCTTAAAATTAGGTACGCTGGTTACAACCGGTAGATAGTCTGCGTTTGCTGCTGTATATGATTCGTATACTGTTAGATGTTTCATTCAGTATATATCATTAAAATTACCTCAATAAAAAGGTCCGACTTTTGCCGGACCTTTTTTATATTTATTTATTTCTATTTTTACTTACTCAAAAGTGATCGTTACTTTCGCACCGTTTGCTTTAGCAAACTTTTTGATCATAGCTAAACCGATAGTTTCTGTCTTAGCACCTTTGCTAGGTTTTGAAACTTTAACCGAGCCTGTCTCAACATTTACCATAACTTCAGGTTTAGTTGAACGTGCAACACTTCCCTTAGCTGATGTTGTTACTTTAGAATTTTTACCTGCATTCTTTCTAACTTTCGTAGAAATTGAAACCGGTACCATGATTCCTTGTCCTTTAGATGATGTTAATCTTCCTGTAACACCTAGGCCATATTTTCTGCCCCAGATAGCAGCTTTAGTTCTTCCCAACTCCTTGGCAATCTCTGCAGTGGAAGCACCATCTTTTGCCATTCCGATTAAAGTTTTGTCGTCCTTAGAAGTCCAAACTTTGTTGTTTGAAGGAGCTTGTGCATTTTTTGCTTTCTTAACGTAAGTCATATTTTTATATTTTAAGATTTATGAGGTAAAAGTAATGCATAATTACGGGATAAAAAAATATTTAATCAATTTTTTTGAATATATACATAAATTATAAATCATATGCAATATATTAAAGATTATCCGAGTTTAAATATTAATGAGGCCAAAAGCGAATCTTTTGAGGAATTTTCTAATGTGAGATTAGCTGGTGCTACAAAGATAGCTGATTCAGCAAAGGAAAAAGGTGGTGATGCCATGCTCACTTATCATCACTTTGTAGTTAAGCTGCCAACATATAGAAAAGCTGGTGATGGTAAATTCGATCTTGATAAAGCTAAGGATGAGTATAAGGATCTGATGGATAAACTTTATTCATCAACTTATAAGAAAATGGATATTACTCCGGTGGAATTTCAGGAGCTTGTTGGAAGAATAGAGGTTGTTGGTGAATTGATAATCAGATACGAGAAGGATTAAACCAATATCCAAGGGAACTAAATTAATTTCATTTAATATAAATAAGAAAATAAATTTAATTATGGGATTTTTATCTAACTTAGTTGGTGCAACTATTAAAACAGCACTTACTCCAGTAGCGATCTTAAAGGACACTGTAAATGTAGTAACCGGAGAGGAAGCGGATGCAACCAAAAAATTAATACAATCAGCAGGTGAAGACCTTGCAGATGCAGGAGAAGACCTTGCAGATGGTGAAATTCTTTAACTCCCTATTATTTTCGGTTGATGAAGGAATTCTATTATCAGATAAAGGGTAAGAATAATCCGAGTGACCCATATTCATATGGGAAATGGGCTTTCCCTCCCATATTCAGTGGTAAGGTTTCAGCTACTGATAGAAAGGAAGCTAAACTAATTATAGACGAGGAATACGGTAGAAAATTTCCACTAAGAGTTCTTGATAAGGATATAGATGCTAATGAATATCTTCTAGCAATAACTGAAATAACGGAAAACTCTGGGCATTCTAGGTTATTTTCATCAAGGGAGTGTTCCACTTGTGGATCTGAATTCAGAATAATTGATAAGTACAATGATGCTAATTGTTTAAATAAGGGATCTGAATATTGCTCCGATGAATGTAAACACGAAGCAAAGCTTATTGAGACCGTAAAGTGGAATGAGGATAACGTAATGAACGGTAAACACATTCCTGTCATATACAAGATAACCAATAAGAAAACTGGTCTATCCTATATAGGAAAGACAACACAAGCATTTACTTTCCGATGGTATCAACACTTTTTCCAACTCGGTAGCACTAAATTCCACAATGAGATAAAGACAACCGAGATTAGTGATTGGACATTTGAAGTGATAGAGGTTGTTAAGATCCCGGATGATACAAAGGAATATTCAGAAGCTGATAAATTCATTTTCGAGAGAGAAAGATTCTGGATAAACCACCACGATTCCATAAAGAATGGCTACAATTCAATATAAAAAAGGTGAGATTAAATCTCACCTTTTTTTATTTCTGCCATAAGCTTATCGTAATACTTTCTCTTTATGGATGTATATGTATGTCCATGGTAGTCGTGACAGTAACATGTTGCAGATCCAAATATTCTATGCTTAATTATATTCTTAGTGTTCCCCAACGGAGGGGTATTTCTTTTCATAAAATCCTCTATTGAGCAATCTGAGAATATTGGACTAGTCCCATGCTTACCGTTTTTAACTAGGTAGAATACTCCGTCCTCTGTTTCTTCGACGTGCATAAGCTCATCCTTTATAATGAATCTATGCTCTGTTGTTTTTCTTAGGTAGTTTAAAACCTCTTTCTTGTGATGTTCCGTTGTTTTCATAATTAAATTGTTTTTATTTTTAATATTTGTTTGCCTCGTTGGGTGATGGCTTTCCATTTGATTTTAAAACTTGTACTATCCATCCCACCAAACATCTGAGAGTTTGAATGGATTTCTGCTAATCCAGCTAATAATAAGGTTAAACAGTGTGGATTTTTTGCAAATTCCTCTACACCTTCGGACTTAAGACAATGAATGTCCATATCACATCGAATTAGCTCCGCTGCAACACTATTTTCAAAAAATCGGGTAAAGGTCTTATGAGATATTTCTGCGTGATTAGGGAAGTGTTTACGTCCGTCGGCATCTATTTCCATACATAAAATTTTTCCACAGTCGTGGTAAATTGTATAGAGACTTAATGTCTCGTCATCTGGCAATGACTTAAGTAATAGATCCTTGTTTTCGTATACGAATTCTGGAATTTTCCATTCGTATTTCAGATCGGATCCGTGGCGTAGATGATGAAGTAAATCGAATAAATGGGATTCCACAGATTTACCGTGATCTAATACAGACTGTCCTTTAGTCTGCTCGCATTGGCTCATTGCAATAACGAGCTCTTCTTTGTTGTTAATCTAGTTGCACATAATTATTTATTATTTATTATTTATTATTTGTTTTAATTCTAGTTCTCTCCTTGTCATAGCATCCCTATATTTATAATAGATCTCGTATGGTAGATTGCTAGTAATATTGTGTGAATTAACTGAGATTTTGTTGATATATTCATCCATTGTTTCCTGGGATAGCGTGGTATAATTGAGCCAGGAGCTTCTTTTCCTAACATAGATCAGATATTGTAATTTGGAATATTCAGCATGATATTTTAAATAAATCACCATTATATCCCATAGCTGATCCTCGGTGAGCATATTATGTTCCTCTAGAAATAATATTGATGTTCGAATTTTTGACATTCTCGATCTCAGACCTTTCTGCTTGCCGATAGCCCTCTTAAGACTCAATCTCTTAATTGAATCTATGTTTCTAACTTTTAGAATTCCTTTCATGATGTTGGTTGTGTTTTTAATGATAGCGGTAGATGCGAGAATGCTTTTCTGACTTGTGGAGTTCCAAAAAAACACGCAGAAGTATATGCGTCAACATCAGGCTCAAAAAACAATGATGCCTCTGTGACGGTTCTGTATTTCTCGTAAAGTTTAATTAGGTGCTCTTCTGATCTTGCGGAGAGACAAATTATAGAATTTGATGTCTCTTTCCATTCTTTGAACTTTTCAGGATGTTCATAAGCAAAGTCAGCTATTGAATGTGTTGATTGAACAACTTGATAACCTGGGTTGATGTCTTGTCTGGTTATGATGACAAGTTTCGGAGTTTGTAATTTAATCTAATTCATACCTATTATATATTTGTTTTTAAAAAAGTTTCTTTTTTTATTAAATTTATTTTTAATAAACCCGCTTATTCGTCTTTACGTCCTCACGGGTTATATGTCAAAATGGGAGCTGACTTTCATAGAAAGTTTCACAACCGTAATGAACCTCAATAGGAACACACACTGGACGACGACCTATTTTCTTCAGATATTTATTACTATGTACACTAGTATCACGTTTCTTTAAATAATGGACCATCTTATTAAAGTTCTTTCCACCTCTTCCGCATTGATAGCACTTAAAAACTTTTAGTTTCGTGTTTATACGAAACGATTTGCTATTCGGGGTTCTTGGACAAATCGGGCATTGCTTTGCTACATAAGCACTCTTGTTTTGAGTTTGTCTTAAGTCCGGAAGCCAATGTCTAAATAAGTCTACATTCACATGGAATTTTTTTAATTTAATATTAGTAGTCAGAGCAGGAATCGAACCTGCAACGCGAAACTTAATTCGTCTTAGCCTACTTTCATCTGACTGTATAAAAACAACTACATAAGCAATCTTCGGTTTAGTTTTCAATGGACTACACAGCATCCCCAAACCTACTTAAATACCACTGTTAACGAAGATTTGTGCCTACTCCGCTAGTTGTTTTAGTGGTCAGGACAGGATTCGAACCTGCGTCGTCCTTCCAGCCTTACGGGGCCTGATAATGAAGGGTGTTGCCTATTACACCACCTGACTATTTTGATGTCTTTCCATCAGTCACCCGTTAGATTATGCTCTCTGGACTTTATGGGTAAGCCCTGTTAACCGTAAGCATTTCGGTCTGTCTGCAACTTAACATAAACTTGTGACAGATTTTCCTTATCGTTTATGCCTTGCTAAGTAGCCAGGACAGGATTCGAACCTGTATACCAACCTCTGCGACAGAGCTGTTCTTATTAACCGTGATCAGCGGGTTTATTACAGTTGTAGTTGGTTACCTGTCTAGCGTCTACCAATTCCGCCACCTGACTTTTTTTATTATTCTGTAATATATCTACGTTTTCTTGTTCCGTTACTATAAACCAAAACCAGAGGTTTATTTGTTACCAATTCAGATTCTTTACCTACTAAATCAAATACTCCTACAATTTTGGCTTCATTTGTCAATTCATCGATTCCTAAATGTGTTGATGGTGATAGGATGGTAATGACTGTATCATAGTACATCGTATCCGTCATATTGTTCCAAATTTGAACATCATATATTCCTGGACATAGATTATAGGTTGTTGAATCCGATGTAAACGTTGCAATTGGTGTTGTCCCTTGTTGCATCCAAATAAACACTGCTGATGGATTAGCTCCGGTAAAAGTGGTTGATCCATTGCATAAAGTATCACTAGTTGCCGGGGTAACTACCGATGTAATGGATTGAGCGAATGTACTTAGTGACAAAACACTTAACATCGCAATTAAAATTAATTTTGTTCTTTTCATTATATTTGTTTTTCTTCTTATCAACGTCGATAAGAATTCGTAGTCAGGGCAGGACTCGAACCTGCATGGATTACATGCCAACCGCGAGCGGTTAATATCAGTTATTACGACCCAGTACCTTAATGGCATTTGATACTACTTAGCTGGTGCCGATCTAATCCTGCAACTGTTTGCTTTCAAAATAGCGTCTACCAATTCCGCCACCTGACTATTTAATTATTTACCTCTTCCGTCACCATCGACATATATTAATCTTACTGTTTCCCCATTGCTCATATTATGAATAGTAAAAGTTGGATATGATCCATCTTCATTTCTTTTATTAATGGTATCAGTTGGCCAAATTTCAAAGCGATGTTCCCAACATAGATGGTCTAATTTATCAATAAACTCATCAGTTTCTTTACTTATTTCTCTTTCCATAACTTTTATTTAGCACCCTCTTTCTTATAGCCTACCGAGTTATCAGTTACGGGGCTTGTATAAGAGTAGGGTCACGTACTTCTAGTTTGTAAGGCTCCATAGGAGTTTTAAAACTGCATAGCTTTTCGAAGCACTTGCTGAGAACTCATTTGTGTTGTCTTGTCAGTATCAAAACTCCTGCACCAAGCTTGCCAAATCGTATTCCTTTCTCAAGGGAACAACACATCTACCATTACTGATAGTATCTTTATGTAAACCTATAGCAAAAGAGTCTTTCAACTTCTTAACTTTGAGGACAATCTGAGATTCAAACTCATCTAAACACTCATCTGTGAAATGCCCAACTATAATTTACAAAGGTATTCAATGTTTAACCTGTTTAGTTAATTAATCCTTTCCCCAAAATATTTATTAACTAAATATATTTTAAAAAGCAATGGTTTCTTATAGGTGGATGGAATTATCTTATAAAGTCCTGATGGGTAGCCAGGCGGGAATCTCAAATCCATGAGCCCCTATTCTCCAACGCTTCATCTCGCGTTTACCTCCATTGCTAATTGTATCATAATGGTTTATCGTTTGGACTGTTGTATGCCTACAGACAGTTATTTCCTCACATTGAGCAGATTACATTAAATACTCCTCCCTGTCTACCAACCAGGCCGTTTTTATGATATTTTTTATAATTTCAAAGAACTATTTTTAACCTCTCTTGTCAAATTCTTCAGATTCCTTTTCGGTAAATTCCTCTGTTAAATTATCTGATATCTTTTGGAATCTGTTTTCTAATCCGGAGAATATCTTTTGGAATGCTTTCTTAACTGGATCGTCGATCAATGTCCAAATTCCTGACAACGGCCAATACATCATCCAATTAATGATTCTCTCCTTATTTTCCCTAGCATTAAATTTATCCTTAGCTGAACTGAAATTATATGGATATTTTCTGTAATATTCCGTTAAATTTGTAAGATATAGAAACCATTTAATGAAAGACCAGAGGGTACCTACTAATAAATATCCACCTAAGATCAGAATTATTGCTAATGGATTATCCTTAGCATAGTTTATAATGGAATTGATCTCATCTGCACATCCAGTAAAGTATAGCAGTGTTGGGATTCCTAGTAATATTGGCCAATGCCAGGATGACGACTCCTCCAATTCAGTGATGGAAATAATGGTTACTAGAACCGCCGTAATTAGGAACCAAAACCAAATTGTTCCAAATGCAAATAATGTTGCCATAAATATTTTTTAAGTGTTAATTATCAATCAAGAATAATTAAAATAGTAAGACCTTAAGATTTACACATTCGTGGGTTACCCCATCCTTTCTACCTATATCTCGCCTTTAACATCCGTTCTACCCAAACCATCGTTTATACACCTGTTAACCTCTCGGAAAACTTTGAGTGCCTCCTCAACGCGTTAATCTGATAGGAGCTCCGTCTTGCTCGTCATTTCTGACTCCCTGTGGGATTCTGCTGATATAGGTCTATCTGCTATCTTACTATTTCAAAGAACTCTTTTGTGATCCTAGCAGGATTCGAACCCGATGCTATCTGTTTTAGAGGCAGACCTGACTTCCACGTCAGATTAAGCTCCAGGACCTTTTTAATTGTTATACAAATTTAATCAATTTATACGAGATAAAAAAATAATTTGCTATTTTATTTTATCCCAATCTGCATCTGATGATAATAATTTCTCTATCCTATTACCTATAAGATCACCCTCACCCATTGTATTAGGTGCTAATTTATCTAGGAGCCTGTGTAATGATGCTATTTCCTCTTCTATACGGTGGTAAGTATCTGGTTGTTTAATAGATGCTTTCATATCGATTACATCAAAGAGATTATTAAAACTTCTCATGAATTAATTTTTTTATTACCACGCTGATGCTCTTCTATTGATTTTTGTATGTCATCAAATGCTTTTATAATCTCCGGATCCAATTGAGAACTGTAGCGAAACCTTGCATCCTGAAAATTCTCAATTGGAGTTGTTGGATACATCCACATCCATCGAAAAAATGCTCCGGCTGCATCAAAAAATGCCTTAATCCTATCTTTTATACCTATTTTTTTATCCATTTGTTTTCTGAATTTAACATATATGATCCGATAAAATCGGTTTCTTTATTCCATTCTTGAGGACTGATTAAAGATAGAGTTCTCTGTCCGTTGAAATTGTATAAGTGATAGATTTTTCCTATGATTGGTTCAAATGAAATTTTAGATTCCCAAACCATAATTGAAGTGTTATATTCTTCGTAAAGCTTTTCTATTCGTTCTCTAATTTCTTCTTTCTCTCTATTAAAAACGTCCATCATTTTTTTCGATGATAATTCCCTAAATAGGGGAACGTTAGGTAAATCAAAACCTTGTCCGGAAACAGTTGTTGGATATGCTTTAGATTTAGCATCATACCCTTCATCCTCACTCCAAACAACCAGATCAGGTTTTTTATCTTTCATTATTTTTGTATTTGTGGAACCCAATGAGTTGTTCTTCCTTCCTTCGTAGTTTCTCTTATTACCGTGAATCCACTCTCGCATTCTTTTCTACCGTATACTTTGAAATAAAATACAAAGTCTCCTTCTTCGCCATCCATTCCCTTATATGTACTTATGGATGCTCCCTGACTGGCGAATGATTTATTAACCACATCCTTGGTTGCTGCATTAAGTTTTGCAAATTCCTCGTCGGATAGTGTATTTACAATTCGGTGCGGTGAAATCCCTGCAATATAAAGGATCTCAGCTTTAATGTAATTGCCTATCCCACCTATTAGTGATTGGTCCATTAAGACCTCTGGCATAGTACGGTTCGGTCTTTTAAGTAATCGGGTCTTGAATAACTCGTCGGAAATTGTATCTGCTAAATGATTAGGTCCAATGGATGATTTTTTCTTATTTGTTTCATTCTCGCTATCTACAAATTTCAATGTACCGAAATTACGTATATCTGTGAAGAAAACTGAACCGTCATTTGTTACAAACTCAACATGTCCGTGTTTTGTTCTCTCATGTCTCCATCCACCTCCCATGCCGAGTGTATTCCAAAGCCACCATTTTTTCCCGCTCTTACCGGTAAATTCAAATAAGATAAGTTTTCCACAGAAGGTAACATTATCAACATGTGCAGGAAGTTCCTCACTAAAATTAGCTAACCCGACTGGATCCCCATGTCTGGAATATCTTCCCGAGTGTACGATAACATCACTTAATGTTTTACCCTGTATTGCAGTATTTAATGATAGTGCTGCTCTAGCTACTTCTGGTAATTCTGGCATCTTTAAATTGTGATTAAATTAATTCAAATTTGGTTAACGAGTCTCTTCCTTCCTCCTTATTAATTCCTATTAAATAGTTCTTAACGTTGCGAACTATTAACTTACTGTAGAAAGTATCAATATATGCTAGTGTTACTTTTTTCTTTGCAGAAACGATATTATTCATGCTAATCTTACCGTTTTTAATTTCACTAATTGCAGCTAGTATTTGATTCTTATATCCGGATTTTCCGTCTACCAAATTAATAACCTTAGTTGATAATATTCCGTTAACAACAATTCTGATTTGGTGGGGTTTCTTACCTTTGATGTATGTGATTAGATACTCATCATATCCAAGATGATTAAACCCAACATCGGTCTTTTCGTACTTAGCAACTTTAAATACTGTTTCCATCTTGTTTTTTATATTTGATATCACCTGATCCAGTTTTTACCGATCCCATAATGGTATTCGATTTAACATCACCGGAACCGGTATTAACGTCACCATTGATATATGAACATTCAACATCACCAGAACCTGTCTGGACATCACCGCCAACTCTCTCACAATTAACATCGCCGCTTCCGGATCTGACCTTATTGACATTTCCTGTTATCTCTATACTTTTAGCATAATCAACTTCAAGATTTTCCAGATCTCCGATAACAGAGATGTTTACTTCCTTGGAATCAGGTGTGACATCCTTACCGTCTACGATAACTTTACCATCTTTGATCACTATGCTTCTACCTGAGTAACTGTTATTGTTTATTGTTATCATTTATATTTGATTTTGGATTAATGTTATTTATAATTTTCAGTGAATCTATCTGATGTTTATAAGATTCAATTTGGATTTTCAGCTCCTTGTTTTCGTTTCTTTCTGCATGAAATGCAAACATGTACATTATAAATGACATCGAAGCACCTATCAGTGGAAATATTAATGGATTTTTATTTGTATCTTTCTCCATATCGGATCTTATTAATTTTATAATGCAAATATAAAAATAAAGCCCGGAATAAAAAAATTCCAGGCTTTATTTTTTGATTTATTTTGGGCTTCAGATATTCGATTCCTTGTTATCTTCTATCATGGAGCTTATTCTGTTTCTTCCTTTATCCCCGATTGGTATAGGGTTACCTCCTTCGTCTATAGAAACAAATCTTATGTTTGTTCTTAGAACTATCACCTGATTACCGGTATATACATTATGAGCTCTAGCTTCCATATAAAGAGTAACTGAGGTAGTTCCCAATTTACTAGGTGTACCATATATCTTAAGAAGCTGACCCTCTCTAGCTGGTTTTTCAAAATAACACTTATCGATGGATACTGTTACCATTCTTGGTGTATCACAAAGCTGCATAGAATATCCAGCAGCTGCAGCATCTATCCATGCTAATAATTTCCCACCAAATAGGTTACCATGAAATCCCAAATCAGATTTTTTGATAGGATGGGTGTTTAATAATTCCATATACTTTTTATTAAAAATAATACTCCAATTGCTAAAATGGATAATAATGCCCACATAGCTATCATTAGTGATGTCTTATATTGTCTTCTGCTTTTACCCTGTCTGTAAATTTGATTCTCCTTCACTTCCAGCATTTCCGCTTTTATCTTGTTTGAACATTTAGAACAGCATTCTATAAAAACCTCACCGGTCTCGATAGAAATCCTTCTATCAGCTTTCTTTCCGCATATACATTTATTGCCCATGGGTATTATTTTAGATTTTTTTTAAATTCTAAATTTTTCTGCAAGTTTATTAACCTGCTCAACTAATTCATTAGGAAGACAATGATATTGCTTATCTAATGCAAGCAATGATTTTTTGAAAAGTAGCTGATCGAATGTTTCTCTACCATTCGATGAGATCGATCCCATCCCGTTATCTGATTCATATTCGATTGATTCGATAAGATATTCTTTTAGATCTGGATCGTCTTCACATTCGCTTGATATTAGATCTATTAATTCTTTTTTCTCTCTCCTGTTACATTCCTTATAGAAATCATCAGCATCAACGTCGACGTACGTTTCGAAATTTGGCATAATTAAAAGTTTATATTGTTAATTAAATTTGATAGTAAATAAGCTAATTTATATCCGCTAAATGCTCCTAGAGCGGATGGTATCGGAAATACTATTAGTTTTCCTAATGATGTAACATACTTTGGTCTATTCACTATTCTACCCATATAGAAATAGTATACTAAATATCCTAGGAATACGGCAGTATCAAGTTTTGTTGATATGAATACAACTAATACAGCCCCAAGAAACCCAAAGGTAAAGTTATCTCTAACTCCCTCCCAGATTTCTTTAGCAGTGGCATCTTTATATTCTTTAACTATTTTATTTATTTTTATTTTAGGGTCTTTCATGACTTAATTGATTTTATCCAACTTCCGTCGGAATATGTTTTATGAGGTTTACCAAAGATTTCATCTACTGCCTTGATTACTCCAGGCCATTCTTTTTGATAATCATGTCCACCCATTAAATGTTTAGTTTTTGGAAGGTATAATTCAATGTCTTTTTTTGCATCCTCGTATGAGTGATTACCATCAATGTATATAAAGTCAAAATAATTGTCTTCAAAATTATTAACCAAATTATAACTAAATCCTTGATGCAGGGTTACATTATCGAAGTAACGAGTATTTAGTTTAAATTCATTCTTAACATTGTCCCAATTCTCAGTAAAAATATCATTTGACTCTTCCACACCTTCTAAGGGATCAATGCAATGTATCTCTGTAAATATACCTAGAGAAGCAAACATAAAAGCTGATTCTCCTTTATAAGACCCAATTTCCAGCATCTTTAAATTAGGTCGGTTTAATAAGGTACCGTATAAGTCATACATCAAGTCAGTAAGTCCCAAAAAGTATCTATTACCAAAATTATTATTCCATTGTTTCGGAGGATTAAATCTTAGAGAACTCATATTATCCTACTAAGTTTCTATCACACCAATTATCTGGTGAGTGTGCTACTTTACTATTACTAGATTCTATGTATTCCCATGCTAAGCTAAATCGAGTCCCGTTTGATGTGTTTGGATAACACCCATGTATCATATTAATATTAAAAAACACAGCATATGGAGCATCCAGTTCTAAATCTAATATCGCATTAGGATTTAGTATTTTTTCATCTATCCACCTTATACCTCCTATATGAGAAGATATATCATGTCTTATTATTCCTATATTATGGGACCCCGGAATGATTCTTAAGCAACCATTTTCTTTATTCGTATCTTGAAAATATAGAGCACAACTAATTATGGTATTGGGATCGCCTCCAAAATAGAAATTGTCTTGGTGGAAAAATGTTGATATTCCCACTTTAGGTTTCATAGGGAAAAATTTAGATATATAAACATCCAATGTTTCCTCGGTATTAATTAATTTCTTGGCAGTATCTACTAAAATTTTATTTTTTGCTATCTTCAAAAACTCAGGTTCGTAATCGCAGGCACCCTCTATTTTGTTTAAATTAGTTGGACTGTTTAGTCTGTAGTTGCCTTCATGTTCCCTTAAGTTAAGAGAATACTCATAATGCTTTTGTGATGTTTCTAATAAAGTTTTTAGTTCATCTTCAGATAAAAAATCTTTTACTATTACATAACCTAGTTTGTTGAAATTATTTATATCAAAGTTCATATTTTCTTTTTTTCATTGATTTAATCTTAAACCTCTCTTATAATCTATCAGAACCATTAGTATGATCTAAAGTTTTATAAGAGCCAATTATTTTCTCAACCCAATTAAACATGTCATACTTATTGTTTGAAATTACCGACATATTAATTTAAACTAGTTAATAATTTGTAAATATAAGTATTATATGCGGGAATATAAAAAAATTTCGGAAATAAATATATAGAGATGGATAACTTGAATCCCGTAACATATTATATTGTATATCATATGTTTAGAAAATTAATTCCTCTATGGACCCCGATAGTTTTAAACGTGAACAAAAAGAAAAAAATAAGAACACTAATTCTTATCCTAGCAACTTTCTTCAATCCATTGGGATTCGACGCACTATTCGCTCTTGTGATGAAGTGGACTGGATCATATTGGGTAACCGATATAATTTTCTATTCCATATCGGCATTGTTTTTTGGATTGTATTATTTATTGAAGCCAGAAAATAAAGTCGACTTAAATGAAAAAGAGATCACTATCTAGCAGCGATCTCTCTTCTTCTATTCTCTTTCACTGTTCTTAATGCTTTCTCATAAGCATCAACAGCAAGTGAACCTTCGTCTATATGTTTTTTTGCAAGATCGAACACCTTTCTGTGTATTTTAAGATTATATGCCTCGTACATAATCTCTTCAATTTGCTCTGAATTTGTCATAGTTATTTAAAATTATTTTTAATAAAAAACCAGAGTCTTAAAAAGACTCTGGTGAACCAAAACAAACATCTATGATTGTCTATTACTAAACCTCTTAGTGTTCTATTTTTATATCACCTATTTGATGTTATGTTTCAAAATTATTTTCTATTTCTAAGTATAAACATCAAGCATTTAGCTTCTTCAAATTTATCCTCTGATTCTAGGTTTTTTATAATGTGATCCGGATGATTTCCATTTAACAACTTAAATAATGAGTCGACCATTTCTGAGCCCCATTTTTCTTTAGCTTCCTGAACATCCCTAGATTTTATTATAATGGCACCAAACATAGATTTATATATCAAATAATTCATTATTCCGAAACTATGGGTACAAGAACCTCGTTGACAAAATCATACATATCTTTTGTTGATAACTTATCCGCAGTGTCCTCCATGGTATGACACAACCACCATGATGAGTTATCTAAATATCCTGACTCACTCAATATACTAGATTCTCCTTCATTCAATAGCGATAATGGGTTTATTACATTGGTATCTATGCCATATCTTTCAAATGCATAAGAATCGCTAGGAGGAGTTTGAACTACTGGTGCATTAAACATCTCGACAATCCTGTCTGTAAGTTTACCCTTATGTGATCCTATCATAAAATTCTTACCGCCAGCTCCACTTAATTCCAAATTTAATACCCATTCAATTTCTCCAAATTCTCCAGCCAATATTTGTTCTGCCAAATGTGATGCACCTCTAAGACCAACCTCCTCGGCATCTGTCAGAACTACATTGATCTCAGGAAGTATCGATTTTAAATATATCGCATTAAGGACTGATGCTGAATTGTCATTCGCATTCTCAGAATCTGGATTAACTATATCATGATGTGCTACCACCATTCTTTTGCTGGTTCCTCTCAATATCACATTATATAGATTTATATCATTGAACAGGAAGCTGTCAATTTCATAAGGTATTTTCATCTCATCTAAAAGATCAATGATAAATCTAACTCTTGGTGTTGGCTCAGCTCCATTTAGGTATGCTGGTCCTGCATTTTTAACAGAGCAGAAAGGTCTTAAAGATTCTAATATCTTATTCATATTTGATTTTTTGTAAATGTATTAAAATGTTACGGGTATAAAAAATGATATATAGATTAAATTAAATATAAGCTAATAGTGATAAATCTTCTAAAATTCTCCGATCTATTTGAATCTGCTAATTATTCATATACAATTGATGATGTTAAGGCTCTTCCTACTTTTAAGGTATTGGAAACATTAGGGTTTACTGATTCCACTACCAATGCAATATGGAGTCATGGTAACATGAGATTATATAACAACGAGCTTGATATGGATGCACCGGACACAGCTATCACGATATATCAGAATGGACCAATAAGAAAGTCTACCGCAAGTTTTTATAGAAACGTGAGGGGAATCAATAAGGGTAATCCTCATATATTAAAAGAATTCGATGCACCAATACAAAATCTAAATGATTGGAATTCAAGATTTCTCTACATTCTATCATGGGCTAAGAAGAGATATAAGAGGTATAAAAGCATAGATCTTGGTCATTTCGACAGAGTACCCAAGGATAAACTTGGCGAATACCTAGTATCAGCTTATAAAGGTGATATTGATAATTTCCTTATGATCTATCCTATATTGAAGAAGGAAGAGAAAGAATTATTCCTTTCCTCCATCAATCTAGAATCTGATGAATTTGATAAAATTATTGACAGATATAAATCATTCAAAAACAAGTTACCTCTTATTTAATCTGATCCCATTCCACCGGACCTCCGTGGCATCTTAGTATTATTTGATCACCTTCCAGGATTTCTATATTATTAACTATCAGCCCCTTCCATGCTTTGTCATAATATCCCATATCTGTACCAGGATGCCCATCTATCTCAGCTCCTATATAAGGACCACCTGATGGATCATACATTACCGTTTCACCCGATTCAGTCATGGATCTTCTGGCGAAAAAATTTGGTATATTAGACACCAAAAATTCAGAGATTGAAGTTCTTTTGAATTCAAGAACAGTTCCATATCTGTTCGTGAATTCAACAACCTTATTAATATCTATATCCATTATTTCTTTTATTAAATAATTCCTTTAAAGGATCATATGCTGAATCTATTTGATTCGTAACTGCCCACCAGCATAGTGCTACAGTTATCATTAAGGTTACTATAAATGTTACCCATTTAGCCCATGTAGGTGGTTCAACTGTGATGTATGAGAATTCCTCAAAGTTCTTTCTTTTGTACTCTTTCCCAACATTAACCAATATTGAATTTGCTATATTATCGACGTCGAAATTATCTCTTGACATTATATCCTCTCTGACATCTGGTATGATCCTTCTTTCCGGTGACCATGTAAATGGTCTGGTCCATTGGATCTTTCTGGTTTTACTATTAAGACCTATACAAACAACTAACTCATTATCATTTCCGCCGTCCCAGTATGCTTCCTGCATATTAGCTGCTAAAGCAGATTGATCAACGAAGAATAGTAAATATATTCTTGCGTGTTTTTTGGTTCCGAGATGTCCATTTAGATATTTTGCCCATTGTTTCATCCTATTGACTTCCCATTTCTTCACCCATTTAACTTTATCCAATCCAAGAACTGTCTCCTGTTGGAATCCGTCTATATCGGGATATTCAAATAGTTTATATGCTTTTACATCATCCTCGGTAACATCAGCAAAATCGAAAGCTGTGTGAGCTGCCTGTACTCTATTCTCATACCAATGACTTGTAGTCGTAGCTTCTGCTGTTAGTGGATCTGCATTCCAATTAACCCTGTACATATCCCCATCCTGTCCACATCCACCGCTATGATCAATATCCCTGTTTAGCTCTACAAATTCTGGTGTGTCTTTCCATTTCTTAACAAGATAATCGTAATATGATTTTGATACTGTAAATTCATTACCCAGTGAATTTACAACTGTCCAGCGTTCATAATTCTCGTCACAATATGAACAGTCATAAGAAACAGTTGTTGTGCAATTTTTACCGCAACTAACCGTCCTTGTGCATGTTCGATGTACGTAAGTTTCCCAATACTCATAGTATCTGGCTTCGACTATAAGAGCACCGTGATACTCAGTGTCATTCACCTGTACTTTTTCGACCGTGAATTTAAAAATCCCAATGAATACAAAGCAAACAGCTAGAGGAATAGCTCCTTCCCACCATGCTAAATATTTAGGAAACCACTTCAGCATAACTGCTGCTGCAAGAACTGGTATAAGTAATGAAAGCCAAATAGACATAATGATTATTTTTAATTGTTTATAAAAAAAGCCAGCCTTTACGACTGGCTTTTTGACTTATGTTATTATTAAAATACGCTTACATCGTTATCCTTACCTGACTTGATAACGCCATCTGTACGGTCCGATGTAATAGGTTTGTATACTAATCTTGTTCTACCCATGAAGGTTGATAGGATAAAACCTGAAGGAAATCTAGTCATTATATTATCATGTGATAGAACGATGTCTTGGATCATTTTTTCCTGCATGAAGAAACCATCTCTCTGTCCCTCTACGGTTCTACTTAAATCAGCATATAAGGAGGATACAGTTTCATAATTTGAATTTGGATTTGATTCCTGGATCCATTTCATAAATACCTGCGGTGCATCTTTTCTTCCTTGCATAATGATATTTACATTTCTAACGAATGAACTATCATTTTTAATTGCAATTTGCGATTTCTGAGAGATTGTTTTCCACATCTTATCATAAAATGCGGTACGTTCATCCATTTTTTGTTTGAAGCGATTTTTTAATTCAACCTCATCATTGGAAGTCGAGATAACACTTCCGATTGTCCCTAATAGGAATATCGATACCAGTGCAATAATTGAATACTTAATAATTTTTGATGTTTCCATAAATTTTAAAAATTAGTTTTTATTTTTTAGATTGCAAATATAGATTTATTTCTCGGTATTAAAAAATAAACATGGAATTTTTATAAATTTTCCAATATAACATTCAAATGTAATTTATATGAAGGAATCAAAACTTATTTGTGTTATGGGTGCTCCATCATCGGGGAAGTCAACTTTAGCAACATCAGTTCATCATGGTCTTAAGATAAGGAAAAAGAATTCTATCTTCGTTGGTGAAGCTGCTACTGACTACATAGCAGAATGGGGTATTCCTGACACACCAACTGATCAGATAGTTATATTTTATAAACAAATAGGTAGGGAAAGAATGTATCTTGGATCTAAGGATTGGATAGTCTGTGATTCTAGCAGTATATTAAATTACTTCTATTTCAGATCAACCTTTAAACATCCTCTTTCTCTTAAGGATATTGCTACCATAAATCATATACAAAAGGAGATCCTTAAATCTTTGGGCCAGTGGCATAAAATATATTACGTTCCGCCATTCCTGGAAGATGATGAGCAAGACGGTATAAGGTTCCATAATAAAGAGGAGATAATAAAACTAGATTCTGTGATAAGAAATTATATGGATCTTGAAAATATCCCATATATTGATCTTAGTGATATTCCAATGTCGGAAAGGAACGATTGGGTTATAAATGATATTCTTGGTAAATCCTAGTAATTAAATTCATCCCAGGAATCCAGAGATGATCTCCAGTCATTCAGGAATCTAGGAAAACTTGTTTCGGTTACAGATGTTTTCCACATTGGTGTTTTACCGCTTTTAGAATTAAGAGCAACGTTAAATCCAGAAATTCCTACTGACTTCTTTAATGTATTATCATTAATGTCAACTCTAGGGGCAACGTAGTTCCCGCTCTCATTCTTTCTAATTATGTATAATTCGGGATATAGGATAGCTCTGAAGAAATTTCCTCTATCGTCCTTTATGATCCTCTTTAATTTAGCCCCATATAGCCTTGGTTTTCCGTCTTTAAGAGGTATACCCTTAATTAGAACTAGTCCGCCGTCCTTCCATTCAGGTGTGTATCCTGGTGAGTAAGCTTCATTTACTTCATCCGAAGAATTTAAAAAGTCTGAGAATTTAACTAAGTTTATCATATTACATTATATATCATCACCGATATATAGAATAATATAAATGTATTTGAAATGAAACATCTAAAACCCTTTAATAACGAACATAAAATCAACGAGTCATCGAACGATGGATATACGATTTCCCAGATAATTGAAGGATTTGACCAAATACATTCAAATAGTGAAGACTACTTTGTCATAAATAGCAACAAAATTCCAATTAAAATTGATTATTATGATAGTAAGGGAGAGGTTAAAGTTAATGCTGAGGTAAGCGAGGATGTTGATGACTATGATATCCACATTGATGGCGAGAGAATAGCGGATGATGTAATAGATAATATTACTGCTGATCCTGAGGCTACTGGCCCTAAATTTACCAGAGATGATATAGCTGGTGTCATCTACTCAGTTTTCGAAAAGAATCCTTCCGATTATATAGGCATTGATACTTATGGTGCTGATATCTCCTATGATATAAATTTAGTGGATGATTTGGAGGTAAAGATAAAAGCTTCTGTTGATCCTGACACTGTATCTATATCTTCCGCTGATTTATCATCTCTTTCTTCTGGTGTGATCTCTGAACTAGCGTCCAAAGTTGCTGGTAGAATTAACTATTCATCGTAGGATATTGATAATTGAATTTTTTCTTTATTGAAGACAGCTTTCTGATTTCTCCGATGCTTTCCTTAACCTCGTATAATCTACCGCTAAAGGTCACTATTTTTGTTGTGCTATTATCGCTCTCCATGCTTTCTATGAATGCTGGATTTATCTCTAGTATCGAACCATCCGGTTCCTTTACGATATTTAATTTAATAAAATTGTCCATTTTTTAATAATTTATTATGTGAATTGATAGATTTCTCTCCGTTGCAAGATCTATCATATGCTTTGTTCCTTTTGATTCTCCATCCCAGAATGAAATAAGGATATCAGCGTAATCCGCCATATCCTTATTTCTAATATATCCTGCTGATTTTCCATATTTGTCCCATTCCGCAGGGAATTGCTTAACCGTAAATCCTTTTAATTTAGCATAGTGTTCTCCCATTTTGTCTGCTCCCTTTGCAGTACCGCTAACAATCTCTACTTCCGTTTGATTAGCTAAAATTTCTTCACACTTAGCATATAATAATTGAAAATCTGAAAAACCCCTACCACCAGCAATGATAACTTTCATGTGTCTATATTAATTTGATTCTTTTACAAATTCCTCCTTATCGTTTGAAATATAGAAGTTTTCAAAATTGTAATATTTCTCATACACCTCTTTGATTTTATCCATGGTGGCAGTTTCTAATATGTCATACATTGACCATCCCTCTGGTTGTAATATTGTTCCGATGGCTTTCTCGTAAGATAAGATTTCGTTCTTTTCTTTTCTGACAGTAAAGTAGTCCTTAACGACATCAAATCTTTCCTGAGTTAAATAGGTATCTGGATTTGCTATAACCTCCTTAACTGCATTAATAACCGCCTCTACGTTCTTGTTTGATACCTGTGTTGAGATAACAACCATTCCTTTATCATATATTCTTGGCTGATAGCAATGAACATAATAAGCAAGACCTCTTTTTTCTCTGATTTCCTGGTATAATGGAGATTTTAAACCTAATCCCAACATGGAATTTATGAAAGAAACATAAGCAAAGTCTTCTCTGATCATCGGACTCAATAATATGATTGATGTCTTGTCCTTGAATTCATTATTTAATTCCAATTCAACCTCATGATTCCCATATTCTTTATCGTTCTTAATCTCCGTATCAGCAAATACCAGCTCATCGTTGATGTAATCGTGGTTTTTTGAGATGTTTATAATTTTGCTAGGTTTTGAATATTGTAATTCAAAGTATTCTAAACAATCACTAAACTTAAGAGCCTCTAAATCCGATCTTAGCCCAATAGGATCATAATCTTTAAAAAGTTTTCTTGATAGATTAAGGAAGTGAGCCTGAGTTTGATCATTGAAGCAGTCCATATATTCCTCAAGAACTATATTTCTTTCATTTTCAAATTCTTCCTCGGTAACTTTAAATTTGCTTAACAACTCCACAAATTTATATTTCCACTTATTTACTCTCTCGTCAAGACCAGTAAGATAGAAAACTATTTCATTGCCGCTTGTGTAAGCATTCCATTCAATACCATCACGATCAAGATCTTCCTGAAAATGATCAAATGACTTACATACTAAATGCTCCATCAGATGCGATATTCCGTACCATCCTGATTTTTCTAGATTCGTTGATCCCTCATAGACTATATAAAATCCTGATAGGTTATTTTGGCTTTTTTTATTTATAATCATCTCTTATTTTTTAAATATTTTTTTATATAGGTGAGTTATTATATTGTGTCTAGATTTAGTAAGCGGAATTGTTATGTATTTGAAATCAGAGTTGTTGGTTTTTATTGTTGCCATTCTTTGTGACCTCACCGTGATGATTTCAGTTCTTAGAGTTGCGTAGTTTTCGTTCTCGATTTCATCATAGGTAGGAAGCATAGCAATATGATAGACACCTTCCTGTCCTTCTTTTGTGGATGCTCCGATTACAATACTGGTTTGATCTATATCATTACTAAGTAAAGGATTTATAAGTACCCTATATCTTCCAGCAAGAACACCTATTTGTCTGATTGATGATCCGTTCTCTATGAAATTTGTTGCTTCTTCCATATTGAAAGAGAATTGGCTAAGATCCGATAGCAGTGATCCTATTGATTGGCTAACTATAATAAAATCAGCACCTCCACCTCTTGACTTGTTTGCTATTTTACTTCCTGCTATATGTATATGCTTTAAAAGACTCCCAGGTGAAGACTCTGTTGCTAATATTCTAACCTTAGGATAATAACCCAACCAATTATAAATGAACCATCTAGTTTTGCTCCATTCACTTCGGTAGTTATTTCTTCCTGATTCTTCTAGCATCCCATAGATTTTTTTCTCTAGGTTAACTTCAGCTTCATTATCGATTGTATTTTTTGTCATCGCTCTTGAATCTATACCGTGCATAGCCATGATATCAGCAATAGTTTCTTTGTTCATTACTGATTTGATCCTATGGTCTTCCAAATGGAAATTCTTGGTGTTTAATTGTATTGGTAATATGCCTTCCTCACTTACGGATGAGTAATTTGGCTCCAGTATACTTAATGTCCCGGTTGGATTATCAGTTTCTATATACTGTACGATTTCTTTTATTGCTTTCATCACTTTAATTTTATTTAATTTTACTTCTTTCGATTTTATTCAATTCCGTTAATAATGCACCAAATGCCGAATCTATATCTGTGTATTGTTGTATACCATATCTTGTACAAACAACATCAACATTTCCCTTTCTGTAGAATCCATCAGGACAGCAAACTATAGCTTTTTTCTCCTTACCCGCACATAGGCCAAGTTCCATTAATGTGATTGGACTTTTTGAATCTGGTAATATATTAAAGAAAACTATATCTGAGTCTTCTATGTTATTAAGCTCCCAATTAACCTGATAATTGAACTCAGAATTTGATTGTTCCTGTGTCCAGGTACTATCCCATGAATCTCTTCTGGGATTATAAACTTCGATATTTGCTGCATTATCAGCTTCGATTGTTACTAATCGGTTGTATATTTCTGTTTGCCAATCTTCTGAAGATCCCATATCGATAGATCCCGCTAGAAATATCTTTATTGAATCGGATTCCGTTATAAATTGGTCATCTGGTTTATTTAATGTTATCATTATTATACTTTTAGTTTTTTAATTTTTAGATTCCATTCAGATTATATCTCTCCTCTATAATTGGATAATAGTCAACGTCCATCTCCTCCAGAGTCGAATAACTAGGTATCTGCCAAGCTAAATTATGTGGCGACATATATAATTTATATAATGGGTTCGTAGATAGATTATAATAATACACATCTATAATTGGAAGAATCCTGAATGGTATATTTAATATGGTATCATAGAAATGACTATTCACAGCATATGCGTGTGCTGCATATGCTCCTAATGAAATTGATAAATTGTCGGTTACCTTCTCATATAGGAATGGATTGCATCCGATATAAAACATGTCCCATCTGGATTCTTTTTCTAAATCATCAAGTGATTTTTTTAATTCCTCCAAAATATCTTCCCTGAATATAACATCATCCTCAAGAATTAAAACGTTCTTGTATCCCATTAATTTGGATCTTAGTATAATATGAAGGTGCGATAACGCACAGGATTTTGCAAATCTTGAGTATTCGGGTCTTTCATCTTTTTTAAACATGCAGCCCTCACTTTTTAAAATCTCGTTTTGCTCCTGCGTTAATTGTATTGCTGGAAATCTCTCAGCAACGATTCCATATTTTTCCAATTCATTTTCAATATGTAACTTTCTTTCAGGCCTATCATCTAGGTTGATATAAAAGATCTTATCGAAAAAATTAAAAGGGTTTGTTTCCATATTTTATCTAATATTTGAGATAAATTCGAAATCGACTTTGATTGTATTAAAAGGTTCGATCTTCTTTATATCATACCTACCTGATTTACTGTAATTGTAGCTCATATGAAACAGCACCTTTGCATAAAAGTTATCTACTTCCATACCGGAAGTTGGTAGCATATAATATATTTCCTCTATTAACTTCCTATTTAAACAATATGCATATGCGCCAACGATCTGCCCATCGAAATTATCCTCCTCCGCTCCACCGAAATAAAGCATGTCCCAATTATCCAATTTATTTTTATTATTCTCTAAAATTTCATGTGGGTCCTCGGTAAAGATAACATCGTCTTCCAAAATTAATATTTTGTTATATCCTCTCTCCATTGCCATTTTAGTAATTCTCCAATGTGAATTTCTGCATCCGAGACTGCCCAAAACGTATTTTTCAGTTGTTTGATCCTGGTTGAAATTTCTCCAAAATGAAATGTCAGGAACCAATTCCCAAACTGTACCCGAAACACGCTCGTAGTTAGTTATGTTATATCGTTTGAATTGCTCAATCATTTTGGAATCCCTGTCGGTGTCCTTATCCAAATTAATATAAAAAATTTTATCAAAAAATACATTTATGTTCATCGGGTAATCTTTTATTATTTATAGAAAATAGAAGGGTTTTGTTCCACGAAAAACCCCATGATTTCTCATGGGGTTTAATATATCCAGATTTAGATTATTTATCTTTTTTCGGACTTTCCTGAGTTATTGAGCTCAATGGTGTTTCTGTAGTAGATGCATTTGCATTTTTTCTAGCAGTAACCTGACTTAATAATTCCATCCCAAGTAATCCCGAGATTGGACCATTAGATCCGCTTTCTCCACCTGTGATAAGAATTTCAGGGATAATCTTGATATTGTTCACCCCAATCGATTCAACTACTTTTAATTGACCGAAATTGGCTTCACCCATTGCTTTAACCTGTAAATCGTAAGCTTCCGCTGTTGCTTTACCGATCGCTTCAATCTTAGTAGCTTCCGCTGTACCTGTTAATTGAATTTGTTTCGCTTCAGCTTCAGCATTTAAGATTTTGGCTTTTGCGTTTGCACCAGCTTTTAATTCTATCGCCTTAGCTTCACCTTCAGATTTTTTAACCGCTGCTTGAGCTTCTCTTTCGGAGATTTCTACAGATTGTTGTGCCTGAACCATTTGTCCCTGCATATCAGCAAGTGCTTTAGCAGATTCTAAAGTTTTACGTTTATCCTGTGCTTTACGTTGAGTATCAAAAGTTACTTCCTCCTCCGATGCAATCTTACGATCTGTTAGGGTTTTCATTAACTCTGCTGGTGGAACGATATCTCCGATAAGAGTATCAACAGCATGAACATTATATTCCTCCAGTACCTGACTGATCTTTTCCTTAGCAGCAGTTTGTCTTTGCTGTCTAGTTGATAGGAAAGAAATAACATCCGAATCCTGAGCTGAGTTTCTGAAGTAGTTACCAATTGTAGGTTCTAATACCTGAGATACTAGGTTTGACATTGAACCAAATCGAGCAATTACCTTAGGAGCTTCAGTTGAAGGTACGTGAATGATTTGTGATACGTCCAAGTTGAATGGGAATCCATCTTGAGATCGAACTGTAATTGTACTTAAGTTCTGATCCAAATTATGTGATTCGTTTCTAGCAGTTGCCCAGTTAAGAACTAGATTGGTTGTAGGTACGATTTCAATTTTTTGTGTGTAAGGATTAATTGCATATTTACCAGGGTCTAATACCGAAGCCCAAACTCCTTTTTGCCCCTTCTTAACAATATTACCGTGTTTGAATCCGTCACCAGTAGTGTCCTCACCTTCATCTCCAACATATGATATTACCACACCGACATGACCGATTGGAATAGAAGTCATTTCTTTTTTCTCTACCTCAACTGCCCAAGGGTTAAGAGAATAAGAACCAGCTTGAATAACCTGGATTTGCATACCTCTTTGACCTCCCTTTGATAAAAACTTATCAAAATCTTGGAAATTATTATGACCTTCAATTACTGATCCTGCAATGGAAGCTAGTTCTAGAGGAGTTCCGTCTAATGCCGTTACTACACCGACCATCCCATCTTCGATGCTTGTGATATCAGCTAAGAATATTTCAAATAAATATGGATTGATACGATAAACCCCATTGTTTAAGTAACCAACCTGTTTACCTCGCTGTCCGCCATTTAATAGGAATGCCCTAGTGTCTTGATAATTATCACATTCAATATTTCGGGCAAGAATAGATCCAGTAGGTAATTGTGCACCGTCTTTAGCAGATAGCAAACCAATCTTACCTTTCGGAATTACAGTCAATGGAGATTGATCAATTGAATATTGCCACACCCAATAACCCCAATAAAGTCCAGGAGCTAGTGGATCCGCCTGGTAACCAGGTTCTCCATTTAGTGCAATAATTTTCCCATCAGGAAGAGATTTGTTTGCACCGAACAAAACGAATTTTTTGGTAACTAAACCGATTTTGTCTTCTGGTATAATAACCATACCGAAGAAGAAACGTAGCGTGAACTTGTAAAACAAGAGAGCTAAAATTGGGATTAATACCCAGGCATAAGATAATAGAATTTCCATTTAATTTTTGATTTTTAATAAAATTTATTTTATACGATGTTTACGTAAATTCATATTTAATGAATCAACCATATGAACTGCATCGCTCCAGCTCACTTCTTTTGATAGATGAATGCGATCATCTGCCGAGTTCTCGATATCTGCGGTAATCGCTGGAATTCCATCATACCCAATCCCTAGTTCATATCTAACCACGTGTTTTGGTGATACTACATGATGAACTAATGTCCCAGTTAATGTTGCAATTACCAGGATTGCAAGCCATTGCCATACTTTTTCCATTGCCATAATTATAAAGAATTTAATTTGTTACGTACTTCCTCAAGAGTTGTTTCGTTAACGAATCTTCCCTCTTCATAGATTGTTTGTAAAAAGCCCTGCTCCTCCTGTTCCCAAGTACATTGAGTATTAACATGATATTCATCGCCTTCCATTACAACTTGAACTAATCCCTTCAATGATTTTTTAGTTCCGTCGTCAGTGATTGGATCTTTATAGATGTCATAAGCAACCTTTTCAGTATTTAGATTTTGGTCTAAAAATTCACCAAATATAGGTTCTTCTACTTCGAACCAAGCTCCTTTAGCAGCGAATCCCAAAGTATCTCTAGTATTCATTTGATAAGTGAATGATCCGATTCCCAACACGATGTTTGTTGAAGCAAAACCTTTTTCTTCTAATCTTTCATAGATTTGAATCTGACGACCAACTGTGATTGAATCCCCGTAGATCGCACCAATATGTGGATCAAGAACTTTGTATCCTTGTTCGTTGATTGTTCCACCGAAGATATCCCAAAGTAATTCAACTACACCTTTTCTTTGTGGTGAATTAGGATCATTGTGCTTAAACACATCCACTGAACCACAGATAATATCTACTGGATCACCAGAGTCAGGACGGATAACAAGTTTTCCATCACGTGACATGATTTGCTCTTTATTTGCAGGAAGATATTCCGTGATAAGTTTCCATAAATCAAAAGTGTCAGATACAATTGATAGGATTCCTGTAGGGAATTCAGTTAACCAATCGGAGATCATTTGTTGTTCTCCTACAGTAAATATCTTTGTTGTTGATACTGAGTGTTCAGAAGCGTTAACAGAATTGATGCAGACATCGTTTTCTGGCTCGTTATAGAAGTATCGTGCTGCAGGAATACAAACAATAGTGTCAGATCCTCTGAATGACGTAGCGTGTCCTAAACCACTAGATAACATATCCCATGGAGATAAACCTCTAGCAGAGAAGTCGTGACATAGGAAAGGAATTAACCAAGCGTTAGCCGGATCAGTTTTCGTAACCCATTCAACCAAATTTCTTCGGTATCTTAGTGCAAGTGTAGCAGAGGTTGCTGGTTTCCATGCCAATGAAGATATGATGGTCTCCAAATATAATGTTAACCATCCGAATCCATCCACAGTATTCACAAATGTCATGTGAGGGATGTTAGGGTTTGTTTCGATACCTTCAGGTAAAGCTTTAATTCTAATAGGCAAGTAACCCAGATGATGTAATTCCGAGAAGTGTGAACCATCGAACGGAAGTCCTAAATACTTTGACATATCATCGGAAAATTTAGTAGCAACGCTAATTGGTTGTTTGAAAAAATTCTCTTCGAATTCATCATGTAACCATTTCACTACCAATTGTTGACCGAATGATACTATTTTATCTACTCCCTCAGGAGCATGCTTTGTGCTTCGTGGAATCCAAGTACCGTACAAACGGGTTGTTCCGGGAGCTAACATTTTCTTGTGGCCAATTTTATAGCCATCAGTGTAAAATAAACTTGTGGGTTTAAACATATTTATATTTTTAGTTTTGTAAAGATATTAAATTTATACGGGATAAAAAAATTACAACTCACTTTTTAATTTAAGTGATCTATATAGATGGTCGGTATCTATTCCAGTATTTGCTTCTTTGTTATCTGAGTCCTTACGTACCCAGTTATCATCGGACCATGAATTCTCCCATTCTCCATTCGCTGATATGAATTCTCTCTTTTCATCTACGGGAACGTTTTCGTATTGATCATATTCCAACCAAGTGATTTTTATATTCCTCTCGGTTGCAAATAGTATCTCTTCGGCAAGACCCCTTGAATTCTCCCATCCTGGCATTTTATAAACCAGTAGCTCATCAGCATGTTCTAGAAATGCAAGACAAAATGATTTCCAGAATTCCCAATTGGTTGGCATATGTTTAAACTCAATAAGAGTATGCCCATATGTTATTGGCGAGAAAGCAACTTTTCCATTTGAGCATTCTCTTGCAGCTAGTCTGGAAACTATATTAAAGTTTTCCTCTCTAACAGCTGGATCCTGATTTGAATATGGCGATCCTATATAGACTAATTTGCTCATTGACCTAGTAGGTGAAAGTTAACCACATACCTTCTCTCTGATCACTATTCCATTTAACTGAACTCCATCCAGCGGAAATATATTTGGATTCAAGTAGTCCGAAATGTCTTTGTGACATTCCATTTGGAATGTCTATAGAAACCGAACCTCCTTTTACTACGGTTTTTTTCTCCAGTTGAGAATCCAATTTAAGTTCAAATTCATCAACTTCCCTCTGGAAAGCTTTGTTTAAGTATTCTGGTGATGTTGCCATTTTATTTAGATTTTAATAGATTATCTCTAAGATCAGTTAGAACTTCGCCTAGCCAATTTGTACCTCTCCAATTTTTAGGATCGTGTATTTTAGGGTCATCCTCGCCAAGACCTATACCCCAGATTTTATCGTAGGGTGAAGCTTCAACAAGTAAGGTTCCTTCGGTGTCCAATAATGTTTTTAGTAATTTTGGATTCTGAGTGAATTTCAAATGACATCCATTGTAAACAATTTTTTTAGCATTTTCTGTCCAGACATCAGAATTGAAATTCTTAACCTTTCTCCCTAGCTCCTTTTGTTTACCAGGATCCTTTGAGAATAAAATTTCCTCTCTGGTTTCTTCGTCGCCAAATAGCTTAGCCTTTTCCGCCATCATCCATTGCTCTGAGCAATTATATTCGTTTCCCTCCTCGTCCTCAAATGAACATGGATGCCAATTGGAGAACGGGTGACGTGTTTTATAGAAGAATGTGTATTTAGTGTATGTTTTCATTTGATTAGATATTAACTATTACGTGAAATTGTTTTTCTGATGAGTTAATTAAATCATCAACATATTTTTGAGCCTCTGTGTTATCATTGAAGTTAACTCCAAAAGATTGTTTATAACCAAAACGAATTTCTACATGTGCTTTGTTATAAATTCTTTCTGTGATATCGCATACTTTGTACGAAGAATAATCTGCAAAATACGATACTGGTTTTCTCCAATGCGTATTGTATTCGTTTCCGTCCTTATCAATATAATCATTCCAACCTGCTGGAATTGCTTCATGCATACCATATTTAATTCCTAGGAATGTTTTAGGTCTAGATGGAATCTCTTGGAACCATCCATATTCTGTTTCTTTTTCTCCCGTTAGAGTAATAGAATCTACTTTGTCTAATTCAAAATAATGTTTTTTCATAATTACGTATTTATTATTTTATGCTGTCTATTAATAAAAGTTCTGCCGTTTGAAAATCTATGCGGTAGATTCCTAATGGTAACTTAACCTCCTTATCATACCAATCGTATCTATGTTCAACAATAATACAGTTTGTTCCTGTAATTGTAGTTGAAGACTTTGGAGCAATTGCAGCACCACTTCTCAAATCATATATGTAATTATTAATCGAACCAAGATGACCACCAATATGACTAGGATAATCCAATCCCTTTCTACCCATAACAATTTCACCTAAATTGTTAATGATAACATGTGTTCCAAAATCAAATCCTTTAGAATTCTTTTTGTCTTCTACGTAATGTATCAGTGAACAATAACCATCTTTAAATTTACCACCAGTTCCACCTCTACGAAATACTTCACTAGAAACCTTAAGATCGTTATGATATAAATGAGAGTAATTATCTCGATTATCAACTGGATTTCCTTTTAAATCTTTCATTTCGATTTTTCGAAGTTCGTATCCATCACCTAATCGATCATGTGGATATTTCTCTTTCTCTTCGAAAGGTAATCCTCCAAAAAAACTATGGACCCCTCCGGAACCCATCATTTGGGTAAATGCAGCAAGCATTTCCATTGGATTCTCGATGTCTAGGTGTTCTTTTTTATTTTTCATATTTTTTTAATTACGAGCAAATATAAAACAAAATCCCGAGATTAAAAAATCTCGGGACAATTATTTACAAAAGTTATCAATAATTTACATCATTAATAGCAATCGTGGATCTAAATCTTCATAAACATGATCAATATAGAATAGGGTTCCGCTAGGAGAATCCATAGGCTTAACTGGAACCAAATCATCGGAGAAAGACCTGATCATTCCACCATCTAAACTTCCTATTCCTTCTATCTCGTGATTTTCTAGAATATATCCTGGTTTAGTATTAACGATTAAGTGATCTTTTATGATATCAGTAGTAATACGCCCTATATAATCAGTAGAAAAAATTGGAAATCCGTCTAGTCTAGATTTTCCTACATATTTAATCCATCCACATCCTGGTTTAACCCCAACCCCTTCAGTTCTTTTTACTTTGAATGTTATCATGGTTAAGCTAATAAGATTCTGTTATCCAATTCTTCTTCGATAGGATCTGTATTACACGGACGAGATGCGGCATTAATTATTTCTGACATCAGTGCATATGTATCGATATCAGCATATTTCATAGCATGGTATGTTTCGATATCAAACGAATGGTATTTTTCTTTCCCCATGATTACATCATCAATAATAATCTTTCATCAAATTCAATTCCATCAACCCCTGCGATCCCGGGTCTACCTGAAAACCCAGTAGGTCCTTTAGGTAATGGTAATTCAATTTCGCTACAAATATTTGCACCATAGGTGCTATTCATCATAACTCTTTCAGCGTATTTATTTGCTGTCATTTGTTCTTCAAATGCTGATGATGATCCCTGTATACCTTTGATGTCCATTCCATTACTATCAGCACAATATATGTTGTGTTCACCTCTTGATGTAATGTAACCAATGTAGATATTTTTACCTGATGCATATGCACGGGATAATTCGGATTTCAAACCCTTAGGTAAACCGTGCTGGGATTTTTCCCATGCATTTCCCGGAAGAATGAATATGACTGAATTTGATGCATCGAATGACCTTTGATTGTATACCGTATCGCGATACCAGTATTGTGGATTACCACCAGCTTCTTTAACAACCGAAGCAAATTCCATAACAGTGCTCCAATCAACAGAGATCGGAGCACTGATAAATACTTTAGATATCTTATTCAGCATCTGCGAAGTATTTGTCAAAAGACTCTTGCTTAGAAGCTAATTCTAAACTTGTCAATTTCAACTTATACTCGATGTCGATAACTTTTTTGAATCTTTGTTCAACCGATTCTTTAGTCATTTGTTGGTAACCTTTATTAACATCGGTTTCCAAGTTGAAGTTAGTTAATTCGAATAACTCATCCTCCATTGATTCTTTCTTAGCAGTTAATGCATCGATAACATCACGTTGAATGTTACGTTTTACTGATACGATGTAGTTTTCTGCTCTTTCAGAAACTGATTTGTTAGATTTTAATAAATCTAATGCTTTTACTGATTTTGATTTTGCTGCCATAATTTCTCTTTATTTTATCAATTTTAATTATTGTTTTGCAAATATAGGCTAAAAATTCGGTATTAAAAAAATTTTAGAGTTAATTTTCTTCTTCTATAGCCTCAATTATCGTGAACATCACCGGAAATGACCATATTAATCTATTTGTGTTTCCATATTCACCTGTCCAAAAACAATATGCACCATCCTTAATTGTCATTTCTCTGCATTCGATAGTTTTTCTCCAAGATTCGGTTTCGATCCTGCACGTTATTTTATATCTCTCCATGTTTTTGTTTTTAAGAGGGTTCGTAAATTACAACAGTTACGCTGCAATCTTTTAATTCTTTTTGTATAATACCCTTGATTCTTTCCCAATCACCGCCAGCAAGACCAGCACCTATCTTAGGAAGACCTATATGCTTACCCTTAAATCGATAATTCATCTTTTTTATACACATTTCAATTGCAGCATAATCAACCGGATTTTTATCTCCGTCCTTATGATTCCTACCATATTTGTATTGTGTGTATGCATTGACTACTTCTAATCTCTTGCGGTTACCTTCTTCATCAAATACGAACCAAGCGTATGATTCAATATTTCCTAGCTTAGACATATCACCTCTTTTATCCGGGAATGATGTTGATTCACCGTGATATTTTTCGGGATCGTTACAAGAAAAAGCCTTTGCCATCTGTGGAGCAATTCCTGCACCCATTTGGCAAAAACAATTACATCCATGTGCAATGACATCAAAACTGGCTCCCTGAGCTAGTTTTATCAGATCTCCTTTTATTTCTTTGTATTCCATAGTGTTTTAGAAAACGTTAAGTTGCTTTAGTCTATGTAATTCATTATCGTTACGTAGGCTAAATTCAGGATCGTTCACATCTGAATATGAATTAGTGCAGAATATTCCTGTGAATGCATCATTCAGTGGTTTTAATCCTGCTGAGAAGATTCCATGGGTAACAATTAAATAGATGTCAGAAATCGCGTTATGTTTACGGATCTCCTTTGCCAATTCGATGAAGGTTCTTCCACCGTCACAGATATCGTCGACAATTACAAATTTATGATCTTCACCATATTGATCGATATTAGGAATTTCTGTATGTGTGATTTTCCCAGTTTCGATGTCCCTATGCTTCATAGCAGTAACCACATTTTCGATGGCGAATTTCTGAGCAACATCAAAGATTTTTTTGTAAGCCCCAGCATCAGGTGAAACAAGAACCACTCTTCTTTGAGCACCATCTTTATTATCGATTGGAGGTAGTGCAAATTTTACAAGTCGATGATTATCTTCCTTAACGTAATTATTTAAGCAAGCTTCGAGTACGTCCGAGTGAGGATCAAGTACATTTACCGATTCGAAATTTTGTGAATTGATAATAGGACAGATTACATTTTTTAGATAGTTCGTGGATCCTTGAACGAATTTACGATCTGAACGAGCACCTACAAAATAAGGAGAATACAAATGAATTTCTTTAGTACCAAGATCTCGTAAAGCTTGTGTTGCACAAACGATAAGTTCTAAATCCTTAAAAGAATTTAGACGGGACTTAATTTTTACGGGATGAGATATATCAGATGCATTTGTACAATCAGTGATTGTTACTGATTGCTGTCCATCAGGGAATTTTGAGATTTGAAATTTAATGTCGGACTTTTCATTGTCCGTGAGATTTAAGATGTACATATTTATTTTTTATATTTTTTAAGAATTGAATCTAATTTTTCGTCGCTATAATTTTTTATTGACTGCTCCAGTATCTGAGATTTTAGATCTAGCTTTTTAGTTATCTGCCACCAATTACATCTTAGATATTCCAGGAGTAATGATTCAATAACGTGTGTTCTTTCTTGATAAATCTCAGCGATACACATTACATCCGATAATATGCTTTCGTCATATTTAACGACTATTTTCTCAACTGGTTTGACGTTAGCTATTCTTTCGGCTATTATATCATTGACTTCCTTGTCATCGGTGCTTCTAGTTAACTGTATTAAAACAGATTGTAGTAAATCTTTTAATACCCAATTATCAATTGCAACTGGAAGTTTTAGTGTTGCTGTGCCAAATAATTTCTTAGAGCTATTTAGAGAATATATGACTGAATTGTTCTGATCTGCACCAATAGAATTCAATAGCTCCCTTGCTTCACTGTGAGTTTTACCAACTATAGCATATCTTCCCTCATAGTTCATAATTCCCTCCGTCATCAATCTGGTATGACCAACACCCCTCGGTGAAAGAAGCTCAACTAAAAATGATAGTTGAGCTTCTAGCTTTTCCTTATTTACCTTGCTCATCCTGTGGATTGTTTTTGGAATTAACCCATTCGATCTTAGGACAGTATTTATTATATTTTGCCTTGGCGAAAGCTACGATGATGTTATCGGTTTTTTCTTTTGACTTATACCATCTTCTACCATTCTCGTCTATATAGTAATCCCTCTTTTCCTTATATCTTTCAATCAGATATTTAATTCCATGATATCCACCTACTAAGATAGCTCCTATCCAGAAAATAATCCCGCCTGGCAGGATGGCATAAAAAAATCCGGTTTCACCATAGTCAACAAATAGAGCCCCAACTGCTGTTCCCATACAAAGAACAATAAATCCAGCCAGATAGAAGCCAAAGCTTATCCCCATTCTAGCACCAGTTGAATGATCACCATTGGAGTAATTCTTGTTAAAGACCTCCATGATCAATATGTTTGGTATGCAAAATGCTGCATAAGGGATAAGAAGCAAATATGCTAACACGAGTTTCCAAAAATATGGACAAAGATTTCCTGGAAGATCCTTATAATCTTCAAGACCATAGAACCATCTGTACAACTTAACACTGATTGAATTTTGATTTAATTTCATTTTTTACAATTTATTTTATTATTTACTTACTCCTACCCATGCATCATCAGATGATAGCATTTTTTCTATTTTAACTTTATTCTTAGCGTAATTAAGAGCATCAGAAAATACCTCCTCCGTGCATCCTCTTTCGTTTCTTTCACCCTTCCAGCCGAATATTGGTATTGTTATAGTTTCTACTGGTTCGATTAATTTAACCTTGCCTGCTTTAACTACAAATTCAACTACGGGTTTTATTGTGGTATTGTCTTCGTCATCACTACAGGATTCTTCGTTCATTATTTGACATCTTAGATCTAGAAAGGGAAACTCTCTGGCAATTATTTTCCATTCTTCATAGACTTCGCTAACACTAGGATATTTTCCTATATTGTATTCTGAAGTTCCTATTGTCCCGTCCCAGTTGCACCATCCATGTGCACCACCTACCCACGATGAAGCTATTCTGGAGTTTCGTAGATATTCTAAACCCTCTATGGATCCAACTGAATCCTCGTATTCACCCTTTATCTCCCATAATCTGGTATGGTCATTCTCAGAAATCCCGTGTTTTTCTCTAAGTTCTTCATCGATTTGATCATAACGTCTCCTACCATTTCCCTTTGATATGCTGGAATCTATATCGTAAAATTTGGTCTGAATAAATTCTTCCCATTCCCGATCATTGCAACTTAAATAAAGAGAATCTGTTCTGATTAGTATCTCCTTGGCTTGATCCTTGGTTACTGGTTCTCCCTTAACGACCAAAGCTGGCCATTTGATAAGTACTATATTTAGTAAATCTGACTCCGTCATAGTTATTAATTTTGGTAAATGTAATGATAATTTACGGGATTAAAAATTAATTCCTATGCAATTTCAATCCATGACATTTCTAATTTTTCCAATTCTAAATTAACTGCAGGAATTACATCAACTGATATTAGGTTTTCCACGATAATTTCTCCGGTATCCGGATTTACACGACCGCTAATTGTTGGTATTAATTTACCTTCGCCGGATTTTAGCATGGAAACTGCCTTCTTACCCCATTTGTTATTGGAGAATTTGAAAATTCCAATAAGAAATCCATCTTTTATGTACATATGATCTATTGAATGTGATAATCCATTCCCAACCACTTGAACCATTGCAGTTCTATATTCTCCATCTTTGGATTCTGAGTCTGCTATCTCTCCCCACATTTTTCTTCCATACCTATCACCATACTCCTTATAATATAGATCAAGTATCAGATTTACTGAATATTGTGTGTAGATATTACCTCTGGCTGTTTTTTTACCTATCTCAATAATAGGGATTTCTAATATTTGACTGTGGTCCATTATTAGAAAACATTTGTTATTTGCCTTGTTATAATAGCCGAATCTTCCTCTCTGGATTCTATCCCCAGTGAATCTGATTTTCCGTAAGCTTTTGCTACTATTATCGTGTCGCCGTAACTATCAACCTCGGTTGCAAAGGCAACGAAACCAGCTCCCTCAGCCTTTTTATTATACCCAACCATTTCGCTGTGCTTAATAGCAGCGGAGAAAACTATTGCGCTTCCTCCGATTATTACATATTTTGCTCTGTACATTTAAACTGATTTTATTTCTTTGTTTAGAATATCTCTAAGAAAATCTTTGTCTTGAGTGAACGTTGGGGTTTCAATAACTTCCCATACATTTCTAGTAAAAATGTGTTCAGACGGGATGTAAGATGTATTAGGATCATAATAATTTGAGGTCTTTGTAAATAACTTTTCTACTTTGCCAATTACTGCTCCTCTTTTCTTACGAAAATCATAGTCATTCCAATTGATTCCTTTCTGAAAGATTAGGTCTTGCATTCCATCAGTCTTAACCCCATGTAGTTCTTTTGTACTATAAAGGCTTTGTGCAACCGAAGAAATTGAGTTTCTTACTGCATCTTGTTGTCTCCAAATAAAATAGTTGCAAACCTCGTCGATAAAAGGGATTTGGAATACCCTAGCGTCAAACTCAGCTTTCTTGATTTTAGATAGAAATTCTAATATCTCATCGGCATTCATCTGTAATGGCGTATCGAATAGACATTCATATTGTCTAAAAGCTCTAGCAATCCTTAATTCATTAAATTTAGCTGTTGCCATAGAAGCAGCTACAGACGCCATTTTCTGTAGGTTGTTATCAAACCAAGCATGTGTTCCTAGATCATCGAAGTCAGTTAGAACTAAACTAATCTCGTCTGATTGTACATAACCTAATTTAGCTCCTTGAATGTTTTTGCAAAGGTATGCAGTGGTAGCATTCATGTCATTGATTAGTCCTTCGTCGAAAGGTCTTTCTAATCCCTTTGTGTAATTACTAAATGACTTGCCGTCAATTCTTATGATTGTGTAAGTTCTTCTTGTTAACTTGTATCGAGTTCTATCTTCATAAAAAGATTTCATACGATCTCCGATTGGGTCTTTCATATTTGTAAAATTAAAAAATCATAAATTCAAAATTAATTCCTTTATCTAAAACAGCTTTTCTTTTAGCTTCGTTTTTTTCTAAATCAAGCTTAATCGTGTAGGCTGACTTAACTTCAACAATTTTATTTTCTGATACTATGTAAATATCAGGATGATATACTTTTTTTCCACCTTCGAAAAAGTATTCGATTCTACCTATAATAGTTTTTATCTCTTTAGTCCCTATAATCAAATCATTTTCATTATAGGACTCCAGTAATTTATCTAAAGCAAAATTCTCATATCCTTGAACCTTAACAATTTTACCACTGGGTAATTTATATTCTTTGAAACGATAAGAGTTTTTCATGCATTTATCAAAAACTTCCTCATTTTGCATCGGATGGTCGGTACCAAAATTATTATTTGAATTCTCTTTCATTTTTTCATATCTTCCTTCTATTTTAGAATTATGATCGATGTTGTATTTAGAGGTCAAAGTTTCTATGGTTTTTTGTTTAATTGCGGGGTTTTGCAAAGGACTTTTACTTCCATATCTTTCAATATTGGTATCTTCAGTCTTCTTTTTTATCAAATCACTTTTTGCTGGATTCGATTCTCCGTATCGTTCAAGAGAAGTTTCCCTATACTTTTCTAAATAGCTTTTAGTTTTAGAATAATGATCTACACCATATTTTTTATTCATTGTATTTTTATACTTTTCCTTAAAATAATCAGTTTTAGAAACATTTGTAGAACCAAATTTCTTTAAGTTTGTTTCCTCCTTTTTCTTTTTTAAGAATTCACTAGAATCCATGCATTTTTTAGAACAAAAGGTAGAATCAATCCTAGACATAGGATTTGAACATTCGATACATTTTTTAGATTCGGTTATCCCATTTATGTAGTGATATGCTCGATCAATTATTCTTGGATTTGTCTCATCTAAGAATTTTGTATTTTCGCAAATCTCATCATATAGTTCTTTATACATTTTTTTACAACCTTTAGAAAAATGTAACCCGCTCTTTCCTTCTATGATTGATCGTATTACTGATTTTGAATCCATAGTTTTTTTATTTTATATATCCAAATCATTAATGCTTTTCCATCAATTCCGATAAATTTATTTTAGCGGATGCGGGTTAAAAATATTAATCTATATACTTTCTAATCATTTTTGTTTCTCTTTTATTTAAAATGATTATGTATTTTGTACCTTTTTTAGTTTGGTAAACCTGATATCTATTACCATTCTCATAGTGCCATTTATCGGTATAACTGTGATCTTTTATTCTCATTTCAACATTACATGAAATCGAGAGTATAGCTATTGCTATTAAAATTAATTGTCTCATTATTTAGAGTAGTTTCTATCGATTAAACCAAACCAAGTCAGTATCCCGACCAACTGGAAAATATTTAATGATTCAGTGAACATTTCCACATTATCGCCCAGATTGTAATCAGGATACATGAAGATTACTTGGTAGTGATCATCGTGTATCACTACGGTACTTAGAGCATTGCTAAATGTATTTCCCTCCAGCTCCATGAAAGAATTTCTGAGAAGAAATTCCGACACATATTTACTTCCGTTATCCATTCTGGTCTGGTTTAAAATTCTTTAATATGGTTTCCAATGTTGCCTCATATGCTGATGATTTGAATATATCATGCTTCATTTCTTTAGCAGCACCCTCATAAAGCTCAATAGCTTTTTCTAGACCTTTATAGGTAGCTATCATCTTAGCTGCACCCGGAATTGATGTTGGACTATCAACTACGTGGGTTGCACAGATTTCCTCGATTGTTTCCTTGATCTGTTTTTGATAAGATGGTTTCAATCCACCTAGCGCATCCTCCAGCATCTCCGAGAAGCATGTTCCGCCATTATAGAATTGTCCAATGAATGAGATGCTCCCGTCCGGGTTTCTATCCAGCTTCATGAAATATTCTTCATCCTCTCTTTCCTCGTGATCTATAACTCTATAAAGATCCTCGCCGTGAATGAAATATTCTTCCTTAGCATCCCCTCTTTTATTTGCATATTCGTTAAAATTATCCCGGAATTCCTCTTTCCAATCTTCACCTAAATCAATATCAAATCTTTTTGCAATTGTTCTGCAAGTGTCCTCTATATCGTGTTCGATTTTTACGCGATATAATTTACCTGTGTGAAATTCTGTGTAGCTCATATTTTTATTATTATTTTTCGTTATCCTCTACTTTATATCCCCAGTTGTGTCCATCTGAGGAGCATGATCCATCAACCGGAACTTTTTTCCAGAATTCCTCCAAAATCTGTGACATGAAAACAAAATCTGATGGGGTCATTCTAGTTCTAATTGCCATTTCTAGAATGGTGGTAAACAGGGCGGAATCGTGAATTAATAGGTCGCACTTATGTCCCTCCAGATTATCCAGTATAGCATCATCGTGCTGGGAGAATCCATAGAATGGTCCGTCGTAATATGTTTCGTATGTTGTTTTTCTGATCCAGCTTAGTTCGGAAAGAACTTCCTCCACCTTAGGTAGATCAGTATCACGTACCCATCCCAAAATAAGATCTCTGGTTTTTTCTGATTCCTCCAGATGAATCTTATAATCTTTTAATCCAAGTTCTCCCCAAATTATTTTACTGTATATCGTTTCCATTAGTATTATTATTTAATATTATCCCATTCAATATTGGGAAGCACTGGTTTACATTTTTCTATCGGGTACCAATCTGTTTGATCTACGTTATGAGTTCCCCCTGACCAATCCCCACGAAGTTCTAATTCATCTTCTCGAATTCCAACTACCGTAAAAACTTCTCCATGGTAGTAGTATTCGGTAGTTACCTTATATCCTAATTTATAATTTTCAGCTAACATTGAATCTTTTTAAAACTTTCATTCTATCAATTTCGAATGCCATCTCTTCAAGAACTTTGGTGTCGTAAATGACCTCGTTTGTTTTAGAGTCCATCATTACCCTGTCATATTCCCCAGTCTCCTTGTTTCTTGTAACAAAACAGAAGATATTTTTTAAGGCATCTTTGTTAAGACCATTATCGCTTTGAGCATACTGAGTACTAGTTTTATCATGAAACCACTCATGGGTTTCAGATTCCCAATATAGACCGTCCATTTCTAAGAATTCGTTTCTTTCCTTATTCATATTCAACAATTAATTTACCAATTCATTCATTATCTTCTCCCTCTCCGCGTCAAGCTTTTTAAGCTGAGTTTTTAGTTTTTCGATCTTTGAATTTAATACCAATTCTCTTTTCCATAGAGAATAAGTCTTTTTATATTCTGGTGTTCCCTCCTTTAGAAATGAATCTATATTAAGACCCCATTTTGGCTGGAATGTACCATCATATTTGAAATATGCGGTTTTATATAAACCATAATCACCCGATCCTGTTCTATTGATTAACCAGTAGGTGTATTCTTCAAATACTAATTTCTCATCGTTCATTATTAATAGTAGTAAATCATTATCTAGGTTATCCACGAATCTACCAACTCTTTCCTCAGCAAGTGAGGTGTCTATATAAATTTCGGAGATCTCAACAATTACTGGTTCGTTTAATTCTTCCTTTGGTATGTTCTTAATGAGAGATGAAGTTCCACCGTCCCATCCATTAGATCCATTCTTGCCGCCCAATGAATATACATTTAATATGGCTTTGTCTCCGATGCTTATGTGGGTTTCGGTATCAGCTAATTCTTTAGCTTCCTTATTTATTCTGCGGATTAGTATTTCCTTTACCAATTTCATCGAATCTGAAATGGTTTTTCTCTTCTTGGTTTCTGATTCATATAGAGCCTTCTTTTTAGCCTCTATTTTTTTAGCTCTTGATAATATCCATTTATCTAATAAACTCATAATACTTATTATTTTTTACAAATATAGATCAGCATTACGGTAAATAATAATTTTATTCCGAATATTTTTCCTTTATTAAGTGGTGTATTGCCATGTTAGCAACCTCTCTGGTTATTCCAAATTTACCGTCACATTTTACGAAATTTTGCGATGGGAGCATATCCGACATGTCATCAAGGATGACATATGACTCTATATCGTCGTGGTTATCCAACCATTCCTGTATCTCGTATCCCCTATCAGCATCGACGTGATAGTATCTCTCAACAATTTCTCCATCCAAGGTAAGCGGGGTTATGTCTATTATTTCTCCAGGTAAATCCCTCATTTCCCACATTTCCTGCAGATTGCTTATACCTTTATTTCTCCATGTTGAGCTTATGACTATCTTAGCATCTGTCTCTCTAATTATGTAATCCAGATAATTGACACACCTTGGATCAAATAGCTGTCCATATTCATCGATACTCGAACCCACCTTATGTTTACTTGCTAGAAGATATAATGAACCTATATAATCCCATGTATTTAAAACACCGTCTATGTCAAGAAATATAACTCTCATTATAGCTCGAAATCTTCGTCAAAAAAATTAGGAGAATTTACAAGAAATACTATTTCAAGAATAACCAAAATTACCCTACCTACCGATTCACTTAATAAAAGCCAATTAAGTGGGTTCCAATCCCAAGCAATAAAGCTTCCAATTAAATATAAAATGCAATTTAGAATAGCCATCGGTATGATGACCATAAAAAATACTGTAAGAATTGCTCTGAATTTATTCATTATATTTCCTCTTTATGTAACGCCACTGATCTTTCTAAATCCCCTCCGAATTTTTCCCCCAGATGCTCTATCAAGGTTCTTACCTGCGGGGTTCTTGAATTCATGTATATAGTTGATAATGCGGTATTTAGTTCACCGATTTGCTTGGACATGTTTATTATAACATCGGAATCCTGCGGGTTATAGACTCGCCTCTTGTGTTTTTCCAGATCACTCGCATATATTCCATAATCAACACCCTGGTTACCAGCAATATAATTTATGAATTCTGCTAATATCTCATCAGCTTCCGTAGATTCGTTTAGATCTCTGAAGTGTGATGCATAGGTTGTTATTAGGTTTATAAAGTCTAACTTTTTCATTATTTTATCTCCTCCCCTTCTTTTATCCATACGATTTCTTTTTTCTCCGGACCTGTTTGTAAAGATCTTAGTAGATTCTCTTTAAATTCTTTTATCGTTACTTCTCTATATTCTAGAGATTCGTTACCAAGATCCATCATCATGTAAAACCAATCTATGATTGAATGATCCATCTTAACTATCTGAATTGCTGCCATATTAATTATCAAATGCGTTATCGTCCTCAGATATCTTAATATCAGAGACACCTTCGGTAACTTTGCCTATATTTGACCATCCAATTCCATCAGGATCTGTCAGTATTACAATCTTATCAGGATCCATTTTAGATAATTCCGAAATTAAATCTTTTGCTGTCATATATTAGTTGTTTAATTTATATTCTATTGTCTCTATAAGTTTTTACTGAAGTTGCTATTCTTCTGAATATTAGACCGTCATCGTAATTGGATGCACCAGTATCAAATTTATATTCTCCTCTAAACCTGTACATAACTTCACCAAGCGGACTCTTTACTCTTGCAAAGACTATACGATTTGGCTGATCTTTTGATTTCATTTTATCAACATACTTTTCAGTGATGTCCGAATCAACCGATTTTTCGGTAATCATCTCCTCGTCATCCGATATAGTATTAATCCATTTTTTATTTGGATATAACTTCGGGAACCATATGATCTTATCCTCGTGTTGGTGCTTGGCTCCGCCCTTCCAAATTCCACCAGGTTTATAACTATTACCAAAACAATTAGCTCCATCGACCATGGTCATGAAGGAGCAATTATCCGAAAGATCTATATTCCCTTTTGCTAAATATGTTTCGGTGTTATGCTCCAGTTCAGGATCCCATTCTTTAAAATCTGGATCATTTAACTTCCTAGATTTTATTAGGTTAACAACATAATCTATCTGCGCATTAACATCTTCGATCGTTTGATTAGAAACTGTTATCCTTATGATGTCGTGACCAGTTGCATTTACTATATCGAGTTCTCTTAGCTTATCTTCCTGAATTTGATTGTTGTGGTGTGGCTCGTCCACTTCTATATGAACACCAAATTGAGGAAAGTACATGTCGGTTAAAGCTCTACCGCTAGGACGATTTACATACTGCTGGGTTATGAATTTAATGGACAGATCATTCAACAAATGAAATACCCTACTAACAACATAATGTTCGTATCTTTTTCTTTCAGCTCTCGCTAATTGTCTCGTTACGTATTCTAGCTTATTCATATAAAGTATATTATTTTAGGAAATTCGCCAAATACAAATTTAGTGACATCACATAGCCACATATCATGATTATATTCTATCCCAATATACTCATTAAGAACGTACCATGCTCCCTCTCCTAATTCAAATCCTTCCAACCTCCCAATTTCTTTGAATGTTAATTGGCTGCAGTTATCCATTGGAGTATCTGATAATGTTAAATAAACCTCATTTTCTCCCTGTGACATTATATCCAGAAATACGTCAGCTCCTGCAACCATCTGTAGATCAGCTTTAGAACCTTCCCATTCAGGTAGATCAACAAACCATCCATCTGGATCTCTATAGAATTTTAGACTTCTAGTCATTAGCTAATTTTTTAATCGTTGTATCTTTCGCATCATCAAGCATCTTGTCCTTATCAAAGATGGTTTCACCCCAAGATATTGATTTATAGTCATCTGTTTTCATGCCACTCATGGTCTTTGAAAACTCACTGATGTACTTATATGCCTGACTTGCAGCTTTCATACCAATATTTAATCCCTTGAATGTGATATCAATTTGCTTATCGAATTTTAAATTTTTGATTGTGGGTTTTAGTTCCTTATAGACAGCAATAAATTCCAGCTTTAAATCGTCTGACATTGAAGACATTTGAACGAATAGACCAACCATCTCCGATTGAGTTAATTTTTTTTCTTTGACCACCAAGTTTATGTTTGGAGATTCCTTAGATTTTGCACTCACCACTTGCCAATCAAATATGGTCATGATGTCATTGGAATTCATCCACTCCTTCTTGTCAAATTCACCTACCCACTCATCAATCTGGGATTCTATTGTGTGAATATGTCCATCGGTTACCTGCTTGCCATTTAGAACTAATGGTTCAACCTCAATATCACTAAAATCCGGACAATCGTAATCAACCTTGATTTCGCCCATTCCTCCGTGGTAATATAAGACCTTATATTTGATAGTTGTTTTCATAATTATTTGCAAGATTCCTTAAGTTCATCGAATGTTGGAGTTTCACCTTCATTGACAAAAAATTCCCAGCCATCCCCAATCGGATCGATGTACCAATCATCTTTGGTTCGGTCTAAGTATTTAAGAACAGGTTTACCGTCCACTACATGAAGATAAGCGCTGTCATACTTAGCTCCATCCATAAGAAAGTGATCAACTGATGATGAATGACAAAATACTGGATCCTCTTCCTCGGTTTCCAAATATTTTTTCTTTGCGTCATACCAATCCTTGACGAAGTTACCACTATTGAATTTGATTCTTCCCTCCTTCTGATTAGATAATTCTACGAATTGGTATACTATTGGAGTTTCTGAGATGATGTTATCGTCATCATCATATTCTTTACCACCACCATCATAACTAATTGATATTACCGCCATAATTTTATTTTTAATTATTAGCAAATATATTCAATTTATACGGAGATAAAAAATTAATATTTGATTTGATTTGATTCAGCTATTTCCCTTACGTATTTAACCTTCTTTGGGTAGAATAGTCTAACGAGGAATGATGATATTTTAGCATAAAGTCTATCATCAGGGGTTCTACCCCAATTGGTACAATTTATCATCGATAAAGCCTCCTTAATTGATCCATTGCTGGAAGAGCTGTTTTGTTTTATGTTGCGATAATTCATATTGAACTGTCTCAAACAATACCTAACCATTCTGTATGTTGGTATTATGTTTGTGTAGCATCCATCACTGGTCCTCTGGAAAAATTCAAATTTCCACCCAAATCTTCTTGGCATATATTGTTTTTCGATTGGGTAATCATAGCCGTAAGTTTTAGGCTCTATCTTAATCATGTATTTTCCGATATAGACAGTCTTTTTTCTTTTGTCGACATTAAGTTTTCCTAATTCGTAATAATGTTCCCATGAATTAAGTGCATAACCCATTCCAGATACACTAGCTGCTTTCAATCTCTTGGAAGCCTCAGAGTAGCTGATACCTTCTGGTGGATTTGAATAATAATCACCATCATGTATCCACGTATAATTTAGATATGAAGCTTCACACCAACTAACATTGGTACATTGATATCCATCCTTCATAGAAAATGGACCATTCGGATTTGAGATGTGCTCTTCTCTAGATTCATACCTTGCACTATGTGTTACGTGTAATTGACACTTGCACACCGGACAGAATATATTATCAGCCATATTATCTATTTTTCGTTAGTTGGCTTTAACCAAAGATCAGTTTTTTCAAAAATGTAATTTCTTAGAGTTGGAAATTCATTAAGAATTCTTAGCGTTCCTAATGTATTCTCTTTGAAACATTTATATAATTCCTCCCTGATTCTCTCGGTTGAAACCACTGACATTTTTTCGTCATAATTGTAGGAATCAATAACGATGGCCATATGTGGTGTCATGGTAAATCCCTTGGTTATAGAAAATCTAATAGCTCTCAGAATTCTTAGCGGATCGTCGTCAAATGTCACCTTGCAATCAAGAGGTGTTTTCAATACACCAGCTTTAAGATCGTCTATCCCATTAAAAAAGTCTATGATGGTTCCATCGTCATCCTTAGCAAGAGCATTGAGGGTAAAATCTCTTCGCTCTAGATCGTCATATAGAGTGCCTGGCTTAACTATTGGAGTTCTTGTGCCTGTAACATAACCAACTTCTTTTCGTGCCATTACGAAGTCCGCTACGCCTGAATATACATGGTCTTTCGGAAACTTCGCTCTAATTGTATAGCAATCAGGAGTAGATAGGAATATTTCAAATCCATTTGTTGTAAGATAATTCTCGAGAGACAGAAACATTTCATATGCCTCCTTATATTTGCTTAATAAAGCATCATTCGGAACTGCAACATAATCAACGTCTTTAGACTGTAATCCTAAAATCTCGTCTCTAACCTTTCCACCAACCTCGTAAAATTTAAACATATCTTTATTTTTTAGCAAATATAACAAAAAAAGACGGAGATAAAAAATTATTCTTCTTCATCTCCGTAGTCTTTATCGTCGTTATATGCCTTTAGATTAGCATTCTCTATCGAGAGTCTCTTTATGTCATCGTTTAGAATTTTAATGTCCTCGAGTTTCTCCTTCATTAACTCAAATCCAGCATCTATAATCTCCATTTCAACCTCATTAAGTTCTTCCCTAGGTATCATGATCTTACTTAATATAACATCATAATATTGATCTCTTAAGCTTTTAAATATATTCCTCACCTACCTCAAAGTCCATTATGTTTTCTGAAGTGTCAACGTTTAGCATGAACTCCTCGATATAATAGGTATTATTTATTTCTTCCAGCATATTCTTGATATTCCACCATGAATAATATGAATCAATCTCAGATTCGGTAAGTCCATCAGTTTCGTAAGTTTCCTCCACGATTCTCAATTGATCCGGTGTTAATGGGCATTTATTGTTGACGTTATTTAGGATATCATTTCTTCTCTTTAGAAATTTATCACCAGCTTCCTTAGCTGCATCCTCGGAGTCATAAACTCCAATGTTGATCCTTGCGTAATCGTCATAACTACCAGAAGAACCTGCAAGAATGAATAATTTATTCATGTTACTTAGATTTAAGATATTCTAATACTGTTTCCCATCCTGGAAATTTCTCGGTTGCAAAATGAATATGCTCACCTTCAAAGTCTGCAACACCGTTGGCTATTCTATCGTCGATTAGAAAATCACCCTTAACTAATCCCTTATTATGACATAGGATTAATTTTTTCTTAGCCGAATCTCCTAGATGTTGTTGAACCCAGATTCTTTTTTCCGACCAAGCATCAGGATTGCTCCATGGTGGAGTGCTTAAGATATACGTCTCGTATTTTTCCTGTAGTTCATGCCATGCATCTATAGCACCTTCTATAGGTTCCAAAGCCCTGTATGCATCAGGATGTCTAAAAAGACTATGACCTTTAACACCTTGCTGCTCTAATTCTTTTGCTCTCTTGTCAAAATCACAAATAACCCCGTCCATATCTATTAATAGGATTGGCTTAGTTATTTTTATACTGGCTCTTAACCATGGTTGATTATTATTCATAATATTGTGGTTGATTTAATTCTATCATATCCTCCTCGGTAACTTCTCTATCGTCCAATAATACTGATGCTGTAAGAAACCCTAATGCAAATGCATATAAGGCAACCATAATGATTATTGAAATTTGATCTTTTTCTTGACTATTCATAACTACCAACTATTACCAACATCCTCTAGCTCTTGCTCTTCTTACCGCTTCTCTGTCCCTTTGCATTTCTTCTCTCCAACCACATCTGGTCTCAGCATATGCAATACCTTTATCCCATTCAAGAATATATTGATGTTGTCTCGCTAGCTGTTCAACATACTCCTTATTTCTCGGGGTACCATCACTTTCTCTCATCATTCTTACGAAATCAGCAGATACCATTACTTGATAGCTTTTTTAATAACCATGATGGAATCATTTTCTGAAATAATCGTTTCGATCTCAATTACTCGGTTTTGATTTTTGTGAACCATAACAATAGCTCCGGTATGCTTACCTTCTCTATATGTTAGTCCTTTCACCTCATTATCCAAAACACCAACTTTAACATATGAACCACCACCAATAGATACGTCGTAGATTTTTAGACCTTTAAGTTCCGGTGGTAAACCTGATTCATTTCCTTCTATTTTGTTTCGTGTAACTCCCTCTTTTTCGCAGGAAATTAATAAGCTTAAAGATAAGCCCAATAAAAATACAAATGCTTTTTTCATAATTTAATTTTAATATTTATTATTAATCAATGAATAGATTTTCCAAATAGTGACACATCTCACCAAGTGGATGTGCTTGGCCTTCAACAAAACCAAGACTTGTTAAGAAATTATCATTTTCCTTTTTGTACATTTCAAACATTCTTGATTTAGTCATCTTAGAATATTGAACATTGGCAATTCGATCTGCAAGTTTAACAAAGACTGCACCTGGCGTATTTCTGATACCCCCGTAATATTTGTCGTTTGCTCGTTCCTTACGATTCTTTCCTTTTTCGTTAGATACTGCATAGATGATATCAGCTGGAGTGTGACCAAGAACCTCTCTTACGTCATTATATGAAACCCTCGTATCTTCTATTAAATCGTGGCCATGTGCAGCCAGGATAATATCATCCCGGAATGATGTTTCACCATCATTTGAATCAGGTACCAAATGAATAAAATCTTTAGCCGCTTGTGCTACCATTCTTAGATGAAATTCATACGGCAAATACTCATCATACCAGTGATTGGTTTTTCTGTGCTGTTCTATGCACCATTCAATTTTTTCCATGACCTTATCCTTTAAGTTGTTTCTGAGTGTCTCTTTCTATGTCCCTATTTTTTATAGTCTCCCTCTTATCGTAAAGTTTTTTACCCCTTCCTAGAGCTATTTCCATTTTAAGCATAGCCTTATCAGTTTCGAAGATTCTGTACGGAACTATTGACATGTTCTTAACCAGATCTTTTTCAAATTTGGTTAGTTCTCTTTTCTTCAGTAGAAGTTTTCGATCTCTTTTTGCTTCGTGTGAATAATGCGAATCCATTTGCGTGATGCTTAGATTCTTGATGTATAACTCTCCATTATTAAAATAACAGTACGAATCCGAAAAATCAACTCTTGAGTCCCTTATAGACTTAACCTCGGATCCCATCAATTGAATACCTGCAACTAAGGTTCTTATAAATTCATATTCGAATTTAGCTTTTCGGTTTACAATATTTACGTGTTTTTTTGCCATTTTAACTTTGATAAGATATAGTATTTAATCTTATATGGCAAATATAATAAATGGTTACGATATAAAAAAATAAATTCAGTGGGGTTCAGATTTATTTTTATAAAGGATTTTCGCTAATCTTTTTTTCCCATTTCCAAGCTGAGGCTAATGCATCTTCTAGTGATAATTCGGTTTTCCATCCCAAAACTGTGTTGGCTTTCCCTGTATCTGCGTAAGCTTCTGTGATATCACCCTCACGGCGTCCTACAATTTGGTAATTTAATTTTTGCTCAGTCACTTTTTCAAACGCCTGGATCACTTCCAATACCGAACTTCCTTTTCCAGTACCTAAATTAAAAATCTCTACATTTTCAATATTTTGATGATGCAACAATCGTTGAAGTGCCACAACATGTGCTTTGGCTAAATCGACTACATGAATATAATCTCTAACCGCGGTTCCGTCTGTTGTGGGATAGTCGTTTCCAAATACTGATAACCTTTCACGAATTCCAATGGCTGTTTGTGTAATAAATGGTACTAAATTTTGAGGAACCCCCAGTGGCAATTCTCCAATTTCTGCTGATTCATGAGCGCCAATCGGATTGAAATAACGCAACAATATAGCATTGATAGCACCAACTTTTGCCACATCGGTTATGATTTCTTCCCCAATTTGCTTGGTGTTTCCATAGGGTGATAAAGCTACCTGTGTTGGTGCATCTTCAGTAATAGGCATTTTTTCAGATTGACCGTATACCGTGCAAGACGAACTAAAAATAAAATGTGCAGCAGGTTTTTTCTGTAATTCTTGCAACAAGTAGATCAATGGGTTGATGTTGTTTTCGTAATACAACAACGGATTTTCTACACTTTCGCCCACTGCTTTTGAAGCGGCAAAATGAATAACACCGGAGATTTCTTCGTATTTTTTGAAGAGATTTTGAACCGAACTTTTATCTCGCAAATCGATGTTTTCAAATACTGGTTTTGTTCCGGTGATTCGTTCAATTCCATTTAAAACTTCAAGTGAAGAATTGGATAAATTATCAACAGCGATAACTTCAAATCCTTCATTTTGTAAAGCTACAACGGTATGTGAACCTATAAATCCCAAACCGCCTGTTACAAGTATTTTCATATTATTTTATTTATTATTTACCGAGGAATATATTGAATCTTATATGGCAAATATGATAAATTGTTACAGTATAAAAAATAAATCCGAGAGGATTCTCGGATTCTAATATTTTAATTTTTCTTTGGTCTCGATGTATTTTAATATCCCATCGTAGTATTCCTGAGATATCGGGCTATCCAGAGTAAATATTAGTCTCTGTACGTTTCCGTTCGGTCCGAATCTCCATTCTATGCCAGTTTTTAGTTCCTTGGATATAATTGATCTAAATTCGTCAATGTAATATGATATCCTATTTGATATTGAACCATCAAGAGATCTCGGCCAGTATTCCATTATAAATTCTTCTGGATCTTCTATAGCAACGAAGTCTGAATCCATGCCTTTATCCGAAAAGAATTTCAGTATCCTGGATCTATTATAATCAATAAGGAGAGCTAATCTTTCAGTACCTTCCTCTTCCTCTGTTGATTCAAAAACTTTATAATCCTTGATATTTTTCATTATATGAGATAGAAAGAATTTTTAACGTTAAGAAAAGCTTTTATTGAGTCTATCGACTTCTTGTTTATTTCTATTTTACCGTCAGGAAATATCTCCTTAACCCCATGAAGCCATTTATCTTTGGCTTTCTCTGGTAGGTTGTTGAAATCGTCCATTAGATTTGGATGTTCTTCCAGAATAGTTATTATAAGCTGAGCAAATATATTATCGTCGATATCTTCCACAGCATCACCTGTTTCCCTTATCTCTTCCAGCATTTTATTATAGATTTCTCTAACCTTATCCTCCATGTATGCTTTAACCCCGGGTATCTTCTTTATATCCGATGGTATTACTATTCTGATATCTTTTAGAAATTCGAATGCCTCATCCAGACCCTTATTTACGACAGCAAGTAGATCACTATAATCTTTTGCATTATACTGGAAAGATATTCTGTGTCTGTTGTTCCAATTCTTAACCTCCTCCATTATTAGTGATCCTGGTTTAATGTCGGGATTCTCACTAAATTCTATTGTTATATAAAAAGATCCTGCCATATAATCGGGAATCAAATTAACCTCCAGTAAATCCTCAAGTGATGTAAAATTGTTTTTTATATTACTTGGCTTCATTAATGGTATAATGATCCTTAATTTTTTATCCGGCTGCTGATATAAAATTGCTCCTCTAGAGGAATATGAATTTTGACTATTGTATGCGGGTTGACCACTACTAAAATATTTATTCTTGTTCCATTCTGAAAGTCCAGTATCGGTCTCAAGTTTGGTAATGATATCCGGAGTGATTTCAATCATGGTATCACCCGAGGAATTCTCGGTAAGCCAGCTGTTAAATTTTTTAGTAGTCATTCACTATATATCTTCCACTTCAGCGGTACCTTCTGATGTTTCACCATCACGAATTTCTTCTGGTTCCTCGTTCGATATAACGATTTCAGATACTATGGAAGTTACTGGATTTGAAATTTCAGATTTTATTGTCTGATCGGATTTCTTGGTGTGATATTTTATCAATTTAGTATATAGACATTCTATTTCCTCCATTGACAAGTTGCTCTTCTTCCCATTTATATCCACTGTACATGCAACCACATTATTTTCGATATATCCTTTTGCTGAATCGATTCGATCAAAACTTCTTGAAAATGGACCATCCTCATCAAATATCCTATTTGTATAATAACATGTATGATATGACAAAAGTTTTTTAACAGATTCAAAGCTTAAATTGAATTCAAGTTTTCTGTCCTGTGCACTTTGGTATATTTTAATCATTTTTCTAGCAACCTCAAGATCGCTTATATCATCCGCGATATTTTTGATAGCCACTGGTTTTTTTGGTTTTCTGTTATTCTGTACTGGTTTTCTGTTTTTAGCAGGTTCTTTCTCTAAAGACATATTTTTAAATTTTAATTTTTTAATATATAAATCATGAAATCCATAATTTATATTCTCTTTTTTATTCCCGTATATTTATCAGCACAGATACAAATAGATCAAGCTGGTGATTTCTGGGATAAGGACGTTCGTAAAGCATTAGATAAAATAAATACCATAGATACATCATATTATAACCTTATAGACAAAAGCTGCTATAAGATTTCCTTTTGGAATGGTGGTTATTCAACTAATTTAGTAGAAACTAACGGTAAAGGAGTAATATTTATATCAGCTTCCGATATGAAGATAGGTGATATTAATAACATATGCTCCGTTCTGGTCCATGAATCCATGCATTTAAAAATTAAGATGCTCGGCGTAAAAATGGATGTAAATATAGAGGAAATACTCTGTTATAAATATGAGCTTGAATTCCTTTATAAAATACCTAACGTTGATGAATATCTAATAAAACACGCAAAAACCCAAATAGAGAAAAGAATAGGCAATAGATAATTTATTTGTATTGTAAGCTTTTTAAAGCTAATTCAATAGCTTCGTCGATAGCCTCTTGACGAGTCCGGTATAAATACCACTCATCCTGTTTTATTTCTTCCCAGTTACCGAAATCAGAATAAGACCAAACGGAGAAACAATATTTTGGTTCCGCTGTTTTATCAATTTCAATTTCAATTTCAATTGATTTATACGATGATAACCAGTATCTAACAACCTCCTGTGAAGGTCTAGGAATAAGGGAATCCTGCCATTTTTCAAATTCAATTATAGCTGGATCAATCTCAGGATTATGTGTAAATTCGGAATTATTCGGATACTGAAGCTCCGATTCAAAAACCATATCGCCTTCTGAATCTGATTCCCAATTATAATTAGCAACACTTCTATTAAAGCCATTAGCTTTAAGAAGAATTCCTATCCTCTCGTTAACTAATGGCTCCTTTATTTTATTTCTCCCCATTATTTCTCTTTTAATAGGAATTTATTGGAGATAGCTTTGAAGCTAATCTTTCTATCAAGACTTCTGATAACGACTCCCTCTCTATCGAAATCCGGATTTAAAACTGATTTTGCGTCAGCATATTCCAATAGATCATCAACTGTATTAGGAAGAAGAAAATTACGATCTAAGATAGGCACAGTTTCCAATCCCATTGATTTTATTAAGCCCTCAAATTCATCCAGTCCTAGATATTCCTGTGTATCGATATTGAATGCATTAAAGAATCTAACGGTGTGACCTTTTATTTTATATGGATTTCCCTGAATTCCTTCGCCAATCAACTCCCCTTGGATAGCATAGTTGGCATCTTGTTTTGCCATCCAATCTCCAAGTTGTAGATGCTGAGCAACTTTCCAGAAGGAATTTTCCTGCTTAGGTCGTTCAACACCATCCTGACACATTACCATTTCACCTTCAACGAATGCTTCAGGCTCAGCCAATTCTAGATTTCTAGAACACACACCAAATACGCCATCCTTGAAATAGAATGTTGCAGAGCTTCCGTCCAATTTCTCAGTAACGTAGAATTGAGTAGCTGATTGTATTTTCCACCCAAAATATTCATTAGTTAGATTTTGAACCCTTTCCTCGTCGGTCTTACGAATGAATGATGGGAAGTAACCTTTAACCTTACCTGCAAGCTGAGCTGGGATTGGTGGATCGTACTTGACTATCCCTAAAATCTCAGTAACATCAGCTCCCTCTTCTATAACAAGTGCATCGTCATAAGGTCCAAGTTGTAATTGATCTCCCCATGGTTGCTGGCTGATACCAACAGTCATTTCCTCCTCGCCATTTAAAACTGATAATGGCAATATAAGACCCTGACTAACTTGACCTCTCAATCTAATTGTTTTAAGGCGGAATCCTTCTTGACCATCCATCTTTTTAAACGAGCTCTTTCTGAGAAATTCAAATTCTTCTTTAATTGGGAGAAATGAATCAATCTCGCAATAAATGCAAAGATCTCCCGGCTGATATTCACCTTTTTTTGTGATAACCTTCCATGAATTAATAACTGCAATTTCTATTGCATCCGCTCCCTCTATTGGGAGTATTTCTCTAACTTTCTGTACTGATGCTAATTTTCTTTCCATATTCTATTTACTTTTCCAAGGTTCTTTTTCGTTTTCCCAATAGTAGACATAGTCTCTCTTACCGTCCAGGTATTCCTGTAAATGCGAGATTGCAATTTTCATTCTCTCAATCGTTTCCTCCACCTGAGGTATCAGTTCTTCTTTATTCATAGCACCAACCCATACTTTGTTTCTCCTTGGTTGATATTGATTGACGTATATCTCATCGGGATCTTCGTCATCCGGCATTATCTGCAGGATATAATTCATACTTCCCTCAAATGTCAGTTTGCTCTCATCTACTTTCATCATATTCAAAATTAAGTTCTATTAATCTTTTTACTTTTGCTGTCTCCTGCTTTATAACAAGATGCTGGAATCTTTCATAGAATCTGACATCCTCACATTCAAATTCATGGATGAACCACCCATGCTTTTGTAATTCCATTATATCATGCTCTGTAAACCATGCATATAGGTCTTCCTGCGATTCAACGGCAGATAACCACCCAACCAGGGATTCATCAAATTCCATTTCCAGACCATTGTTTAGACAGAATTTGAACTTGTCGTGGATTAATCCGGTGAAATCACCATTAAATGCATACCAAAGTCCTTGTAATGTCTCATGATGACACACTCTATAGTAACTCTTCATATATTAATATTTTTAACAAATATAGGTTAATCTTTCGGGAAGAAAAAATATTATGATATATAATTCATGGATAAATTAAAAAAACTTTATAACTATTTAAAGAAGGACAGAAAGAAAAAAATACTCTTTCTAACAACCTCCAATCGATGGGAAGGTGACGATGAATTACCCAAATCTTCCATAATAGCACAGGAGCTTTTAAAAAAACTAGGCCCTAATAATACTGAATTGATTAATGTTGCAAAGTTAAAAATATTTCCTTGTGAAGGAAACGTATCCACTAAAAGAGGAAATACCTGTGGTTTGAAGGAAGCTATGCTAAAGGATAAATCTAAGAATCCAACAGGTAATATTAGATGTTGGGCTTCCTTAAATAACAAATCGGATGAACTATATAAAGTAGCAAATGCTATTTTTGAGGCAGATATAATTATTTTCTTTGGATCCATCAGATGGGGAAAAATGAATTCAATTTACACTGAATTAATTGAAAGATTAACATGGATTGAAAGCAGACATTCAACATTAGGAGAATCTAATTTAATTAAAAACAAAGAAACCGGCGTTGTAGCTACCGGACATAACTGGAATGGAGCGGAAGCCATAAAACTTGAAAAACAGGTCCTTGAATTCTTCGGATTTAAAACACCAGATGTGCTATCATTCAATTGGCAATGGACAACTGATAAATATGACGAAACAAAGAAAGGTTACTTGGAAGACTTTGGTGATTTTCTTAGGGATTTTAATTTTGTTGAAACCCTAAATGAGTCGATTATGAGATTTAAGGAATGGATAAAATTATAATAGAAATAGCAAGATATGAAATTACCAAAGAAATATTTGACAACAAATCCCAATGTCATGAAGAAGGAGATTAAGAAACATGCCGATAAAAAGGATGATGACGATTCTGCTTATGGTCCATGGGATGCTGACTATAAAAGTAGAAAAGCTGGAAAGGGTAAACCTGTTCCTACCAAAGCATCTAAATATACAAAAAAGTATAAAGAAATGTTTGGTGAGAACGAGGAATTCGAATCTAAGAATATTATAGAATTCGACAGCTTTAAAATTCCATCTGATATATTTGAAGATATTGTTATTGAAAATGCTGATATAACCGAGGAAGTTCTTCTCGAGAAATCCATGGGAAAAAATAGTCCGATATATAAAGCTCTGAAAAAGAAATCTGATAAGACAGGATTTCCATTAGGTATACTTAGAGAGGTCTGGTCTAGAGGATATGCTGCATGGAAAACCGGCCATATTCCAGGAACAACACCACAGCAATGGGCCATGGCAAGAGTTAATTCTTTCCTCACTGGTGGTAGAACAACAGAAATGAGTGATAAGGCTCTATATCAGAGAGCAAAAAAGGAGAAGAAGTCAACTGATTAGTATGAAATTCCATCAATTTATAAATGAATCTAGTGTTACCTCCATTTCCGTAAGTGAAGTGGTTAATAAGAAATTTGTGGATCTCGCAATATCTGATACTTATAATGATGAATCTCTAAGATATGAATATTCAGCGGAGGAGGGAATTTCGGATGATGATATCGACGAGGATGATTTTAGAAATTGGGTGGAATATGAATTTGAGGCTCTTGCTGAAAATTTTATAGACAGATTAAAAAGAGAACTTGTTAATAACGGAAAGATTAGGATCTGGAGAGCAATGACCGTTAATAAGGAATGGGAATCTAGATTACCCTCGCAGGTAAAACACCTCGGGATTTATTGGTCCTGGGATAAATCATCGGCTGAACCTCATTGGGGATATAGCAACGAAATGCCATTTACCGCAATAATGGAAGCTGAAGTTGATGAAACTGCTGTAGATTGGTTACCTACAATAAGACTTAATATAGAACCTGTTTCTTACGAGGAAAAGGAGATAAGGCTAGTCAAGGGAGCTAAAGTAAACCTAATCTCAATAAAAATAGACGACGAAGAAATAGATCTGTCTGATCTATCAGGAGATCGTTTTATAGCTTAATTTATATTACTTCTCGGTTAATTTTTTAAATTGTTCGAAAGACCAATTTAGATAATCATATCCAGCCTGTGCATTTAATGTGGGATCAAGTGGTGGATTTTTACCTTTATATTTGGTTGGATTTATTCTTTTTAATTGAGCCCATGCCGGGCCACCGATTTGAAATAATCCAGTATAGGATTTATTTGTGGATGGATTTGGATTAAATCTTGATTCCTTATATGCCACAGTGGTTAAAAAATCTCTGGATAGTTTGGGACTTTTAATTTTTTGTATAGCATCCTTAACCTTTCGGTTACTTTCTGATTTTATTTCGGATAACGCTGATTTCTTATAGTTATCCCATGTTCCTTTTTGGTAATCGAGAAAAGCTCTAACAGCAACTATATCATTTCCTCTAAGTACCTTAGTATATCTAACATCCGATGCTGGCATGTTATTTAGTAATTTATTTCTTAGAGCTGCTGTTAATTTTTCCTTTCCCTCTAATATTTTAACCAGTGATGCAGCTCCAGATGGACCCTGCTGGTGTGGTAAATAAAACATATGCTCGCCATATAGGGGACTTTTTTCAACCTTCTTCTTGTTGGTAAGAACTTTCTTTTGTTCAGGTTTTCTATAAACCTTATTAAAAATTCCCCTTAATTTATCAAAGATGTCATCAAAGATGTCTTCGTTTAATTTTTCCCAGTCAGGATGAAATTCCTGAAATTCTCTTATGTGTTTTAGCATAAGCTATATATCACATTTAATTAATCTTATTTTCTAAGATAATTAACTATTTCCTGTAATTTCTCAGAATCATCTGGATTAAATATAAATTCATGGAAAGCACCTTGTCTTGATGTGTGTCCAAAAATATATTTTATACCATATTTAACTCTTTCCCAAAATCTTAGTTTATTTAGATGCATATGAACATAGATCATCGGATATTTATTACCGTTATCGAATTCATCCTCGCCATAGTAAACCACCATCTGGTGCTCAGTTGAATGGCAATCACAGATAAAAATTTCTTTAGTGTTTATTAGTTCCATATTTTTTATTTTTTAGATTATTATTCCTCTTCGTCGTCCCAATCGAAGTTATCTTCATCGGAATCATATTCAAATTCACAGCAAGGCCATTGCCGACCTTTATCATCTATATGGGTCCAACTAGTTTTTTCCTCGTCTAACCATTTCCAATCTACCCCTTCGATTCCATCTTCAGCATTTGGAGTAAATCCAGCTGGTGGATGGTAGTGTTCCGGTTTTGTTGAGTATTCGTTGCATGAACATCCACGGGGAACACAATCATCACACGAGAATGAATTACCTCCACCTGAATATCCCGGCATATAAAGCCATTTCGCAGGTTTACCGCAATCACAATAATGTTTAGCCATTCTTTTTATTATTTTCTGGTATTCTGTCAAAGTAGCACTTCTCTATCACCGGTGAATACGTTCCATTATTAAATTGGTAGTAATAAGATTCAGGATTTTCTATTTTTACTATAAAAAATCCTGAATCCTTTACATGATTCCAATCTTTTAGCTTAACTGGTATCATCTAAACTCCTTCGAATATGGATGAAGCTATAGCAACTCCAATTATGAACATAGCTACAAATATCAATATTGCAGTAGCTATGCCCGATATTTTATCCCGTCTCCGATCCATTATTTCTTTGATCTTATTACCTCGTCAATGATACCATATTCCAATGCAGCATTAGAACTAAGCCAGAAATCTCTCGTTGCGTCCTGTCTGATTTGTTCCTTATCCTTCCCACAGTAATCACCAAGTAATTCAAGAAGCACCTCATTGTATTCTTTCCATTGGATCATATCAATTTCAGCATCTTGTATGTTACCATTAAATCCTCCACTTGATTGATGAAGCATAACCTTACTGAATCTCAATGAGCTTCTTTTACCCTTTGTACCAGCTCCAAGTAAAATTGATCCCATCGAAGCTGCCATTCCAGTATTAACTGTTGCGATATCAGATTTTACATACTCCATCACATCAACCATACTAAGTCCAGATTTAACTGAACCGCCTGGGCTATCAATGTGCATGATTATATCTCTAGTATCAACAGAATCTAAAAACATTAATTGTGCCTGTACAATGGTTGACATATTATCATTTACTGGTCCTGCAACCCAAAGTAATCTGTCCATCATCAATCTGGAGAAAATGTCCATTTGGGTGGCTCTTAATTCTCTTTCTTCCAGAATATATGGAGTTAATGAGGCTTCAACTTGTTTTTGGTAGTAGTGCATATTCATCGAGCTGATGTTGTGATCGCTCATTGCATATCTACTGAATTCTCCTTTCGTGTTCATGTTATTTTTATTTAAGATTCTGTTTGAAATTTATTGAAGCTCTCCAGGTAGCTTGAGATGTTTTTTCCTCCCGCTGGATTCATGGAATGTACGATAAATGGCGGAAGATATTCTCCATAGTCCATGCAGTATTCACAAAGCCATTTAGCACAATCTAACCCGGTCTTTTCTTTGAATTCTTCGTATTTCTTATTATATTCCTCCGTACCCTCGTACATCTCCTTAGAGTAGTGTTCGTCTGCAAGATCATGATCGAAAGATATGAATCCGGGAATACCTCTTTCTGTTATGGTAGAAATAAATTCGTCATAGTTTTTAACTATTACCCATTCCCACTTGGAGTATATTCCTTCATTCCCTTTCATGTATGATATGCAATCATAAGGGTGTCTGACGTCGTCCAAAAATAAATTGTACTTCATTTTATTTAATTTTTATAAAAGCATCGCCATTATTGACAAGACTATTGATTAGTAGATATTGCGATAGTGGATATTTATGTCTTCCCTTGCAAATATCAATTGAATTTAATATTGTTCCTGCGGTTATTCTTTTTTTATATAGCGATTTATTAAATTCCAATCTATATTCACGATTTTTACCCAAGATTGATTTGTTAATATCCTCCAGCATTCGAGTCATATTTTCTTTGCTCGCCATCAGGTGTGTATATCCTGAATAGATGGTAACTATCGTATCGTCGATTTCTTTAAATAATGATCTCCTCATGTCTTCTTTCTGCTCTGGGGTAATTCCGTAGAGCTGATTAAATCCTCCTGGTATTGCTATCTCAATCTTCATTAATCACCCTTTCTGAACCAGTTTATCATCCCGTCCCACAAAGCATCCCCGTGATTTATTCTACTCGACATCGACTCATATTCCAAATCGAGTAAATCTTCATCAATGTCATCCTCATCAATCTCTGAATCACTCATAACAACCGGATTTTTCCTCTCATTATAAAGCTTCCACCATTTATTAGGTCCTATGCCGGTGGTATAATCTGGTACTACTGATATTTCTCCAGGCTCCGAGTATTCATTAACAGATACCGTAGCTGGCATTCCATGGTACCATATTTTTCTACCATTTTCCTCCTGTGGGTTTAAAAAATTAAATGGGTGCTCCATGATCTTAACGATCATAACAGGAACCTTAGCCATCGCATATTCTAAATCCCTACTGCCGAAAGATATAACCTGCTTACCATTAGCGTAAATCCTACAGTGACCGCTATTTCTAATATCCCAATCACCATATTTATGCTTTGCGTAATTCTTTTGCTTGTATTTTACTTCCCAGCAAATTCTATGAACACCTTTATCTACGAATGGTACTAATTCGGATTCCTCATCTCCGTCTTCTTTGAAATTTAACCACCATGTCTTGGGAGTTCCGTTCCATTCTCCATTTTTGTGCTCATAACCGGATATATCCCAAACCTGATATGGTTTATCGTTTATAAGGATCTCGAATGCTCTCCTTACCCCGTAGTCCCTACCATTCTCGTGGATGTCGGAATACTTCTTTTTTGCCTGACTTAACGTTAATCTTTCCATGATTATAATGCTATATTAAATCTTTCTTTCATTGCAATCATAGTTTCATCTGGTACATTATGAACATTTACTCCATTATGTCTATTTTCTACCACAATTGAGAATACCATATACCCGTAAGTTTCTGCCATTTCATAATATGCTTTCATTTCCCATTCTTGTGTGAATGTATTAGAAACTACAACATCCTTACCATATGACATTATATGTTCAACATTTCTTCTGCACCATTCGTGAGCAGCTTTAACATTTTCTGGTTTCCAGTTATAAACACCATCTTCACCTACATGATACATGTCGGCTTCAAAATGGCTAGCATTGGCAAATGATTTTGCTAATGTAGATTTTCCTGATCCAGGAAGACCTCTTAAGAGTATTAATTTCTTTTCCATTACTCAAATACTATTCCTTCTTTTTCCACATATTCTCTAAATGCTTTTTCTGCAGCATCTCTTGTTGGATAATATCCTATGATCTCGTCATGAGTAATTGGATCATTAACACCAAATTTTTCTCCTCCGATTGTATCGAAGATAAACGTGTCTAAAATTTCTTTTGTTATCATGTTTGTTTAATAATTCTTAGTTAGTAATTATTTTTTATTTCGAGCTATGATAGCTTAATAAATCCATAGTATGCCATAATTAATAGGATAACTGAAACCAATGATATCAGCGATGGTAGCTTTAATCCCAGCCATCCGATTATTTTATTACCCCCGTTCATTTTTGCAACCAACATAAATATAACTGCTGGTAATGCGCATACTGCTGCTAACATAGCTAATTTTTCCATTTACTTTTATTTTATATTACTCCTCAGTGTGGTGATCCTTGGGTAAGCTTAGATGTCTCACCGGTCTTTTTTCAACCAATTTCAGTATTTCATTAAGACTGTAAGGTTCCATACCGTTACCGTCTACTCCGATATCCATTGCCTGACCTTCATGTAATTTTAAATGAGGCGGTAAATGAACATGCCCATGTAGGTGTGGAACTTTCTTATTCATGCCATCCCAACTTGCTATAGGAAAGTGACAACATACAAATTGGTATTTTTTAGTTTCCTTTCCCTCTGGACGGCGGATGTCAATTACGTCATAGCTAGATACCTTTCTGAAGTATCCCTGAACGCCCTCCTTATTATTTCTAATGTGGTGATCGTGGTTACCAAGAAACAAGTAGATGTTTTTGCAGTTAATTCTATTTCGGAATTCTATGATAGATTCAAATCCACCAAAACTCCAATCACCAAGATGTACTAATACATCATTTTCACCAACCTTCTGATTAATCTCAGAAACTATCCGATCATTCATCTCCCCCAGCGAATTGAATTTTCGTGTACCTCTACCCTCCGGCCAATTTGATGTTGCACTACATATATTTGAGTGATTGTAATGTGTGTCGGAGGTAAAAAATATTTGCTGATTTTTTTCTAATATTATTTTCATTTTATTTAATTATTTTTAATCCATTTGGAATCTGTTTTAGTTTCCTCTCTGTTCCAGAATGGCTTTTGATACTTGGGTCTTAGTAATTTCCATACATGTTTTGAATGGTCTTTACCATCCCAGATGGAAAAACATATGGCTCTAATAGCCGGTTCAACGTTGCATTTAGCTAGGTGATCAGCAAACTCCTTTTTGGTTGGTTGCGGGTCTCTGTCGTTATATTTGCCATATCTAAAATAATCGTGTATCTTTCCTGCTCTTTCCTCTATGGCATATTTATGATATTGTAGATTGCTTATCGTTGATTTAACCCATTTGTCAAATTCATCAGGTACCCTTTCAAGCAGGATGTTTATATCCTTGCCTTCCTTTAAAGTCTCCCATATATCCACATTAGAGAAGTTGGTCAGCAATCTGTGTAATCTCACATATTCATTGAACTTTATTTTCATTCTAAAGTACGGTTGAAATAAGAGTACAAATCCTTCCTCGTTTTTAGTGTCCTTCTCTTTTAAAGATTTATAAAGATCTTCTCCGAAAGAAAAATGTTGTTCACATTTAACTATATCTTTCTTCTTGATTCCACTACCCTTGAAGATAGACAATGACGTGGTCCAGTGTTGTTCTACTCCATCTATCGAGGTGCTCAGAAAAACTATTTTATCCTTGCCCTTATAGTCAACGACTATTCTATTTTCGGGGTAAATTATTTCAACTATATAGGTTACATGAGTCATGAAAATCTGATCGAAGTTTTTGTATTTCTCCTTTAATATCTCCATTCCTCTCTTTGCTTGCTCGGAAGTAAAAGATCCTTTGGTAGCTAAATGCCATTCATTCTCATAGTAAAAAAGTAAGCCAAGTGATCCATCAACCTTCTCCTGCACATAAACATAGTCACCCTTCAATGGAACCTTATCCACGACTTCTTCGTAATTAAAGAATTTAGGAAAGGCAGAAGCAACAACGTAGCCTTTGTTATCTATTATTGTTCCCCTCATTGATAATGTTATATCATCCCAATTGTTATCATATTGGACTTCTCTGGAATAATTATAGACAGCTATAGGAAGTGTAGGATGTGCGTTTTTCTCGAGTAATCCTCTTTCCACGTAATCATTTAATATTTTTATGTCGTATCTCATTGATGTCTTATAGTATGAAAAGTGTTAATTTATTCCGTTCATTATTTAAAATTTTCTTTACAAAAATCGGTTATCGAATTCCATTTATCCTCGACCAGCATTTCCTGTTCATATTGAAGTCCGGGATCCGATCCGGGATCGTCATATTCTTCCCATAAATTTATCATCGAGCTCAGAGTATTTTTCTCATATTCCCAATCATCTATAAGATTTTTAAGATCCCTTATCATTCCTTCATGGTTCATATTGGAATAGATATTTATGGTTTATTTTTTAACTAGGATTAGATCATTTGAGAAGTATTCGCATACCATGCATTCTTCGCCATATGGGCTGAAGTGAAGCTGCCCATCCTTCATATAAACTCTATGTTCACCAGCCATCTGTACGTCAACCATATCGCCATCTTTTATTTCGTCATCGAATTTATCCCTACAAACGACATACTCGTTACCAGATGGTTTCTCTTTCAATTTCTCCTCTATATAGTGAGCTATATCAACGATTGAATTTGAATCAATCCAATTGTAACCTATCCCGTTAAAAGTAACAGAGAAATCTCCATCGCTCCAGTCGTATACAGCTTTATCAAATTTTTCTATTTGTATGGTTTCTTTATCTAATTCGGAAAGCATATTCTTTAGTACACTCGATGTATTCGCTCCCATCCTAGGTTTCGATTTTTTTCCAAAGTATACCGATCCCTTGTGATTGGCGCATCTTAAAATAAGTGAAAGATCCGAATAATCAGATACCTTCTGATAATTGTCCAGTATATAAATTTTAGCTGCTGATATGACATCAGAAAATTCTCTATTCAGTTGGAGATAAATTTCATTGAAATTCTTCTCCTTATATTTTTTGGATTTTCTTATTCCTTCCAGAACTGCATTCTCTGATTTTGATAGGTCTACTAACATGGATTTTTATTAATTTATGTAAAGATAAAAAAAAATCACGGATAATAAAAATATTCCGTGATTTTAATAATATAATTTATGTATTTTATTTAGAACCTCTTTAGAACATATAGTTTCTTACTAGCCCTTGTATATGCGGTATATTTGATTCTGTTTCTTTCGACGATATTAAAATTCATATTAATGTCATCATCCAGAACAAATGTCGTGTTATATGTACTCCCCTGCGATTTGTGTGCGGTGATCGAATAAGCATATGATACATCAGCATACCTTCTAAGAAATCCATAATATCTAATCCATGACTTATTTCTGCCCTTGGTCTGTATTGCTTTGATTTTCAATATGTTAGCGATCTTCTGAAATTCATACTCGCTATCTTCATGAAGTATCTCTATTCTATATTTAATTAAATCATCGTCATCGTCAATTAAACTAACCACAGTGTCATAATATTTCAATGTCACCTTCATCGTATCGTCATCAGGATTTTCACTAATGATTAGACTTAGTTCCTCACTGTCCACACTGAAACTCTCCACTGTAAATTCCTCATTAGTGTTAAGTATAACTGCATCATCCTGTATAACTGGATTGTTTGCTATCAGCTTCTCACCATTAAGTATCTTGGATGTTTCTGATTCCTCACCATATATTGCTTTCCTGATGATTCCATTCATCGTGGATACCGTTTTATTTCTCCATGCTATTATCTTAGCATATTCGGAGTCTTTAACGAACTCATCGGTTACAAAGTACTCCTTCAGCTTTTCTGAAAATCCCTTTCTAGTCTCAGGTAAATTAAGGTTAAGATATTCTATACCCTCGCCAATTTCATTTACCTTAGTTTCATTCCCAGTGTTGATCTTGTCATTGTAGATATCCTCTCTAATAAGAACTGAGGTGTCGATAATTGGATTATCTTCCTTCTGTCTCATTATTTGTTTAAGTTGGAGAGTCTTAATTCTATACGAATCAGCTAATTCGTCTCTGAAAGGTATGCAATCATGTCTTCCAACAGGTGGAATCTGAGCTGGATCACCCATGCAGATAATCTTAATTTTTTCTCGATATTTTAAGATCTCGTGAAATAGATCATCGTTAAGCATAGAAACCTCATCTATTATAAGAAGCTTGACCGAATTAATCTGTGGTTTAAAGTCTCCCTGATTCACAAACTCCTGCTGACCGTCTTTTGTTATTCTTTCGGTTAGTCCTAGTAATTTATGGATCGTTTGGAAGGTTACTCTCGAATTTCGAAGTCCACTGGTTTTTTTAATTACTCTTACCGATTTATTAGTTGGTCCGGTAACACCTATCTTATACCAATTATGTGTTGGGTGTATAACCTCTAGAGCGTATTTTATAAGTATGCTAATACAAAACGTTTTACCCGTGCCAGCCCATCCTTTAAGCACGTATACGCTATCATCTTCTCTGTCATATAGATAATCACGCAATTGTTCGAAAGCGGCTCTCTGGTCACCGTTTAATATGTCTATATCGACTACTGGTTTTTTCTTTGTCTTAGCCATTTCTCAATAATTAGATAAGAATGTTTTGTATGCACATTACCAAACAATCCTCTATAGTTTTAATACCGTCCCTGCAGTACTGCCCACCAAATCCACCCTGAACAGCATAAGATCCGGAATCATCTGTTACCGCTACGTAGAAGTCGCCGGATTCCTGTCTAGCTATATTTATATTATGATTTTGGTATCTACAATTGAGATCATTCTCCGTATGGTAGCTGATCATATTTTTTCTTATGATCCTTGGCTTACCGTCAACGATTACTTTTATCATTTTTATGTATTGTATTAGTTATGGAAAATAAAGAGCTGTTGGATTATCTTTATGAACATCCATGCTCGGGTGGAATCCTTTGAATTTTTGCAAATTGAAAGGTCTGGTTATAATATGAACACCGTTCTTGGTTGGTATTATATCCAATCTAGGTTCCTTTTTGGTTTCGTTCTGAAGATCTGTCAAAAGAGATATCATGGAATCCAATTTTTCTCCCAGTGATCCTCCTGATAATAGGGTTTCTCTGTCAAGTACATCGCCATCCCAATCTTTCCAATCGATATCAACTATCCAGCTTTTATCAGGGTCCGAATGGAATTCGCCCGTACAGGATGCATATGCGCTCTTTACTGCACGATGATTTTCAGATGTAATATGGTCTACCACTCTCTTTAAAGTCTGCATAGCGACCTTCTTAGCATCTCTAGAATTAAGTCTGAAGTATGCTCTAGCGTTCTCCGAATCACATTGATCTATAATCCTTGGTTTTAGCTTATCGAATTGATCCAGATCATAGATATAGTAATCAGCAATGTGCACCATGTCCTTACCAAGATCTGGATTATCCTTTCTTCTCTTCAGCACCTGAAGAAAATAGAAAGAGTCCTTATCCCGGAATTTTAAAAGATCCCTTATGATGTCGAAGTTGTTTACCACTATATTATTGTTTTTTCAGTTCCTCTATTAGTCCCTTTAGGAATTCATTCTCTCCTCTAAGAAGATCGTTTACGTGATCTGGTGCATTGAAGTTGTCAATACATTCCTCATTCGTTTCGATTCGGATTTCAATTTTTCTGATGATTGCTTCCATGTTTTTTTTATTTTTTGTAAATATATTAAATTAATTCGAATAACCTCTGATTAAGTGTGCATTTTTTTATCAACTAACCCGCATAGGAATTCGGAGATTAGATCTGCTTCAGGATTTCTCCATGCGTGATGTAGATAAACATCCGCATCCTTATGATAATGATAGTCATTTCTATCCAAATGTTCCTGAGCAGCCTTAGCAGTTAGAAACGAGTTAGTGTAAACTGGTTCCATTGAATATGAACATTCTTTTAGATCCTCGCAGTTATCCTCAATCCAATCCCTAAGATCGTATGCATCATCCCAAAGCTCATCGAGATTGTCTGGCTCATCTACACCATTATTGTCAAGATAATCTTTTAAATCATCAAGTGTTTCTACCACTGTATAATCACCATTGCTATCAACCCAGCATGGGATGTTGCCATTTAGATCCCAGTCATAATTTCTTTTCCAATCCCTAATCTGAAACAAGTGTGGCATTCTGGTACACCTTGGATCTTGGGTGGTCATCTCGGTTGCAAGTTCAATTAACTTTGCGTACATCTCCTCGCTAACCTCTATTGTTTTAGTTTTCGCCATTTTTATTAAATTTACTTAATTTTACTAATATAAAGAAGGGAATTATAATATAATAGAATTCCAATTGGTCATAGCTAATATTTGCGAAATGTGAAAGAGCAAACCCTAAATAAGCGGGTGCAAGTAAATCTAAAATTCTCTTCATATTTTTTTATTTCTATTTATAACCTTTATATCTTTTTGGATTCTTGTATGGCATGAACTTACCCATCATTACAAAAAAGTCCTGATATTCTTCTATTTTTTCGTTTCTTTTTTTGACTTCCAGTATAATATGATCTATTGCATAGATTAGCAATTCCTCTCTTTCCTCAGGAGTTATATTTCTAAGAGATCTTGGCAGCTCCTTATTATTCTTTATTGCTTCGTATAGCTTATTAGCCCTGGTAATTTTTGAATTTGATAATGCCATTATGCTAATCTAAAGTTCTTTAAAAATTCTCTTAAGAATACAATTCTACGAGCCTCCTGTTCCGATTCATCAAATTTCATAATCCAATTCCAATATTCAGTGGCTTCTGGAGTTCCGTCAACATAAAATGTTCCATTATAATCTGGCCAAATCTTTTTGTTAAAGACCCTGTCATCAACTAAGAAAACTACTGCAGTTAACTGGTCACCCAAATCTGGCTCAAAGAAACTACGAAATTGAACGCCCTCATCTGACAATAATTGTCTGTGGTTATTTAAGGAACCAATATGGTTATCGTTCTCATCATATCGAGTGTTTGTTGTTCCTCCGTCTAAAATGATAAAAGTTTTGTCTTCGTTTGCCCATTTCTGGTATTCTGGGGTAGTTCCAAATTCCAAGCCATACTCAACAACGGCATGTCCAAATTGGATACCTTGCTGAATTGGCGAGATGTTATATGGTACTAATCCATACATTCTGTAAGTTCTATTTTCCATTCATTTCTATTTTGTCTTAGTAATTCTTTTATTGATGCATTTGTAAGATTGCCTTTACCAACAGTATTTTACATATTCAATTTCAAATTTATCCCACACTCTATAAACTGCTTCAACAAATGGAATCGACCACTCATCGCCTTCTTCGGTTACCCAATGAATTTTAATGTCCATTCGTTCATCACAATCATTCCGAACTATTGTGTCGTTTGTAACATCTGACTGAAAATATTCCAACCAAATATGCCATAGGTCTTTATATTCACCACCAACTAATTTATGGTAATCTCTGAAGTATTGTTCTTCAATACACATCTCTTTACAGATTTCTCTTTGGATATCATCCCAATCATAAAATTCTACAGTATGCTTTTCCACCTTAGTCTGATTTAATTAGTTCTTGTTTGATATCAAATTTTAATTGCTTTGCTCTTTCTAAACTAATAAAACAATCCTCGGATGGTATGTAGCAAGTTGATGATTCAAAATAATTCCAAATATGCATCTCCCAACACGCATTACTTTTATCTTTAAACTCATCTCTACATTTTTTAAAATCCTGTGGTGATTTTAGTTGAATTGCTTTCATCTTATTCTGATTTACTTAGTTCATTAAGTTTATTTAATTGTTCCTCGGTAAATCTAAAACCAAGAGCATTTTCAATATTATCAATTGAGGTAGTCCACGTTTTAATAATTTTACCTCCTCCCCATGGTTTATTCCCACATACCCTTGTGTCATTCATGTAGATAGAATTTCCTTCTACACCATTGACTAGGTCTATTTTAATTCTTGCTGTATTTTCCATCTTATTTTATTTTAGCAACCCTATAAGGTGATAGAATTGTCATCTTTGATCCATCCGAATTATAATACCAGATTGAATCGTTATTATATCCATGTATCGTATCAGTATAAGCAATAACGTCAACAAGCTCCTCCGTTAGATTAGACTCCTGCCAATCTATGTGCTTTTCTATACGCATTACTCTCTTCCCGTAGATTTTGTATTTGTAATCTTTACTATTACATGAAATCACAGAAATCATAATAGCTACTGCATATAAACCTTTCATTTTCATAAAATTAATTTTTAATTAATATCCCAACATATATCGGTCATAAACTCATCGGTCTCCCCGATATCACAAATCAACAATTCCTTGTGCTTATTAGAAAAATCTAGACCCTCCTCTGGATTATCCCTTCCCCATAAAGTTTCTTGGTCATAATGATTAAGCTTAGCTAATCTAACCAATTCTTTATAATCCTTGTCCCGGAGATGACCTTTCAGAGGCATTATTCTACCAACGCAGCTACTCCAATTTAGCTTTCTGCCATTGTAAGTGATCCAATAATAATCCATATCATCGGATCCAACAGCAACAAGTCTTTCTATATTGTGGCTACACGTAATGACAAATTGTCCCTTAAGTGAATCAAACTCAGCTAATATTAGTTTTCTATTGCTATCCATGTTCTATTTAGTTTCGACTTTACCATATGTTTCAATCCAAACCTTTGCACCACAGGATAGAGGTTTGTCTGGTGCATAAACTATCTTTGCAGCAGGTAATCCATCCTGTCCATAGATAACTGCCTCATTGGTATAATCGTTGGACTTATATGTCTTACAGGTTAGAACTGGTCTATTCTCACCCTTTGAGTTGGCCTTTATGTTGTGCTGATTTACGTGTATGATTGTTTTCATTATCTATTTTTCTTGATATACCTTACATTTTTTTATCCATGTCGGATCAAAATTATGTGGCCAGTTTGCCCAACCCATGTCCCAACCATGAGAATCCACGTCGACAGTCTTTTTTGGTATTTCGCTCACCGTGGATGGGTAGTTGCATTTTGAATGTGCATCACCAATTAGCTTTTCCCTGTGGACGCAAGCATAACAATTATGTTTTTTCATATTGCTGTTTTTATAAAGATTCTAGAATAAGAAACCCCGCATCATTAACGAGTGGTTGTTCTTTTTTGTTATTTGAAAATATTTGACCGTCACCACGATTATCTAGATCCGAGACAACTTCCGATTGGAATTGTACATAGATCCCATTCTTTCTTATTATCGAGTTCCTTAACAAGATAAACTCAGTATCTAAAAGCTCTTCTGAAACTTTATTAACACCCAGATAATGTCCCTGTGCAAGTGCACGACCAAGATCATCTGATGTGAATAGTTTGGTGTCGTCTGCGAGAGATTCAGATAGCGATCTATTGTCGCTGAATAGATCTTCGCAATTATTTGGATCTAATTTTAAAACTTCTTCCAGCGTAAAGTAAATTGACTCGCTGGTACATGCTAAAATCCGGGATTTGCTAACGGGTCTTGATTCGTAAAGAACGTAATCCTTACCCTCAGAGACTAAAATTCCATCCATCATAATTTATTCTTTTTTATAAAGATAATAAATTAATTCGGATTAAAAAAATAAATTTGTGTAATTTTTAGAATCTCCCCAATACGGATCAACTGGATGTATTCTATCCTTGCTGTATATTGAGAAATGCGAGGTAAAGTGGTAACCATGATTAACATGGACTGATGGATTTTCTGATCTCCACTCTAGTATCTGACACTGAGGTTCAACCAATCCGCTATTTGTTAATATTGCATTTGGTAATATTGATTCAAAGTGTGATATTGCTTCTTCGAATCTCATCGTAATTTGAGATAGCGGCTTGTCGTCCTGATTTCTTTCCTGCCACCCATCTTTACATAAGCCCATGTAATTCATATTACATAACATTTGGCCTTTTTCGAAATCTGGGTAATCAAAACATCCCTCTGAATATAAACAATCATGCTCAAGGAAGCTAACATAATCATATTCACCTGCTGATCTTGCAGTATATAAGGTTTGTAATATTTGAATCGTCTGTGTTAAATGTGAAGAAACCTTATACCAACTTGGCGATTCGGGAAACGGATTATCTTCGATTCTCTCCCATAGACAGGTAAAGACGTCAGCAACCCCAGCGGATGCTATTTTTATTCTCTCCAATGATTTTTTTATTGTTGGATAAGTCTGCTGATCCTTGTTATTTGAATAAAATATACCTAATTTTCTATTTACCGATTTGGGTATAGAACAAGCTGTTCCCTCGTTCCATGACTGACTGTGCAATTGGTCGCCATCAGACCATTCTATATCCAATGTTTTCAGAACTCCTGGTTTAGGATCACCGCAGATATCATTATTTGCTCTTATAACAAGTTTCCCATTATTAACTCTGGATTTTATTATTTCTGTTATATCCAGATCCCCGTATGTTGCTTTTAGTATTATCATCAATATTTTTAGATGTATATTAAAAAAAATTCCGGACTGGCCGGAATTTTTTTAAAAATCTTCAAACGATATAAGATTTTGTAATTTGTTGCTATCCTCGCTAAGCTTCTGATTGGGTTGCATTGCTGGTGAATTCTGTATGAATTTAGCAATACCTAATGTTTTCGAAGCTGCTCTTTCGTGATATGCTTTATGCGGAAATGCTCCGCAGTGGGAGCATTCCTTTTCTGGATCTGCTATGGCCTTTCCGCAACCAGAGCAAACATCCTCTCTTTTTCTTTCTAATATATCCATATTCTACTATATTATACGTATCTAAGTGCTCTAGAAACATTAATAAGTCTCTTAGTAAGATCATCCATGTCCTCATATCTAGTAGTAAGTTCAACTAGATCTTGTAATTCGTCGTTTTCTGCTATTGCACCCTTAAGATCCATTGATCCTTTTTTAAGAAGGAATTTAAGAAGAAGTGCCAAAGCATTATCATGGATTTGTGTATTCTCTTCCCCTGGATCAATAAAGACACTTGCCTCAAGGGTCTCAGAAGCTTCCGTGAAATATTCACAAAGTAAAGAATTTAATTCCTCTGTAATAGCGATTTTTTCTGCTCCTTTAGTTCTTACAGCGTAACTAGGAATTAATAATTTTTCCTTCTCATATTTATTAGTCTTAGCTCTTTTGAATGTTCTTTTAAAGATTGCAATAAATACGGATCCAAAAATTTCATTATCCTGTATGTTACATTTTACTGAATTGTCACCAGTTCTAAAATTAATACCATTCAGTGGCATTCTATTAGAGTTGTTTACTCTCCATACCTCGTAGGATCCGGTAAAAAGATTTCCAGCAAGTTCATTCTTTCTAACCCCGATTATTTTAGCGAGCGTCTCTCCGTATATCTCACCCACTCTCTGTGTTGCTCTCGAGTAAAATCTATATTTTGGAGAAATTTGATCAACTTTGTTTATAACGGTTCTGTCCGATCTGCTACCCTTACCTACTAGTCCAAGATCACTAAGATTTTGAATTGTTGGTAGTGCTTCAATTGCGGTTACATCAAGATCCGATAATTCGTGACCTCCAATTGTCTCCTTCATTCTACCCATTATCTCCTGCATACTAAGCTCAGATCCTACCGGAACCAGCTCATTGAAATTTAGGTTGGGTATATCCTTCTTAGGTATAATAGCTGCAGGTATATTGTTTCTAATGATTCTTAGTAAAAGAGCTCTTAGACATTTTTCTGGAGTGTCAAATTTAGAAAGATTATATCTTTCAACCCCTGCCTTACTTGATAGGTATTCATAACAGAATTCGCCGTCTTCATTTTCCCATATTTCTACGTCTGCCATTGGTCCGCCAGTTCTAGTAAGAACTAATGCTCTTCTTCCTCTAGCAAAAACATCAACACCTATAGCTTTTAGATCCTTACCTTCTTTGGTGTTATTAAATGCATCGTACATGGATTGTGTATATTCATTAAGATTATACCATTCTCTCCTTGCCTCGTCTATTACACCTTCTTGGTTTAAAAAATTATCTTCCATTTTGTTTTTATATTGTTATGATTACATTCTTTTTCTAACGTTCTCAATAACGTCTTTCTTGTTTGATATGATACCTTCCATAGCATCTCTATCTTTTGGTTTAAGATTAATAGATCCAGTTTTACTTAATTCTAATAATATACCCATATCTTCTATACCTCTTTTAACCGCAGCCTCAATTTCTTCCATATCAGCTTTAGTATAATCTTCTCCGATGATGGTATCAAAAACTTTCCAAGTAGCATCGGTATAGATACCATTTCCTTTGAAGATTTTCATAAATTGAGATTTAGATAAACCTTTATCGGTAAAGATAATTTCTGATACGATTCCTGCGATATTTTCCCAGTCTTCCTGTGGCATTGAACCTGCTAAGAAACCTTTACTCATAGTTATTAAAGATTCTATGATCTTCTTAGGTTCCAAATTAGATCCGTCCTTATAATAATGTTCAAGAGCTAGCTTGATATCAACCTCTCTACTAAAAGCTTTTTCAACAGAATCAACTAATTCTGCAGGATACCCAAGTCCTTTTAATGCAGACTGATATGTTTTAAATGTATTACCGTTAGCGTCTCTAAGTCTGCTATTTGGTCTGGTTGCATCAGTATGAACTGTTCCATCAGCATTTATAGTGATCCCTATTAAACTTAATGGATCAGTTACTGGTGCATTTGAATTAATTATATTAAACTGCACTCTACCACCTCCATAACTCCAGAATGTTGAATCTGTTCTGATACACCAGTTTGTATCTGCACATACCGCTCTTTGTGCTTCCGGTGTTCTTGCTGACATTACAATGTAACCGTTTTTAGCATATAATATACCTACTTGTGGTCCCAATGATTTTAATTTACCTAGAAGTTTATCCTCCGACTGTCCCCAGCTTTCAGTAAATTCTAATGCATCTTTAATAAGATCTTTAAAAGCTTTTTTCTCATCCGAATATTCAGGATATGTTCTTGTATCATCATACTTTTTCATGTTCTTAGAGAAAGACTTCCAAGCATTAGCTACTCCGTCCTCACTCTTAGCATCAGGAAGAGATTTTAATTTATTTGATATGGCTGTTAATTCCTCAATCTGATTATCTGTTGCTGATGAAAATGCTTTTTTCATTCTTGGAGTTAATTCATTATAGAAATCTTTAACTTTTCTTTTTCTTTCAAAATTTCTAAGTTCATCACCAAGCAATTCATAACCAGGTCTGATATCTTCATCATCCTTTTTAACAACATATTTAGCATAGTCCTCTACAGACATTGGTAATTCGTTAATTTGACCCTTATATTTCTGAAGATTGTCCAGAATCTCCTTTAATTCGTCCATCTGAGCTTTCTGATCCATTCTAAATTTAAGAAATGCTAACGTATATCCGGGTGATTTCTGAAGCATGTCCCTAATCTCGGTAAAAACTCTGGCAGAAAGTACTGCCTTTTTCTCTTCTGCATCGATTTCCGATGGCTTAATTCCTTTTTTATCTGCATATTGCTTGATTAAATAATCCTTAGCAGCTTGTACATTCTCTATTAAGGGTTCTGCAACATCGAAAAAAGTTGGGAAACTTCTATTTGTCATAATATCTATAATTTATCTTTTGATATATATTCAAATCAAAAACATAAAAAAATGAGACTATACACAAAGATCGACGAGTTTTTAGCTGCTCAACCAGCTACTAAGCCTGGACAACCAGCTACTAAACCTGGTACTGCTCCCGGAACTAGACCAACTCCGTCAAGACCTAGTCCTATAAGAAGGGATAAACCATCAACAGAACCTGCACCTAAAGCAAAATTAAAGGATGTTATGGAAAGATTCAATGCGGAACTTAGAAAATCTAAAGCTCCGATAAAATTTAATCTGTCAAAATTAAAAACTAAATACAATGATTAAATCATTTAAAGAAAAATTAGAAGAAGCCTCGTTACAAGGAAACCCAGGCATACCTGGTGAAGGTGGTAAACCTGGATCTTATCTTTCCGATGTTGAAGCAAGAGCAGCCGAAAGAAATGCTGAATTGCAAAGAAGACACGGTAGAGAAATACCTCAGTTCATGGGATTAGTATCTAGAGCTAAACAGATTCAGAGAGGACATGAAGCAGAATTAGAGGCACTTGCTGAAAGAGCTATCAGAACAATGTATGGTGATATCCTGGAAGAGGTCGAATTAAAGATCAAGTTTCCTAAAAATGACGAAATCAAGAAGTCAATGGAAAACGTTCCTTCCGAACCACCTGAAATGCCACAGCTTAAAGAACTTAAAGATGCTGGAATAATTTCAGAAATACACAAAAGAAAGATTGCTAATAACATCACACAGGGTGAGGCCAAAAATACCAAATTAATGCTAAATCTACCGGAGGTTTCTCAGGGATTGATTCAGATACTTGGTGCTGAGGTTGGTAACGAATACAAGGAGCTACTTAATAAAATAACAGAAATCGCTGGATTCTTTGACTGGGCTATTCCGATGGATGTTCAGAAAGAGATGTGGGAAAGAGACAAATCTGGATTTGCTGGTTCTGTTAAGGTACAATGGGAAACTCCAGAAGATTCTAAAGGTAACGAAGACCTCGCTCAGGATATTTTAGACCAATTAATGAATGATGATGAAATTCCTGCTGAAGAAACTGAAGAATTATTCGATCAAACTAAGCCAACTATCTATGCATTGGGTACTGACTTTGCTATGCTTCTTCATGAAACAGTTAAAGGTATCTATGAATTGATAGCAGCTAATGCTATTCCTGATGATGAGGAAGAATCTGAAATAATCATAACCAACACCGATTCACTTGCAGATGAGATCGAAGATCTTAGATATGGTCCAGAAATTGCAGCTGATCTTAGAGATTTTATCAACGGATTCCCAGAGGTTGATAAAATAACGAATCTAAGAGAACATGTTTTTGGAAAAATGATGCTCATGGAAGCATCTGAATTTCTTGATCTAGTTCTTAGAATATTATCTGGTGAGACGTCAGCTAAAAAAGATATGCAGGATATAATTGATGAAGTAGCTAAAGAAATTAGTGACTATGAATTAGATGCAGCTGGTATAGACAGAAACGATGATGACGAGGACGAAGAGGATTATAAAGAAGCACCAGCAAGAGCTGCTGAACCTGAAGAGGACGAGGATGTAGATTATTCACAGCTTGCTAAGAGAGACATCGAAAAGCTTATAGATAAGGCATTGGATGATAGGGACTTTGAGAAAGTTAAGGAACTTTCTAAATATATCAACGAGTCTAAGCAAAAAGAATTATTCGAAAGAGTACATAAGGAAGAAGGATATCCAGGATAATAGGGAACAATATTAAATTTCTGGAGTAGATATATAATAAATAATAAAAATAAAAACAATAATATAATGGAAAATAAACCAGTATTCGAGAGCTTTAGCGAGTTCTTAAAATTTGCTATTAATGAAGGATTAAAAGTAAGCGATTTCACTGAACTTAAAACAGCATTAGCTGCTGAAGGTCTGGATGCTAAAGGAAGAAAGGCATTAGGTGCTATCGAGGAAGTAATTAATCAGGGTAATTATTCACAAGCAATACCTTTGGGTCGTATTAGTAGCTGTCTATCAGATATGACAAGAACCGATGCAACTGAGATTTCTAGCATCGATTTCGATCTACAAGAATTTGAATATAAGAATCTTTTGGGTGGTTCAGTTCTTGATGGATCGGGTAAAAGAATAGGGTTTGCCCAATATTTAGCCAAATTAAACCTAAAAAATATTGGTGGATTTAAGGATCCATATTACGATAGCGGTAAAAAGAAATTCACATCAGGTGAGAAAAATGATGGTGATTTCCTTTCGGGATCAGGTCCAGTTAATCAATACCTTATTGTAGATAATCAAGCTAAACTTGACGCTAAAGTGTGGAGATATGATAGTCCAGTTAAGAATCAATTATTAAAGACACCATCTGGATTCGTTAGCGAGCCACAGCCTGCCGATAGAAAAGGTTCATCAGATGTATCTGTACAATACTATTTCTATTACCCTGTTAAGATCGTTCCACAAGGTGGTGTTGAATATGAATCTAGGGAGATTATACAGTTCGTAAGACAAAAAACAACAACTGCAGAAACATTAAAACCTATCGTTATTCAGGATGATAACACTCTTTTTGATGTTAATAAATCAGTTCTTAAAGAAGAAGGTAAAGCTGCAATATTAGCAGCACTAGGTAACGTTGCTTCAGCTAATAGTATTACTGTTACTGGTGGTGCATCACAAGAAGGTGATAAAGCTAGAAACGAAGCACTTTGTAAAGAAAGAGCTCAAGCGGTTGCTGATTATATTAAATCAACTACCTCTTTCAAGGCTGCTGATGTTAAGGTTTCTGATAAATTAGACATTCAACCAAAAGCAAGTACTGAAGACAGAAAGACCTGGAGAAGAGTTACACTTAATGTTGAGGGTGAATATTTAGCACCAGTTGATAAAACAACTCCTGAATTAGTTTATATGGCATCTGAAGATTCAAACAAGGCTGATAAAATCATTATAGCTCAGGCAGTAATTCAATTAAATTCTAGCGTTATAGCTTAATCGTAACATAAAAAACAAAAAAACCCTAGATAATATTTTATCTAGGGTTTTTTGTTTTTATATGGATTCTAATTTGTAGTTTCCATTGACTTATTAAATTCTGCATTCATTCTTTCGTCCGTGTCTACTGGATCTAAATATCCCATTGCAAAAACTAAGTAGTAAGAGCCTTTTATTGTTACAATTGTGAAGTAATATGAATCATAACCCGCTTCAATATTTGCTGGATCATTTAATATCTTAGAGATTCGTGAAGCATATGTTTTTTCAACCAATTCAATACCATATTTTTCCGGATTAATATTCCCATTACCTTCACTATCTGCGGTGTAGCTAAATATATTGTGACTAGGTGCTTTAGATCTACTATATGGCGTATCTGCTTCCCCGAATTTTTTTACTTTCACGTGGGTATAGCATCCTTCCTTAAATCTATCTAGCTTTGTAAGATTTTTACCTGATGCACTAACTGTGCTATCTACGAATTTAATTAATTCTTTTTCAAATGCTGTTTCTTTAGATTGAGCATTTACCTGTGCAGTTGTTACCGATGCGATAATTAAAACTGCGATTGCGATTAACTTTTTCATATCTCTTAATTGTTTTTGTTTTTAAATACATTACAAATATAAGACCACAACTCGGGATAAAAAAATTTTATTGATTTTTTATTGATTTTTTTTATCCCTACCGGATTAAATACATTTTAATGCATCTACATCAGTAAAAATAAAAGACGTCACTAAAAGCTTTTATTTTAGCTTATACTAATACTGTGTTCGTAGTAATTCTACAACATCCCATGCATCTTCCAAAGCATTATGAGTAACTGCTCCATCTATCTTAGCTCTCTGCTTACATTGATTTAATGAAGGCAATGAATCATCCTCGATCCAATTGGTAAATAATATCGATGGATCAATAATTCTTTGCTTAATTCTGAATATTTGTTTCCATCTCGGAAGTTTCTCGATAAACAATTTATCAAATGTACCAAAGTTTTTACCTGCTACATTTAGAGAGACAGGATTCATGTTAGATTTTAATACCGGATATGACTTGCCGTTAATGATTCTAAAATGCTCACCAGTTTGCGCATGGCTCCATCCGCTGGTATCTTCCTTTTTAACCATTCCATTATCATACAGGAATCTAAATAGGGCATCAGCAACATCGCTTTCATTTAAAAATTGCATACCGGTCATATGAACCAAATCATTCTTTTCATCCAGTGATTCTGCCTCCTGATAATGAACTATAGCCTCGATGAGATCCTTATTCATATTGATAGCAAATGGGGATCCAGTGATTTCTTCCCTTTTAATTGCAACGTGGAATTTTGGGATGTCCTCAAATGGAAGCTTGTTGTTTGTATCCTCTACAATAACTCCGATTGATAGGATTTCATTTTTTTCCGGATTAAGTCCGGTGGTCTCGATGTCTATTGATAAGTATTTCATATTATTTATATTCGATATATTATCTTTGTTCCTTTAGTTTTTTAAAAATTGAAATCTGTCGGGGTGTCATTTTATATACTGGGACGAATTCCCACATACATTCGGCACAATTAGTAACGTGCATTCCTTCCACTTTAACAGAGAATATATTATGACCAGTAATCTCAACCTGTGCAACAACATCCTCCGGATCCTCATAATCACCACCGGTCATGTTGTTATTGGAGGCTTTAACTGTCTCCGTAACCCACTCTGCATATTTCACTCTCAGTGAATCAGGAATTTCAGATTCCTCACCATATTGATACATCGGATATTCAACATTATTACAACTGGAAATAGCAATAACCAGGATCAATAAAGGCATTATTTTTTTCATACGTCTTTTTATTTTCATGCAAATGTAATTTATGATTACGGAACAAAAAAATGTACGTATTTTTTTTGGTTATGGGAATATATAAAATAAAAAACCAAAACTAATATGTTATTAAAGAATGGGTCTAAAGGAGAAGACGTAAAAAAACTCCAAGCTAAATTAGGATTAGCTGCTGATGGAGCTTTCGGTCCGGGTACTGAAGCTAAGGTTAAAGCATGGCAAGCAGCTAATGGATTAACTGCTGATGGCGTTGTTGGTGATGGAACATGGACTAAATTATTTGGTGCTGCTCCAGTTGCTGCTGCTCCAGTTGCTATACCTGCTTCTGATTTTAAATTGGCAGCTCTTAAAGGTCATATTCCTGATGCAGTTATTGCACAAATTCCTGCTACTGCTTCAAAATTTGGGATTAGTAATGTACTAAGACTTGCTCACTTTTTAGCTCAGTGTGGTCATGAATCTGGCGGATTTAAAGCAGTTAGTGAAAACCTTAACTACTCTGCGGATGGTCTTAAAAAGATTTTTCCAAAATATTTCCCAGGTACACTTAATGAATCTTATGCAAGACAACCTGAAAAGATTGCTGCAAGAGTTTATGGTGGAAGAATGGGTAACGGTGACGAAGCTTCTAAAGAAGGTTTTAAATTTAGAGGTAGAGGTTATATCCAATTAACAGGTAAAGCTAATTACACTTCATTCGATAAATTCGTTGATGATGATATCTTAGCAAATCCAGATTTAGTTTCAACTAAATATCCATTGGCTTCTGCAGCTTGGTTCTTCAACAACAATAAACTTTGGTCTATTTGTGATCAAGGAGCTACTGATGCTGTTGTTACCTCAGTTACTAAAAGAGTTAATGGAGGTACAATTGGCTTAGCTGATAGAATTAAGCACTTCAAAGAGTATTATTCTCTTTTAAAATAATTTGAATAACAAATAACACCAAAAGGCTCGGTTATCCCCGGGCCTTTTTACTTATTATAATATATAATTTTCAAATATCTAAAATATTAAGAATATGGAAGCAAAAGAAACAAATGGCAATTCGAATATATCAGGATTCGCCGACGTATTTCTATCTAAACTAAAAGAACAATCATTTACCATAGTACTCATGATAGGTGTTATTTGGTATCAAGGTAGAATGATGGAAGAGCGAGTAGCATATTGGCAGAAATTATATGAAGAGCAGAAAGCCTATATTGAACAGACTAACAAGGAGGATAAATCCATTATGCTAGACAGGATTAAATATCTGGAGGACCAGAGGGACAAGTATGCTGAGGATGCAATAAACGAATTAAAATAAAAATAAAAAATAAATTATGTCAACAGAAACAAACACAAATTTTGAAAACAATCAATCGGCTGAAACCCACTCAGATGGAACTTCAGGCGGTGCATCGATTGATACTACAACAACTGCATCTGCAGGAGTATCAACAGGAGATGAAAATGCCTCAATCGGTATTGAAGCATCTGTTAAAACCGGAACTGAAGCATCTGTTGAGGGTGGTTTAGATGGTAATAACGTTTATGTGGAAGCAAGTTATTCAGATACGACTGAAGCTCATATTACAGTAGATGGTCAAGCTAATGCTGAAGGATTTGGTGCTAGTGGTACAGTAGATGCTTATGTTAAAACAGGAAACGAAGCTGAACTTGAAGTAAGAGCAGGTGATGAAGGTGTAGTAGCAAATGGAAGCGTATCAGCGGGATCAGCGGCTGGTGTAGATGGAGAAGGAACATTAGATTTAAGAGAAGGTTCAGTTACAGCCGGTGCAGGAGTATCAGTTGGTGAACAAGTTGGAATCGGTGGAGGTGGCGAAGCTACTTATGTTGATGGAGTTGCAACAATCGGAGTTAGCGGTGAAGTAGCAGTACTACTTGGTGTTGATGTTGACCTAAGCGTTAGTATTGATACAAATCAAATAGCAGAAGATGCCGCTGCAGCACAAAAATTAGCTGAAGAACAAGCTGCAGAAGCAAAAAGATTAGCTGATGAGGCTGATAGGGTATTAGCAGAACAAGCTGCAGAAGCTCAAAGAGAAACTGAAAGATTAGCTAGAGAAGCTCAGGAAGAATTTGACAGACAAGCTAGAGCTGCTCAGGAAGAAGCTGATGCTGCAGCCAGAGAAACCGAGAGATTAGCAAGAGAAGCTGATAATGCATTTAAAGACGCAGGAAACCAAATAGATAAAGGATTCAAGAAAGCTTTTAAATGGTAATCTATGTCAGAAGTAATTACTCTTACAAAAACTGAATATCTTATAGGCCATTTACAAGAGGATCTAAATCCCCTCGTAGAAATGATATTATCAAACCATAAAGAGGGGAGAAACATGTCAAAGGATATTACTAATATAAGGTATGAGGATATCAGAATAAATTTTACACCACAGGTACAGGGGATAGTACAAGTCCTCTGTAACGAGTGGTTTTCTTCGTTTGGAGAGGAAATAGAACTTTGTTGGCAAAATCAGGAGGGTCAGGATCCAAATTCCGCATTCTGGGCTGTTATCCACAATCACAATGAATCTACAAATCTGCATTCCCACGAGACACAGGATAACTATGAGGGAGGAGCTCACGTAAGTGCTGCTATTTGGATTCAGGTTCCCAAAGACAGTGGAAATCTAGTATTTCAATATCAGATTAACCCATACAGAACATGTCATAAAGAGATTGTAGCTGAAGCCGGTAAATTTGCGATGTTTGATAGCACCCTGCCGCATTACGTCACAAAGAATTTCAGCAATGAACAACGTATTGTAATCAGTATGAATTTTAGGAGAAAGAGTTAAAAAACTTTATATCAAAAAAATATATAGATAAAATTCAAAAAATATTAACCCGTAATGGCAAAGGCAAAAACACAATCAGCAGTTTCGTTTGTTAAAAAAACAAACACATCTTGTGACAGACACTCTAAGAGCGGTACTTCCAAAAATAAGAGCTCCAAGAATTATAAGAAAGCTTATAAAGGTCAGGGAAGGTAATTAAATGCCGGATACAAAAAAGGACACTAATATTAGTGTCCTTTTTATTTGATATTTGAAAATATTAAGCTTCCGCTAAAATCTCTTTGATTTTTGTATCCATAGCAGATTTAGTTTGCATTCCCGATACTCGATGTACCTCAACACCATCTTTAAGGTAAACCAAGGTTGGTATATTTCTAACGGAGTATTTCTGAGCAACTTCCTGATGTTCATCAACATTAAGCTTAGTAATAACTACACCACTATCATTTCCTTCCGGATATTCACTTTTTAAGCTCTCGAAAGCTGGAGCCATTGCTTTACATGGTCCACACCATTCAGCATAAAAATCAATTACTTCTAATTTCATATTTATTAATTTAGTTTAGCGAGTCTTTTTGCATCCTCTATATCTTTTACTCCGAATTTCTGAGCTTGTTTCAAATAAACATCATCCAAAAAATCATCCGGATTCTTAGTAACGATGCTATTCCAATCATTATATTGGGTTGTATATTTCCATATATTTTCAGTGGTAGATAATTCTGGATTTAATTTAGTTTTATATAGATATCCCCCAACAGATCCTCCAGTTCTATCAGATCCATGTGCACAATGTATTAGTGTGTTTCCCTTGGATAATAATTCATTTATCTTATCCTGATCTTCCGTTGGCGAGAGCTTATAGAAATCGCATCCTATTTCTTTGCATAATTCCATCTCTTTTTCTATTGAAACTGATCTCTGAAGAGGTAGATGTTTACCATCCTTCCCATCATCATTTAACCTAATTACGTTTTTAACGTTATATTTAGTATAAACGTTCCTCATGATATCAAGAGGAAACTGAGCACTCCTGTAATTAGTTTTTTTACCGTCCGGGATTATATGGAAATTATATTTTTCTGCAATTCTAGGATCTATCTTTTCTGGATCAGCACCGAGACCTAGTGGTAGAAATGTTTCGTCAGTTTCAATATCCTTGTTAACCTCTCCTGATTTAATTCTATTTTCTCTCTTTGGTGCAACGTTTGATCTAAGCGTTGGATTTTCTGAATCTAGAATATTTATGGATACCTGAAATCCTGGTTTGAAATCCTTACCTGTAATTTCATACCATCTTGACTGGTCGTCTCTCTTAGCTAACCAATGATCATTAACAACCTTATATTTATATGGATCACCCTTTCTTACAATTATCTCTGAATCTGTCAGTGTCGGGGTTTCCAAAATTGAATTATTTACACTCTCCTGTATAGCAAGGTCTAAATTCTTACCGATCTCCTTAATTGCTTGAGTTTCACTATGTGCCTTTGCAGATGTTGGTGAATATCCAACTGGCGGTTCTATTACCGTTGCTCCCTCTTTAGAGAAAAGCTCATAATAAGCTTTCACTTTGGCAGCAGTAACATTCTTGTTATTCCCCCATCCCCAAGATCCCTGTACCACAAAGAATTTGGCTTCTGGGAATGCCCTTCTTAGCTCTATAAATAGACCTCTCACGTCATCCCTGATACTAAATCCGCTATTAGTACCAATTTTTATTACTACATTCTTGATGGATTGTGTTGTTGGAAATTTAGCAACAGCTTTTTTAAGCCATTCTGTATTAACACCGGATTTCCATAAGTTAGCTTCAGATCCAACCGGACCTAAAATATCCACATCAATAGAATTCTTAGCAATTAGCGGGGTTAGAGAATCTCCAATTATAATATTTTGTAAATTAGAAGATTGCGATTCGTACAGTTTTGAAAACTGATTAAAATTATATACTTTTTCCATGCAGTATATATCAGTTTATTTAATTACAGTTCGCTCAAAAGCATCATTTCTTTATCCCAGGCACCCAAAATTTGCCAATAAAATCCAAATGGACTCTGTACTAATAAAATAGGATCCCTTTTTTCATATGCTTTTCTAAATTTATCAGGTTCAGCAATAACATAGAATACTGGCTTCTTTTTACAAAGCTTCATCATATTATCAGTGTAGCTTTTCATGGTCTGTATAGCATCATCTGGAAATTCTGGGACAAATAGATCCGAAGTGTTCATGACTACATCATACTTTTCTAGTAAGACATCAATCTTCTCGTCAGTAGTGTTTTGAAAACCGTTGAAAAAAGCGTGGAATTTGTCATACTTCTTACGGTTTTCTAGTCTTTCGATTAGAGCTTCTACTTCTCTGCGTGAATACTTTTGAGTGATCAAATCTCTCTTGTATTTAAGAACTTCGATTTTGTCATCTAGATTAGCCATAGTCCAAGGAGTTGGTATAGTTTCCAATTCACCCAAGATATCAATTGGCTTCATTGCTATTTTCTTAGATACAGGTTCGGAGTCTTTGCTATCATCACTAGATAAGGATGATCCGACGGTCAGAAATGTATTTATTCCGGTTCCGCCTCTGTATCCGGAGCTGTAATTTTTAAAGTCAAACAGGAAAGTTTCGTCTAGTCCATCATTCGATGAAGGCGTACCAAAAAGAGCATTTTCTTCTTTCAATGCTCGATTGAGTCTCAAGACTCTTTTTAAAAATTTAATCATTATTTATTATTATTTAGTTAAAAAATTATTTATTTTTTCTTTAATTCCCAATTGTTTAATTCCTTCAGTCGATCTTGGTGTTAGAACAAAGTTTTCTAACCCATATCCACCGTTTGCTCCTGGACTCATATTAAGATCGTCGATAGCAACCCAATGTGTTATATCGGGATTTTTTTCAAGATACTCCTGGATCTCCAATATTCTCTTTTTTTCCAACCACCATTTCCACACAAACAGGTCGTTGGCATTTGGATCAAATTCATCCAAATTTGGTGTAATTGCAATGGGTCTTTTAATAATACCCTGTGCTTCATAGTAATCACCAAGCTCCTCTAGTGTTGCATGAAGTTTCCAATCCGAGCTCACAACAATTTCAGCACCGGTCTCCTGAAGTATCTCATTTAGAATCTTGATTGCTTTTTTATCAAAATCATCAAAACGGATTTCGACTGGTGCATCTTTTAAATTTGGACTACTCTCAGGATTAGCCGATCTATATTTAGACCACTTTTTCGTTCTGCCTCCCCAATTATTATGAAGACATATTACTCCGTCATTATCCAGGAACAAAATTTTCATAACATTTAATATTAATATAGGTCCTCGGAGAATAATCTATCTCCTCTGATTTCATTGTGATCCATAACTTGATCTTCTCTAATCGCAATTTCCAGTGCTTCCTCACGTCCAACAAATCTATTTGTATTCGTTAGGAATCCCTGCTCATGTTCTCCAACACCATCTTCAGCATTTTCAACACTTCTTAGTCCGGTTAGACAGCTCATGGTCCACATAGCCTGTCCGTGCCTATGCCCTAACACCACCAAACCTCTATCGCAATTCTTTGGTAGAACTTGTGGAATTTCTTTTTTCAGAGTAATGTCTTTGTACCAGATCGCAGCACATAGAATATATTCTCTGGATTTTTTATTCTTAACCGGCTCATCAATGACAGGGATGGTTTCACTAAATTCTATTCTAGCAACCCATTTGCATCCAGATTGATTCTGCGTTAAATCAAAAGGATCTACCTGTCTTCCTAATGGATTAATCTTTAAGTGGTAGAATGAAACTTCCTTGCCCTCCAATTCCAATAATCTATGATCTGACTTGTCTGAATCAATAAGAACAACGGATCTTATTGATTCCTTTCCAGGACCTCCATAGGTGGTATATTCAATTATCCACCCGTGCTTGTTCCATAATATTCCTTTATTCTTCATCATAGATAAGTATTAACTTTATAAGCCTCGTAATCGTATAGATTAGCCGAGTAATGTGAGTATTTAGGATCAACTAAATAATCTATCACTTTTCCACTATTAATATTTTTGCTCTTCCACTCATATTGTCCCTCAGCATTCAATTCAGGCAAGCTTATCACCTCACATTTAATACCTACCCCGTATTCATATTCATAGTGTATATCACCAATCTTGATGTCTTCCACTATGATATTACCCCTTGTGTGAGTTTTCATATTAGTAATTTATTTGGTCTCAACGATATTATATGTTCCTTCCATTACACCAAGACTTGATTCCTCCTGGAATTTGTAAGTTTCTGCTTTATCTGTTGAATTCATCGGACGTGTTAAATACCAAACTTGAGTTTCTTTCCAAGTGATGGTAACTAATTTTTGTCCTTTGGGTAAATTGATTGTACCTTCTCCGCCCCAAGATTTTACTCGAGCATTTTCTGTGCATGAAGCTAATGTGATAGCTACTAAAGCGATTGCTAATACTTTTTTCATATTTCTATTTTTCTAATTTATTTAACTCCTCATAAAGTCTAGTTCTAAAACTTTCTTCTCCATCGTCTCCGCTTAGCAGCCAATCAACTCTTTGAGCATAGACTTCCGCTATTCTAAGCGCTTTAACGGCATTTTTAAACTCGTTTATGACGTCATCGGGATATTGGTAATGGTTTAGATCCTCCGGGTACTTTTCGTACCAACTAGGATCTCTAAAATCGTCCTTTATCTCCTCCTGAGTCTTAGGTCTTCCGCTTCTTTCAATCTCATGTTCTATCTGATCAGCTATATAGCCTATCTTATATTGATTATAATCAAATGCTCCCCCGCTCATCTCAGATTAATTTGATGAATTACCAAAACCAACGCTCTTCTGACCTTTACCTCTAGGTTTTTTCTTCATCTCCTTAAGATGGTCTATAGCATCGTCATATGCTACATCCAGAAGGAATACTGAAATGAATAGCTCCTTAAGGTGTGACATCGACATTCCATCTGTATCAGAAACCCATCTCTCAATATCAACTTTAGCATCCTCACCAAGTTTTCTTTCCAGATATGCTTTTCTTACCTCATTACTTGGTGGAGCAATATAATATCTTCTATCAAATCTTGATGGACGATTTGTAATACGCTCTTCCAATTTTTCTGGGTAATTAGTTGTTGCAATATAAACAACATTTTCTATCTGTTTAATACCATCCAGCATATTAAGAAGCTGTGAAGTGATGTAGCTGCTTTCTCCTGCGATTGAATCAATATCCTCAATAATAACTACAATCGGTCTGATTGGTTCGATTTGTCTTAATTTAGGGACAAGATCTAAATAACCTCTAACTGTATCCTCGTCTTTTATATTAATAACTAAACCGCTAAGCTCCTCGATGATGTGTTTCATACACAGCTGCAGTATACCTGATTTACCCGCTCCAGGATCTCCATATAAAAGAATTCCTCTTTTGTGCATCAGCTTATATTTAGAATATGTCTCTCTTCTTTCCCAGAAGCTTTTAAGATCATTTAGAATTACTGCAATCTCCTTAGTTGGCAATTCGTATAGCTCATCGGTGTTTATCTGCTGTCTTCTTATCGCCCATTCACCAGATCTGTTATTATATTGGGGTTCATATAATCCAGGCTTTAGAGCTCTGACAGTTTCTGGTGAAGGTAAGAAGCTTCCATCGCCAACTATTGACCATTGATGAAAATTAATTTTTTCCGTCTCCTCCTCCTCATGGGGATGTCTTAATTCATCATCTGATAGGTATCTGTTTTCTAGCATATCTTTCTTTTTTATTATTTTAATCCTTCTGTTGGTTAATATAAGATCTTCTATTATCTTTCTCATTTAATATTTTGGCAAAAGAGCCTTCTTTTTTCTGTCAAGATCAACCTGCGGTATCATAATAATAACCGGATTTGTTCCGTTCCATTCGGGATCAGCATTCCAGACCTTCATCGTATTGATGGAACTTGGATCATTCTCCGCAAGGAAGAGCGTGTCCCTAGATTCGGTTGCATATGCAAAATCAGCAAACTTTACTGGTGCTTGAGGTGTTTCTCTCCTTTGTGAATATGCCACAGTAGAGATAGTGATTAAAAAAATAGTTAGAGTCTTATTCATCTTTCTTTCCTTTGTTTTTATTATCTGTTCCAAAATCCTTAGCAAGGTCTTCCCATATGGATTCACCTTTCTTTGGTTTATTTGTTTTCTTTTTGTTATTCGAATAATTTGTCTCGAGATACTCCCATGTGGATTCGACTGAATGACATATTGGATTCCCATCCTCGTCACTTGCTCCATATCTTATTTCCCCTTCCTCATGGATCTTAACCATCTTACCATCGATCATTTTATAGCATGGAAATAGACTCCAATCTTTCTCTCCAAAGTCACTCTCGTAACAAAACCAACTAAACCAATCATATCCTTCGTCACCATAAACCTCTCTGATCAGTATATCTATTATACGATTTAGATCGTCATTAAAGTCTATCAGATCTATCTTCAATTTATAAGCTGCATCAGATTTTTCTTGCTGTTTTTTGAGTCTTAATATAATCTCTGCAAATCTGGAATATTCCATGTTATCTTTTTATTATTAAAGGGACTTTATAGTTTTTGTTTCGCTTTCCTATTTATTAGTATGCAAATATAATCATTAGATACGGTATAAAAAAATTGGATATATAATAAATGAAGCCAAGTAAGGAATATTTAGATCATATAATAAAAAGGTTGGAAGCCATGAATCCTGGTATCTCAAATTCAAGTTCAGAGGGATCATGTAATTTGGACTATAGTCTTCCTTCATTTGAGGAGCAATTAGGTAGAACCGCGATGGAATATCTAAAAAATAAAAAGGATCATGAAATACTTCCTGATCCGATGTTTCCTGATAGAAATCAATATTAATTTATACTATCCGATATAAATTTAAACAGTGGAGCTATCCATAATCTACCAAGTAGATAACTTATTGAGAATATCACTATCCAAACTATTATTGCCTGCCAATTTAAAGATTTTATAAATTTCATGATTCTTTAGATTAATTCCTCATAATTATATCCCATTTTTATCAGTTGTTTCAGATCACCGTTAATGTAGTGGTACATTGAATTACCATCAGCCATGGAATTTCCTATATAACTAAATCCGGGTAAATCTATTACGTCCTTGCTGTCAATTATTATTATTGGGTGTCGTAGTAATTTGGCCTTTATTTCGCTAGGAACCCCAATATAACTTGAGCAGGAATTTCTAATTCCTATATTACATGACATACTCTTAAATCCGGAGCTACAACTAAAGTTTTTGCGGTCACCAATGGGCATGTCATTAAACTGACCACCTATTGTATTACTCTTAATGAATGTAGGTGTATCATGTTTATGATTTTTTGGTATTTTAGTTTTTATTACGGATGCTATCTCTTCCATCTCTCCGGATGATCCAACTGATTTTTTTTTCTTAAAAATGTCCAGTATCATATTATTTTGTTTTTATAGCAGATTTAACTTCCTCTAATTTATTCAATTGTATATTTGATGGTTTAGCTTCCGAGTTTCTGATACTTTTATAAACATTTTTTATAGCAGAGCCTAATAATTCAGTACCTAATAAAACCAATTTCGTAGTAATATCATAGATAAAAAGATGATTTAATATCGAATCCTTGCTAGACTTATCCTCTACGATTTTGTTATTAGGGCTTTCTGATATTTCCCATCCCTTGTTACCTTTGTAGTATTTTTCGTTTAATCTCACATCGGTACTAAATTTACCGAAATCTGATTTTTTATTACCAGCAGATTTAGTCTTAATCGATTCTCTTATTAATTCCCTTATTTCTTCATTATAATATTTTGCCATCTTTTGTGCCATTGCTTATATTTTTATTTGTTGTGATTTAAGTCTACCAATAACTTCGTCCCAATGAGCTGCATCCAAATTCATGGCTTCTTCAATTTGTCCTTTTTTAGCAAAATGTTTACAGAGCTCCGATAATTCAATTGCTGCTATATAGTTATCCAATTTTGATAATCTACCACTATATGGATTGGAATTTGATGATTTCAAAACAAGCTCCATGGTTTCTTCTACGCTCATATGCTATATTATTTTTAGTTACTTAAGGGTGCTTTAATTGCGGTATGTGATTGATAGTTTTTGATAACAAAATCATCAGATCCCCAGTTTTCCATGCTTCCTAAGATTGTAAGTCCCGAATCATAATCCATGATTTGTAATGTGGGTAATAGATATGGTTCTCTTGTTCTTTTTGGCGTTGAAGTATAATAGTCATTATCAAAATCCGGTAAATCATTTGGATTAAAATATCTTTCCATTCCTGTTTCGTAATTATTATTAAACCAAATATTATATCTCTCCTCATCAGTTAAATCTCGTCCAATCTGTTCCTCTGCTTGTTCAATATGATTTGAATATAAGTGAACATCACCAAGATTTCCAATCAATTCATCAGGAACCATGTTAACTTCCCTAGCAATGATTTCTAATAACAAACCATAAGAAGCAATGTTAAAGGGTAAACCTAAGAATGTATCTACTGAACGTTGATTCCATATTAGAGAGATTGTTCTTTTTGGAATATTTGCATTAGTGTATCTCGTGTCTAATTGGTGTGTCATTGATTGTATTTCCATTCCATTTGGTTTGAAGTCATCAACGGATTTGTTTGGATATGTTTTTCTAAACAATTCACCTCTTTCATTCAAACTCAACTCTCTTGTATAAACTTGAAACCCATAATGACAAGGTGGTAAAACCATTTGGTCTAATTCTCCAACATTCCAAGCATTAACCATTAATCGTCTAGAATCTGGGTTTGTTTTAAGATCGTTAATTAGATTTTGGATTTGGTCTAAATAGATAGGTTTACTGTCATCTGTTAAATCTTGTAATCCTCCCCATTGTCTCCACTGCCTACCATAAATTGGACCTAATTCTCCCCATTCTGCAGCAAATGCTTTATCCATTTTAATCCATTGAATAAATTCTTTTTCTGACATTTTACTATAAGTGGAAGAACCCTCTGCTTTTAATTTATAATTCTTATAAGCATCACCATCCCAAATATGACAATTATTATCAACAAGGAATTTGATGTTTGTATCACCGCGTAAGAACCAAAGTAATTCTGTTACGATTGTTTTCCATGGCATTTTTTTGGTTGTAAGTAAAGGGAATCCTTCTGACATTTTGTGTCTGATTTGTCTTCCGAATACTGAGATTGTTCCAGTTCCGGTTCTATCACCTTTTGTTACCCCATTATCGAGAATATCCTGTAGGAGTTCTTGGTATTGTTTGTCCAACCTATTCATTTCTTATATCTTTTATAGTTTATAATAATTGACCATTTAGGCCAGCTAGAATTAGTTACATTTTCAATTCTTTCGCAGCTAATAAATTCATAGCCACTCTCATCATTAAGAACAGACACAAAATCATAATTTGAATCTTCCACCGAAAATAAAACACGAACATGCTCCTTTATTTTATTTACAATTCCCATATACTTTTCTTTCTTCGTTTAAATCTCTTTAACATCATTTCCCAAATCAGGACTATCACTTGTATCATCCTCTTCATTGACCAATTCTTTTTTGTATTGATACCATAGAGGATTTGGTAATCCACTGTAGTGATCCCATAATTCCTCCTCAACTAGGTTTATTTCACTCATTGACACTATTTTGATCATCCTCTACCCATGTATAAATATCAATCTCTAGTGGATTTGATTTACCTGGAATGTACTCTGGATTATTAACGGTCTTCCATTTCATCCCGCATCTCTTGCATGTACATTTGGTTGGCATCCATCCAAAATTATAGGAATATTTATGTCCACGAATCTTACAAATAGTTTTTTTAATGAACGTCCCCATATTTTTAGGAAGAAGATTCACCACCGCTAAAATACTTTTTGATCATATCCAGTCTATCCTCAGCTTCCGCTAATAACTGTAATGATTCAGTGGCATCCTTTAAAAAATCATTCGCTGTATGATCTCCGATACCAACTGCCTGGTTCTCCAATAAATCTAAAGCCATTAATGCTTTTTCTCTGTCTGCTAATGCCTGAGCTTTTAAGGCTGCTATTACTCTTGTCTTTTTCATATCTACTGATCTTTATTATTTTTTATTTTCATTTTTTCAAAAATACCAGATAACTTTGAGTATTCTTCTCTAATATCTTCAGTTCTGTCTTCTTCCTTGAATCTAACATTCACTATTTTTACTATCTTATTATGGATCTCATCCAATATAGTTTCTGGTCCTTTCCTTCTGGACATGTAATATATTGATTCGTCGGTATATGAATCAAAAGACAGTCTTATTTTAGCTGATCTGGTGTATTTCTCTATAATCTCAATTCCGACATTACGATTTACCCAGGGTCCAATTTTAGGCATTATGTTATATCCCAATGTACCATCATCTTTTGGCGGTGGAGGTGATATACGGACTTTCATCGATCCTGGTATTTCTTCGCATATAAACGAAACGTATCTCTCCATTATTGAATCTTCCATATATCAATTTTTATTTAGCTTCTCGTTAAGGATACCAATTTCATTTTTGAATTTAGCAATCTCCTTTATTAGCGAGATGTTATTATTTTTCTCATTCCTCCAATAATAATAAAATTTATCACATAGAGGCTTTTCTAGAGCTAGCTTTTCCTTATGAATAAATTTTGGCTCCTTTACTGTAGTTACACCAAACTCATTAACGTACATAAGTCCGGCATATTCAGGAACTTCCTCTGGTTTAATAAGTCCCTCGGGTACACAATAATAAAATTTATTAGGTCTAAATTTCCATTCTGTAGGTATGAAATTATGTTCGCTAACACTTTTATTAAGTTCCTTATCCCATCGGTATTTATATTTCTTAACCAGGTATGTACCGTCTTTCAATATAGAATGTTTATCGACTTTTTTAGAGTCATTAAGGAAATCCGCTCTACTTATTTTGATCTCTATCTCATAGCAATATCCAGAATTTCTCTGGACCACCAGAAAATCGCTTTCCCAATTATGTCTAAATAGGTAGAGATTTGAAACAACGAATTTAATGTTACTTATATCAAATCTGCTCTCGAGAAGTTTCTGTATGCTCTTTTCCGAATGCTTTATTTTGGTAGGATTAATCCCACCATCCTCGCATATCGGTTCCGTCAAACCAATTGTAGTAGTGGTTTTCTTCTTTCTTTTCCTCCTCATTTAATTTTTCGTATATTTCCTTATATTCATCATGATTTTGTCCACTGAATATGATCCAAAGCTCCTTCCATTCAGCCTCAGAGATCTCCCTGGTTCTATCATAAACTTTTCTATTATGAATTTTTTCCTCTTCAGTATCCTTATCAACCAATCTACTAAGCCCAGGCTTTCCTTCAACGTCTTCGAATTCCCATGGATGATGTATAATTTCGCCAAGCTCTGCCTCGGCCATCTCTATGTAATTGTCCTCGTTGTAATTTTGAATGATCTGTGAAGCTCTTCTCATGGCATTAACCTTTTTCATTCTAGGTTTATCTATTTCCAATCCTTTCTCTTCGAGATTAACTGACATATGATCCAATGAGATTCTTACAAATTCCAGAGTTGAATGATGGTCCCACCAGTAGTGATTCATCAGTGGTTTTCTAAACCTCCAAACATTCCTGATAAATCTTGGTATATCATAGCGAAATACCGAATACGTTTTATATAATTTACTTTCGTGCCATGTTAACCTCTTAAGGCTCTTTGCAAACGAATCGGAGAAATTTACTTCCATGGTATATTAATTTTAAAATCATATACGGTTTGCTCTAATTAGTTTCACAAAAAAGGCCGAAATCTGATTGATATCGGCCTTTTTTATATTTTTTAAAGATTAAGCTTCTTCTTCCTCCTCTTCGTCATCATCTTCATCTTCATCGTCGTCTTCCTCTTCTTCATCTTCCTTATCATCATCTTCACCCTCGATATTAACGATGATATTATCTACCTCAGGTTCAGCTAGTTCGTCGTCTCCGCTTTCCTCCTCGTGACCTGGATTTTCCATTTCATTTCTAATCCACTCAGCAACTTCCTGAATATCATCTTTAGATGTAGCGATATGATCAGCTGCCCAATCATGCCCATTTTTCAGCATGTTATCAACTTGCTCTGGTTCCATTTTAAGAATCTCATCAATATAATGTTTGATAGATGCAAGATTCTGAAAGAACATATAATGTTGTGGATCACCACCATGTTCTTCTCCATGCTCCTCCTTAATAGAAGGTGCAGCTTTTGATTTTTTAAAATCTTCGAATGAAGCTATTTTATTCATAGGTTTTCTTTTTTTATTATATATCGGTATACCATATTAGTTTCCTAATAAGTAGTCGCTATATTTGAGTTTGGTTGGTTTTATGTTGGGAAAATAGTATTTATACACTTTTTTGGTTTTTTCGACGTATATCGTCTTATAAAATCCGTCGGGAACAGTGGCTCCTGTTGGTAGCTTCTTAGATTTTGCGGTAAATACTAATTCTATTGTCACTGTAACTTTACTGCTTTTAGCTAATTCTCTTTCATATTCTTCAAGGATTCGCCAAACTCCTCTGTTAAGGTATTGATCCTGTAATGCGCAATTGAGGTAACTGAATGTCTTCTTAAGCATGTCTTTGGTACAATTAAAATCAGCAGCGGGTGCTAGATGTCCTTTATCGTACAGATTTTTGACATAATCCAGATTGTCTGAGGTTTTTATACTGTCGTTGGTATAGAAGTCCATACCAGCTCTAGATGCTGTTCCAGTGGGACATAGCACATCATATTTTATGAATCTTGGTTGCTCCAGCTTCTCACTGTAGATAACCTCATAGATATCAGTTTTAACTTTAACCGAATCCCTAAGAACCTGAGAAAATAAAAGATTGGTTGAAAATAATAGGGTTAATAATAATAACGTTTTGGCTTTCATTTAAAATTGTTTTAGCCTATATATCATCAGTATTAACCCTATATTATAATTTTATATTCGGTTGAATAAAAGGGTGCCTTCCGAATTAAATTAATTTATTATTCCATGGATTCTCCGCAGTTTGGACAGAATTTCCATGTTTTCTTTTTCATTCTTGTTCCACAGCCTGTGCAGTATGATCTGATTTCAGATACCTCTACTGGCTTAGTGGATCTTGGTAATATTTGATATTCACTAGTGTATGAGCTGTACAGAGAATAAGATCCGCTATCATTACCAAAAGACTGATCCGATTTACTTCCCTTCTCTACCATACCGGTTTCTAAAGTTCCTGATACATTAGCAGATCCAGCTACAGGAGAGCTATAATAAGCGGTATTCCCTGAGGAAAGAGATGATGTAAAAGATATGTTATTATTAGCGGCAGAGGTCGTGGTAAAAGTTGTACCCGTTGTACCGGATAGTGTTGTACCACAATAAACATTCCCGCCAAAACTTCCACCCCAGCTTCCACCGTACCACGGATTTGTTGGATATTGGGTGAATATTGCAGTCCCGGTATTAATAGAGATCGGATTATTGAATACTGGTATCTCCTTAAAGAACTCAACCTTAACCTTACCATTATTTCTGATTGCAGCCTTTACTTCATCAGACGAATCTACCTCATAGGTTGAAAATAAGAATTTCTTCTTTTCGTCCAGGTATCTATCAAGGAAGTATCTCTGTCCCGGCTTAAGAACTAAGCCAGTGTTGCTAATCAATTTATCATTAAGATAAATTTTAGCTAGGTATTTTTCAGATGTTGGATTAAATAACTCAATCTGAAATTCCTGGTTATCGTCAAGGTAAACCAGATCCTCGTTTGCTCCGTATATTTTTTGTCTATTGCTGGCTACGGCTACCCAAGCTTCAGGAGAATTTAGCCCCTGCATTGTTTTGTTTGTTTTCATTTTACCTTTTTTATTTTTTAAAATCCCATCACTGCTCATTATACATGAACAATTCTAAGGCCACTCTGACCCGGGACACTAAGCACGAAAGGCACCCTTAAATTATATATCCTAATTAAAAAATTAGTTCCATTCATCGTCATCGAAATCCGAACCGTAACCATGGTCATCAAGTTCTTCATTCCATTCTTCATCTTCTCCTAATATTCCTCTATCATTTTCCTTGATAACGTTGATCCATTTCTGACCATCCTTGTACCAAACAGAAGATGTGTGTTGATATTCACTTACCCATTCTATCTTGGAATCGTTTTCCCATCCACCTGGTATAATCGAATCTATATTTTCAATTAAATTACCAAGTTCTTCCTGTACATCAGCATCAAATATTATATCCTCCGCATAAACTTCAAGATAGCTATTAAAATTGATTGAAAGACTATCGTTAAAAATAGATCTAAATGGGGTGTTATCAACACCAAGATCTAAGATATCCTTTATTCCCTCTATTTCACCTTTAGTGAATTTGTTTTTTGATATTAACTCTATAGTTAGTAGATAATTAGATTTCATTTTGTTATTTTTTTAACTATATACCAAAAAAAGTTTTTATTTTTTGAACCTGTCATATGAATTCACGGTTATCATATTCCATTCGGCTTTACCTATAAAGTCTTCCAGTGTTGTTGCATTAGAATAGCTCATTGCAGAACTTAGATAACTTTTGAAGTTATCTGTCCATCCTGATATCGTATATTCAACCTCCTGCACCCTAGTAACTCCCTCACTGGTCTTTAATATAGATTTACCCATAGCGGTCTGTGCCTCCTTGGTACTCATCCCTCTAAAATTTTTAAACATCTTAGCACCGTTTTTAAATAGGTTCTCCGTGTCAACAGAATATTGGTTTACTTTACTATCATAATTGATACTTCTATTACTAAGATAGGTTTCACCGCAACTTTCTAAAGCTTTATTCAGTATTGATCCCAACATAACATAATCAGCACCTAATGCTAGCGCCTTTATAATATCGGAGTAGTTTTTAAATCCACCATCAGCAACAATCTTTGCTGGATTGTCTATGGTGCAGCTTACATCATAGCATTCCTTAATTAGCGATGCCATGGGATAGCCAACTCCAGTCTGGACTGTTGTTAAGCAACCAGCCCCATTACCTATACCAATTCTAATGTAATCAGCTCCAGCTGACGAGAAAAGCCTATAAGTTTCCGGATGTGCTATATTACCAACCATTAATATCATGGAATTTCCATACTGCTCCTTTGCTCTCCTTGTTATATCAAGTAGCTTGTTCATATGTCCATTCGCTATATCAATCAACATGTAAAAAGGACCTCCTTCTATAGAAATTTCTCCAAGAAATATCGATTCAAATTCATCCATTCCCACAGATCTAAATAAATCATGGGATGTTACGATAACATTACCCAGCTTTTCAGTTCTTGGCATTACGACCTTGATACCGTTTCTGAAAAAGAAATCCTTATTTTCACTAGATACTACCGTGTCCATTGGAGCAGTAAATATAGGAAGATATTCATCATCGTATAGAACATTCACCTGCTTTCTGGTACTGATATCAGTTATGATAGCAGGTGAAATTAGGATGTCATTAAAATCAAACTTTGGTTGTTTAGGTTGCATTTCTTAAAGATTATTTTCTTCTCTCAGTTTTCTTTCAGTTTCTTCGTGTTGATCAAGTTCAGATCTTCTCTCATCTGGCATTCTTCTAGCGAACAATCTAAAAGTTTTCTGACCATCTCCAGATTGAAAGATTAAACTAGAATCCGACCTTGCTTTTAGCACGAATGATAATTCTCCAGGTTCAGTCTTGTCATTGCTCCATGCTATAACTATTGGATCTTCCTCGTCGAATTGGCAAACCCACTCGGCTCTATCAAATTCCTCTATACCAAGGATTTCCATCTCCTCAGATTCATCCATTACTGGATCGATAATAACTTCCCCCGTTAGAGGATTGATGTTTACATCTAATTCTTTATTTTCCATGATTTATTAAATAAAATTTTGACAAAATGTTTTTCTGTGATGTTTGGTTATTCCAGTCTCCCTGATGGCCTTAATATGATCAGCTGTTCCATATCCTACATTTCTTGACCATAGATATTTTGGGTACTGTGAATCTAATTCTCTCATCAGCTTGTCCCTATGGACTTTAGCTAATATCGACGCAGCTGAGATACTAAAGATTTTAGAATCACCTTTAATGACGCATTCATAAGGTATTCCCTGATGACCAGGAAATCTATCACCATCAATATAAAGAAAATCTGGCTTATGTGAGCATGCATCAATAGCTCTTTTCATAGCTAAGAATGTGGCTTGTAAAATGTTCATCTGATCTATTTCCTGCGGAGATGCTGCTCCAATACCCCAAGATATTGCATTATCCTTTATTAATAGCTCCAGCTCCTCTCGCTTCTTTAGACTTTTGATAGTTTTACTGTCCTTAATCCGGCTGTCATGAAAATCCGCTGGCAATATAACAGCGGCTGCAACTACAGGTCCACTAAGTCCCCCGCGTCCAACTTCGTCAACCCCCGCAATAAATTTATAACTGCTAATATCCATCATTATTTGAGTTTTATAGTGGTGAATTCACCTTTAATGAAATTTATGTGTTGAGCCTTACCATCAGCATGAACTATAACGTGTGATTGTAACCATCCACTAGGGCCTAGATTATAATTAACTCTAAGTTTGGTTGATGTACCGACAGCTAAAGCACCATCCTTTCTACCGGGTGAGTGGTAGTGACCAACTACTATTTTAGTGTTTAGCTTTCTGAATTGCAGAAGTGAACCTCTGGATCCATTTGATCCTATGTCCCCGTGCTGTCCTAATTCCCATCCATTTATAACGAAGCTATCACTTCGGTCTAATGTTTTGAATGTAGGAAATCTTTTATTTATAAGATGCGGTATAATCCCCTTAGGTGCCTCACCTTTTAATAGCAATGCACTAAATTCCATATATTCTATGGAATTCTTCAGCGTACTTGCTTTTCTCCAATCTGTGTTTTTAAGCCATCTATCTAAGAAATCATCATGGTTACTTCTAACTATAGTAACGTTATATTTCTCGAAATCCTCCAGACCAATTAGCATTGCATCTATTTCCTTTCTTAGAGAATTTGTACCGTCCATTTCTCTATGATACTGTATAAATGGATCGTTTGATTCGTGATGATTTATTGAAAGTCCATCAAAAACATCATGCAAAACTACATTTTCAGGTTCTAAGTTACTAAAAAGCTCCAATGTTTTCTTTATAACTTCCGGATCATGTTGACCGTAGTGTAAATCCCCTAATATCGCTGCTGGTATTTTAGTTATCCTAGTAACCTCACTAATGTTACTATCAGGATTATATTTAACCGAATGATAAAGATCGTGGAAATCACCGTCGTCCGTTGCTGTTACTTGTCTTGCAAAGAATATTTTTGAATCCTTTATCTCAACAACAACAAACCCTAGAGTGTGGTGGAATTCTCCTTTCTTTCCAGATTTTGAATCTGTATAATTTTTAACCGTACATGCTCCAGTGGTCATCATCATCTTCGGAAGATTACCCTCTAGTACAGGAATGGTTTCCATGTGTACCTTTGGAGATCCAAATACGCATGAATTAACTCCGCTCATACCTTGTAGTCCAGTCATTGGATCAACAGCTGTTGGCTGTATCTTCACATCAGACATAATCCACATATGTTTATGAACCTCATGTCTATTCGCATCCAGGAATGGTTCTATTCTAGGGGCCCAAGTATCATATTTCTTATCAGAAAATACTGAAGTTGGATTTTTGTATCTACCCGCTATTACGTGTATATCAGCTCCAATGAAATTAGCATATTCTTCAAGATTTGAAAAGAATACATCATGAACAGGGGTGTCATTTTGAGCCCAAGTTATGATAAATCTTTTTTTCTTCTTATCGAATTTCCTCTCTTTGGCTTTTATGAGTTGTGGTGATTCTTGTATCGATTTTTCTGTGATCCCTAATTTGGAGATCCAACTCTGAACTGTTCTTTCGGATTTTCCAAGATATTGACTTAGTTGCTTCATTCGTTCGTCCCAAGAAGCCTTTCTATTCCAATATATTTCCGAAATTTCAAAGATTTGTTCTGCAGTAAGTTCTGAAAATTTCATTAATCTATTTACTTTTTGTTGGTTATGTTTTATACCACCAACAAAAATAAAGGTTTCAAAAAGAAACCCATAATTACTATTTTTATCCACATTATATGAGGATTATTCCACATATTCACCAGTAGCTCCTACCTGATTATCGATCTCAACCGAATTAAAAAACCATACGAGATATCTACATTTTTCAAACTCTTCAGTTGATTCATAGTAAGCCAGCATTGACTTTTTAAGCAATTCTCTCCTGTAATATATGCGTTCGCTCATAATACTTATGCTACCATATTTTACCATGCTACTAAGGGCATTCTCAAAAATCTGTCTATCTAATTTTTTCTCCATCTTTACTATTAAGTAATATATCCCTTAGATGCTTACATTTTTCATAATCCTCAAAGTATTCAAAAATTCTTATACAATCTACTATCTCATCACTGGATTTTATTACTCCTCTTACTATCAATGAGTATCTTGATAAATTGTCGTCATATTTCTGAATATCTGCCACTTTCATAGGTATCATCCAGTTATTAGTTCAGTGAGATCCAATATTTCCCTGCACTTTTCATACTCCTCTCTATCCTCGCAAACTTTCAGATAATTTTCTAAAAATAAATAAAATTGCTTGTTATCGAGACTAAATGTGATCCCAGAAATAGGTGATTCGTGACTAGATTTGGATAGGAGAGTAAATATTTCTATCCTATCATAATTATCCAATATCGCTTCTTTTACTTTCTCGTAAATCGCATCACCTAGAAGTGATCTACTTTCAGATTTAGAACCAATTATATCTTTAAAAAACCAGGATTCCATAAAAATAGTTTTTAATTAGTGTTATCCAACACCGAATATAACCTTAAGAGCAATAGCAGCTATAGCAGTGAATATAATCCACATTGCTTTATTTATTCCGCTTTGCCATTTCTTAAGATCATTAAGATCAACGTTAAATTGCAAATAGTCCTCATATCTACTTTCCTCTTGTACCCTAAACTTGGTGTTCTCGTTAACCTTAACGATAACACCAGTATCTGGATCAAGTAATTTCTTCTTTATATCAGAAACATCCTCCTTCAAGGATTTTTGATCTAGTCTAAGTCCCTCGACTGCATCCTGTAGGTGTTTTAACTCACCATTAGGCATCGTGGACTTCAATCTAGAAATCTCGTCTAAAATTTGCTTCATCAGAAGTGTCTGACTAATGTTGTTATTTTCCTCCATGATAATCATTTGGTTTTGCCCAATCAAAAGAATATCCTAACTATATATCATGTCGGATATGAAGAAGTGATCTAAATAAAGTTGATATATTATTTTATCTCAGTATTTTATCCTTTGGAAGCTCCAGGACAACATTTGGAAATTCTGAAAGTATCTCAAATGAATCCTCGTTACCGTTCAATCTAAAATAACCATAAAATCCATCCTCAGATTCGCCGAATTTATCATCGATTATTGTAACACCCATTATGGATATTATTTCACATACCTGTATGTGAATCTCAGGATTATCAGTCTTTATAATATATTCAATCAAGGCCTAATTGTTTATTAAGATTGAATTGGTAACTATGTCGGAGTGTATAAGATAGTATTTATCATTATCTATATCCTTAACCACCATGGTGCTAGTATCAGATGCACCAAGAATTTTTAGATTAAGACCTTCGTATGAAAATTCGGATCCTAAGTGATCAACATCTAAACTTGATCTTCTTATAAACTTCATCTGATTTCTTCTAAACATCTTAACGTAATATTCAGCCATCGATTCCGTAGGTTCTTTAATTAGCTTAAAGTATGCTTTTGATGGGTTCATTTCTTGACTCATAATCTATTTTTTATTAAGTGTTTCGGTAAAAATTAAAATTTCTTCTTCTGTTCTTTCCTCCTTTATGTAATCCATAAAAATTCTCATTTTACTTCCATACTCATAATTATTTGGATAGGTTTTTTCTATAGCTCTTAAGCAATCTTTTATACACTTTTCCATATTATTTATTATTCATTTTTAAAACTGTCTTCTCGCTATTAAAACAATGCAGGGAAGTTATGTGCATGGCGAAATATCCGGGTGTAACATTTCCCCACAGATCAGGATTTCTTTCCTTCAATATATCAAGAATCCACATAAGCTTTCTGCAAGCCATATAAACGTCGTCTCTAAAATGCCTAATATAATCACAGGATCTTATATAATAAACCATATGGAAATGATCCCCTCTCCTCATAAATTGATATCCTATGGTGCATGGTACCCTTTCCCCATGTACGGTTCCGGTATCTTCAGGGAACCAAATCGGTAAGAATGCTTGTCTAGTATAAGGTTCTTTTTCCAATAGATTAACAACGTCACCAAGATCGCCATACTTAAATCTGATACCCTCCAAATGTACTGAATCCCCGTCTGGCCCAGAATTTTTCGGCCATATTCTTTCAGGATACGTATGAGAAAATTGTGTGTTTCCGCCGAACTGTTCATTATTCTTCTGAGAAAAGGGCCACCATTCATGAGAGGGTGGAGGATTTAACGGAAGACCACCTACTCTTTCCCTGAAATGGTCATCTGCCCAGGGAAGATTCGGTTTAACCTCGCTTACAAGTTCTTCCAGAGTATGAGGTATAAAAAATTGGAAAGAGTGATTCATCACCTCCCACATATCATCTGGCGAATCTATACCTTGCCATTTCTCTGTTTTTACTGTGTAGCCATAATCTTTCAATCGGTCCTTAGTCCATTTGATTGCTACCGAGGGTTTATAAAAAGTCTTCATTTATTTGGTTTATTAATTCTATCACATTTGGTTGATTATATTTCATAAACAAATAAAAAAAATGTAATTTTTATAAATCTATTACGATGGGATGGTTTAACGGGTCATATCTAAGCGTTACAAAGCTCGCATTAACATAATGAACATCATTTATATTATCAGTACCGAAAGCCTCGTGTATATGCCCAAAAGCGCTAATTTTAAGGTCTTTCAGAGTTTCTATTTTGCTTCTCAATAATGGGCAGCCAACATGCATTCTCTCCCTATATGTAACATCGAGAATACCGAATGGTGGGCCATGAGTTATTAGAACGTTTGTGTCTTCAGGTATAAGATCCCAATGATTCTGTATATCCTCTCTTCTATTAAATGCCCAGTCATAAAACCAAGGGGTTACTGGGCTTCCCCAGAATTTAACGCCTTCTATTTCTACACCACTGTCCTCCAAGTAAATTATTGATTTTCCGTATTCATCCAGTAGATTTTTGGCTGCATCTGGATTTTTCTCAAAAAGAAAATCATGGTTACCCGCGATCATTATCTTATTTTTAAAAGGTAATGAATCATACCAGATAAAAAAATCCTCAACTTCATATCCTCTACCTCTTGATGAGATATCACCACAGTGTACTAGTATGCTGTTATTGTCCTCCAAATATAATGAGTCCAAGTGTGAATCGAGCTCATGATGTTGGGTGTGTGTATCTGATATAAAAATTATTCTCATTCCTGCGATTTGTTATTTTTGATTGATCTTATTAGAAGATCAGCAGTGGAGTAGTTTGTAGCAATCGGTATATTATACACATTACACAATCTTAATAACATTTGTACGTCAACTTCATGTGCATGGGATGTTAATGGATCTATGAAAAATAATATCATATCGATCTTTCCCTCCACAAGTTCAGCTGCAATTTGTGCATCACCTCCTTGAGGTCCTGATTTTTTTAGATCTACATCTAAACCCGCATGTTCTATGTGTGTTCCTGTAGTTCCAGTTGCTACAATTTCAATTTTTGAAAAGAAATCCAGTCGCTTCATTACGAATGCAACCATATCTGCCTTCTTGTTATCGTGTGCTATTACCGCTATTCTCATTCACTGCTTTTTATTTTTATTCTTCTACCGGCATTCCGACCATTATCTCACTATTTTCCTTAATCGATGAATAAACCTCATTAAGAAATATGTTCTCATTAAAGATAGATGCAGATTCCAGTTTTATCATATCCTCCTCGATTCTGGAAAATGCAAGACCCATCAGCTCATCCGAAACACTGCTTCTAAGATCACTATTGAAAAAGAAATGATGATTCGTTATCCTAATGGATTCTGAATCCATTGATATAATATATCTCCGATCCTTCGTATGCAGAAAAAATCTAGAACTCTTAGGTGAATAATATACCCTACTATCGGGTACATTAATGACTGATCTAACAATTCTGATAATCATTCTCTCGTTCTTGCTTCTCCTATGCTTAATCTCCGAGGATCTCCCAGTGGCTATTCTAGAGAATCTAACGAAATTTAGACTCATTCTTTTCTTCAATCTTCTAAGGTTCATATCTTTTTTTTTAATTTATACAAAGTTAAGTAAAAATTACGGGACAAAAAAATAAAATCAAAAAAAATCCCAATCTGAGAAGATTGGGATTTGAATGCTGTATATTTATATTAGCTTAATAATAGATCGTTACCTTTATCTTTTTTAGGTTTTCTACCTCTTTTAGCTCCTGGTTTTGGTTTATTGTCAGTGATCGGAAATTCAGGTTTAGATGCCTTCGCTTTAGGTGTTTTTTTCTTCGGCTTTACTTTTTCTGAGTTCTTATCGATAGTTCCGATATAACCTTTTCCGCCCGATCCTGAAGTTGCTCCAGATGAATTAACATTAGATGATGTTTTTTTAGTTCTGATAGAGGTATCAATTTTTTGATCTTCTTTCTTTTCTTTCCAATTTGTAGCAAAAATAGCTATAACAAATAATAAGATAACTCCAAAGATTGAGATAATAATGTTTTCCATGTATAAATTTATTTTAAAATTATATATCTTTATAAAATAAAGTTTCAATAAAAAAGCCTATTCTCATCGAAAATAGGACATTATTCCAGCCCTTCTATATTAACATGTCTCCAAGTATCTCCACGTTTTATTTTTCTGATCGTTGTTACCGATGTTTGGAAATTCTTAGCTATTTCAGATACCATAATATTATCGGATAGCATAGTTTTTATTTCGCTAATCTGGGATTCTGTTAATTTAACAGTTAATCCAGCTGAACTTGGGAATCTCCCGCTTTCCCATCCCAGAACTATATAATTTTCATATTCGGATGCATCTATCTTTATGCATTCCATAGTTTCTGAATTTTTTATCCATTTTTTTCCAAACTGGGAATTTTTATCACCGGATCCATGAAATTTCTTTGCTTCCTTCATTTTTAAAATCGTTTCGGGTGTATGCGTTCGGTCTTTAAAAGTGTCCAGTCTGTATGTACCATTTTCATAGAGTTCTTTGGCTTTAGCAACTGCCTTTTTTCTTCCCTCTTTTGTACACTCGATGAATCTATTCATATAGACATCATCCTTTAATTTCTCGACGAATGCTTTATTTCCAGCCTGGCAAAAATCCTTCAGATGTTTTTCGTTTATTATTCCTCCTCCACCTCCTGGTTGTAAATTCATACACATCGGATCATTCAATAGATCTTCATTAACTAATACAATCTCTCTGTTTCTTAATGATTCCCTGTCATTGAAATATTCCAAAATCTCCTTAGTGTGTGCTTCCTTGCCATGTCTTCTTATCGAATTTCTTATTCTTTTTCCTCCGCCCATATAACCATCATTTAGTTTATCGGTTGAGTGCATTCCAATATAATATCTTTTGGTTCTGGTGCAAGTTATTTTGTAGATGTAGTGGTATTTATGTTCCTTTCTTGCCATTTCTATACTTTAGTTTAGATTATATATCCAAACTAAAGTACAAAATCGCGTCAGTGGAGCTGTAGGGAATCGAACCCTAGTCTTGCTCAGTTAACCCTAAGGACTCATTCACAGGCTTAGTTTATTTTTCTAAATAAACAAAATTTACGATTCCCTTATTAAATGGTTCGGTTTATCGTGAACTAATCTTCCATTTGAATCACATTAACAGCGCTCCTTAGATTTCTCCGTGGACTGTCGCTTTCGCTCAGGGTTACTGATGCTCATCGATTTGTGGTACTATTAACCCTTTTTCCCGCTTTCAGATTTCTGTTCCTAGGTAACTGAGACCCGACAATTAAGCCGCTACTGCGAACTCAACTTGAGATACGGGAGCACCAAACGAGTTGATCGCTTCCCAAACATTTGTTTTGCCGTTTAAAGCTTTGTATAGGTTATTAAAGAGTTTCCGATACTAACTCTGCCTGCGTCTCAAAGAACTAATGCTGCCAATCAATACCTGGTCAGCCCCATATATTATTTAAAGTACTTGAATCTCTAAATGTTTCACTTCACAAAAATAAATATTTATTGCGAATATTGTTTGATTGGAAGTTAACTATTTATCCAAAGTTAATTCAGTATTTAGAGAAACCGAATTAACTATATGCTTACTTAGTTGAGGTGCTGTCGAAATAAGATTACCAAAAAAGCTTTCCGCTTCCTCATCGTTACCATTTAGATTGCTTTTATATCCCCAAACATGCAAAAATCCTTTCTCGCCAATCTCAGCTAAATCTGAATTAATGAAGGAATCAACTCCGTGCATATAGTTGGTTGGTATATACTCTCCTTTTATTAGAGTACCGACTTTCAAATTCTTTATTTTACAGAATTCATACACGAATCTCTGTTCAGCTAAAAGTATATACGGTACTTTTTCAAATGCTGGATTAACTGAGCTAACACCATACATAAAATCTAGAGCTGCATTTGCGTATTCCTTTGCTAATATAAGATCCTTAATATGGAAAATACATGTATTGAAAGCTTTTTCACCCCATTCAAAAGAATATCTTTCTTTAAAAAATCCATCAGTATCAAGATATTCAGGATCCGGATAAAATTTAATATCTCCGGGAATAATACCCTCATAATGTGTGAAAAATGCATCATAAGCGGAAAGATCTACTTCAAAACGAATTTCTGCATCCAAATCCATCATTACAAACGGCGAATCGCAATTTTTCATTGCTATAAATTTAGCACCAGCCCAAAATATATTCGGATCGAAACCTATATCAGTAAGAGGTAATATCGGATAAACTTTATCGAAGTGGTCAAGAAGTCCTATCTTATCGTAATACGCATATGTTATTTCGTCACAATATAAAACAGGAGACCAGGAATTTGCTTCCCTAGCAAAATATGTACTTCTAATTATTAATGCAATCTCCCATGGTTTTTTAACCGGTGAAGATGCTCCTCTGAATTTTCTGGGTGCATGCCAATCCACATACACTGCCTCAATTTTATTCATTAAAAATATTTAATAATTATACATAAAAAAATGCAATTATTTCAATAAAAATATAATTAATATTGGAATCTCTGAACCTGGTCTATGTTCGTATATTGAAATTCTATTCCGGGAGCCATTATAACTGATATGCCATCGGAGAGATCATATAGGCTTTCAAGGTAACTCTGGACAGCATCATGCTTACTCTTATCTATGCCTAATTGTGCTATTGCATCATTAGTTATATCGTCTATGGAATCGATAAAACTACCACTATCATGGAAATTAAAGTATTTCTCATATTTAGTGATCCAATCTCTAAGCATTGCTTTCTGAGCTTCGTCTAATTCAAGATCATTCTCTAAAAAATCTTCAAATTCTAGTATTTTTTTCATGTGATATATATTTAACTAATTTTAAAATTTAAAAATGGAAACAGAATTTAATCCACAAGAATCTGAATCGCAGGAAACAGAGAACAGATTAAACCAAGAGGAAGGCCAATTAGATGGCGCTGGCTCATGGGACAACGAAGAATCATTTGATGACACAGATCCTTTAGAAGATAACGAAGAGGCTGAAGTTACATCTGATGATGATTCTGATTATACCTCGAACGATGAGGAATCATATGATTCTTCCGAAGAGGATTCAGATTTTACATCTGATGATTCTGAAGAAGACACAGAAGATGATTCCGATGATCAAAAAAATACTCCATCCGTTGATTCGAATAGAGTATTATCATTTGAGGATTTCTTTAGAAATTAATCAGAGGTAGTTTTACCAAGATTTCTTCTAATAAGTATTCTTACATAATGAGAAATTGATACAGGTGCTTCACCTTTTGCCAATGCTTCTTTCGAGATTTTTCTACTTAAATCGGTTAGATCCTCTTTGGAAAGAAGTACCTGTATTTTTTCAGTTTTTTCGTCCTGAGAAGACTCGTGCATAGGTTGTATATCAACACTACCAAACTCTTTTAAATTTTCCATTTATATTATATTATTTTTCAAATTCTATTCCTGCATGGGCTTCACCCTTAGATGATCCTGCACTATATTTATCTTCTAGCTCACCACTTACTACGAAAGCTTTATCTGGATTAACTACTAATCCAAGTTTTCTCATAAATGCTCTATTTGCTAAAAACGGTGTGCTCTTCTCTGTTCTATCAACGGGAGATACCTTTACTTTAGGTACAGTTACATTATTAAAAACTAAATCAATTTCTATAACTGGTCTTGTGTGTACGTCCCTACCAACTTCAGCATCCGAATATTCAATTATTTCATTGACAAATTTTTTCTTACCAACCTGCCAAACTAATTTTCCATCCAGCTCTTCTACTTCGTCTGCATGTAATGTGCAAGATCTAGCACCGTTACCAGTATCAAACTTAGCAACCATTCTACCAATTCCAGGAACTGTTAATGTTTCGAGATATCCTATTTCAAGGTCAGATTGTGACCAGTTGTCTTTGTTTAGTATATAATCAAGAACATCCTCCACAATCGGTTTACCTATAGCTTTAGATATACCCTCAGTACCGGGGGATGAATTAACTTCCAGAATGTAAGGCTTTTTAGTCTTACTATCAATCATAATATCAACTCCACACCAATGACATCCTACTGCATTAGCTGCTCTGCATGCGATATCTACTAGTTCATCGTCTATTTCGTATTTAGAAACGCTTCCACCTAAAGAGTAATTAGTTCTAAAGTCCTTATCAACAGCATCCCTTTTCATAGATCCCAGTATAATACAATTGTCTTTAGTTGGATTTAGTGGATCTATTTTTTTGGTTATTACCTGAATTCTTAAATCAGATTTTGAATCAATTTTCTCCTGTATCAATATCTCATTTGTATCATCAAGTTTTCTGATTGTTTGATATACAGATTTTAAAGATGCATAGGAATCAACTATAGAAACTCCGATTCCTTGTGTTCCTGATAATAATTTCATTATAACCGGGAATTTACCACCAATCTCTTCAAGTGCTCTATCAAGTGCATCCTCGTTGGGTACTAGAGCATATTTAGGAACAGGTAATCCATGCTCTTCCATTATCTTCGATGTAATGAATTTATTTTCGCAAACCTCCATCGATTCCAAGCTATTTACTGTAAAATACCTTGCTTCCTCCAAAGATAGCAATATTTGCTTAGTGTGTGAATTTTCCAATACACCTCTTCGCGGAACAATCACAGTCGAATTTGGATCTATCAGAATCTGTTCTCCGTCCATCTTTATAAGATGTCCGTTATACACGGCTTCCAATACAGCTTCGTTCACATCAACAACGTGACATTCAGCTCCCATTTTTTCACATTCTTCCTTGAATGATTCAGATGTTTTACTACCCTTTACATTCCCAGTAAGAACTATAACCTTTATTCCGTCAGTCTTTGATTCATTCAAGAAAGAAACGAAATTTAATACCTTCTTATTTAATAACATCAATTAATATTAATTATTTTACCATCTATATATCAAGATCAATTAGATCTATAATTGGACTTTCTTAAATTAATTCATTAATCTGCAGGTTGATGAACATCTTGATTTTTATCGAATTTCTAGTCATAATTAGATCATCCACAATATCTTGTTCATTTTCAAGTACAAAAAAATCCAAGAGATCTGATATTCTGGCAATCTTATCCTGTATGGGTATTGGAGTATGTAGGATGTAACTTGGTTTATTACTAAGTATACCTTCCGCCTCGTGGATCATCAGCGTTCTATATTCGTTATAGTAATCATAGAAAATATTATCGTCCACTGGATTAAAATTTATCTCAATGCTATTTTTCTTCTTCATCACCAAAGAGCTTTTTTTCCAATCTGTCCAGATATTCTATAGATTCCTCCGATCCTATAAAGCAATCAGCCTTTCCTACAATCGAATTAAAGAAATCAAGATCATTATCATACTGTTCCCTTCTTTTTTCAAGTACATCCACCTCGGGTAAAAATCTTTTATTAAAGCTCATTAAAATAGTGCGTTTATCATGAATAAATTTGGACTTATCCTATTATATCCCATGACCTCTATGAATCTGTTTATCGGATCGAGTATGGTCTTTGTAAATTGCTCATCATAATCAATAGGTGGAGCAAATTCGTATGGATAAGTTCCCTGCGGGTAAGCAAAAACGTTATTCTCCGATATTGATTTAACTTTAACAAAATAGTAATTTATTTTTTCAGAGCTTCTTATGAGTGAATATTTACTTTTGTATTTTGATGCATTTAGTAAATAATTATGATATCCTGAAGCTCTTACGTGAATCGGGCATCCCTTCGAAACCTCGAATCCGGTAGTATCATTTAATATAAACTTTTCATAATTGTTTATATTAACTGATGCCGATATATTCTTGGGCTCCTGAGTTTTAAATTCCTTCTTGATGGTTTTAAGCTCCTTAACAAATTCTCTTATGTCAAATGACCTACCTTTGGAGAATATAAATTTAGTTAGATATATTAATTTTTCTCTAACGAATGGAGGGGTACCGCCTTTAATCATTTCAACCCCAGTGAACTTGAGTTGTTGAAGTGGATCCATATGAAGTCCAGAATCATATGCTAGGTTCACTACATATTTTTTCTTACCCAAAAATATACCGTTATATGAAAGAGTTTCTAACTCAAAATCCTGATAGTTCGTGGTGTTCCATTTTTTGGAGTAAATATCAAAGCACTTTCTAAGATACTCATTTAATCTATATTCATTGATTTTAATAATAAGATCCTTGTCCTCCCCCTGGTAATCACAGGAATCTACAACCTCCTGAAAGGTCACATAATTCGAATCAGTGTCACCATATACAACCAAGGGTTTTACAACTTTCTTTACCTTAGTAATACCTAATCTCTCGTGTAATTCTGTATCTAGATGCCAATGTTCATGAAAATACTTGTCGAGTATCTTTTCAGAATACTTAATTAAGTCCTGTCCCTGCAGAGTTACTGATTCGGCAACGTCAGTATTGAAGCAAATAAACCAGTTATTACCAATCGCTCCATAGATGGAGTTCATGGTTAACTTGATAGCCTGCTCCTCATTCTTAAGTTCATTCTTAAGTGAGGTAAGTCTCTCTATCTTTTTCTTAATCTCTATTTTTTCTTCTGGACTCATTTATATTATTTTTCTACCAATCCGATTGCTATCGAAGTTGATGATTGTTCAGAGAATAAAACAAATCTGTTCTCATGTACATAAACCTGGCATGTTTCAGCCTCCATGTGTGATAGTTGATTCTTGTACACGTTTGGCTCCACCTTGTTAATTGAGTCATCATGAAATAATATTTCGGATGCACCTATGTTTAACTTATAGTTGAAAGAATCACCTACAGCATGCGCATTCTTATCACTTATCTGGAATGAAAGTATCTCCTCCGAGTTATTTTCCAATCCACATAGTGAAAGTACCGTGGTAAAATCAGATTGGTATATTTTAAAATTAACTAAATAATCTTCCTTACTGTGAACAAGAGAAAGTATCTTATCCTCGATATATGATAATAAATTCAGATCAGCGCATCTTAATTTGATATTAAGTGATGCAGATACTAATTTTACCTCCGTCGCTACGCAAGATCCGTCCACTTGGTCTGTTACAAGTTCCAAAAATACCTCTTCTTCAGGTCTAAAGTGCTTAAATGCATCCATTAATCTGGTAGCATCTATAATACCTATTTTAACTCTGTCTGTCTTTAATCCTTTCCAATCAATATCTCCCTCTAAAACATCCCCTATCTTTACGCTAGAATATTTCATGATTGATTTATCCGGAGTATGAACCTTGGAAAAAACCATATCGTCGGTTATTTCTAATATTACACTCTTGTCTACAGCTTTCAATCTCTTAAGGAAAGCAATTAAATTCGGTATGCTCGTAATTCTTAATTTCATTATTTTATTTATTTAATAGTTCTAGTTCTCTTTTTATTTTAAATTTCGTCCTCTTCCTGCTTAATTTCAATTTCTTCTTCTTCCACCTGGAATATTTCAATACCATTGGATTGTTCAGGTTCAAATAAAGAATTTATGATTTTCTTATGTCTAGTTTTTTCAAGTTTAAGAACTTCCTTACACATAGTCTTATAGATCTTGTCCTGTTCTTTTATTTCTTTTCTGACCTGTATAATTTTTTTCTTAAGTTCAGCTATTTCGTTCTCAGTTTGTTTTATATGTTCAACTGATAATTTAACCAATTCTATTTTACCAAGTCGTGAAGAAATCCACGATTCAAATTCATCCAAAAATTTAATAATCTCGGGATTTGTTCTTTTTTTGGTTATCATAAAATTAAGAAACTTTAATTTTGCCTCTAAGAAAGTAAGCTCTCTAGAATAATCAGATTCGTCTCTTAATAATCTCTTCAGTTTAACCAATTCGAGATGCTCCTTGAAATGATCTAGATATTCTTTCACCGAACCAAATTCCATTACATTCCCGTCCTTAATAAGAATAACGTCCTCCTTAACTATGATCTTACATATCTTGGATACTACCTCACAAACATACTTAAAATTATCGGGTGTGATTCCTCTTAGTGAAACAACCAGCTCACATTTACTCTGTGATCTGTTTTCTATTCTATAATCAAATCCGAGTCTTTCAAGTTTATCGTCCAGTTTATTAATGAAACTATCGTACCTCATCACTGGCGGAAGATCCGCTATGGTAATTGTTTTTTTGTTTGGGTCTGCTACAAACGAGCTTTCTATAAGCCACGTATTTTCTTCACCCATATATTTACTGATCTTCCCAGTAAAGTCCTTGAAGTAAGGTTTTAGTAACTTTGGTGTTCCCTGTAGATATTCGATTATATCCTCAAACTTTCTGGGAAGTATATTACTTCTGTATCCAACTGCAATACCAACCACGTGAGTAAGTAATCCCAATGGGACTTCAGTATGAATCCAATCATGTCCACCCTCCTCATTCTTTTCGTTTAGGTCGGAATTTTTGGAAAGTATATCTTTAATTTTACTGTTGATTCTAACCGATGTATATCTCGGAGCGGCTGGACTTGGATTAACTGGAGATCCAAAATATCCATCTCCTTCCAATATACCATATGCACATCCAAAAGGTCTCGCCAATTTTGAGATGGCACCTGCTAAAGAAGAATCCCCATGGTGATATAATCCGGTTTTAATGACTTCACCAACAAGACCCACAGTTTTATTAAATCGGGAAGGTGAGTTTTCCAGGATCAATCTCTGAACCGGAGTAAGTCCATCATAGAAATTAGGTATACCTCTGCTTTGTAAAACATACAGCGCATATGTTCTGTATTGTGTGTTTATTTGATCAGATATGCTCAAATTCTTATTCATCTTGCTTGTACTTGGTTTTATATGATTTCTAATTTATAGTGCTGCTATGGTCTTTATTTCCACATCTACACTAATTTTAATTTGATTTTCTAAGAAATATAACGAATGATTCGATAATTACTGAAACCCCACTCTGTATAAATGGATATATTATAAAATTGAAATATAATGGCAGTCCAAAAATTTCGTGTATATAGTCATATTTGGTAAGCATACCAAATATGAATAATCCAGTCCAGAAACTAAGGCATCTTATGCAAGAAAAAAGTTTACCTAATAGCGGAATTCTAACTAGCAGCCAATTTCTAATTCTATCAAAAATAGATCCATTAACTATGGTAGTTGCAAAGGTCCATCCTATAAAAAGGAATAATAATATCATTTCCATATTTTAATCTTTAAAGTTTTCTAATGCTTCTATTTGTTCCTCGGTGAGATCCTTAGGAACATTTAGGTTTAATTTAACGAGTATATCACCGCTACCAAATCCATTAAATTCGGGTATTCCCTTTCCAGGTAATCTGAATAGCCTACCAGGAGAAGATCCTGCAGGTATTTTTATTCTCCAATTGGATCCTTTTAAGTTAGGAATTTCAGCTTCTATTCCAACGCAAAGATCCTTAAAAGAAACCTTTTTTTCGTGAATTAGATTTATGCCATCCCTGGTATAAATCGGATGTAAATATTCCTCTACGTTTATTACCAAATCACCTGGGTTGGATGGAGATTTTTCCCAGTCTCCTTTACCGACTATTAAATAAGAGACTCCGGAAATAGATCCCTTCGGTATGTTTACGTCAATCTCCTCTTCTCTCCTTATTGTACCAGAACCAAAGCATGATTTACAATTCGATTTAGACCTTGTTCCCGAGCCATAGCAATATTTACAGTCTTCCTGCATAACAACCTCACCGAATGCATGATGTACAGTTCTATTAACCTTACCTATACCACCACATTCATTACATTTTTGTAGATCCGCATTTTCTGCGCCGGTTCCGGAGCAATCCCTACATTGAGTCTTCCTTGTTATCTTTACTTTTTTGCTAGTTCCCGTCATCATTTCCTCCAGAGTAACAGAAACATAAATGCTAATGTTTCTACCCTTATGTACCCTTGGTTCGCTCTGTCTTTGCTGTGCCGTAAAGAATGATGAAAAATCACCAGTCTGGTATGGATTACTTCCGTCCCAGAATCCACTGAATGGTGGTCTGTCGTGAGACGATCTTTTTGCTGGGTCGGATAATATCTCATAGGCTTCCGATATCTCCTTAAATTTTTCTTCCGCCACCTTATCATTCCCAGTTTTATCTGGGTGGTACTTGATAGCTAATTTACGATATGCCTTTTTTATATCATCCGCTGTAGCATCTTTAGATACATCTAATATTCTATAGTAATCTTTCGTCATCAAATGTTGATCTAAATATATCTTTTATTCTTATCTCGCCGGCTGTTTCCGGATTTGATTCTCTGGTTTTCCACTTCTTCTTCAACTTCTTCCCAAGCTTAACTATTTCCTGGCAAGTTTCGTACTTCTCGTATTTTTCCCAATACTTAAGCATTCTTTCAAGAAATGCATCTATCTGTTCTTCTTTTTCGAAAACATAAAAAATATCACTATTTTGATTTCTTAGTGAAATTAAAAATAGATCTTGTACGGATCTTTCTATATGCTTTCTTAATATAGAATACTGTGGATGTTTATCTATGGGATATCCACTTTCTAGATTATTATCTTCCTCCTTAAACATTACATTCCTCTATTTTCTAATTCCAGTAATACAGTCTTATAATATTCAGGATCAAATAAATCATTCTTCTTATAAACCACGGAGTCAACCAAATCTTTACCGTAAACTTCGATCAGGTAGTCATATTTAACCAATGACTCCATATCTGTATCAACGTTATATTTAATATTTGAATTTTCCTGTGATGCTAGTAGCGATTCGAAATCTTCTATCTCTTGACTATTTTTCATAAAAATTATATTTGATTTAGGTATTTTAATAAAGCCCTTTCTTTCATCTTTACTTCAAACTCTATATCAAAGTTTAATCCGTATGTTTCGGGTGCTTTCCAAATCCAATCAGAATGTGCAACCTCTCTGGCTGTAGAATCCTCGTTTAATCTTCTTGAATCGGAGTAGTGTGTTATTGCTGGTATACCCTCCGGCCATGTGGATAAACAAACAGATAAAGATTGGGCTTCCGTCATATTATCTGGTTTATTACATTCATTGTGTAGATAATCGAAAGTAACAGGTATTCCTATTTTCGAATGGACCATATTAAATAGATCCACCGATGTATACTGGGATTTTTTATCGTCAACTTCCACGACAAGTCTACTCTTAACAGAATCTGGCAATAACGAAAAATTATCACAGAATCTATTAGCTGCGCTTTCCTTATCTGGTTTCGTTGTATTTACGTGGATGTTTATAGGATAATAAACGGATCTATCCAGACCCATCATATCCATTATTTCACCATGCTGCGATAATTCCTTAATTGCTTTTATTACAACGTCTGGTCTTTCAGATGCAAGCACACCATATGGTGATGGGTGAAAAGTTATTCTCTGATCAAATTTCTTAGCAAGATCACCGCATTCCTTAAGAATATCTTTGATCTCCGGATAATCCTTTAATTCGGATATTTCATATTCTGAGCACCACGGGAATATGTCACTGGACATCCTGTACATGAATATAGAATTAGAATGGTTCCATTCAATAATTTTTTTTAGATCTCTGACATTTAAAAGAGCAAGATCAGAAACATAATCTATTCCTCTCTCCAAAAATGTTTTTTTGACCATTCCTCTATTGGTGGTAACTTTCTCCTTGCTTTCAGCTAGAGTCATGTTTATACAGCAGTAACCATACTTTCTATCCATATCTTATTTTTTTTACAAGATTAATAAATTAATGCGGAATGAAAAATTATAATGGGTTACTTAACCATTTTTTCCTTTCTTGCGCGGATTTACCAAAGGCCATCTCCAGATTTTTCTTTGTATGTGTATCCTCCTTCAGCGCTATTATTCTTTTGTTTTTCATTACATAATCCCAGTCATCCATCGAAAGAGAACCAAGTCCCTTAAGGTATCTAACCGCTCCTCCTCTATTGGAAGCTTTCTTAAATTCGTCTAATGAATAATAATATTTCTTAGTTCTATCGCCAACAGTTACCAGAGGGGTTTCAAGGAAATGTATTCTCCCTTGCTTAACCATCCAGGGAAACCAGGAATAGAAAAGATTTATTAACAAGGATGTTATATGTGCTCCGTCTGGATCCTGGTCCGTTGCAATAACAACTTTATCGAATGGACAATTTAATGCGGGACCTTCAGGATCAAGATTTAAGATTTGCATAAGTTCCAAAATCTCCCTGTTATCAGAAAGATCCCCAAGACTTCTGGCATTCTTAATTTTACCTTTAAGCGCATAAACACCATCCTTCTTAGAATCTCTTTTTTGTAAGATTGATCCCATCGCACTTAGTCCCTCAACTATAAATAAATTTTCCGCTTTTCCCGAGGTTGGTGGAAAATATTTATTGGAATGTTTTATCTTAATTGATTTTTTTTCTTTCCTAATTTTTTTTAGTGCTGTATCTTTTTTTCTATCATCTACCGCTTTCTTAATTTTTTTAAAAGTTTCACTTCTAAAAAATTTATTAAGTTGAGAATCAAAGTTTCTTATTATCGTTGGTTCGACTTCCTCTCTCTTGGAAACAAATTTTGTTTTATTCTGATCTCCGAATCTAACTATCTTTGGTGAAAGATTTAATATAAGTAAGCTGTCGTAGAAGTGATGCCCCAATGAATCGTCCAATTCATTGTTTATTTTATCGTATACGATCTTTTGATGTATACCAGTACATATAGCACTATTAACAAAAGAGAATGAGCCGGAGTCCTGTTTCTTCTCCCATATAAGAAGCTCGCCTATCGGAGTTTTTGCTGACCAATCAGGATTTAAACCTGATTGAACTAATTCAGTCTTACCATCCCATATAAATTCTATCTTCAGATTGGATGTTTTTTCTTCCGACTCCAATACTCTCTTTTTCAGACAGAGATATGATTTTATTGTCGAATAGTCCCATTGGGACTTATCAAACACCGATCCATTTGGTATAAAGGTAACTCTAGTACCAGTAGACTTACTCTTCACCTTACTTTTTACATCTGCTTTGGAAGCTATAAAATTTTTCCAAGTTTGCGTATAGGTTTCATTACTGTTTGTAGTTTCAATCTCAAACATTACAGATAAAGCGTTAACCAAACTGACTCCCATACCATTGGTTCCGACAATTGATTCGTCTATTGAATCGTTGTCGAAATTAGAACCAGCTCTAAGCATAGATACCGCAGTTTCTATATTGCTTAATTTACTCTTCTTATTAATAACTGAACCATTAGTAAATCCGTCACCCGAATCGGTTATGGACATCATATTTTCCTTGCTATTAATCTCAACAGTAATCTTCTTCATCGGTGATTGCATTCTCTTGGCCTCATCAACCGAGTTTGCAAAAACCTCATCGAAGAGTTTATACATACCTATGGAGTGCTCCTTGGTGACTGATTTTATAAAGCCATCCCCTATAATAGGAAGCACTTCGTCGCTTTTTTTAACCGAACCGACGTACATAGTCGGTCTCTTAATAATATGCTCGAAATCAGTAAGAACCTCTATTGATTTATTAACTTTGCTCATGTATATGAAATTTACTTTAATTTTATATCACACCTACACAATTTAATTTCAATAAAAATCCCCAATAATAAAAAATTATTGGGGATTTCGTTATATTGTTGATTTTTATTACATTCCCTTAGGAGAGAAGAATATTTCAAATACTTGTCTAGGTTCAATTTCAACAGTGTAATAGTCCATCATTTCTTTACTAGATTCAGCTTTCTTTTTCTTAGATTCTGGGATACCTAAAATATAATCTTTACCTAATTTATTAATAACTCCCTTTACTATAAACTCGGAATCAACAAATATGTTGATTGCATCTGTTTGCTCGTCGTCTTCAGGTCTATCAGATCTCTCCGTTCTACTTCCGTAGATAGCGGTTTTTCTTTGTATTTGTCTTTCTCTTTCAGCTGCTGCATCATCAAGAACATACTTAGGTGCATTTTTACCTTGCGATGGAATCTCAGCTAGAACTACGATTTTTTCAACTTCACCACTTTCCTGATCAGCAATAAATTTATTTAAAACTGATATAATTTCAGGAACTTTAACGACCATAGCTGGTTTAGCACTGGTATTTTTATTGAACTCATCCTCGTTATATACTGGAACTCCTGCTTTTACCTCGGCTTCATCCATAGGAGAATAAGAATCAAATTCTAAAAGATGTTTCATTTTACTTTCTAATTATTTTCTCTATATATCACTATACCTTTCTGCTATCCTGTGCTTTTTGCATCTGTTGCATCATCTGTAGCTTTTTGGATTTTTCCTCCGATCCTTTCTTATAGAAATCCATATTTTTCTTAAGCCTAGCTTGTTCAGCTGGTGCTATATCCTTAAAGAAAGGAGCACTTAAAATAGCTGATGTTTTTTCCATAGCAATTTCTGGGTTACCTATATAATAAGCAGCCAGTGAATATTCATCCAAAAGTCTCCATTGCCAAATTTCAGGCTCAATAAAAAGAATATCCGATGTTCCTTTAGTTTTTATAGCTACATCACCATAAGCAAATGCAACAAGATGTCTTCCCTGATCTCTAAGCTTTCTCATGGTATGGAAAACACACTCTAATCTGGATGGCCTATATTCCCATGCTTTGGAATATAATTCTGAAAGCTCGTTATCTGGTTTACCCTTTTTCTCGCTTATCTTGGCTATCATATATTTGGAATAGTAAACCTCTTCTTCCCATCCACCCATATCTATTCTCTTCTGATATGCTTCTATAGCTTTATCTAGCTGTTCAGAATCTCTATAACTCTGTGCTAAATAAAACATATATCTTTCGTTACCCGGCTCTTTTATCAATGCTTCTTCCAATATCTTGGCATCATTTGAATATTTTTCCTCTAGTGAACCAGCTCTTTTAAGTGGAGAAATATCAGCAATAACGTGGCATCCTCTTATTGGAGACTGCAGAACTTCCTTCTTATCTTCATCAAGAAATAGATACTCATGAAGAACCCCTCGATACACCCAATTCTGGTTTGATCTGACTATCTGTGCTCTGTTATATTGTAGAGCATTTAGTTTATATAGAAGCTGATAGCAATCCGCTTGTGTGTCCAATCCAGCAAATGGATTTACTCCTGGTGTATCAGGAAAAAAAGTATCATCCGCATCGATTATCCATCTATAGTCACACTTATCTTTAGCCAAATTTAAACTTTCAGTTCTATTTACCTCAAAGTTTACCCATGGTCTCTCGTGCAATTCCCCTTCAATACCCAACGAATCCATCGTGGTTTTAATAACTTCCTTCGTCTTGTCAGTTGATCCGGTGTCAACTATTACCCAATATTTTATATAAGGTGCAACAGCCTTCAAACACCTTTCCATGGTGTCTTCCTCGTCTTTCACAATCATAACCAAACATAATGATATTGTTTGCTTCAGATTTGATTTGGGTAGAATGTTCATAGGAACCGACATCTTAATCGGCATAGATTGCTTCTTTTTATTCTTATTGTTTGTCATTGATTATAATTTAGTAGTTATAGTGTCTTAGTTTATTTTTTCTCCCTTTTTCTTGGAAATATTTATTTTCTCAATTTCACCAACGCCATCAAAAAATAGGGTTGCTTTATAATTTGGTTCTATATGAACTATTAATTTATTTTTATCCCTGTTTGCTGATCTTAATTGTATATCATATTTTTTAATGTCGAGATCCTCGCAAATCCAAAAATCAACTCTAAAATAATTTTTATCGTATATTGAATATGATAATGGATCATCCATTATAGTTATCTTGACATCAAATATATGTTTTCCCTTAAAGTCAAATTCAAGGAAGCACCAATTATCTTTTTTACCGGATGATATTATATTCTCCCCCAGATTAACTAAAAATAGGCTTTTCTTCTGATTTAATTCCTTTTTCTTATAGCTAAGATTTTTGGATAATAGCATATTGCTGATGGATGATATTAAATCATCGGAATCACTATATAGGTTTATTAAACATGATATCTCGCTGGTTTCGTAATTTCTTATTTCTCTTATTTCGATATCATTAGAATTCCTTATCATATAAGAAATAAAATCCAGAGAATCTCCAAGTATATTTCTCCTTAGCTTCTCCAGATTTTTATTTTTTTCTAATTTCTCTTTAAGAGATCTAACAAATTTTTCGCTAGTATCTCTCATATAATTATTTTTTTGGCTTTTTAAGTCCTAGTTTTTTAGCTACTGATTTTAAGACTCCTTCTCTCCCGGTGTTAGCATCTATTGTAATTAATTTTCTGCTCTTCTTATAGAAGTCCAACAAAGGTAAAGTTTTATCATTATATTCCTCGAATCTCTTATCTATTATCTCGTCGCTACCATCATCCTTTCTATTTTCCTTCTTAGCTCTTTCTCTAATTCTTTCCTTCGAGATATCCTCCGGCAGATCTAGAAATATGGCATGGTTTAGACCGAGCCCCATTTTTCCCAGGATTGAATCTAATTTTTTTGATTGCTTAAGATTTCTAGGAAATCCGTCAAAAATAATTCCATTGGAAGGATCTAATTTTTTAAGTTCACCTCTTAGCATCTTTACCATCATATCATCAGATATAAAGTTGCCTCCTGATATTATTTTTTTTAATTCCGGATCGTCTGAATTTCTAATAAGATCTCCGGTTGAAATATGATGTATACCATATTCCTTATTTAGTTCCTTTGATAGAGTTCCCTTCCCTGATCCGGGAGCTCCCAAAATAACCAGGATTTTACCCTGATTATCCGGAAGTTCTCTTTCGTTTAAAAATTCGTTAAATGCTTTTATTTTAGATTCCATTAGTTTAATTTATTTTTATGATCCACACATTTCACAATCCTCAGGATTATCTAAGCTGCATGTAATCCCTGCGGTAGCTTCCTCCGCTGCCCTACTTAATTCCTCACTAGACATACCAATTGATGCTGAGATAGATTCTTTTGCTATTTCTCTCTGTTGTGATGCTGCTTCGTTACTTGTTGTGGTCTTAGCCTTAGATAAATCTACACCCAATCCAGCAATTGCATCAACAGCTGATTTTGTTCTTAGATAATACATCCCCGTTTTAAGTCCAATCTTCCATGAATGGAAATGAGCTGCAGTTAATTTAGCAGAATTAACATTCTCTATAAATAAATTAAGTGATTGGGATTGACATATAAATTTACCTCTGTCAGCAGACATATCAATAAGATCTTTCTGTCTTATCTCCCAAACAGTTTTATATGTTTCTCTTATAGATTCAGGGATTTGCGCTATATTCTGAACCGATCCCTTATGTAAAATGATCATATTCTTCATATCTTCTCCCCAAAGATCTAAAGCAATCAGATCTTTAACTAGGTGTTTATTTATAATAACAAATTCACCGCTTAATGTTCTTCTTGTATAGATATTTGATGTAAATGGTTCAAATGCCTCGTTGTTACCCATAATTTGTGCTGTGGATGCTGTTGGCATAGGTGCTAATAACAATGAATTCCTAGCCCCGTTTTTCATAACATCTTTTCTTAGCTTGGTCCAATCCCATCTTCCTGAAAGATCCGAATCGTTGAAGCCCCATAAGTTAAATTGGAATTCACCTTTACTTAATGGAGAGCCATCGAAAGTTTCGTACTTACCATCTTTCTTAGCAAGATCCATGGAAGCTGTCATCGAAGCAAAATAAATTGTTTCAAATATTTCCTCGTTAATTCTTTTAGCCTCAGGTGAGGTAAAAGGAATACCAACAATAGCAAAGAGATCAGCAAGACCCTGAATACCGATACCTATCGGTCTATGTCTCATATTAGATCTTTTTGTTTCCGGTGTCGGGTAATAGTTAACATCTATAACCTTATTAAGATTCATCGTTGTTTGATAAGCAACATCATATAATGCTTTATGATCAACTTCACATTTACCTCTAGCTATTTTGGCTGTTCTGTTATCTGTTGATCTTAAAAATTTATTAACGGGGATGGAAGCCAAATTACAAACAGCCTGTTCGTCCTTATCAGTATATTCAAGAATCTCAGTACAAAGATTAGAACTTTTAATCGTACCTAAATTTTTCTGATTTGATTTTTTATTAGCTGCATCCTTGTACATCATATATGGTGTACCGGTTTCAGTTTGAGCATCGATAATTTTACTCCAAAGCTCTCTAGCTTTCATTACTTTTCTAGCTTTTCCCGAAGTCTCATATTTAACATAGGCATCCTCGAATTCATCACCATATAATTCCCAAAGACCTTGAACATCAGATGGAGAAAACAATGACCATTGTCCATCCTCTTCAACTCTTTTCATAAATAGGTCAGGTGTCCAAAGTGCAAGGAATAAATCTCTAGCTCTAATCTCTTCCTTACCTGTATTTTTTCTAAGATCCAAGAAATCCTCAATATCAGCATGCCATGGCTCCATGTACATAGCAAATGACCCCTTTCTTTTTCCTCCACCCTGATCAACATATCTAGCGGTTTCGTTAAATACCTTAAGCATCGGAACAATACCATTCGATGTACCATTAGTTCCTTTGATATAAGAACCCGTACTTCTAACGTTGTGTATTGCTAATCCGATACCACCTGCATTTTGAGAAATTATAGCAACATCAGTTAATGTTTTATAAATACCAGGTATGGAGTCATCCGACATCATAAGAAGGAAACAAGATGATAGTTGTGGTTTCTTTGTTCCGGCATTAAATAATGTAGGTGTTGCATGTGTCATCATATGATTTGATAACAGCTCATAAGTTTTAAGTGCGTTCTTAATATCATCTCCCCATATTCCTACTGCAACTCTCATATACATATGTTGTGGACTTTCAGCCACCTGACCATACATCTTCAATAAATAACTTTTTTCTAAAGTTTTAAATCCGAAATACTCAAAATCAAAATCTCTCTCGTGTATAATAGCGCCGTCGAATTTCTGCTTGTATTTAATTACGGCATTATACGTTTCATCATTAATTAATCCAGCTGGCTCATTAGTTTCAGGATCTATATAATTATAAAGATCATGTATGGTCTCAGAAAATTTCTTTTTAGTTACCTTATGTAGCCTAGATACTGCAATTCTTGAAGCCAATATCGAATAGTCCGGATGTTTCGGTATTAATGATGCTGCAGTTTCAGCAGCTAGGTTATCAAGCTCTTGTGTTGTTATACCATCATAGATACCTGATATCACCTTCTGAGCGATTTCTGTTGCATCTACATAATCAGGATTTAACCCGTAAGTCATTTTTTTTATTCTATTTGAAACTTTTTCAAATCTCACCGGCTCCTTCGAACCATCTCTCTTAATTACAAGCATTTATTATCTATTATTTTTAATTTTAAAATTCGGCATCAAACCCAAAAGCATCCTCCGATTTATTCATAACACCAGATTTTTGATATTCTCCAACTCTTTTCTCAAAAAAGTTTGTTTTACCCTGCAAAGAAATGTTTGCCATGAAGTCAAATGGATTTTCAGAATTATAGACCTTGGAGCATCCCAATTCAACAAGTAATCTATCAGCAACAAATTCAAGATACTGTTTCATTAAATCCGAATTCATACCAATTAGTCTAACTGGCAACGATTCAGTAATGAATTCCTTTTCTATTTCTAGCGCACTGGTAATAATCTCTTTTATTCTTTCCTCAGAAACCTTATTTGCTAGGTGATTGTTATGTAACATCACAGCAAAATCGCAATGTAAACCTTCGTCTCTAGATATAAGTTCATTAGAGAAAGATAATCCAGGCATCAATCCTCTTTTCTTAAGCCAAAAGATAGAGCAGAAAGATCCGCTAAAAAATATACCCTCAACAGCAGCAAATGCTACTAGTCTTTCCTGAAAGTGTGGGGAATCTATCCATTTTAAAGCCCATTGAGCTTTTTTCTTAACTGCATCAATTGTATCGATAGCTTTGAACAGATGGTCTTTTTCGTCCTTGTCCTGAATGTATGTGTCTATAAGTAGCGAATATGTTTCGGAATGTATATTCTCCATCATTATCTGGAATCCGTAGAAAAATTTAGCCTCCGTATATTGAACCTCGCTAACAAAATTCTCTGCCAAATTTTCATTAACTATACCATCGGATGCCGCAAAGAAAGCTAATACATTCTTAACAAAATATCTTTCATCATCAGTAAGCTTGTTTCTCCAGTCATTTAGATCCTGAGCTAAATCTATCTCTTCGGCAGTCCATATGGAAGCTTCTTGTTGTTTGTACATGTTCCATATGTCATGATGTTCTATAGGGAATAGAACGAATCTATTTGGATTTTCCTGTAATATCGGTTCAGGTAACGAGTATAAATTTTCCATTATTTCTTTTTAGTAATTGTTTTCTTGTCTTCGGATATTCTCCTTGTTTTTTGAAATGTAGTAATTGTAAAGCTCCTCCGCTGTCATGCCTACTGAGATCATAAGATTAAAGATAAAATGTTGGATGTCAACCAATTCCATCTTAAGCTCCTTTTGATCATCATCCGAAAGATCAGAGATTTTCATCTCATAAGCTTTCTTATGATTGCTTTTCCAAGGTTTCCAAACTGCATTTCCTATTGAATTTACACCATCATTAGAAACACCACCTAAAGCATCGTATGCTTCTGAGACCTCATCATCAATAGCTCTGGTATTCCAAAGCCAAAAATCTTTAATCTCACCGAGAGTCATGTTACTGAAATCGTATCCATAAACTCCCTCCTGTGTCCTCTTCTGAAGGGTCATTAATTTATCCAGGTGGTTTGTGGACTTTACGTAGTCATTCTCAACGAGAAGATCTTTGCATTCATTGTCTGTATTTGCCATAATTGTGATTTTTGACTAGGTTTATTGTCTAGATTAGCTCCACCAGGTTTTTATATATCATCTGATTTTTCCTATCCTCACCCAATCTTCGTTAATTTTTATTCTTTATCTAAAACTTTTTTTAGTTGGTCTATTTCCAGCTCCAGCTCAAGCATTCTGTCTTTTGTTTTTCTCCTTCTGGAGTATAGATCTTTAATGATCGTTCTTAGAATTGGATTTTCTTCATCTGATCCAAAATATGCTCCGGATGCAGTTTTCACCCAATCCTCGCTGGGATTTGATAGATTTTTTCCCTTGTATATTTCTGGTGAAATCCCCCATTGAACCATGGCATTAGGGTAAAGTGAAGCAAAATCGTAGCATGCTATCCATTCATGCAGACCCTTGATTGGTTCCTTAACGTATCCTCCAGCAAACTTAACATGAACCTCTTCCTTTCTCTCAACAACAAAAACCTGTTTCCTATCAAGAAATTTTCTAAGCATCATAACTTCCGTTGACCATACTGGTGAAAGACATCTGTTTATCTCCACCCCCGAGATCATCGCAATCTTAAAGAAAGTTTGCATTGTTTTAAGTTTCTGATCTATGTAATGAACAAGTGCGCAATCGACAGCGTTATAGAAAATAAAGTCTTCGAAATTGGATTGGTATAAATCTCTAAGTGTTCCGTTATATTCAACCTTTTTAAATCCTGCTGCTTTTTCAGCAACGTAATCAAGTCTATTACTTTCCTTTATTTTGATTACTCGATCCCATTTTTTGTAGATTTCCAAGTAGTCAAACATAAGTAAGTGCATAGGTAACTGTGCTTTGCCTATTAAATAATTACCAGGTGAAATAATCTTTGGATCTATACCAAGTCTCTTTGCCCTGTTCATTAAATAAGGCCAGTCATATCCGAGCCAGTTCCATCCAGTTATAACTGGCATTTTAGGTCCAAGCTCTCTAAAGAATGTGTACATCATGTCATACTCGCTTTCAAACTGTTTGTATTTAAAAGTCCAGGTATCACCAGTTTTTGCAAAATAGTCGTTGGTTTTCTTGTATATGCTAGCTTGTTGTTCAGGTGTCAATGGATCTAATCCAAGAACTATAATCTTATTCTTATCGGTAGCTATACCTATTGATAAAACACGATTTCTAGCATTTTCTGTATCCAATGCCGCTGCCATGTCTTCAGTTATCTCAACCTCAATATCGACAAAGTATTTCTTAGGCTCTTGAAATTCCCATAATGGCTTAGTTAATTCCTCGGGTGCTTCTATTAATATCTGAGCCATTCGATACTTATCGTATCTTTCAGTCTTAGCTTTTCTTACAGGTAAACCTGTCCAATCAGTCCATTCCTTATCCCTTTTGGGATCATTTGGACCGCACTTTTCCCAATTATATCTTTGATCTTCAGCTATTGGTACATTAAGAAATGCTAATTCGCCTTCTTCTCCGAAATGAGAGACTTTTAAATATGATCCTTTGTTTTCGATATCAATTATCATTCACTATATTTTTCTGGTTCTTTATAATGTTTTATCCTGAAATAAAATTATGTTCCGTACGGATATATAAAATATATGAAAAATATCAAAAACTTTAAAGATTGTGTTAATGAATGGCTGGATGCTCCGGGTAGCGTTGATGTTCCAGGTAACGAATATGCACCAAGAGTAAATTCCAGAAATTATACACCAGCACACCAACCCTTACCGGAAGTGGTGGATGCAATGTACGAAGCTTCGTATTTCCATGAATTTCTAGACAACGAAGGTAAATCAGAGGAATTTAATAATTTCCTATCGGAAGGTAAAAAAACTGGCTCCGATGTAGCTGAATATATCAAAGGGGCATTTAACGAGAAAAGTTCGAAAAAAAATAACTAGCATCCAGTTACATCACTGATATATCTAGCTAATTTTTTATCGGTTGGTGTTATTGAAATATTATTATTAACGAATATTTCCCAGGATTCCCTACCATAAACACCTATACCAGGTAAATCATTAACGTCAGTAAATCCAGATATCCATTTCTGACTTAATTGTATTATTCTCTTTGCCTTTATATTCTGAAATCCGGTACATTTTATGACCGCTGCTAGATCCAAAGGATCACATCCAATAGTAGATATGGGATCTGGAATTAAATCAAATACGGAGCTTAAAATCGGTCTTACCTGTTTATTATTTGTTTGATTCAATAATATGCAACAAACCATAATTTTCCATGGTGAATCCAGATATTCCTCCTGTATTAAAATTTCTCTTTCCATTTAGCAAAAATAGATAAAATCCACGAAATAAAAAAATATTATTATCATATTCATTTGATATATAATTGATATGAACATAAAGCACCTACAAACAGACGAATTCTTTGCCACGCAAACACCCAAGGATTCAATATATCTTCACCACTCCAATGGAGCATATAGACCCGATTGGACTATTAAATCGTGGGATAGACAAGAGACAACAGGTGGTAGCAAGGTTAGAAGCGCAAAATCATATGTTATTGGTGGATTAAGTTCGATGGGAACCTCAGATTTATATAACGGGGAAATATACGAATCATTCGATCCTAAATATTGGTCACACCATCTAGGGATAAAATCTAAAAATAACACCTTCATCAATCAAAAAAGCATAGCTATAGAATTATGCAACTATGGACCACTAATTAGATCCAAAGAGGGCAGATTTTATACCAATAGTAGAGTTGAAATTGACGAAAGTCTAGTAACCACTCTTGATAATCCATTTAGAGGCAATCTATATTATCAAGCATACACGGATTCACAAATAGAATCATTAAGAATACTTATATTGGAACTTAGTAATAAATTCGATATAGATTTATCTAAGGGAATAAAAAAAGAGCTTCTTTCATTATCCGATGCAAATTTAGCGTTCGAAATAAATAAAAAAGCTCTTGAGGGTTATCCTGGAATATGGTCACACTCTAATGTTAGAATGGATCGTGATGATATTTACCCATGTCCCAGATTAATAGAGATGTTAATAAACTTATAATATAGCTTATTATTTTATTGTAATCTTCTTGGAATCTGGATTCTTAATCTTAATCTTAGGAATATCTATAACCAATACACCATTTTTAAAATCAGCTGATATATTATTACTATCAGCGTTATCAGGTAGCGTGAAAAGCCTATCTGATTTTTTAACCCATGTATTACCGTTGATGATTGATATCTTAATAGAATTTTTGTTTGTAGTTTCTATATTAATATCGCTCTTTTCTATACCTGGTAGGGGTAATTTAAGTAACCATCCAAGATCTTCATTATCTGACACCTCGTATTTTTTATCATCAAGTTTCTGATTAAACATTGAGTCCAATATGGAGTCAGTCAGATTATTCGAATTAATAATCGGGAAGATGGTTCTGAATCGGTTTGTGTTCATAATTTATTATTATTTTTTATATAATTATTTCAAAAATCGCTCCATACAAAAAAAGATGACTAAAAGTCACCTTTCTGGTATTTTTATTGTTTACCAATTGACGAAATGTCATTTTTTATTTCTATTAGAAAACTCCAGGTATGATTTTAGTTTCTTCATGACTTTCTTTCTCTTGTTTGCTGCTGCAGTACCCACAGTAAGAGAAGGAAATTTATCACCAGATCCAACGTTATTCGGATTATAAAATCCAGCATTTGTTCCATCGTTAGTTGGTGTTGCCGGATTTCCCATCCCGCCAACATCACCCAGGGTTGCTAATCCACCCCCGTCCATGTCTTCGGATATCTCACAGCCTTTATTTTTTAAATATTCCTTTAGCTGCCATTTTTCGACGCAGTAAGAATTCTCATTCAGCCATTTATTCATGCACTCCATTAAACACTCATAACATGATTCATCGCAACTATTTAGTGCCTCTTCTATCGAATCTTTTTCATCATCCATGCAAACTAAGCATCTTGATTCTCCTATATGTGACTTAAAATCCGGGTAAACCATATTTAATCTAATATTATTTTTATATTATGCGAAAATATTCTGACTATATTTCCCTTCTCGTTTTTAGTTATGTAACCTATTATATCTTGGTAACCATCATATATAGGTTCCTGTATTAGTAATTTTCGATCAAGGTTATCCAATACCCATTTATTAAGTATTTGACTAATCTCCTTCGAATGATCCTTTTTAATATTGCCTAGATTTATACTAGGATCTCCACAGTCGCACATAGTTATCTAAAGTCTTCGTTATCTTCTTTTCTCTTTATATATTGCCATAGGTAATCTAGAGCCTTTTTATAATCTGATGATTTTCTGAATGGTATTATATATTTCTTTATATCGTTACCGTTACCCTGTGGAACATCATCGGATTTTATGGGATTATATCTTCTAACTGTTCCGGATGGATGTATCGTATAAAAAACATCACTGTGACCCTTCTCCCTCTGCTTATGTTTAGTTCTTACGAACTTCATGGTGTTATTAAGAGCCTGCTGGTCAGATGTTTCCTCAGAAAATCCAAGATTTATTAATCTTCTATATTCCTTGGTTCTTCTTACCCTATCAAGATCTAATGACCTCCTTGAATCTACCCTATATTCATCATTGGGATTATAGTCTTTAAAACTCTTGATGTTTCTCATGATCTATATATCTAACTATAATTTGGTCGATTATGCAGTCATCATCGGTGGATTTGGATCGGTCCATTCCGGTGTTGCCAAAATTATTAAAATTTCATCATATGTATAAGGACCTTCCTTTGTATTTAGGTTACTTACACATTCTGGCATTACACCATCCCACTTAACAAATGTCTTTGTTTGGTCCACAGATTTTCTAACCGTATCTGCTGATGTTTCTAAAACTTGAGTGAAATCGATTTCATTCAATTCACTTACATTGAAAATCATAAATTCTCTGTTGTCGTATTCTTGTACTTGTGTTTCCATATTATTATATATTTTTTATTATAAACCAAATCTTGATTTGGCTGCATTATAGTTTTGTGATATTTCTTGTGGGGTTAACGCTCGGTTATATATTCTTGCAATTGGGATATGTCCATTAAAATTATGAGTCCCATCTACAACACTACCACCATAAGTTCCAACATAATAAGTTGCATCGGGTATCGTACCTGTTTGTGGGGTTGACCATATCTCAACACCATTAAGATATGCTCTTGCCATAGTGCCGTCATAAGTACCAACTAAGTAAGACCAAGAATTGTTTGGTATACTACCATTCCAATTAGATACCCTACTATTGTTAGTTTGGTTTGCCCAATGCATTGAGAACGTATTACCGCCATCCGTTGAATCAATGATACCTAAATACATACTATTAGATGAAGATATCGCACCGCCCCTTATCGTTCCTGAAACCGTTAGTTTAGTTGGTTTTATCCAACTTTCGCAAGTAATTGCGGTTGTTGGTTTATTAGAAAATGTAGGTACAACCATATAATCGTCAGTCCCATCAAACACGATACTTCCACCATCTGAACTATTAAATGTGGTTCCGTTTGTTAAGGTACCATTAGTACCATTAGTTGTTAAATCTTTCCATGTAGTTCCTGATCCTGGATAAGACACGAAATTACCAGCATCTAACGCCATAATTAAACCATCCGTTATTATAGGTGAACCATAGTAGTTTTGAGTAGTCTCTGCATCGGTTAATGCCCTATTATAGACCCTAAATTTAGACATCTCTCCTTTCCAGGGAAGTTGTGCTGAACTAAACGCACCTATAGTGTTATATGAACCCAGCGAAACATTCCCAGTAAAAGTATCTGTACCGGATGGAGTCATTATCTGATTGTTTTGTTTTACCACCACCTGACCGTTAGGGTTTAAGATAAAGTGATATAATGCTCTTACGTTTAATATTCCGGCACCTGCTTTATACCATCTAAAAAATGCATTAGAAGTATTGGTGATATCGAAATATCCATAATCACCACCCCAAGGCCAATGTGCCATCATTCCTCTATCAGACCCATTAGGACCTACAAAATTAAACATTCCATTATATTCTTGAGTGGGGTTACATAAAACTTCCACTGTGAATTGATTTGTAATATCATAAGTTGATGATCCATCTGATACGTAGTCATCAGCTCCATCAAATACGATAGACCTAGTTGTGGAGTTAAATGTTGGTCCATTTGCTAATGTACCAACATTTCCATATCCACTCAAATCATTCCACTTCGTACCAGTCGTTGGATATGAAATAGCATTGGACGCATCAAGATTTAACATCAAATTATTTTTTACGATATTAGCGGTGTTAAATCTTGCTAATCCTGCGTTGTAGTTTTGCAATATTTCTGATGATGATAATGCTCTACTATAAACTCTATTGGAATATATATTTCCACCAAATGGTCCAAGCGAAGCTAAATCATAACCGCTACCGCCAACACCGGAAAATGTTTGCGTGCCTGCTGTTTGGTTTGGTGTTAATAATTGACCATCCAAATAAATTTGATTGACGCTTCCCGAATGTCTAAATACTAGATGGTGTATATTACCGTCAGTAAAATTTGGAGAGGTCCACCAGATCCTATTACCTCCGTTACCCTCCCAATACATCCAAAGACTATATCCTGAATCATTAAAATTACAGTTCAGATTACTACCGTAGAAATTCCATAAGTGATTCCTTGTTGTTTTAGTTCCTCTATACCAGGTATCAACAGTAAGCTCATTAGTAAATGTTTGAACGAGATTAGTACTAACAACATCATCAGCTCCATCGAATACTATAGACCCGCCATTCAAGGAACTAAAAGCCGGTCCATTTACAAGGGTTGCATTATTTCCGTTATGTGATATATCATACCAGCCAGTGCCGTTAGTTGGATATGATGGTATAAACCCAGCATCAACATTAAAGACCAAACCATCAGTAATTATTCCTTCGTAATTTTTATTAACACACGCATAATTTGTTTGAGTTGCATACCAGTTTAAACATTGTACTGCTGTAGTGAAACCCTGACCTGATATAATATTGGTGTATGATATTAGCTCAAGATCGCTGTTCGCAGTGTGAAAGCTTATCTTGGATGTTTCATTTACGTTATATGAATAAATGGTGTATCCACCCGACATCGGCGTTACTCCATTATAGTGACCAGATGAACTTGAAGGTCCCTTACCAACGTCACCCACACCAAAAAAGAAATTCCCCTTCTTTAATGACTGTGTATCACCAGTTGTTGAATGTTTTATTGAATTTGGCATTTTTTATTTTATTTAGTTTTATTTAAAAATCGATTATAAAATAACTAAACGATTAATAGCCATTCATATCCCTCAGTGATTCCTAATAATTGATTCTGATCATATGGACCCTCAGCGCTTTCCATGGTGGAAATAAAATCGGGATTTTCAACAGTGGTCCAACTAACGTATGTTTTATCCTGATTTACACTATAAATTAATGTCTCCGGAGTTTGTATAACCTCATTAAAATCAACCTTATCCAATTCGTATACTTTAAAAATTATAGATTTCATCATATTATCACTATTTTACTTCCTCCAATGTTATGTCACCAAATAGCATAATTGGTAGAGGAGATGTTCCACCAGGTACCGCATAATTTATCAAATGCAAAAACATGACATATTTTGTTCCATATCTAAAAGGCAAACCGCTATTTCGGTTTTCCCCAGTAAATACACCACTCTCGTGTGTTCCCCAGCTACCAAAAGGAGCTTCTGTTGGATAGAATACATAATTATATGTTCCACCAGCAACACCATTCATTACTGGTGTACCAGCTGGTGTGGGATAACCTATGTCAGGGAAAGAAACCCAATTATTATTAGAATCAGCAAATCTAAATCTCAATTCACCTCCACCAATATCAGTTATCTCGTTATAATAGAGATCCACATCACCATAACCTATCCTAGTATATTCCCAAGGTTTATTAAATTCTGGATGTGATGGTGGGTACATCATAAAATGTCTGAAGTAATAGGTATTACCTGGACCTACCCATTGATTATTTACACTGGAAACATATGCATATGAATCACCAGCAACCAAATTTCTAGTCAAAGTTGTATTAGCAATTCCCCCACACATTCTCAGATCAATGAACCTGTAGCTTGAATCAAGTGTCATGAATCCGGTATAACCTCCAGAAAGTATATTATCTCCCGGCCCACCCTTAGTGAGAGTCCTATTTTTAACTGTCACCTTATATTTTTTTGTTGTATCAACCTGAACTGGTGTATCACTAGTAAATGTCCCATACTGTGTCTGAGGGAGTTGCAACGAGTAACTATATCCAGGAAGGGTCGTCGTACTATTAGTAGATCCACCAGAATAATTCTGGAGTGCACCTCCTGAAGTTAAAAATTTAAAGTTACCATTGGTATAAAAATTTTGGAATCTTCCCTTTTGCGAATTATAATTCTGGGTTATCTCTGATTGTGTTAGTGATCTATTATAAACTCTAAAAACTGCACATTCCATGATCATATTATATCCTCCACCTCCCCAAGTTGCAATCTTACCGTAGCCGCTATTAAAGTTTCTGTTACCTGATGCTTCACCGGAGTACTGTTGACTTAATGTCTGTGAAACTCCATTAACATATATCTTATTATTTGTATATGCAACATCACTCCTAAATTCAAATATATAATGAGCCCATTCGTTAACGATACCCAATGAGTTAACAGTGGATTGAGATATTCCATAGACATCACCATTCCCAGTATTATACCCAATTGATCCACCCGCAGTATATACGTCGTAATATTGCCATCCCATGAACATCCTATTACTATAATCTGATCCTATTTTACACCACATCTCGACACTGGCGGTACCAGATAGATTCGGTGCATAGAAATCCACACGATCGTCAACACCATCGAAGGTTAAACTTCCACCTCCATCAAACGATGACCCATTTGGGTTAAATGAGATACCATTTACCAATGTTGCATTATTATTACCCGAGCTTATGTCATAGATTGTTGTTCCTGAGGTTGGATATGATACTGAAAAACCAGAATCCAGATTTAATACCATCCCGCTCGTTAATATATTCTCATAATCGAAATTCAGAACAACTCTATCCGATTGCGACGAAAAATAATTAAGACACTGCACCACCGTGGTATATGATGTACCCGCGATTTTATTAGTTAAATCTATTAATTGTGCGTCATTGGAAGCAACATAAATCGATGGTCCATTGGATGTCTTATTTAGATATATCGTATATCCACCATATGTTGGAGTTATACCGTTCCAGAAACCAGTAGATGAGGTTGGTGCGTAATCGACATTATTTATACCAATCAGGATATTTCCCTTCTTAATTGTATTAGATTGCGAGGAGCCGCTATATTTTATTTTATTAGCCATTGTGTGATCTGAACTGCTATATCATATATTACTTAGAGGAAATCCAATCTCTATAATCCTTCAAATTCTGGAGGTTCTTCTTACCTTTGGATTTTTGTTTTGAGTCAGGATCCAAAAATGGCATTATCTTGGCTGGTCCGCCAGGATAGAAATCCGGTATTTTCGGTGATGTTACTATAGCTAGATCCTCGTCAACGTGATCTGGTAGATTTTTATATTTTGTTGATGCATAAGCTTTCAGCTCTTTCTCGGTCATTCTTTTAGAAAGATCTACTATCGCTTTTCTATATTTAGGGTCTATGTCTGCTGGTTTAAGTTCACCTATTCTAACAGCATAAGCCTGCCCCATTAATCTCTGTTGTGCTACACTCGATGATGGCATAATTATTAATTTTTTTACAGACTATATATCAAAAAAAAAGACCTACTTTAAAAATAGGTCTTTTTGTTTTTTATTCCATTCTTTTTGAGTAATGGGCTTAGAATCTAAATCCCAATTGGTATCGGGATTTATTATCCTCTTCTTCTGATTCTTCCAGTCTCCAAACGTCCATATGAATCTGTTATATTGTTTACCAACCGTAACAAATCCGGTATCTCCAGGCTGTATAGCTATTGGTGATTGTGGTGGTGCATAGAAACTAGTTTCTGCAGATTTAGAGGAGTTCTTCTTCATATTTGTCTTTATCGTATATAACCGCTTCGATCAAAGTTTTATTGATCTGGAAGGTTTCAAATCCTCCAACGGTTCCATCCATATACTCAGCAACTTTCTTTTCTACCTCGATGATAGATTCTCCAGCAACTAAGAATTGGGATTTTTTGTACATTGGGTCGCCTGCTTTATTAACTTCACCAGACTCGAAATTTACTTTTACTAAATAGTAACTCATTTGATTTTCTTTTTAGAGATTAAAATTACGCTTTGTTGTTTTTTGCTTCCTGTACTTCAACTCTTAAGTCCTGTGCAAGTTTTTTAAGTTCTTGCATAGCTTGTCTAACTCTAGTACCAGCTGCTCCGTTTCCTTTAGATGCGAATTTTTCAACATCACCTTGTGTTTGCTCGATAAGAGCTTTAATTTGTTCGAATTTTTCCATTTTGTATTTATTTTAATTATTAATTATATAAACTTTTTAATAAATGTTTCCTTATCTGCTAAGAATAACTGAATTCTTATCAGATCCTTCCTGAACTGACCAATTTCCGCCTAATTGTGAAACCGACATAGATTTCATGTATTCCATATATGTACCTTTACCCTCATACTGGAGATTATCTTGAATCTCGTCATATATTCTAGTTACCTTTGAATTAAGCTCCAAGTAATCAGTAACACATTTATAAACATACTCCATTAGCCTAGATAGCTCGTTAGATCCCATCTTAAATTTATTCTTATCTGTCTGTGGGATATCTTCCTTATCTACAGCGATATCCTCTATTACTTCCGGTGAAATTTCATTTAATGTTAGTACACCATACGAATTCTTAGCACCTTCTATATTACCATGATCCGAATATTTCCCGATTATGAGGTGGAATCCTCTAACCTCTTCATTCTCCATATCAAGATTAAAGAAATAATGATATAAATCCCCGTTTTTTTTCATTAGAAATGGGGAAGTACCAAATCCATCAGACTCATTCATATTACTTACAAATTGTCCGAAAGTTGCAATTTTTGTCATTTTATTCTTCGTTATTTTTAATTTCTTTATTAACCTCATCTATGGTTTTCTCATCGCCATATTCATTCAGATAATTAATAACTTCTGTTTTATCCGTTTTTTCAGAATCAGATAATTCATCGTCAGATAAACCTTCATTAACGCCGGTTCCTTTCTTAGAAGAAACTAACTGCTGATAAAACGATGCTACTGATGGGGGAACAAGCTTCTTAAAAGCTACAAAATCCTCCGCATCAATCATATCTCTAACTTCCGATCCGCTGGTGATTCTAGGAGTCTCTATGATCTCTATATCATCAGGAAAATCACCGCCAGCTTTCTTAAGATATTCTGCTTGCTTCTTGTAATCTTCTGTTCTATCATCACCACATCCTATATATTTGGGAAGGTATCCCATCTGTTTAGCTTTACCGTATATAATTCCGAGTAATCCTCGATCTACCATGAAATATCCGGATATAGTTTTAGAATTCTCTCTAACCACTGATTCCATATACTTATCAACTAGATCAGTATCAAATGGAGATTTACCAGATTTATTATGTCCAGGATGAACTACTGCTATTATCGAAGGCAGATTATTCTTTTTAAATAGGTCATTAGCCATCTTAAGATGACCTTTATGGAAAGGTTGAAATCTTCCAACAATTAAATTTACTTTCTGCAATTCTTTGTCTTTCTTTTCGGCTGATTTATCTTTTTCTTCTATTGGTTCAGCATCGGGCTTTTCCTTGGTGTCTATAGTTTCCAATGTTGATATAAAATCATTATAAGAAAAGAAGTGATCGTCCTTATGATCATCATTTTCACTCTCAGACGTAACATAATCAACTTTCTTGGTTGACATATTAGATTTTCTAAAATCAAAAAATGATGGGACTGATTGGGATTCTTGTATTTTTGGGGTCTGTTTTCTATCTACTTCCTTTTGTATATCAGAGACCAGCATATTGAACTGGTTTATTATACCAGCAGTAATTATTCCACCCGCTCTTTTCTTTATTTTTCTAAAAGAATTCAATATTAACTTAAATAATGATTCATATGAATCATCCTGCTCAAGATAGCTAAGTACTCTTCTATCTCTTATTAGTTCCTTGTTTAGTCTGAATTCGTCCTTCTTTAAATAATCAGGTTCCTGAAAATCCGCACCTTTATATTTATAGCCATAGTCGTCTAGGAATTTAGAAAATACATCAGAAACAAACGAAATATACCTCTCATCTTCTGAATCTCCATCGATTCTAAACGAATCAACCCCAGATTCCAATATAAAATTCATAACATCCAGAACAGTAAGTCCCAGAAAATCACTAGGTTTATTTTCAATCTTTAATTTGGTTTTATTTTTTGCCATTTCGGTAAATACTGGATCTACCATCTTTGACACAACAGTCTCACCTTCACCTTTCTCGTCACCAAACTTAAAAACTATTCCTTCTATGGCCTTATCAAGGTCGTCGTTTAATGCGCTTTCCTTGGCTTCCGGATTTAGTACACCTATGATATACCTAACAAAACTCTTAGTCTTATACTCAGATACCAAATCATCGAATGGTGTTCGTAGAAAATCTGATATTTTTTCTTTCTGATCCTCACTAAGATATCCTTGAAAAATAATCGGGGGTCTCTCAACTCCTAAAAGATCTGCCCAGGTATCTAATTTCTCCTTGTCATTTATAAAATTATTGGAAGGCTTAGAGTCCTTAGGACTAACGTAAGACAATATAAGATTATTCTTTGGCATTCTATCGTAAGCAATCTCGACTGGCTTATTATTAGCAAAATATTCCAATCCAAATTTCCATCCTCTTGGGATTTTACTTATTGTGTGTGGACTCAAAGATTCTATATACTGGATAGGCTTCTCATAATATTTCATAAGGGTTCTATCAACCATTGTTATCGGATTTCTCTGATCTCTCTTATAGAATACAAATTTACCATCGTTAGCATCTCTTTCGAAAACAAAAGCAGATCCATCCATTTTTTCATTAACAGTTACATAAGTACTAAAGAGATTATCAATAAACTCTTTTCCTTTCTTATGGTAAATATCATATAAGTGGCTAATTCCAGACATATTTAATTTTAATTTTATCTTTATATTTATATAAGATTAAGCTCTTTTTATTTCGGAGGGCCTCTCTAAATTTGCTCTAGTAATATATTCGAGGAACTTTTCCTCTATTTCGCCAACCTTATCATAAAGTTCAAAACTAGGTGAATCTATAATCTGGTATAACTTTTCGAATGTTTTAACGTCATTGATTGAATAACCTGTACCCAATGCAAAGTCTATAAATTCCTGAGGATCTCTAGTTATAAATCTCTCGCTTCCGCTTATCTTGGCAGCATTCTTTAATCTAGGTTTTAGTTTGCCTCTGTATGATTTAGTATGCCAATATAAACCATCGCTTAATATCAGCACAGGTGAATCATAATCCATAACTTCTCCAGCATCGTTAACATCCAATACCATTCTACGTATTGCTAATATAGCAGCAAGTAACCAGTTTCTATGAGCTGATTTATATTTACTTTCAGATGTTTTGTAGTCAGGTGAATAGTAGATAAACTTTGCCCATTCCATATCAGCAACGGGTATTAAATCAAGCTGTACAATTCCGTTAGTTTGATCACCGTTTATAGGCCATCCTATACTTACTATATTTAGTCCCTTCAAATAATTTATTTCAGGTTCGAATCCCAATTTGCTTGTTAGCTCTTCCGATCCACTTAATATCGAATAAATATATCCAGATACCTCCTTTAGTGGCACATTGAATAAATTAGAATCAAGTCCAAGATCAAGATCACCCGATGTATCATCTGGATTTTTCTTTTTCCCTATGCTTCCAATAACGATGTATTCACCAGCAGATGAATTGGGATTTACACCAATAATCGGCAACAATATGCTCTTTATTGAGGCTAGTGTTTCTTCAAACTCATCCTCCCTTATTCTTCTAGATGTTTTAATAGCGGCACCACCCTCTAATAAAATTACAAAGTTATTAAATGATAGCGTTTTATTGTGCATTGCTTGTCTTTTTATAATACCTCTCCATTATACCATTCATATAATCGGCGTACATTTCCTCTTCCTTATTCTTAGGGTTTGCTGGATCAAAATCCTTCCCGAAGTATTTTTTACCCTTGATCACTCCAGATTTATAGAACTTTTCAGCATCAGCATCGGTAACTTTTTTATCACCAATATTATCCCTTTCCCATTTATTAAGGATTTCAGTCTTTTTAGCTTTTAGTTCGTCCTTAGTAAACTTATTTGAACTTTTCTCCTCTTTACTTGATCCTTTAGGTGTTAAGAAATCTGCAACAGCAGCTCCAGCTCCGGTAATTAATCTAAATACATTAGGAATTAGGTTGGTTGCTCTTCTTGCAGCTTGATATTTGTCATCAGAATCATAATAACTAGAATAGTAATTAGAATCCTTCATATCATCACCAACTCTCGTGTTCATATCTCTAAGCCATCTACTAAATGTAGTCTTCCCTGTGCTGCCCTCGGAGCTAGCTTCGGATACATTGTTAGTAAATTCAGTAAATGATTTCATTATCATAATTAAAATGTTTTCTGTATATATCCCAATGAAAACTAAAGTTTAACTTTGTATATTTTATAATCGAAAGATTCCTTCTTGTATATCTCCATTCTCTCCAGACTATGTTTCATTAAATAATTCAAATAATTTTTGGTACTAAAATCGTCAACGAAATCTATAATATTTACTTTGTCCTTTCCTTCCATTTTACGCATACCCCTACCTAAACTCTGCTTAATTAGAACTTCACTCTTATATGATTCAACAAGAAATATATTATGCAGATTATTGATCGAAATACCGGTAGAGAATGTTCCATAAGTTGCTATAAGGACCTTATTTTCACCCGAGCTCATTCTTGTTTTATATTCCTCTCTTAGAGCTTCATTTGTTCCACCTTCGACGTAGAAAACCTCCTTGTCCGAGTTTTTCTCTCTTAGTAAATTCCATATCTGCTTTCCGTATTCATCCTTAACTGATTGAAATAGTACTAGTGAATTCTTAGAACTTTTACTAATGAAATCAACTATGTAATTAAGTCTTTTTCTGCTTTCTATAACTAACTTTCTTTCTATGTTATAAAACTCATTTCCTTCTATTTTTTTATCCGATGATTTATTCGAATTGTTAAGTTTTATGTCAGCAAGTTTTTGTTTATAGCTATCTTCAAGCCAATCCATAATAACAACCTTTATCGAAACAGGTGTTGCATAGTTATTATCAAAAAGATAGCTTGGCGGGATTTCAACAACAAGTGGACCTAAAAATTGCTGTATTGTCATATAATCAGCGGTTCCTTTCTTTGTCAATGTTCCGGTTAGACCAAATCTCCATCTAGAGTGCATGCAATTTGCAACTATCTTCTTTATGGACATGGAATTCGTATGGTGTGCTTCATCAACAAAAACAACATCAACATCAGCAAAAAATTCTGGTTCCTTCTTCACCAGTGATTGGAAAGTACCCATAATGACATCACAGCCTTCCCTGAGCTTACTTCCTCCACCGATTTGCTGAATCTTAACTCCTAATTTTTCTATTCCATAATCCTCGAAATCGTCGCTCCCTTGAAAAACAAGATTATTATTGGGAACTATCATCATATATTTTTTAATGAGTCCCTTGGATTTCAAATAAGCAAATATCATAAATGATATTAATGTCTTACCTGACGAAGTGGCTACCTCAGAAATAGAATATCTGTATCTTATAATCTTCCAAGCCGTTTCTATCTGATAATCTCTGGGTTTCTTATCGGGATCACCACCTATACCATCCTCAAAAAATTCATTCACCCATGTAGTAAAATCCTCTAGTGTTATGTCCCTTATAATAATCTCCTCTATGCCTTTTATTTGCATCTCGATTTTATACTTCTCACCTATCTCAAGAACCTCTCTCCATAATCCAATAGGAACCTTCCACATATTTCCTTTCTTCTCTATAAAGCATATGTTTCCGTCCCATATCTTCTTCTTAACCAGTGGATGGAAATAGAAGTTATGGATCTTTTGCGTTAGTGATATATCTAGTTGTTTTTTCTCGACCTCGTCCAGGGATTCAATTAATATCATCCATTGTTGGTCTTCTGAAACTTGAAATTTTAACATATAAATTAGTTATTTCTATTTCACCGTAGATCCTCTTAGATAATCCTCCAACGATATTCTTTGGCGAACCCCGTATAGCATGTGATCGGTGGTTTGTATTGTTTGGTCTATGAATTTTCTATGTCCTTCAACCAATTCTATCTTTTCTGATATCTCGCTTAAATCTCCCTCGATCAACACTGTTTTCTCATTAGATCCGTATCTAACATCACTTCTTTCAGAATAATCCTTCATCTTTCTGGATTTTTCAGTTCTGTATTTAGAATTAAGTTTGGATACAATTGATGCCAGTTTATAACTATATTCAAGCAGTACCTGTCTCTGACTAAATAGATCAATCTGAGCCTTAGCTAGAGTCTGTATATCCTTCATTTGTATTGCTATTACTTGGACCTTTTCTCTCCATTCGTTTCTCTCTGTTTCGAAGATTTTATTAAAGTCGCTTTTTTGCTCTGTAGACATATTAGAATAGATTTGTTTTTGTTTTTTGTTTTTTCTTGCCAGATAAATCAACAACTCTTACGTTTTTTGATATCTCGTTTTTACCTTCAGTTTTAGGGTCTGCTATTTTAGGTTCAGAGAATTCTGTATTTACTTCATATAAATCGGACTCTATGACCTTTATTGGAAATTTTATCTTGCTAGTCGATCTTCGAGTAACCTCTTTTTCCCAATCATCGGTGAGATCTATATGTATATTAGAATTATCCATTTATAAAATATCCAAGATCTAAAATGTCATTGGTAAAATAGTTATCAAGCCTTTTAATTTTCTTACCGGTGGTTCTTAAATGTATAACTAAATCATTAAGATCCCATTTTTTATTTTTATTTATATTATTCTCCTCCAGAAATTTACCCCAGTTGAAAACAGTGTGTCCCTTGCTTAGTAGATCCATTGTTTTTTCTATACCTGATTTATCCCAATCATACCAATACCTAACATTGTCAACCTCAAATGGAAATTTGTTTTCTAAAGAACATAAGCCAACCGAATTATTCCAAAAGAAAGAATCCATTGGTCCTTCAAATACTGTTATATCTGAGGAAAAATCCAAATTACCTATCCCAAAAACATGGGATATTGGATCTACAGCTCGTACCTTATCTATGAAATCCTGGTCCGTTACCTTAAGTAATTTTTCATATATTCCACTTAGTTTATATGTAAGATATTTGGCTGATCCCTTAATAGAATTCATATTTCTAACTTGGAGACCTAATATTTTATCATCGGGTGTTAAATTAAAAAGAAATAGTCTTTCCCATTTACTATCCCATGCAAACTTTTTATCTAGCTTCTGGTGTCTCCTTGTAACGTATCTTTGTATACTAGATCCGTACACTTCAACCAATTTCATTTTGGACATAAATGTTTCCCTCGGAATTAATAGATCAGTGATGTCATTATCAAAGAAGTAGCTTATATCAACTTTACCATATACGGTTCTTCTTGTTCCCCTAACTTCCTCTAATACGCTTCTTATTTCATCCCTTTCAGTACCATTTAATTTACCATGTACAGCAAAATCCTTAAAGAAGCTGATAGCATCCTTGAATATTCCACATCCACCATTATAGCATTTATACCCAAGGGTATCTAAATAGAAGTTTCCCCTTTTTTTCTTAGAGTCGTGTGAATCACCACAATACGGACAAGAGAAATTAAGTCGGTTACCCGCCTTATAAACTATTTGTTTATTTGGGTCTCTGGCAAATTCCTTTGCCAATACCGATCTTACTAAATCTTCTATTTTTCCTTGTTGCATAATAAAAAGAAGGGAACAACCCAAGAAGGATGTTCCCTTTTAGTTTTTAATTTATTAAAGGTCTGCGTAAAGATCTTCTAATGAAGAACTACTATTGCTTGAAGGAGCGGAAGATTCAGTTCTTTCAACATGTCCAGCAACTTTAGTTTGAGATACCTCAGCGTATAAATCACCAGATGTAGACTCTTGTTCCATTACTGGAGCTGGAGCTGATTGAGCTGGCGCAGTTCTTGCAGGAGCAGAAGCAACACCACCAACGATCTCGTTAACCAATCTTTGATCAGGAACTGTGTTTCTGATTACACTCATAACTTTCTCAGTCATATCATCATCCCAGTCCTTATAATCAAAACTTGATAAGTTTTTAGGTCCATCGTTTAAATAATCGAGAATTTTTGCCATATCCTCCTGAGATTTTTTCATAGAAACCCCATCGATCTTAATTGCATTTTTTTCACCCACGAATGAGCAAAGATCGTAGTTATTCCATTCACCAACTTTTCTAACACTTAATGCGAATTCTCTACCTTCGAAAAGATCGAAAGGATTACAAGAATCACCGTATTCTGGTTTAAGTTGTGCCTCGATCATATCATTCAATTTTTTACCAAATTTGAAGATCATGATCTTTCCTTCCAATTCAGGTTTGTTTTTATCCTGAACGATTTGAACTAACGAATAGAAATCCTCTTTTCTTGAGAAGCTCTTAGCTAATTCCTGGTCTGCAGCAGAATGTGAATTCTTTAACTTCCAGAACATGTCTTTAAGAATTGATTTCTTACCAACAGTTGATGGACAATCGGCTGAAAATCCGTCTCCTGATACTGGATCATTCAAATACACATAATATTTGTGAACCTTAGATACCGCTGGATCTGCTGGATTAGGCACAAATCTAATTAAAGATTTATAAACTCCATCCTTACCGTTTTCAGGATATGGCTTATAAAATTCCGAATCTTTTGATTCTACTGCGTTTGCTTTCGTTACGAACGCCTCTGCGTCCAAATTGAAAATGTCTAAATTACTCATAATTTTTCTTTTAATTTTAAATTTTACTTTTTTGTTTACTTTTTGTTTCTCTTTATTGATTTTATTTCATTCCCAATTGGCGCTCTATCATATCAATCAGGGAATGTATTATTTTGATATGTAGTTCTTGCGTACGATCCGCATATTTATTTACTGGTGTTAGTATGATATTATCGATAAGGTGGCTAAAAAGCATTCTTACGTCGCTTTCTGGGCGGTCTGATGTGAGTATGACAACCTTCATCCCCATTCTCTTGGCAGTAACCAGAGCACGAGTGATATTATTAGAATTTCCTGAAGTTGTTATACCGAAAAATACGTCGCCTTCGTTTCCAACAGCTTCAATATATCTAGAAAAAATCTGGTCGAAGCCATAATCATTTCCAACACAAGTTATGTGACTAGGATCAGATATGGAAACAGCGGCTAAAGCTTCCCTGTTCTCACGATACCTCCCGCTAAGTTCCTCTGCAAAATGCATAGCATCGCACATGGACCCGCCATTTCCTGCAGAAATTATTTTATTACCGTTACTTAATGATGTGATGATTGTTTCGGCTGCCTCTGTTACGGAGTTTAGATACTCGTCGTTATTAATGAAGTCATTTAGAATGCTAGAGGCTTCCTGTAGATGCGTTTTTAATATTTCCTTTAATTCCATAAAATTCCTTTAATTCTTCCTTTAAATATAAATTAATCCAAGTTGCGTCAACAATATCGTCGATTGGTTTATTAACAACCTTTTTACCGGTTATCCATTCTTCCTTATTGCTTTCTAGTATTCTAGAGAAGATGAATAAATTTGTTTCATCCTCGATATAATTACATAACGCATGGTAAAGTTCGTCCTTCTTAGCATTTCCCTTTACCGCATATTTTTTAATTGATGTTGGTGAGAATACATGAAAGTTATCAACGCCAATATCATTAATTATTCTTTCCCTTAACAGTGCAGTTGCCATTGAAATATCAATTAGCGAATTACCATTAGACGAAAAACTTAAACCCTCCATTGCAACATGGAATGGTTCTTTTCCCATTATAGATATTATAGATTTCCATAGGGTATCAACTATATCTAAGAAATAGGTTATCTTAATTCTTTCTCTTTCCGAATAATTTTCGGGAAGATCCTTTTTTTCTAAGAATATCAATTTGAAAGCATCATCACAACTTAATATGTGATATGGTTTCTTGATGTTCTTAGAAAGGGATTCCTCACTTCTATCTGATCTTGTTATAGATCCCCAGGTGTATTTGCCATCAACCAAACAACAGAAAGCGGGGGAGTTTATAGAAAAGTCTATTCCGACTAAATTCATATATTATATACTAGGAGCGATCTTCTGTCCAGTGCTACCTGTATAATTATAAACTTTGGAAAGTTTATCGAAGCACTTCTTCATCTGATCCTCTGTTAAACAATCAACAATATCGTTTAAAACTCTCTGGTCGTTACCAGAAGCTGCAACTAATAAGTTCTTCATGTGGTCTTTTTCACTGTAAAGTGGCTGACCGTATTTCATTTCGTTAATCTTTTTTAGATCTGTGAATGTCTTCATATCTTGTTTTTATTTATGTATATATCTTAATTCGATTCAAAAACTATATCTATATAGTTAGCTTTGAATCCAACATTAAATGTTGCATCCTGTGCAGCATTTGATGTATAGTTTAATTCAAATTCGGAAAATGAGGTAAGCGTAACCTCCTTAAAAGTAACTGAGACCACTATGTTTCCATCGCTGTCCATGATCCTTATTGGTAAATTCTGTATAAATATTTGTTCGTTTGCAAAATTTAAAAAATGCAGAATCGTGTCCATCATTATAAAATAATTAATGAACCCATCAACCAATCTAAACTGAACACTGAAATCCTTTGAAAATAGTTCCTGAACTGGGGTTGAACTTTTATATGTTATTTTTTTACCTAATGGTCTAACTTGTTCAACTGAATCTATTGACATTCCAGGGAATCCTATTGATTGTATCGTACTATTTACATAATTTTGTATAGTATCATAAGGAATAGGTTGTTTCTTTATATAGGGAAGATATTTATTAATAACCTTCTCCGGAAAGAAGCCCTTAGGAAATACGAAATAAAAACTATTCTGCTTTGAATTTAATAACATTTCTAATCTATATTTTTATTATTGCCCTGAAATTGAAGATATGCTAGCTGGTGAAAGTATACCATCAGCAGCTTTAACAAAATCAGACTTAGTTAAATTAGGATATTTGATATATCCGGGTTTACCTGGATTTAAGAAATATTGCATTACTGTCGAATCAGCCCAACCTATTGCTTTATATCCAGCCATTTCAGCGCTTAAAGCAGAGATCAAAATATTACCCCTCAATGACTGCGATGTATTTGCTCTCGGAGTTGTTATAGCCGAGGCCTGTCCGGATGTAATAAATGCAGGAGGTATGGATTTAACTATTGATCTGGCAGGGGCCAAGGTACCTATTATTCCAGTTCCACTTGTTCCGCTTCCTGACGTTGTTATGATAGGAGCAGGAGCAGCAGTTGGACCCGTTACAAAGTCAGCTTCCCCATCTTTTTTCCAATAACCCCAATACATAACGGAGCTGGTATTACCAACGGTACTGGCTAAGGTAGATCCTCCTATACTTACGCTATTACCCACACTTGATATCGATTGATTCTCGTCTCTCCTTGTTGCGACTACGCTTTCTATTCTCTTCTCCAGAACATTACTGCTTACCCCTGATGAAACCTTTATTGTCTCACTTCCAGTAACAGAACCTGTTGCTGGACTTACTGTGGTACCATTAGTTATAAAAAATCTTCTATCGGTTATCTGTAATATCTGCATGGATATAGATTCATCTATCTTAAATGCTAATTCTCCAGATAATGGATTAGCTATACCTTTATCGTCCAATGATGGTATCTGTATTTTATTACCCTTTGGATTAACAAAAGATAAATTAAATTTACCGGAGCTACTAAGATCTATTGCAACTGGATCTCCAGATGGACCACTTTTAATGAACTTAAATTTATAGAAATTATCAAAAGGAGATATCGCTATGGTTAGTTTTCCCGTACCATATGCTGTACTATTTCCTGCCCCATCAATATTACTCAAAGTATTATCAACGAAATTTAGATTATTTATAGTTGCAGTAACATAATTTTGATCTATAAAAACATTGCTGTATTTAATTATTTCCCTTATCTTATTCTGATTATTATTACCCAATTTAATATCAGCCTGCGAATATATCCTATTATAGATCTTCTGAACCTGTGGAAAATTACTAAGTGATATTGGTGTTATATTAGTTCCCCATTGTGAAGGATTGGATGATGTATATGTTGATATTCTTATTGTTCTATTTTGATTAACATTGTTAACCAGCGACATGGTATATCTCAACGTAAAACTAGCAGCAACACCAGCATTTCTAACTATGGGTCTATAATAATTAGGTAGATCGTATGCGGTAGTTTGTATTGATTGAAATTGTGACGTCTGTATAAAAGCTGCCCCAATTTGTTCAAGAACTTCTATTTCATGACTTATATAGTATGAATTACCAATTGAATTCTGGAAAAGAACAAAGTCCTCTATAAATCCCTCATTATCGGTTGCATAATATTCAAAGAATTGACCCTGGTCAGATTCTTTTATTGTTGCTCCTATATTAGAAAATGGATCCTCCTGCTCTAATGATAAAATAGATATCAGGGAAGAATTATACCTTTGATATCCATTAAAATCAACGGTATTCTGAATTTGCCAAGCGCTTATTCTGATGGGGGAACCGTATATAAATCCTTCTCCACTGGAGCTTATTAGTGATGCGAGTGTCTGTGGTTTAAAAACATTTGATGCAGTTAAATACTTATCACCCATATCTTTTAAATTTGGTACTTTTATTTCAAAATACTTATCATAGATATTAGATCCTATGGTAACTGGGCTAGGATTCAAATAATAGTCCTGCTCCGTTCCTTTTTTTATAAGGATTTGTGAAACCGTAACAAACTCCAAGTTCTGATCCTGGTATTCTATTCCCATTATAATACCATCTATATTATTTAGGTTATAACCGGCCCTAATGTGATATCTAACAGTATCGTAAACAACCTGTATGTTCGATGGAAATGTTATAGGTAGATCAACAGTATTAGTTAATTCATCACTATAGTCATTAAAAGGTATTATCAGATTCGAATCTAAAGTAACAAATGAGCTTTCCCCTATTCTCACCACACTATTCTCCGTGGTATTATGTGTTATTGAATAATCAGATTCGCTATTAAATACCTGCACGTTATTATTCATGTAGTCATTTACCAACTTATCGTACCCCACAGTAACAGGTCCGTTATTAACAAAATATGTCTCCGGGGTTGGTTCATCAGCGTACATATACTCCATTAGGAGGTATGGTGTTATCTGAACAAATTTAGATGTAGTTGTAAATGCCATTTTTTATATTATTTTCCGAATTGTAAGAACTTAGGTGAATATTGTAAACCGATACCTATATAAAACCCAGGTGTTATACCGGAATTTGATCCAGAAAGACCGTATCCCAATTGAGCACCAAACCCAAATTCCTTTCTAGCAGCTTTTAGCGCTTTTCTGGTATCTGGACTATCCGTTATGTCAAATGAATTTATATCATTAAAAGTAAGACCCGGATATGTTGTACTAACCCTCGTCATCATTCTTTTAGTTTTTGGGTCTCTATAGATTCCAGTTGTTATATCTATATTCTGCTCCATTATTAATGAGGTAAGACCTGGTATAACGGATGCTATATACTTGGTAGAATCTGTTGGATCTACACGTATTTCCACAACATATGGAGTCTTACCATCGATTTTTAATTTATTATTCCCTGGCATCTGCGGATTATGTACAAATGTTATTGATTCTGCTCCATTTGGGTCCTTTACAATAGTGGATGCTACATTAATGCTATCTCTAATCTCGGCTATCATATTGATTACTGAGTTTGGAGTATCACCCCTACCATTTGATTTAAGTCCTAGTTGCTGAATTAAATTCTTTTGCTCCGCAGAAAGCTCAGAAGCTTTTAATTCATATGTTGCTTTCTCCTGTATTAAATGACCCATGTCATTTTTGATTGTTCTTACACTATCCAGTGATGCTAGATAATTATTATGCTCTCTCAATGCTTCAGCTTTAGCATTATCTGCTTCGCCACATTGTCTAAGTAATAACAGAACCAATACAACCAGCATAGCTAGCATAAAAAATCTGCTGGTAACTATATTACCAACTTTTGAAACCGTCTCCTTGCTAAAGTACTTCATTTACTAATTCTTCTTTTTTCCATGCTAAATTAATAGCGTCCAATGAACCCTCGCCATATTTAGAAGAAAGTGACTGTGTGAAATCACATTCTCTTTCCCTGCAATCTTCCAATTTGGCAATTAATTCGGAAGATAACTCCTCCAATCTTTTAATCTCTTTTTCTACTCCCACTATCTCCTGGTGAATTTCAACGAAATTTCTGGATAGATTGAGTATTTCTGATTTTTCTTCTGTTGTTAAGCTTATCATATTATATTACATTTATATTTATGGTTCAATTGTTAATGATCTTACTATCTTGTTATGAGATATGATACTATCAATAACATATGTATGAGCATCTTCTATTTCTATTTTTAGTACCTCACCATTTCCAATAGCATGCACTGATTCAAGTATTGAAGTTCCGTTCATCGTTTTTATTTCGGATCCTATTTCAATTTCACTAACAGAAACATAATCTCCCGAACTTAATAAAAATTTATGCGTATCAGAAACAGTTAATATTTTTCCTCCTATATTTACAGAAACTATAGGCTGTATCGTAGTTTCTATATATGAGACTTTATAATAACCCCATTCGTTACTAATTTCATGTATGGTATATATTTCATCCCCGATTTGAAGATCACCAGCAAATATACTTAATTCCGGACTTATCATAATAGGCATATCAGGAGTCGGACATCCACCTCCACCCGGAGAAGATCCACCGCTAGTAGGAACGGTACCCCCAGCAGTTCCACTAGATGGAGGTGGTTCTACACCAACTGAATATAGATTAGTCAGATCTAAATATCCTCCCCTGCCATCGCATGTTTTCCAGAATAACCTGGTATTAGCGTTATTTGCATTAGCGTATGCTAACCAGGTAAGATCAACATATTGACATGTTGTCGAAGGGAATTGGACGTAAACTTTTACCACCGTACCTATACTGGAAATAAATTGACTAAAGTCTACAATAAGACCAAGTATATTTCTACCCGTTGGATTGGTTTCAGTATTATCTAGCATCACTCTAAATGTTCTGGATCTATTATAGGAATATATTGGATATATGCTCTGCGTATAATCGGCTGGAACATATAAATAAACACCGCCGGCCGAAGTATAGGAAAGCGGAGTAACCACTATAACATCAGATTCCCAAAATGTGAGATTTCTTATATCAAAAACATTTGTTAGATTTGCCGTTGAGCCAAAGGTAGCACGATATAAGGTAACATTATTTACATTTATGGTGTTTTGTCTTATTTGCTGTAGTCTTCTGACATGATATGAATATGGACCACCAGTTCCACCAGTGGCTCCTCCCGTTGACCCAAATATAGTTTGCGAAAAATTACCACTTGAAACTGTTCCCTGAGGTTTAGCAGAAAGTATATTACCTCCACCTATACCGGTAAATTCAAATATCGAGTTATTTAAGCTACTTACTTCCAGCTCGATATTACTTCCCGCAAATGCCGTTGTAGGTGTATTATTTAATAAATAAGATCCAGTTGCAGCGGATATTACAATTGAACCAAGATGATCATAAGCTAGCTGATTGAAGACCAAATTTGATGCATTAACATTAAAGAAAGTTCCTGCACCAATCGTGTTATTCGATGCTATAGTAAAATCACCTACACCAGATAAGCTATAATTAAGGGAGGTTGAATTTATTCTGTTACCTGATATATTTAATCTTGAAGTGCCGGTATTTATAGAAGTATCAAGATACGAGCTTATCCTAAATATTCCACCTGATCTGAATTCTAAATCACCCAGAATTCCAGTATTTTTCCAATAGAAAGATGGTCTCGAGTTCGATATAGCACCGGACTTAGAAAATCCCATCACTGGCAAATTTATCTGATCATCAGTAGAAATTAATACCTTGGAGTTGTTTGGATTTATATCAGATATACTCATATCAGAATCACTTATTACCAGGTTGGTATATGCTGCTGATGCACCGACATTATTTAGACCAATGACATATTTATCTGTTACCCCGGCCGGTCCCTGTATAAACTCATAAGATTTAAAGTATAGTGAACTAAAAAGTCTATATCCAGTATCGGTCCAAGAACCGGTTGAGCCCTTCTGATTAACAACTCCGTCCGCAGTATTGGAATCTATCCATAAATCATATTGTTGACTTCCGGCAGGTTGAGCTGATTGGCTATACCATTTACTTGCTCTATTACCAGTAGTTCCGCTAATTCCCTTGAATCCAGCTGGCCCATATATTCCGGTAGCTCCTTTAGCACCCTGGTGACCATTAGGACCAACACCAAAAGAAACTATCTGATCAAAGTTGTAATTAATCTTAGCTAAGGCTTCACTTTTTGAGTCACCTTGAAAAATATATTTAGTATTGAAGTGCATATTTAGGCTGTTGCATTATATGTTGTTAGTACACCACATTGGTTTGTTGTTAATCCACCTCCCCATGCTGAATAATATACTTTGAACCATCTTCTGTTACCCGCAGTTGATCCGGTTCCTTGTATATTAACTATTGTTATGTCTATTGTAGATGCTCCAACCCCATTAGATGCAGATAAATTAATAAATGAATAGTTTGAAGATGGTGTATTATTAGGTGCATCTCCCTGATTATTTGAAGTATTTAGTCCAATGAATTTAAAATTATCGGTACTAGAAGTTCCTGAATTGCCACTATGAACTCTAAAGTTTATCGATTCACCATTTTCCAATAATTTTAGCCACCCACCATTTCCACCAGGTGCTCCACCAGTGGCAGGAGTCCATAAACATAATCCTCTCTGGTTTGCAGTAGATGTTGGTTTTGTTACAACTAAATCCATTCCATTATTCGACCATACATAATTGCCGGTTGACGTTAATGAGATAGAGGGAAGAACTGTAACCCAATCTATCTGTGTTCCTGCAACTACCGATGTCGTTGTTGCAGTTACAGATTGTGCATTCTGTATGGAATTAACTCTTTTATTAAAATAAAATAATCCAGACCCATCTACATAGTTTATAATAGATCCAGATTGAACACTTCTAAATAGATTTATTAGCTTAGTTCCAGTGGATGGATAAACATATCTAATATTTCCAGTATTAGCCGACGCTGAAGCCAACCTCATCGTTGGAATAACACTATTACTTTGGGTAGAAGAATATATCGGGGTTTTAAAAGAAAATAATCCACCTGAGAAACTTATATTACTGGTCGAGAATATGGCTGAACCTGTCGAAAAATTAAATGTAATTCTCGATGTTGCATTTATACCGAATGGTAAAGTACTAGGCGTTGTCATATTGATTCCAGTTGAGGTTAAATTAATACCTGACGAAATGGAAGCAATATATAAATCGGAAGAAGTGTTTATATCGAATCTATATCCACTAAGCAAGCTAAGTCCATAATTTCCTCTTGCTGATGTCGCTCCCTGAGTCCAATAAAATCTGGGTGTTTTTTGTGTAAATGCTAAATTCGAAGAATACTGGTGTTTACTAAACTCCAGTATATTCTTATTCGGATTAAGTCCATCGGTGGATATAACGAATTTACTATACTGCGGATTTGGTATCGCATTAGGGGAACTGGTGCTTGATCCACTTGTTATCTGGACGTCACTAATTACTGTTGTATAACTTAAGGGAAGAGAAGATGATATGTAATAACCCCTTTTAGTACTGTTGCCCGATGATGTTATTACTGGACCATCAACATAAAATAAATCCCTGGATCTTACGTTTATGCCACTCAATGCCCAAGAATTTCCGTTGAACTCGTATATATTATTAAATTCATCAGTGTTCATCCAATAATCTGATAAATATACGTTATTTCCTTGGGGTTGTGTCGGACCAATGTTCCATATACTACCTCTCCTTCCGAGATCCCCGTATGAACCCACCGGGCCAGTAGCTCCCTTATTTCCATCAGGTCCAATTTTACCTATCTTTCCATAAGGGCCTCCACCGAAGTCAATTATACCGGTAAAATTATAATTAATTTTATCAATTATATTATTCTGAGAATCCCCTTCTTCTATTCTAAGTAACTGTAACTCTGTCATATTATTAAATGGTAATTACACTATATATCAAATAGTAAAAGATCCTCCAGATCCGCCATTAATTCCATATGATCTATAAAAAACCGTTATATAATCTCCGGTAACACCTCTAGCTATGGTTAGATCCAATGAGGATGCTATATTAGAAAGTTCAACCAAGCTAGTAATGTTACCGGAGGTAGTTCCCTTTCCTATAAATGTTATTCCGTTACTGGGATATACCAGATCATTGGGACTTACAAGAACATTTATATCTATAGATTCACCTCTATTAATACCACCAGTAGTACCTAATGAATAATCGGATCCTGTATAAATACCAATCCCTATAAATCCACTGGTAGGAACAACTGGGTTTATGACCATAGTGTTACCATCCTGTAGGACCGATGAATCTATCGGAGTTCCTGTCCTGGTTAACATATACCAGTTAGTATTTGCTGTATATGGAGATGTTATAGCACTCGTTACATCAGTGGTAGTATTAGCATATGATATACCTGTTTCAGTTTTCTTGGTTCTAATTTTACCCCTTGTATCTATAAAGAAGTCTCTTTGTCCTCCATTTGATGACTCCAAACTAATATTATAAACGGAATGGGATAGAGTAGAAAAGGTATCTCCAGATCTGGTAGTTCTTAGTGCTGGTGCGGTTCCACCGCTATATAAATAAGTACTAAAAACACCATCAGGTAAGCTTGGATTTAATTGAACCGGAGCTGATATTGAGGATGTACCCCCGGTAATGCTTATATTTGAACTCAGTATACTAAATTGTCCGCTGGGAGCATTAATCTCAAATCCACCAGTGGAGTATATTCCTGATCCGGAGGTAGTACCATAATTAAATGATATTGTACCTGGTGAATTCATTATAAATTCATTGAATTTTATATCAGATCCACCAGATGCTCCTATTATAAATGATCCCCCTGGTATTTCTAATACCAAGCCATCGTCGGTCGGAGTAAAATTATTCCATCTAAATATTGGATGTTGTGAATAGTCAGCTATATTTCCATCCTCAATATTAGTTTTTGAGAATTCCAATATTGGCGAATCATTTACTGTGGTATCAGTCGATAATAAAAATTTAGCTAGATTCTGATTTAAAACCCCAGAACCTGGTGTTTTATCGGCTACTATGACCAGATAATCGGATGGTGTTATCTGATTTAATGATATTGCTGATCCGGTAATACCAGTGGAGAATATGGACCCCGAATTTTTAAATATGGAATCTCCGTCGGATAAGCTATATCCAGTAGGTTGCCATCCCAATGAAGTAAATATATTAATAATACCAGAATCTCTATTAACCCAATAATCACCATAAATAACAGTGTCACCTGGCCCGGAAGGCTGAGAAATATCAATAAACCATCTATTTCCTCTGACTCCTGTATTTCCAGTAGGTCCAGGCTTACCTCTATCACCGATGGCTCCATCACCACCAGTAGGTCCTATCCTACCTTGCGATCCCCCATGTATTTCGATAATCTCATCAAAATTAAGATTTACCTTATCGAACATTTCCGATTGGGAGTCCGAATATTCTAAAGATTGTATATTTATATTTGGCATAATTAAATTTTAATAATTCCTAGGTTAAATAATATTGAATAGTTATAGCTTTTCTCCAGATTATACTCAAAATTATAAATTAAATCCGTATTTCTAGTTAATTTATAATTACTATCGGGATAGTATCCCATTTTAAATCTTTCCGATTGATTTATATCACCTCTAACCTCATAATCAACTATTTGTGATCCGGACGATTGAGAAGTTTTATTAACAAAAAGATCAAATACATTTCCCTGAAATAGAGGGGAAACGTTAAGATCTATATAGTCATTAACATCATCGTCTATTGAATCAGGATTACCCACTCCAAAATCTGATATTATATTGTCTATGAACGTTTGTTTTATACCAGAATTAAGAAGATATCTTCTCAACATCCTATCAAGTCTAATTATACCGCTTATTTTATTAACCAATGGAAAATATTGCCATATAATTTCAGCATTCGGAAATATAGATATATCCAATTTATTATAATCAACACCAGATAGGTAAGGTCCAACATTTCCTATACCAATACCTGAATCAGATGGAGATATATTCTGGACTGGTTTACTATATCCAAGTATTGCGTTATTTATATCATTTATATTTGTTGATCCGGAAGTTCTCGATATCTCTAATGTTATATAGTTACTGAAATCAAAGTTACCCGGGGTTTTCATAATTTTGGAAGCAAGGAAAGATTTATTTTCCTTCATGCTTCTTGTTCCAGCAACCTGATTATATGTGGTTGGGCCATTGAATTGGTCATAGTATCCAGGATCCCAACTTGAAGAGAATATATTGAAATTCTTTTTCCATATTGGAGATTGGCCAACCAATGGATATACCGGACCCTCAGGCAGATCTTTACTCAGACTTAATATATTATTGCCCTTATCAACCTTAGTAAATGGAAGATTTCTAAGAATTCCAAAATATTCTTTATTAGGAGCGAAATTGCAGTTTCTGAATGATAAATCTATACTATTATCACCGCTTATGGTATCGGTCTTATCATAATCAAAATACACAACCTTTCTGAATAAAGGTGAATATCCACCAGAGTATCTCAGTAAGGAGGACGGAAGGTCCTGGTTAGGTTGTATTATATATGATGTCGGAACAGATTCACCTATTGTCTGAGGCCCACCATAAAATTTGGTTGTTCTTGATCCATTACCCTTATATAGCCTGGATGGTTTTTCCATATACAACTCAAATGAATTTAATGATTCTTTTGTTGTTAGTAAAACAGGATCCCAGTAATAAGTTTTATATTTTATATAGGGAGAACTTCCGTTTATTCTGCTTAATATATCAGCAGCTGATGTTCTTTTTAATATGAAATTATAATACTCCTCACCTCCTTCAACTTGAAAGACCGGCTGATTTTTATAAACCGAAGAAGGCCCCACTGGCACTGTGACTGGATCAGATGCAGAGAATTGTATATCAAATGTATATTCCGCGCCACCCGTTGCAATTTTACCAAATTCTATATAGCTAGGTCCAACGCCAATCGGCCAGGGATATGTTGAATTTATGGAATTTACATAGAAACTACCGGCACCTATAGGACTTGGTCCAGCTGTTGCACCTGCAGTATTGGGAGAGAATATTGTGTTTATTTCCTCTCTAAGGTCAGTATCATAATCAGGATTTAATATCGAATTAATTATGCCAGGTACAGCGGTCGTATTTACCACACTACCAGATGATAGCGATAAGTCCAATGCAGCACTTAATTTGATGTCACCTATTTTATAAAATGGTTCGTTATTAACAAGAGGATAATTTAACTTCTCCTTATTACTAAGGGAATATAAAAGTGTATAATCCAATATAGGATCTCCACCGGTCAATCCCGAATAACCAAGCTCCTGTGACTTATAATCGTTAATAAGAACGTAACATACGAACAAAACAAATTTCTGTTGTTCATTCTCTATTATTTCATAAGATACCGGTGATTGTATTGATGTTGAATTCTCATCTACAACCCTAATAATAGCAGAGAATTTATAATCTTCATAACCTCTGTATAATCTAATATATTTATCAAGAGAATCGGCATTTGAATTTGATAAATTTGATCTTTTCTTCAATACAACTTTTATTCCCCTAAATAATGTTTCATAATATCCACTAGATTCATTAAAACTAAAAGGTGTAAATAATTCCTTAGTATATGAACTTAGATCCCTATATTCTGGTGAATAGTCAGAAGGATCCACAGTAAATACGGACGACAGATACAGAGCATCCGCTGGATCAGAGCTTCTAGCCATATCTAGATCAACCATACCTGGTAAATAGCTATTCTGATTTTTCATCTCACTTATCGGAAAATCTCTAGGTGGCTTCTCTAATATTAGCCACTCATGGGTAAGGTATCGGGAATCAGATTCGTTCCTATCTAAACTAGGCGAAAAGTTAGTTGGTGAAAAGGCTGGTGTTGAATTTAATCTATATAAATTTCCTCTAGAGTCCGTTCCTGATGTGTATGCCCATTTATTTATATAAGGAACTATTCTGGAAATATTAGCTCTCGATGTTGTATAGTTTTCCTCCAGGTAATCATATTCACTACTAAGTTTTCCCCTGTTAAATACTTCAAGTTTAGAGGCACTAGAATTCAAAGATGATGGTGTTAATGATTGGATTCCAATAAATCCATTAAACGCATCTAAATCGACGTTATAACCTATGTCCGATCCATAGTTGGTTGTTGAACTATTATATGTAACTGTTGAATATTGGGCTGGAAATACTATGAGATCCTTCTGATCAGGATTTGCACTAGTAAACAATGTAATTCCACCAGTTCCATAAAATATTGAACCCTGATCATATTGTACATTATTATATATTATTTGTCCTCTCTTTACCAAGTAAGGTATACCATTATTTATAGATCCGGTTACTCCTGGCTGTATTTGATAGTACTTATAAGTTTCTGCAGTTGGCGTGTATGAATAATTCGAAGTAAAAAAATCAAAATCGAATTCCTTCATATCAAAGAAGCTGAATACCCCTATATTTAGGTCCACTGATTTATATGAATTGAACGAGTTAGAAGAACCGAGATCAACCTCCGCAAATTCATCCTCTAATATAGCCACTCTGCTATACGTAAAGTTATCAAAACCAGTAACTATATTAGTTTGAGTATCCCTTACTGGCTCGTCGGTATACTTTGAAACCTCCATAACTCTACTTTTACCGGTTTTGGTTACTACAAAATCATTTACGTTAACAAATCCCTCGTACGATGAGCCGAAAATAAGCCTATTTCCGCTATATCTGGTACCCCCAGTAAAGTTAATAGTTCCTGATATCTCGTATGCATCAATGCCATTAATTTTAACATATCCGGGATAAGTGAAGGTGTCGTATTTATTCCATCCCGCAGATATTGGATTGAGATTAAAGTTACCTGATGATGGAGCATTTATAATTGAAGCTGTTGTGTAATAATATCCATCATATTTAACTATATCATTAACCGAATAGGAACTAGTATTGTCCCATATCCCCTTGTATCTAGATTCAAAATCGCTATAATTACCAAATATACTAATCGAATATAAGTCATTACCAAAGGTACCGGAATCTCTAAGTCGTATAACTGAAGAATTAAGATTTACCCCGCTTTCAACAGTAACCTGATCTATATTCTTTATTATATTGGAGAATGAACTAGCAATTTTGGATAAGTCATCACCATAAGCATTAAAATAATGCGTATTACCAGTACTATAAAAAGATCCATCAACCCAGGGTATAATTGCTGATAGATCAGCGGACTCTACCAGATCATATTTTTCGGATCCATCATAAAGTGATCCATTTGGCCAATATAATTTAAAATATATTGGATTCACTAGATCCGATTTTTTCAAGAACTCAACCTCACAATATGCTCTACCTGGAGAATCTGCATTCTTTGCAGGTATACTTGCCACCTTATTACTAGTTCCTGTGAAATTGTGCAGATCCGTTTTTTTATTCTGTATCACTACATTTCCAGATGTTGATCCAGTTGATCCAGTTGCTGAGAATAAACCAGTCGAATAATCATATGGACCATAATTAGGACCGGTTGATCCTCCATAGAATTCGGACCTGCTTAAGCTATAGAAATTGCTATCCTTATCAGTAATATAATATAACTTATTACTATCCAATATATTTGTATCATTCGAACCTGGTAAAAATCCGCTACCATTCTCATAGAATAGCATTATACCTGATTCTGCCGTTATTGGATATGTTGTGCTATCATAATAATAACCAAAACTATTTCTGCTCGGTTTTGGTAGATCGTCATTTCCTTCGATGTTTCTATATTTATAGAAGAAATCTCCATTAAGTCTAAGAGAGGCTAGATCATTTCGGGAAACATAAAATCCCATATATCTATTTATTGTATAGATGTCGGAATCATCATCATCAAATAGAAATTCAAGATTTAATAAATTTGGTGATATAATTCCATTTCTAGAAAATCCCGAAGTTATATAAGACTCAAAATCTATCATCGAATCAGAACTATCACTAGCAAAATAATCGGATAATATCTCACCCTTTCTTGAATATATTCCATCTTTTATAGAAACCCCGTTGAAATACGTATATGAACTCGGACCCCAGCTAACATCAACAGGTGATTTTTTGAATTTCTTATCATTGAAAATAGATCTAATATATTTACCAATCTTGCTATTCTCCGTAAGATCAAATGTTTTTATTGCAGTAGCATTAGGTAATATCTTATTCTTAAATAAAGTCTCCACATCATCCACAAGATCTATATTTGCAAGCTCGTCAAATACTACAACTATACCGCTACCTTCTATTATAGTATAATTTGAATATAAACTAGAACCATTAAATATTTCACCGGCGCTATAATAAACGGGGTTACCTGAAGCGTCGTTACCATAAGATATTCTAAAGGATACTTCACTGTCATAATTCTGAACCAGTTTATATTTAATACCATCCGATATTATCGTTTGATTATCAGAATATGAATAACTTAATGGTCCAGGAACTTTAAATATAACAAAATAGTCTGGTATCTCGCTGTTTATCCACAGAGGTGCAAAATAACTAAAAGATTCATTATAATTCTTATCAGCCAAAGCAGAAGCACCGGATCCATAGAAAAAATCATATTGCTCAGAAAATTGATTCACTGCCTGAAATTCACCTCTAGTAAACCTAGCGGTCTGAAAAATTATATCACTTGCCAATTGGCCTTTATCAAAAAAGTTATAGACATCCAGCGCGAACGGATTTTCGCCGGTTATATTAAAGTTCTTAAATCTGTCATTACTTAATATCCTATTAGCGTCCATCGAGTTAAAAGAAACTGAACCATTAGAACCAACTGTTATTCTTAGATTACCAGTTAATTTTGGGTTAGTTCTTACAACTGAGAATGATGAATTGTAATCAAAAAGTTTAGCCTCGGCCATATTCTATTTATAATTTATTATTATACTGAGGTTAAACCGCTATCAAAATTTGGAGCAACCAACGTGTCATTTTTATACGATCCCGTAATTTGTACATCAAATGAGAATTGATCCTCATTCTTAACTTGTATATCAACACCAATCTTTTTAGTGTATGTTATATTTGAAAGATTACCTGATTTTCTCCATCCTCCGATATAACCTGCTTTATCTACCGGTCTGAATTGGAAAATTAGAGGAACATTTATTGCATTGGAATCACCATTTAATAGCGGCTTAACAGATATCGAAGTTGTACCCTCCACCTGAAGAGATGATGAATTTGTTGGTCCCAGATATAAATATGCGCCACATGAATATTTACCTATAAGGAATTCATCATTCGAATTAAATCCTAATTTATCAGGGTACATTCTATCGTCTCTGGAAGCGGTAGCACCCGCTGCAAATGTTATAGGTTCTCTATATGTTTGTTGAACCCAATAGAAATCCAGACTGGTATCTCCCCAGAAAGTTTGCGTATGTCTAAAAGGTGGATATATCTTGTTCGTAGCCGAATATGGCTTAACGAGATTCTCGTACGTATCAAAAGCAGACTGTGCACCTATTGATATTAAATATGGATGAGCGGTAGATATACAGAATTCCGATATATTACCACCTCCGTTAGGGGTTCCTCCTGTAACAGCTGAGAATGTTCCGTTCCATATATTGGATGCAGTAGCACCAGCAACTGTACTTGGGGTAACGGAAGGTGAGTATGGAATCATCAAAGTTCCATTTTGCGGATAAGTACCGGATATACCGAAGTTAGTTGTACTTAAACCTCCATCATAAGCATACGAAGCACTGAAGTTACTGGAGAAAGATGATCCTAATGATCCACCATTGTATAGCTGCTGATCGTAACCAACCGATTTATATCTAGGATATATGTATTGTGCATATGAATTAGCAGAAGCAAAAGGCGGAGCCTGTCTAAAATAAGCATTATTAACTATTGATGAATCAGCTATTGTTAGAGATGTTATGGAAATAGGACAGTCACCATATCTAAGGTTATCGTCATATCCAGTAGGATATGTTTGAGGTGCTATAGTTGCAGGAGCCTTCTGTGATAAACCACCAGGTATAATCGAGGCAAGTTCCACGGCAGAAGCCTTAGCATTAAATAATTGTATACTATACGTAGAGGATGCTATTTTACCAGCGTCAGTTGTTAAAGGATTACTATAAATATCATTAAAGAATCCAGCAGTTATTTTTACAACTGATCCTCTAGAGACTTTTATTTTATTATTAGATGAATCCACTACATAAACCTCCAATGTTCCTTTTGCCTGAGTTATCTGTGCAGACAATAGAGAAACTTGATTCTGTAATTCGACCAGCTTGTCAAAGAGATTTATAACGCCCCCTGCTGTATTATAAAAACCACTGGAAATTCCTACTGCATCGTGATAATAAGTTTTATCTCCGGAAGTAAACTGTTGGGATAGATGACTAGGTAAACCCTGTGCATCAAGATTTCTTTGAACCTTAACGACAGCAGCATCCTCGTTATTTGTTACCAAGGTATCGGCAATTCCATTAACACTAAGATCATCAGGAAATGTTACAGTAACTGATTCCGAATAATCGGATATTTGCGGATTTTCTGGCCAGCCAGCTTCCGAGATTGAGGATATTTGTATTTCCACCCTCTCGCCTTTGGTTATCGCTATATCCAATTGGTTTATATTCTGTACATCAGAATCGGATGTTATCTCATCAGCCCAAACATAAACTCCCTTATTAGAATCATAAACTTTTTTTCTAATTTCAGTCTTATATTCCGTCCAGTTGGAGAAAGCTGCATTTTTTCTTAGACCATCATTATCAACAAATTCTATCTGATCTGATGGTTGTGCAGCACCGGAATCACTAAGATATCTGTATCTTACTGAGAATTGTATAACCTGTTGTTTACCAGTCTGCGGATCTTCCTTTGGAGCAGGTATTGGCCAAAATCCTCTTACTCTATATTTTGGTGGGGTTACTATCTGCGGCACATCCTTAACAAGCACGCTTACCTCATCAACTAAAGAAGCATATAATTGAACCTTTTTTGTTCTCTCATCGATTAAACTATTAAGATTTGCTCTTATGGATTGTATATTTACACCTCTAGGAGAAGTGCTAATATTGCTTCCAAATATACCAGATCGTCTACCAAAATCACCAGCATCATCTGCTGCTGTTATGAAATTTCTTCCTGAAACAGAGTTATTACCAGCTAATCCTGTATTTAATTCAAGTCTAGCATCATTAATAGCCGAATCTAGAGAGTCAATCTCACTCTTAAGAGAAGTTTTAAGGTTTAATTTATCATCAACAACCTTTATCGAGGTTGATTGTGTTACTTGTCTATTTATTTGTACAACTTTAAAGCTATCCGTAGTAACTAATGGTGCATCAGGTTTTAGTCCCTGAATGGCAGTTATTTTATTTTCTTTAGCAGCTCCAAGAAAAACTTTTCCAAGATCAGCTACCTCATTCAAATAATAATTCTCAAGTGTTACTATTTCGCCATCAGAATTTTTAGTTTGTAGCTCGCTACTCCAAAAAACAACACCGGTTGACCAAGTTGCACTAACTATATTAAAGTTATCATCTATAGTCTTAAAGAAAATTCCCTGTCTCTCATTATAACCCACATTAACCTGTACCAATCTAGCACCAAAATCGGTGGATGATATAGATAGCGATTTTGCGCCTATTTGAATTGGCTGATATCCAGAAACTCTTTTAGCTTGTATTGATGCCTGATCGTTATCTATTGAAGTTATCTCATATAAACTTCCGTCCTGAGTAGCAACCTTATCCTTAACATTTAATGTTTTACCGTCTATAACATTAGTAACGGTGTCAGTATAGTTTAGCTTATCTAATTTATAATTTCTTCTTATTTGCTGTACCGGATTTCCAAATTGATCGTTCCTTGTCGTAGTATCGTCATAGTAACTAAGAACTCCAAAATCACCAATGTATCTTATTGTTCTTAATGGTAATTGTACAATATCCTCATCAACGAAATATCCGATACCATTATCATCTAATAGTTGTATAAATGATTCATACGATAAATCATTTCTACCTTTAAGCTGTAGATCAAAATATTCCTTCTGAGCATCGGTAGTCGTATTAGCAATTATTCGCTTTACCATTATTCTATCAGCATTATCTGATATTTGGCCGGTTACATTTATGTTTATATAAAGTAATGGACTTAGAAAACTTTCAAAAAACCAATTGTCCTTAACAGCAAATGTGCTAGGAACAGTAAGATTGACCAATCTGGATGGTTCCTTTAGTGTATTGACCTTAAATACCTGCGAATATGTTCCATCAGGATTTCTTACCGTCGATGAATTTTCTCCTATGCCGGCAAGTGATTTTATATTATTGTCTATTCTTTGTATCTCACCTCTTAAATAACCATATGATGGTATATTAGCATTCTTTGGTAATCCAGCCTCGTCAAGTACCTCTATGCTTACAGTATCATTTGTTGAAACTGCTGCCTCATTAAGACCATTTAAAATCTCTAATGAATTTTTTTGTAGTCTCAGAAACTGAGCTAATAAAGAACTTATACTATTTTGTGTTCCTGCCATTTCTTTAAGTTATTATTTATACGTTGTTAGTTAAGCTTTTGCCAACTAAATCAACTTGGAATTTTAATGTTTTCTCGTCAATGCAAACTATATCAAAAACTGGTAAATAATCCTGAGATGCAAATATTGCATCATCGAGGGTAATTATATTTGTTGAATAGTCAACATTAGTTGGGTTTGCTAGCGGATATTTTCCTAGTGAGTTAGTTAATATGTTTATATTAAATACTCCAGGATAAACCTCATCACCAAATGATATTCTATATCTTTGTCCAGTTTTCCAGTTTATTACCGAATCTTTCAATCTTATAGTTAAATCGCCGGTTAATGTTAATGGATTACCGTTATTTACATGTTTAAAGTAATTTGAAAAATCAATTAAGACTAATTCATTAAGACCACTTTGTGTTAAAGTGCCCTTACCCAGATTATCTCCGACATTAAAAGTCTGATTTGAATTTTTTACAGTAACCTCATTCGGGACACTTCTATCCAGTAGTATACCATTACCTTGTTTTAATAAATCAAGATTATATGAAATTTCAACACTTGTATTATTATTTATAATTGATCTAACCAGGTCATAGTTTTGATTGATTAGTCCCATTATCGATTGTGTATTATTAAAAAGAGCCTGATTGGCAGCAAAAGATTGTTCCAAATTGGCTATCTTTAAACCTAAATCTATAGAAGTTTGGGAAGATAAAGTTATATTTTCCAAGTTAGTAACTCGGTTACTTAAATCTATAAATTGTGAAGATGCGTTATTCAATGTTGAACTTGCATCCTGTAACACATTCATAGCATCCATAAACATAGATAATGAAAATGGCGAATAATCATTTATTGCCTGTTCCACACCAGTTTGGTCTATATCGGTATCAAATTTAACGTTTATTTTAAATCCATAGGAGTTACCATTTAATTTGGTAACTGGATTCGGTCTATATTTCTGTAATCTAGGAATAAATATATCACCACTCGAAGTATTAACGTCATCCAGGAATAAAACACCATATAAATTGGTAGCTGAATCAGCTAGATTAGCTGGATCATAAACATCATAATATAGCAGAACCGCATTAAATTCAAAATCAGCAGCATCAGCAGTTGAATTAAATTCCTCCAGCGTACTTATATTTGGGTTTGTTAATATTTCCTGATATGAATTTGGATCGAAATCTATACCTATTGAATCAAGTTTACTTCTAACATATGTAAGTGACTGAGAATTATCGGTCTTTGTTAGTATGTAATTGGATGGATCAACAAAAGAGGAATCAGTAAAATATGTATTAGCAGTATCTCTTGGTGAGTACCAATTTCCAGCAACGCTCGATGTTGATAATCCAGTGTCTATATAGCTAGCTGAAGGTGACCCTAAAACATCGTCATCAAAGATTGCTAAATTTGTTAAACCACTAGGATTGGTTTCATCATAGTTTCGTCCAAATAAATATTCATCATTAAGTGGATTAGCTGGATCATTAGACCATTGGTAATCAGGGTAATAATTCTGATCAACTAAATTTTTAAATAAAACATATGGTGTATTACCGTCCTTAGTGGGAACATATACATAAACTTCAGAATAAGTGTTTGTTGAATTCTTTACTGAATTTACTATATCTAAATTACCAATATATTGAACGACCCTATTATATGCAGCACCAGTCATACCATATGCTCCGGTTGTTCCAGGAGATGCATTACCCTCGGTATATCTTTTTTGTGTTACCGGTAAATCATTAACAGTAACAACGGAATTTTGATCCAATGAAGCCGAAACTTCAGTAGATGTGGAGGGTCTAAATCTAATGGCTCCTATTTCTCTAAGCCATTTAAAGAAAATTCTTTCGGATATATTCTGCTTAAGATCTGAGTTATACTCATCGGTGCCAGTTATAGTTGACTCCAGATTTAAACAATAACTCTGAAAACTTTGAGAAAAGTCTATATTAGCATTACCCGTTATTATTTGCTGTGTATTATTTGCCCAATCCAAGAATGCACCATCGGGACCATTAAGTCTTACATAGTTAGTTTCGGAATTTGAGCTATTGTCTATATCAGGTATATTCAATAAGGCAAATTTAGAGAATCTAAATTTATTAACTGAATTATTGAAAGTAAAAGATAAATCCTCAGCAGATGATGAAAAAGTATAGAAAGTACCACCCTGTATTTGTAGGGGTCTTATAAATGGGGTTTTTGCCATTGTTCTATTTTATTTTATTTAATTATAATGTAACGTTGGTACCACTTATAACTATCCAAGATCCATTTTGTGTTGCTTGTCCCTGTCCAACTCTAGGTTCCCACTGAAGAGTAACCGATGATCTGTATGCTGAATTTTGATTCATTACTATACCTCCTGAAGGGTATCCGCCATATAATGCAGCAGTATTAAATCCGGTATAATATTGGGTGGATCCGGTTACACCTGTATGTATATAACCAGTAGCCGATGTTGTATTAACTATGGTTACTCTTGAACCTTGAGGTAATGAAGGTAGTGTTCCACCTACTGGTGAAACCCCATCAACCACTTTAATATAAAATCCGGTTGGGCCACACTCAGCATAAATAACATCCTCCAGTCCAGTTATAGCATATGGTGAATTTACAGTGGATGTTCTACCACCACCGCCAGAGGTATTTGCTGGAAATGCTGTTCCTGCAGTAGCACCACTAGCATATGTAGTGTTCTGACTTACCACATGACCTTGTGTTCCTAGATATACTGCAGAGTTTGCAGTTAATCTACCGTTAAACTCCGATGTTCCGTTAGAAACAAAAGTAGATAAACCACCAAATGTAATATTTGATGCTGCAGTTATAGCTCCAGATGCAGTGAATGTCGTTGTGGTTACACTAGCAAATGATGCTTGTCCAGAGCTATTAACGGATGCAGTTGCAGTCCCTAACGCTGGTAATGATATGGTATCAAATCTACCAATTTTAGCTTGAACTCTTCCAGTAGATGCTGCTGAAAGATCTAGTATCCCGTTTATAGTGTCGATACCAAACACATTAACATAACCATTTATCCAGTTTTGTAATATTAAAAAATTGGAATTTATGGTTATTCTTGAGCCCGATATTGAATCAGAACCTAAAATTTCGTTGATGTTTACAGTTGCCATTTTCTTTTTTTATTTGTTTTTGAACTGAATATATATCATTGTCACAGACAACACTTAAATATGGGAGGACAAAAAATTAAACTCAATAAAAAGGATTTTAAAGATATATCTTTAAGCGCAAAATCCATAAATTATTCCACCCAATTAAAGCAAAATCCATTAAAATTTATAGATGCACAGATAATGACTTCTATTTCCAGCCTTTTAGCTGTTAATAGAAGTCATTATTGTAATATTTATTAATTTATGGAAAATAAAAATAAAATAAAATAAACTCTATGGCTAACAGAAAGAAGAGAATTTCGGATGAAGAATTTTACGACGTGTTTCCGCCGACACAGGTGGCAAATCCATTAAAATTTGATCTACAAAAACTAAGATTGGATTACAAGCATAAAAACGAAAGTCAGAAAAAACTAATAAGCCTGATAAGCGACAATAAAATAACCATAGCAGCTGGACCAGCAGGAACGGGAAAGACTTATTTAGCATGTGCTCAAGCATTAAAATTATTAAAGACCGAGCAGAGATTTAAAAAAATTATTTTAGTAAAAAGTGTAACGGTATTAGAAGGAGAGGAAGTTGGATTTCTTAAAGGAGATTTAAAAGAAAAAATGTTACCCTTTACAATATCATTCCTGGACAACTTCCATAAGTTAATCGGTGAGGGTTTAACTAACATTATGCTAGATCAAAAATTAATAGAGGTTCTACCATTGGCTTTTATTAGAGGGAGGTCCATAGACAATGCTATAATCATCGTAGACGAAGCTCAAAACATAACCAAGAAGAATATGAGGTCCACGATGACTCGTATCGGTACGGATACTAAAATGATCATTACGGGAGACACTAAACAAATTGATATGAAAAACCCCAAGCTTTCGTCTCTTGATCTCGTGGTTAAGTTATTTGACGGGAAACCCGATATAGGAACAATGAGCTTTGGAGTAAATGATATTGTTAGAGATCCTATAGTAAAAATTATAGAGGAAACGTTCGATGAATGGGACGAAAATAACGGATAATGATAAAATGGATGAATAACACCTAAGGGTGTTATTCATTTCTAAATGTCGCATCCGGATTATTCTCTATAACGATACCAGTACCAAAACTTTGGTTAGAATTATTAACATCGAAAATTTCCTGTTGCTGTTTCTCCATATCCTTGGCTAATTTAGCAGCCTCATAGTCTCTACCAGCAAAAGGTTCAGGTTCACCATAATCAAAAGAATCAACTATATCTGGATTATTATCATCAGGTCTTTTCGCCTTATGATCTATAATTTCAATATATCCAGGTTTGGTTACAAAATAAACATTACCTGCTGAATCTTCTACGCTATTGTATATGGTATATTTACCAACTTCGCTAAATGTGTATATGAAATATGGAGTTGCTTTAACATTAAGCAATTCATTTCCTGTTATTGCATCGCTAAGTATCCAGTTATTGTTTTGTTTTCCGTAAATATTAGATGCATAGTTGCTAAATATAACTGTCGAAAGAAGTGGTATTTGCATTCCCTTATCTGTCGAATGTACATCACACCAGGTCCAAGCTCCAGAACCAGCTCTCGATATAATATTACCAAGATTTATACCCAGATTAGGATTATATTGTGGTGATAATAACGAAACCCCTGATGTAGATCCTATATTATAATATCCGCTAGCTCCAGTTGCTCCGTAATTAAATCCGGTAAGAAATATATTATCTGACTGGTCCACAGAAAATGATATGCTATCGCTTTTTTGATTAACGGGTATTAAATTGTTTTTATAATCAGCATCCATCGAAACACTATCAAGGATCTTATTCTTTCCGTTACTTTTTATCATAAAGATATTATCATCAGATGCAAATGAGAGTTCGGAATAAGCTATAAAATACTGACCATTCGAAAGATTCTCCGAATTTAGCAGCTGTATGAAGTTAGATTCAAATCCACTATAAACTACATCGGTTGAAATTGGAACCCCCTGCTCAGTTATTCTAGCAGTTAGTAAATAATTACCCGTCGTACCTGCTACATAATCATTACCAAAATAGCTACCAGATCCACCAAAATTAGTTGTTACGTAATACGTAGATTCGTCATTTGATGCTTTAGGATATTGTCTATATCCAGTGGCTCCACCTATGAATCCACCAGTTACCCCGGTACCGTCGCTATTTAATATTATATAATATGGGATATACACAGAATTTATTCCAGTAAGTCCAATTCCACCAAAATTAAAATTCTGATCTGAGTTACCAGTTATTAAAACAGTATTGTTATCCGGAAGAGATTTTATATCAGATATTTTTCTATTCGCCGAGGTTGGACCTACACCAGGGTATATGCTGTTGGAGGTGGATGTAGTCAATAGGGAAAGATTATCAGACGATAATCTCACATAAGATATCACAGAATCGCTAAGCCAATTCTGTGATATCTCCTGTGTAGACCCTAATATAATATCTGATGTTTCCGGGTAATCATTAGTTCTATTCCATGCATTTTTAAGAGTCGATAGATCTCCAGTCGATGAATTTGGAGTAAAGTATATTCCTGATTCAAGACCAAGATTTATGGAATATCTACTCAACGATACATTGGAGTTCTTAATATCACCTGAATTTATATTTTGTTCATATTTAGCTGGAAAATTTCTGAAATCCAATCCCCTATAAGAGGTTCTAACGTCACGAGAAAATGTACCATTTATACCAAGATCAGTAAAGGTTGATGTGTTACCCAAATCCCTGCCAATTTTAGCAACGAATATCGAATTTGCAGAAACGTCATTATTATTCCAATAGGTCCCTCTAGAATTAACATTTTGTACCAATGGATATGAGGTGTCGGTATATTCATAAAAATATATTCTGAATGGCGTTGAATTAGTGAAAAGGAAAAGACCCGTAGTACCGGATGCATTATAATCATAGGTAACGTTGAATTCTATCGAATTTAGATTTAGCACAGTAACCGAATTAACTCTATAGTTGGCAGCGGATCCGGATGGTCTCAAACGTATGGTATTCGATGTCATAATATCTCCTAATGGTCGGGAAGATGGGACCGTATCAACGTAATTTATTCTTATCTTGGTTATATTCTCCCAGGAATAAGAACTCCCACTCTCAACATCTACCGAAAAAATTCCAGATCCAGGGGGATTTGCTCCATATGTATAATTCCATGTGCTATTAAAAATATCTCCGGTTGATCCATATATCCAGGGATAGTCTCCACCAGTAACACCAGGAACATTTATATTAGTAACACCCGCTGGTGCACCAATTGGACCATTTCTATAAGAATTCTCCGTCTCTAGTGAATCCCATACATATGGTCCACTTTCAATGAATCTATTAAAAATTCCGGAAGCAACTATATAATCACCATCCTCAGATGCCTTTATGTCCTGTATTCTTGTTCGGTATCCTCTAAATGGTAATACTGAATCGACAAATCCAGACTCGTTATACGATGCTATAAAACCCATCTCTCCGTTATCTAAAGAAGAACCCCCTATCAATGAAGTATCTGAAATCCCACCTATCGTAGGGTTTTGATTGGTTAAAGTTGCTAGTTCTGTTTCGTCGTAATAACCAAGGTCCACACTAACATTTCCCTTCAGATATCCTCCAATATAATATTTTATACCATCCTCCGTTTTTATCGTGGTTGATGATGTTATCTGGACAGTTCCAGCAGTAACCCCTAATTGATTAAGCTGAATATCAGATATCCACGATGGAGCGGATATTGATTCACTCAATACTGAATCCTCATAAGTCGGTATTGGATAATTGTCCCAATATTTCTGCTCACCAGCTTTACCATTAGCTATGTCGCTTAGCTTAGTTGTAAGAAATAGATTTCTAGGATCCATACCAGGAAATTTCAATGATGTATAATAATCATCATATATTCTCCATTCCGGATAAACCCATGTGTACTTATCAACCTTAGCCAAAGGTGCAGTTCCACCAGTAGCTGTAAAATATGTAAAATTCCATCCAGTTGCTCCCTCATATTTAGAAGATCCATATACATGAGGAATATCATAATTAAACGAAACAATCTCGTTTAAGCATAAAACCCATAATGAGTTATCATATATTGTTAGGTCCTCTTGGGTTACGTTTTTACCAACTAATTTAATATCAAGTACATTATCATTTGGTATATTTGAATTGCTAGAATCGAATTGTGTGTGTACGGTACCATTAAAATGCCATAGACCACTTCCCTGTCCAAGTTCACCATCACCAAGCGAATAGAATACATGCCCATTTGGTCTTGATATAACTCTCGTAACCGGGCCGGGAGTAGGATAATTCCAAAATTGATCACCATCAAAGAAAGATAATCCCAGAGATGTACCAATCCAGATATTATCATTCTCATCCCTATCCAATGAATATACATAATCAGATATAATGCCGCTGGTTTTTGTATTATAAACCCTAGCCTGTTCTATTATAAGCTCTCCCCCAATTAATTCAGTTGCTTCCAATTCACCCTGGGGAACAGCAAATAGTCCTTCCGCTGTGGCGATATAATAAAAATAATCCTTACCATCAATTCCCTTGGACTTTACGTCATATACATGAGGCCAGGTGTATCCAGGTACAACTTCAAACCAATTATCGATCTTAGTCTGATAACAGAAAAGTCTACCTCCAGTAACCCCATTAATCTCAGTATATCCAGTAGCTCCTGTACCGCCTATACCATTAAGCGGGGTTGAAAAAGCATGTACATAATCGCCATATCTACAAGCACATATGGTTGATATTTCCTGTGGCTCGTTAAAAGTACCAAGATCAGAAAAATTCCAGTTTTCGCCAATTTCGATATTATCCGAATTTATATAGAATACAGCAACCTCATTTAATCCAGGAATAGGCCCTTCCGCAACACCAGTCCATACTTTATCATAAGGATCTATAGATATAGATCTAGTATCTAGAAAATATGGTATTGAACTAGGAACAGCAGAATTTTGGTAATTGTAATACTCCCAAGATGATCCATTGAATCTTCTAAGATCCTGCCCAGATGCCCATACGAAGAAATCGCTGTCCGTATCTATTTGATTTATGCTAATTCCGTAACTTGCCATTTATATCTTTTTAATTATGCTATTGATCCGCCTATTTCCCATCCCTTTTTATAATTAGTATGATTTACTGCATTATTGGGATATCCAACTTTTAACCTCATACCGGTAAATGAACTACCGGTGTCACTTGCAAATGGGTATGTTAATGGGCCGGACGTTAGTCCTAGACCATTTACGTCAGATAGATATGAAGCATCCCATACTATTTCCACTCTGCCTATATAAAGTCCGGTTGCCGAATGTAAAGGATCAGTTATATGAACTGCAATTCCCTGAAAGATGGGAGTATCCGTTACATTCTCGAATGGACAATAGAATCTTGATGCCTCGAATAATATATTATTGGCAAATGTTGTTGAAGATGTTGTTGAATTAAATATACTGGCTAAACCTGAACCAGATCCATATCCTGCATCATTCGCTGTTATTAAAAGAGTATCGGGACTATTTCCAATACCTCCACCGCCACCGGAACTTATCACAACGTTATATGAGCCTATTAGGTTATCACTTCCTTCTCTATAAACATTAACATTAACATTAACATTTATTACAACGCCGAACTTAGTGAAAAATAACCTGGATGAAGGTATAGCTACACCAGGCCTAGTACCAAGGGTTATTGTATATCCACCAGTCCAATCTATGCTATAATATGATGATAAGTACATCTCAGTATTTGCTACAAGATACGATATACCATCAGCATGCTTGGATGATGCAGATAAATAATACTTATTCTCCAAAAATTTATTAATGGCCCCGTTTGTCCATCCCCTTGATGTTTTTAAATTATAGAAAGTTAAGGATGTTCCCGTTGTCGTATAATCAGTTAGATATAAATTATCTTGCAGGGTGGTGTTTATACCTCCAGCTAATATATAGCTACCTGTACTAAATTGTGAATTAGGATTAACGCCAGCTCCCATAATAATAAACGCGTTCTTGTTTATTATTAATCTAAGTCTAATCGGATCCATACTAGTATATACATCGGAACTATTTGGCAAATAATATGCAACCTCGTCAGTTGAATGTGAATATAAATTATTTATAGGTGCATATAAACTGGATGCTTGATCAATCTTTATAACTAAACCAGATCCACCAAGACCTATATCATTAGAAGTGTATGCTGTTACTGATGGTGTATAATAAGGTCCACTAGCAGTTGCCCCATATAAGTCATTATAATAGAATCCCTCAGCAGGTCCCATTTTATAGAATGTAACATTCGTACTTGAGTTTACCACGTTACCCACATTACTAGTAACAGTTAAAGTAGCGGTAGCAACATATGCTGAATTAACAGAGCCTACGTAAGTATTAGCCAGATTATACCAATCCAAGTTTGCATATGTTACATTACTTAAATATATTCCCGATGTTGCACCAAGACCAGGTATGCTCCACACGTATCCGGTCAATCCACTTCCCGCTGTAGCTGAAGAACCATAATAAACTGTATCGTCCATTAAAACATTAACATTAGATGCGGTTACTGCGGCAGATATATTTTCCGGAGTTACAACGATTATATTATTCTTGGTAGTTGTAGCAACAACGGTTGCTGCGTCGGTCACAGTTAAAGATGTGGAATATCCATTTGTATTGACACCATTATAAGTTACTGCGGGTCCATAGGATGTAGCACCGGTTGGTGTTCCACCTTGGAAACTCCAATCTCTTTGCACAACATCACCTATGCTCGTATCATAGTAATAAATGATGTCCCCCTGTTCTATACCTAGTATTACGTCTGCCATTTTCTAATATCTGATTAATGTATATATCAATGCAGTTTAGATCTCATTTCTTTAGCATATAATATGGCCTGTACATAATTATAAGAATTGGCATCGGGACTTATTGTGGATAGATCAGCTTCCCAAGGAGAATTATTTATATAATCTCCTTTATAAAACATCTTCCCGTTCCCATTATCTGTAACTCCGGCATTGTGTAATATTTTATGTTTATTCCATTCTGTTTGCCCCCAGCTAGATCCCCAGCTAAATCCAAGTTCATCAGATAATCTAACCTGACTTCCCCTTTTAAGTCCACACCATAATACCGCCCACATATCTGCGCACCATTTCTGTATTGGGTTGTAAGAAGATAACTGCTCTTCAGATAGAGTTTTCCTCTCCTCCACCTCAGCATCAAGCATATATTTATACAGATTGAGAGCAACGTATTTAACGTCCCTCCAGAATAGGTGATCTATATTTTTCATAAGATATTGCGCACCTCCTGAATTTGGATTGTTAGCTTCAACAAGATCCCTGGAAACTCCAGCTATGTCACACATATCTTCCAAAATTTGCTCGGATTTACTTTTAATATAATCTGATCCTATATAGGAAACCGTGTCACTTAGATACCAGACATCATCATTAATCAATGAATTAAAGTCAGGAAGTTCTCTAAAGATGATATCAGAATCATGATAGAATATATTATCATCTGAAAGACCAGGATATTTAAGAAAATGCTGTTCCAATATATCCGGTCTTAAAATTGGAATATATCCGTAGTTTTCAACCGGAGTTTTCTTGTAGAAAAAAAATCTAACGTATGGGTATTTTTTAGCCAACTCAGATCCCTCTGGTGATATTGACTCATCATAGGCAAATAGAATTTCTATCCAATTGGGATTTATTCCACTTTTCATAAAATTATGGATTAGTACCTCCACTTGCCAATGAAAATAAGGCACATCCGGCTGTGCGCAAATAAAGGTTATTTTTTTGTTTATCATACCCAAATTTTTATAATTATACTCTCCTAATAGTAATAAATTCCATCATGTAATTTATTATTTGTTATGAGTTAATGTATCATTTGCAAAATATAAATTACTGTTATTCACATCAATATCATATACAGTTATTGGTGCATTTACAACAACCAATGAGGTAATTTCAAATTCGTTGTTATCTATATCCAATAACACATCACCAACATTCAATTCGAATGTTGTTCTAATGTACCATACGTCATTTTGCTTAACTACGTGGTTATGGGTGTAGGTTGCAATTAATTTACCGTTATTAATGTTTATTACGGAATCAAATTCATGGATTGATACACCGATCACAGTTGATGTGGAATTTATGTAATCCAATATATCACTGCTCCAATGATACCATTGATCCGGTGCCAGAGGCATTCCTGCCACATCAAGGGATTTCAATACATCGCCAACCTGTATATCCTGTATCAATTTAGTTGTCCCGTTAGATAATGTTATTAATGTGTCAGCAACTAAACATCCAGTACAAAGAGTACATCCGGTAGTAAATGTTGATCCATCCCAATATCTATAGTTTGTTCCATCTCCATAATATCCTGCAGATGCAGGTGTAGTAAGACAATTCTGGTTAAAATCAGAATCTGTCAATACTGTTGCGGTACATATATCATTTGTATCAGCACAAACAGACACAAGCTGCGGATTGTTACAAACTGTGCTAATATTTACACCATAACTAAGATCCATTGGATTACTAGTACAGCAATTAAACAGTGACACGTCCCAGCCAGCGAGTTCGTCACCACCGGTTATTATAATACTGTTTTCTTGAGCACAAACATCAACGGGGTAACCTTCTGATACTATTGTATTCACGGTAAGTCCCGAACAATCAATATATGAGTAATCCGTTGTACCAGTATAAAATTGTGGAGGTGGAGGGGGTCCAGTATAAACCACTGTATAACATACACATAGCACCGGAGGAGTTGTTGTCGTTGTTGTTGTTGATGTTGATGTCGTGGTTGTGGTAGTTATACCTGATACTGACAAATCTATATAATTTGTACACTGTATACTTGTGGACTGAACCCTAATTATAGTTGTTCCATTATAAACCAATGATGTTGTATATCCAGAAACCAATAATGATTTATCAACACCAGTTTCAAATGGGGTAACATATCCATCAAAATCGGAATACAGATCAAATGGTCCTGTTCCAGTTCCCGCAGTGGTTAAAGTTATAGTAGCTGTAGCCATTTTTATATTTTATATTTTATATTTTTTAATATCATTGGATCATTAGCAACATTATTATGCACACGCGGTTCCTTGCTGTTCTAGTGTTATTGTTATAGTTGGTGCTGTTGATAAATCTACCATCGAGAATACTACGAACCCTGCAAACGGATCAAGTAAAAGACAATCTGTATATCCAGTACTTAATGATAGATTTACGGCCGTATACATTGTCACCGCACCAACACTTACTTCTATCTGGGAAAGTCCTGGTATCCCGTATCCGTAACTGCCTACACCGGTTGTGTTTGGTAATACCGGGAATGTTCCTGGACTTACCAGAATAGAATTCGAATTCACCTGCACATCCTCAATAGTTCCGGTATTATCTAGATTATTCATAATAACTTGTCCTATGGGTACCGTTGTTGTTGTTGTTGTCGACGTCGTGGTTGTCGTAGTCGGATAAATCATTACAGCATTACCAGCAAGTAAACAAGGATCTATGGTCGTTGTTGTAGTCGTTGTAGGTGCCGCTGTGGTCGTTGTTGTTGTCGACGTCGTGGTTGTCGTAGTCGTGGTTGTCGTAGTGGTAGGAGCTATTGTTGTCGTCGTTGTCGTAGACGTTGTTGTTATAGGAGTACCTCCAGTGTAACCGAAATTAGGTATCAATACATTACTACCTCCTATTAGTGAAGGCGGAGCTGGGTATGTACTAACAGGGACCGACGCATTAGTAAGATCCAGATTAATAGGACCGGTTATTGTGCTTAATGATCCGGTATCGCTAGGTATAGGTCTATAGTAAAAATTAGTTATATGCGTTTCGCCAGAACTATTTAATTGATCAGCAACTTCTTGTACAGTCATCGAACTTCCAGGACTGGTTAATGTAACACCAACTGGGAACGGGTATGTTGAATTACCAGTACTTACTTTGACGTGGTCACCGGGTAATATTGTATGTAATTCATATCCACCTAACCAATCGTTATTAAATTCGAAATCATACCAGCTATGTGCATATCCATCATTCCAGCTAGTCTCATTAAATATTTGCCAGTCCAGATTTTTAGTTCCCCAAAATCTTAGATTATCATTGGGGTAGATTTCTGAATTTTCAGACCAATAAACATATGTTTCGGAAGGACTTACTCCATTCTCCAGAGTTCCAGATATGGAACTTAGTGATAATGTTCCCGTTACAGTAGCAGATAGCGGAACACCATTCTGATCGGCTCCTAATTCATCAGGAGCATATATTATAATAGAGACAGGATCCGTACTAGGATTCAGACAAGATGCAAAATAGTCCGGGTATGTTCTTAGTGAGTTTATCGAAGAAGTTATTGCATTTGCAGTGTGATATAATGTGTCACCTGCATCAGCACTTCCAATTTCTCTATTATTTACATAGACCTTTATTAAACCAGCTCCAGTAATTTTTTGTGTCGTGTATATAGTTGGATCTATAACATATCTATTTACCGGGGTTGTCTCGAGAACAACACCGTTCCATGAATTTGAAATTACGGAAGGTATAGTAAATACAGTAGGGGAAACTATATTTGCTGTCCATCTACCATCTATTTCAGGTATACTTCCTATTATTGTTAATTCATCACCATCATTTAGTCCATGAGGTGTTATGGTAGATACCGTGGCTGATCCGTATTGACCAGTAAATATCTGAAGTGAATATATCTCATCTATCGCTACAACATTCTGAGATAATAATATCTCACCGGTTGCTCCGACAGGATCTAGATTAGTTTTAACATATAAACTCTGACCCTCTTCGGCTTTATTCCCATACGTAGCAAATTTCAGAATCTCAGAAGGTATTGTTTTTTCTAGAACCTCTATACTATCTCCCTCTGCAGGATATTCCCATATTGATTTATATGAGTCCCATCCTCGATCAACATTATCCCATATATAATTTTCAACCTCTCTGTATCTAGTCCAAGAATCGATATCTATGGTTTTTGGTTGAACCTTGATTATAGAATTCTTAATGACAGTGCTTTTAGCATTAAAGGCATCATATACATTGCACGTAATCTTATAATCTCCGCTGTATGGTAAGAAGTGTGCCATTTTATAAAAGTCCGCTATAGGACCTCTAAAATTGAAATTATAAGGCGATCCTGACTGAGTGGTGGTTTTATCGACTATCCACTCTATCTCCATCGCATTCGAAAAATCTATATTACTCCAAGTTAATAATAAAAATACCTGGGTTGTTGCAAATAGTTCCATCTCACCAAACTGTGTCGTTATGTTGTAAGGTGGATCTAGAAGGACATTATATTGGCCCGTCGAGTAACTAACTCCAACAACTGTACCGAATGATGGGACAGATGGAACCTCAACTCTATCGCCTACCCGATATGCAGGTATCATTATGGAATCCCAGCTAGTATTAAGTTCGTTCCATGTCCAAATATCAGGAAATAGTTCAAGTATTACTGGCATTCCAATAGGAACGTCGTACTGCTGTCCAGTATTTGGATCTATGTATGCAACAGGATCGTATTTATCGTCACCCAATTCTATTATTTTCCCCTCCTGCTTAAGCTTATAGAAATTATCTATAGCACTTAACATCGATTGATTCTGTTGGCTATTATAAATTTGTTGTGAATCTAGCGGATTCACTATGTTTCCTAAATCAGATAATATAGGGGGTAGTATATTAATAGTACCCAGCAATAATGAAGGATTTACCGAAGAATAATAATATACTGGTGAAGTTTGGCTAGGTTCTACGTACCATGTAATTGAATTACCTCCGGTTGCACCATTATTAATTATTCCGAGTGGATCTATCTGTGTTAAATTCGGATCGGTTGTAATTATAAGATCATAACCATAGGTGGAAGTATCGGAAACGCTAAATTCGTATGTTTGACCTATGTATAGGTTTAATATAGGATTAGGTCCAGTAGATCCATTCGGTAGATTTCCACTAAAATAAATGGCACTTCCAGTACCACCTAGAAACTGAACAGTTGAAGAATAATTGTTATTATATGAACTAGGACTTTGTATAGCACCAGCTAATGGTCGTGTGGAAAAGTTTCTTAGATCTTCTAAAAAACCGAAATCCGGATTAGGATAGAAATCAAACTCGAAGCCTGAATCAAAATCGGATCTTCCCATTATATCAGTCCAGGATTTGGTATTATATACACCAAAATAAATACCCTCACCAGTTATATCTATAATTCTGGCGTTTAATGGTAGATAATCCCTCTTCAATCTTTCCTTCAGAGCAAATATTTTAATAAGTACTTCCTCTTGTGTGAATTTAAAAGCGTCCTCTACTATCGGTAAATTAAATTCGTCTTCCTCACCGGTTACTTTATTAAGATCATAATAAAGTCCAAATAGTGACGTTTTTTTGTATGTTCTACTTGGTACTAATGTATCCTCCGATGTAACATCCAGAACATATTCTCCATTTTTATTAGGTCCGTAGGTTTGAGTAAGCTTATATTTACCAGAATTAGGGTTGTCCAATATATCACCAATCTGATATGACATATTATATCCCTGCGATTGCTGTTTATTAATAGCATTTAAAAAATTCTTATTCTGCTGAATAGGCGATTCTACTCTTAGTCCATTATATTTAAGATTTAACCAGTATTCTTTTATTCTAAGATCCTGATAACCAAAAAACTTAAGAGCATTAATAAGACCCTTATAACTACCAATATAAGGAAATATTTCCTCACCAGCTACCATAAGCTCTTTTCTCTTCTCGTTTATCTCTAAGTAATTAGGTAAAGGTTCTGCAGGATCATGATCTCTAAGTATAACTGAATCACTATTATAAAAAGATCTCCCCAGATTTGCTAAAAGCACTTTAAATCTCTCGTCCTCACCTATTATTTGTCCATAGTAATCAACCTCCAATATTTTCTCTGGTGTTCCAGTTGATATATCATCAATTATAAGTTTTCTCTCATAAATATTTTCCGCACCCTCTGGTCCATTTAAGGCAACATTTATTGGGAGTGCACTGGAATCAATGGATGAAGTTGTTGTATTGACGTATCCATTAGAATAGAAATCGTTAGGATCAACATCAACATCAAAAATCATGTTAGGGTAGCTAACTATTAATGGCTCACCATCACCACCATCCAATTGATCAGATATTGAATAAGTGAATATTATTTCCGAAACGTCAGTTTCGCCATAATTATCATTGTACCATCTACTTCTCCATTGTGGTGAAGCAGTAGCTCCTGTTGCGCCGGTATGAGGAAGTCCATATGTAATTTGTGATGTAGTTACGTTATAAAATTCCTGTACAACAAATATTTGCTCGTTCTCGTATAGATTAGCAGATACCGGATCAAAATAAATATTTCCCTTAAAATATCCACCGGGTCTATTTTTATAAGGTGTGGTAAAGTATATCTGATTATCTGGACTGATTATACTTTGTCCAGAATAATAGTCACTAGGTATAGTTATCGTTAATTGGTTACCTAACAGATTAACAGCTGATATTTTTCCTCTGAAGTCATTCTGACCAGCAACAGATCCTTCAAGATATATTTCGGTACCTCTATCTAAGCAATAAACAGCTTCAGTATACCATGAGGTCATATCAAATGCATTAAGATCCTCAGCATTGAATAAGAAATTATAATATGTTGGAAATTCTGTGATATCAAGATCACCAGGATTACTAGCACCCGATATGGATGTACGGTATGTAAATTTGGAATCTAAAGGATTAGCTCCGGTTGGTCCAATATAATCGAAATTTAATGGATTACCCTCCTTATTGAAAAACTTAAGTCTTATATCTGCCATCTTAAATTAAAAAACTCTTTTATTATTTCTATTTACTGTATAATTGAAGAAATTTTTAATCTCCTTCGTTGATTCAATCAATCCATAAACCACTCTCTGAAAATAATTCAATATCCCCTCCTTCACCGGGTCCTTGTATATAACATTAGATAAACTTCTTCTGAGTATTTGATCCTCGTATGCAAACCCATTATATAGATTATCGTTGAAGCTATTCATTACATCATAAATATTTTTATCCGGATCGAAATCATAGTATCTTCTTTCTACTGTAACTTTGGATAATTCTTTCATTATTTTTTTATATTCCTGTACATTCGAACAAGGAGCATATTTATATTCCCCATTTGCATTGGTGATTGTTGCTCTGTAACCAGAACACCCTATGTTATTTGCTCTGATTAGAGCAAGATCCGAAGATTGGTACACGTCTCTATTATTATAGAAAGTTGTATTAGACGTTTTTGGTTTTATTCCAGCAACGGTATAATTTATACTTTTATCCTCGCCCTCGAAAAATGGAGTGTAATTTTGCATTATTTCTTAAAATTTTTAGCTTCCCTGATTAATTATTTGGCTCTTCATAGAGGTGTTTAAATCCATTCTAAAAGATTTAGGAACTATGGATGCTATTGTTACATTGAGTGGACCTGGTTTTCCGTCAACAAAATCCTCTGTGTACGATGTTCCGTTTCTATCTGTCCAACCACCTCTCAAAAGAATCAATTGATTTCTGCCTATAATTATATCACCAAATTGATCCATCCCAATAACCTCGTCCAGTTGTGCCTGCGAGACATTATCCAGATCCTGGATGTTTATTTGATTCTGTTCATTAGCCTGCCCAATAAAGTAGAAAGAAACCGAATCAACGCCAGGTACAGATTCTATTAATGCTATTATGTCAGATTTTGGTATTTTATCTCTTCTTTTCAGATTTAACATATAATCTGAAATTTTCTTTCTCACTGCCTGTCTTATTGTCTCCGGATCTGAGCCTTCAAATATACTTAATATAGCATTTCCAACAAATTTAGTTATTACTGGTTGTACAATTTTAACAACAGTTGTTGCTATCATAGAACCAGAATCCTCTATAAGATTAAGTACTCTTGCCTTTTGTGCATTACTTAGAAAGAAGTCAGAAACAGGAACACTAAAATAATCCTCATTAGATGATATATTTAATGTAACGTCAGGGACTAAATATATGTAAACCACGTTATCGTCGTCAAGGTAATCATCATCAAATGTTGAAAATGCCTGTATCTGAGAAAATATTCCTAATTTATTTAAAAATACCTCGTAGTTATCAGGATTTGCAAAAACAAAAGATCTTGAAGTTTTAGGTGCAACTAGTCTTATTAAATTAAGAGATTCAGGATTATTACCAAATGCTGGATCTATTTCATTATTAACATCTATATAGAGATTAAGATCAACTGATGCTCCGAATAGATCTGTACCCTGATTAGAAAACCTATACGTTAACTGATTATCCTTAGTTGAATTAGCATTACCACTTATTCCATTTGTTTTAAGGTATTCGACTCTTATTCTGGATCCTCTCGGTGGAGCCATACCGAAATTAGAGTTACCAAAATAAACATCAAGCCCTTCTTGTATACCTGTTCTAACTAGATATCCCTTCCCGTTGAGTGGAATGTCATATAACGAATCATATCTTCTCCATTTTTCCTCATTAACATAAACATCAACATAAAACTGATCCAAGAAAGCTCCTGATGTTGAAGGTAAATTATAGCTTTGTAGTGATTGTCCGGTCCCAGTTAAAAGTGCAGTTTCAAAAGTTCCCTGTACTAGCTTTACTCTAAGATTATTTCCTCTGGTAAGAGGTATAGTTACTTCAGGACTACTAAACCTAAGAGAATACGTTTTTCCATTTTCCTGACATCTAATCTGTGTATTGTTTTTTATTATAACTGCTCCTCCACCTACTCCACCTTCTCTTGTATTCCATTTAAGAGAAACTTCACCCTGAGCAGCACTAGCTCTACCAGAGTCATATCCAGCTATTCTGGCTAAGCTTCTAACTGAATAATCCCTAGTTGCTTGGTCTATGTTTAATTCAGTTATGGAATCCTCTATAAAATATAGGATCATCTGCGATAGATTTTGTAGCACAAATAATATCTGTCCCCAAGCTGAAGCAACAGTAAATACGTTTGCTGTCTGATTATATGTTGCCTGCAAAAAATTAAACGTATCACCAAGAAGACCGTTTATTAAAATGTTATTTTTCTTAAAAATGTTCATATCTATTATTATGTTAATCTTAATGTAACCAATGGGCTTAATTTTCCATCCTGAGGTAATTTAAAGTCTAGTGTTGCTATATCCCTTAATGTACCAACATAGAATCTAAGATCATAGCTACCGCCAAGCACTGAAAATAATGGAACATAGACCTTAAGGAAAAGATCTAATTCCTTCCTAATACTAGATTCCGAAAGTTCCAGATTAAATATAAGATCTTCAAGGTTTAATCCAAATTTAGGATCACCTAAAACTTCGCCCTTATTAGTAAGTAGCATCATTTTAAGTTGGCCTATACAAATCTCTATTGGATCTGTGACCTCTATTTGATAAGGATTGTAGTTGGGATCAAGCGGATCTCTATTGTAAATCTCTCTCATGGGAATTTTTTATTTCCCATTATATATCTAGATTAATTCCATTGAAGGAAATACGAAGGAGTGTTCTCACCATTGATCATATCCATGACCTCCTGAAGCTCAGCTTCACCGGTAGATCTTATGTCCGATGTGTTAACTTGTATCCCACCAGGCAGGTTATAATTGAAAACTGATAGCATATTAGCTAATGCAATTTTACATTTAGCTATACAGTATCTAACGAAAAGTTCGTCATCAAAAAGATATTCATCCGGGATTGCAACATATGCTCTAACTGATACATCTATTCCGCCTACTCCAAATCCCTGTGCGGTTTGACCTTTACCTGATCTATTTGGATCCCTACCCATTATGGTTAGAAATTTTGTATTCTTATTAAACTTAAAAGCGTACGTATTTAATAGATAGGCCTGGGCTAAATCAAAATATGAATACATCACCGTTCTATAAACAAGATTATCCCCGACAAAAGGGGAAAGTAATAGTTCAGAACCAAGAAGCTTTGAATCGCTAAAATCTCTATCAGGATTACCAGAAATCCCAGATCCTCCCAATTCTCTAACCTCATATACCGATATGATCGGCTGTGGTAATTTTATCTGTCTGGTTTTTTTAAATTCAGGGTGCTGAAATAGAGAATTAGCAAGAACAAAAACTCTATCCTCCACAGCATATTGATAATTATCATAAAACCAAGCTTTAGCTCTTTTTATAATTCTTTCAGTTTCTGCAGCATTCAAATTATAGGGTAATGCACAACTAAATGATAATGCATCCTGTATCTCCTGTACTAATTCCTCTTGTGTCATTTTAAAAAATTGATTTTTTAGTAATTCATATTACCAAATCTAGGCTTATTGTATGTATCATTAGAATCTTTAAGCCTCTTATCAGATACAAATCTAAGCATTCTCTGATCACTAGGATTTTTAACCTTCATTGTCTCCTTGCTTATCTCAGCATTTTCACCTATTATACCAGCTCTAAGAACTCCACCGTCTATTTTGCAATTTATATTCTTACCCTCGCAATCAATAAAACAATCATTTAGGGTGTTCGTATAGTCCACTATGGTTGATTTAACTTTGGACGAAATAACTTTGGTTCCACTAAAAATATAAGAATCCTCTATGGAGGACTTCTTGATATCGCAGTTATAAATATTGCAATTTTTTATAACTGCATTTTTAATATCGCACATTATAAGGTCAATATCATTTATCCCAAATGCTCCCCTGCTTCTTGCTTCCTTAACTTGATATCTACCATTAGTGGTATCATAATTAAAATAACATGAAGTTATATCGCCTTCAACAATTAGATCGAATATTTTATCTCTTATTATAGGGAAATATGTTTTTATATTTTCGTCCCATCCCTTCAGATCAACGAATACGTGGAAGTCCGGATAATTTTTAAAGAAGAAATCTGGATTACTAAAAGATCTAACAACCTTAGAATATTTACTCATCATCTTTTGTAAAGAAACAAGATCATCCTGGGTATATCCAGTTATTCTTCTGCTTAATAGATCGTACATATAGAGAATTATATAATCTATAATTTCTCTAATATCCTTTATCTTTTTCTGATAATCACGATTACCAAGATATCTAAATTCTATATAACCCTGAGGTATCTTAGTGAAATTAACACCATAATACTTGTCATTAGGAACCTTATACATTTTAGGATCGATCGAAGTTATATTTTCTAGTATAGAAAATCTATTAACTGGGACGATTTTTTTTATTGATTTAGCATAGACATTTTTTTCTCTGTTACCAAATTTTGAATATATCAGTCCTTCATCAAGACCAAGTATAAATTTAAGTTTGTCTATGTTTTCTATTTTATCTTTTATGTCTCTTCTAAATTTATCAAAACTTATAGAAAATTGGAATGCACATCTATCAGTGGTCCATCCATTTTCATCTATCCATTTTAACACCTTTATTAATATTGTTATAGCTTCATTATAAGGTAAAGGTCCTGTTATGAACTCCATCATTTTACTTCCACCTGAGTAGTCTGGCTCTAATTTAAAATTAGAGCCATCCACAGGTATATTTGAATGATATTTTTCTGAAACTACTACTTTTTTCTTAAGGAGTGAAGCAAGCGATTCCGCTGCTTTACCCTTTAGTAGATTTGTATAGAATTCAAATTCGAATCCTATAACGGAAGATTCAAGTGCATTAATTCTATCAAGATGTGTTCTATTATCTGACATCGATTAATTGAGCGAATATTTTTCCGGAAATTACATCAACCTCATATAATGATACCAATAAGGTATCACCAGCTTTGATGTTATTTCCCTTCTTACCCAGTCTATCCTGAGGAACTAAAGCCATTAAACCAAGTTCAGTTATTTCAACTAATGCTCCGTTTTTTCTTTTGTGTTTAACTTTAGCTTCGTAATTATCCAAGCTTCCTTCAGAAATTCCCTTCTCCAAATCTTGCATGATTACATTCTTCTCCAATGGCTGATCCAAAGTAAGAGTAAGCCTATTATTATCTTTTATTTCCTTAACATAAAATTCGATCTCGTTACCAGGAACTAATGTTGTTGAGGAATTGCCATTTTGGAATTCTGTCTTGTGTATCAATCCAGTATAAACACTGTCCCATTCAACAAACACACCGAAATCGCTAGTACCAGTAACATATCCCTTATATTTTTTGGTTAAGTCAAGCTCCTGGATTTTAGAATCCATTATCTTGTTTAGATATTTCTTATAAGAAACTATGAATATGTCTTTTTGGTCAATGTATCCTTCAATCATAACATGTAGTTCTTTTCCTACATATGATTCGAAGTTAGTTATTTTATTAGCAGCTGCTAATGATCCAGGTAGAAAACACTTAATTCCTGATAGATCCACGATATATCCACCCTTATTAACACTCTCTATTCTAACAAGATATGCACTGCTTTCTTTTTTAATTTGTTCAAATAGTTCAACTTTAAGACTCTGTATATAGTGTTCAACAGCTGATCCGATATAACTACCGTTAGATTTTCTAACTCTAACGTTAATGGTTTCACCAGGTACGAAATTTAATCCGCCAATACCAAGCTTAATTGCGTCTTTTCTTTCTTTCTTTAGATCAAGATAGATTGTTTGGCCCGATCCTGTTTGTGCTAAAGCCTCATCTTCCTTAGCGGAGATAATTTTGCAACCATAAACAGCACCATCAATAAGATCTTTCGATCCTTCGTCCAATAGATGATAAGTTGAATGATAAAGATCCGCTAATTCCTGAGCATATGGTTCGTGGCAATAAACCTTTGCACCATCAGGAGATTTAACTTTATGATTAATTGATAGCCCGTTAGGAACGTCCCAGTCGAAATTATCTAATGCTTCTAATTTCATGTTTTTTTTAGTTTAAAAAGTGATAAAAATGTTATTAATTGTACTATATATCTATCTTTAAGTTCCTTTATTATATTTGGAAATTATTAGTAAACTAAAGGTATAAATCCTATCATAGGTATTGGTCCATTTGGTCCGGGTATACCACCTCTATAGATAAATTTAAGTTCCAATAAATGCATCCCAAATGAATATGCTAGAGCTGATGCAACTAGCTTTGCTGCAATCTTCTTTTCCTGCTCCCGAGTGAATTTTTTTCCTGTATTGAAAGCTCTTTTTATATTGTTACCAAGCATGGTTTGACTACCGTAATAAATCGGAACATAAAGACCACCCTGAGGAGGTGAGAATAAAGCAGGAGGAGCACCGGGTTCATTTGTTAGTGGCTGTTGTCCACATGATTTCCAATAATCTAGAACACCCTTAGCCATAACATTGTATGGGTCCTCCGGTTTATCGGGATCTGAACTTTTCCTAGCAGCGTCAGCCAACTCATTTATCCAGCGGATTTTAAGTTCTCTAAATCTATTTTCTTCCCCGTTATATTCAACCGTCTTATTAAAATCACGTCTCTGTTTGATGAATGATAATTGAAATCCGGTGTTGCTACCAAAAATATTAGCATTATTCCGAAAAAATGAGGTATTTTTGAATCCATCTTTGGAAAAAATATTGATGATATCATCAGCATAGCTATACGAATCGTCAAAGCTTCTGTTTATGTCATCAATAGAACTATCAGACAACCCAAATTCTTTCAGCCACTGTTTAAGGTACCCAGCATCATATCTTTTAGAATATGTGAAATGTCTTATAAAACTTGATGTTAGATAAGCTGGTATCTTACCGGGATTACTTAAGTGTTGATCCTGAAAAAGTTCCCTAGATATATTTATAGAGGGTAATTTTCCTGCTATATCAGAGATATTAAGTTTTCTGGTTACCGTACTTGGAATTAATTCTTTTACAAAATTCTTTTCGTAAGTTTTACTGTAATAGGATATTTTTATACTGCTTGTACCTCCCAAATTCTTTGTTGATATTATCTTTCCCTCAATCAAATCACCTTCACCAGGCTTACTGCTATTTAAAGACGCAATATTATCTATATTAGTGTCACCCTTTATATAATTAAATATGTCACTACCGGTCTTTTTTGTTGAATCTGACCACCCATACTGATATCCCTGAGGTGGAGTTGTTGTATATGATGTTTTATCAGATGCAGTGCTAGCTGTCCATATCTCGGTAATTGTCTTATATTTAGCAAATCCTCTAACGATGTCACCAGGTTGGAAATCCCTCTTAGTCTCAATCTTTATAAGTCTAATAACCTCGTCCATTATAAGATTACCCCAATCACTATATGAACCTGTTCTTAATGAATACATCCACTGAAGATATGCTCCAGTTCCATCAAATTGGTGTAATATCTTTCTAGCAATCTCAAGTACTGCTTGTTTTCTATCCTTGGGAAAATTTGGATATTGTGAAAAGAATTGTGAATATGTAAAATCGGGTATTGTTGCTTTATTCTCCTCGGTCCAATCTCTAAAATCTAACTCAACCTGATCAGCAGCTCCTGATATATCCACCGTGGGTGGTTCAACCTCCAGATCTGCATATGCTGGATTTGTTTTCTTCTCTTCAAATGTTAGATCCCCACCTTCATAGAGCATTTTAAATCCCTTCTTAAACCCCTCATACATAATTGCATCCTGTCCCTTAACATGGGTTTGACCAAATGGAGATGCTGCTTTACCAACAGTCGCAGAAATATATTCATTCCTAAGAAAGTCTGCCATCTCATCGTATGACCCGATAGACTGGGATGTTAATTTGCTACTAACATTAGTTATGAATGTTCCCCAATTTGCTGGCATTATTATTTAGTTTTAGATACTTGACTTAGATGTTGTATGTCAACCATGGGAATGATGGGAACACCTGAAGGTCCAACACCAGTAGGGTGCGTGTGCTGATTGAATAGTGATAAAAATTTATTACCAAGAACTAGCTTTTCTACAGCTCCGTCACCCAGCTCTATATTTTCGGATTTAACTATTACTTTTTGTTTACCTCCGCTCTTCTCCATTCTTATCTCATCCTCATTCATTTTCAGAACTATTCTAAGTTTCTCACTGTCCGTACCTGCATTCTGAGTATCTATCTGTATGGAAGCTTCACCCAACTGAAACAATAAACCTTTACTCCTGGTATAAATCATTTTAAGAACGCCGGACTCGGACTCACTATCATACAATAGAGAATGTGTACCCTCATATGAATTCTCAGTCTTCAGCTCCTCCTTAAGAACGGGATCCATCTCCTTGACATAATCATAATAGAGCTTATAATAATTCTCGTTCTCAAAATAAACTGCTACAACAGAATCAATCTTCGGTATGGAAATATTTCCACCACCTCCACCTCCGCCAAAAGAAACCCCAGGTACCTGTTCAGCCCAAGGCAAATCTTCGGTTGGAATCTCATCAAATACCCCAAAAACACTTATTTTTGCTCTACCCTGGTACAGAGGATCCTTATTATCTACTATTTTTCCTAAATAGGTTTTTCTATTTTCCATCTTTTAAAAATCAGAGCTCTTTGGATTGAATCCGTCTATACTAATATTATATTTGGTGTCAGGTTTTAAGTTTCCTAGATTCTCATCCGATGTATCGAAATCCCCGCTAACCGATGGATAAACTTTACCTATATCACCTCTTCTGTATGTTACTTCCGGTCTTGGATAAACTGGTGTTGGTGTTGAATTAAAAGTATTGGAAGGGCTTCTTAATTCACCATTGGATGTTATCTGGGTTTCCGCTGGATATATCGATTGATTAAGTTCAGCATTACTAGGTGGAGCAGTTACATCAGTATAAACTTGGGATTCACCCAGCGATGCTGATTGCTCAACATCATTATAAACTCTCTCGGTATTTCCTAGATTTTGGTCTGGACCGGGTTCCGGATAAACACTATCATTAAATACAGGATACATTCTATCAGGAACACCCAGATCTGATCCAGGTACATTCGCATATGCATCACCGCCAGGAGCTGGATAAACCCTATCAGGAGCACCCAAATCAGATCCAGGAACATTAGCATACACATCACCCTGAGGAGCTGGATAAACTCTATCAGGAACACCTAGATCCTCACCAGGTACACCAGAATACGCATCTCCTTGTGGAGCCGGATAAACTCTACCAGGAACACCCAAATCAGATCCAGGTACACCAGAGTACACGTCACCCTGAGGAGCTGGATAAACTCTATCAGGAGCACCTAAATCCGCACCAGGAACAGCATTATAAACATCACCACCAGGAGCAGGATAAACCCTATCAGGAACACCTAAATCAGATCCAGCAACATTCTCGTAAACGTCACCACCAGGTGCCGGATAAGCTCTCTGTGGCGGACCACCTAATCCTGTAGATTGTGGGGTTGGAAAATCAGTTTTACTTATACCAGCATTAACTCCACCCAAGCTATCCAGGAATTTCTGAGCATTATTAAATGATAGACTGGTTAATATTTCGCCAGGGTTAAAACTATATGCATTACCAAGTGCCAGTTTGTTCAATCCCTGTAAATTTGGTTGTATGAAATTTGCAACACCTTCATTAATTAAATCATTTAATGAATTACTAACAAAATTAGTAAGCAATTGGCTTCCTATAGATAATATGTCATCCTGATCCTTAGGATTTTTCTGAACAGATGATCTAGCACCGTCCCAGCTATCTCCAAGTACAAGAGGTTTCCCATCCTGTCTAATATTTGGATATTGACTTCTAACTCTGACCCTATCTATATGGATTTTAAATTTCTGAGTAACTGCTTCAGCTGATGTTCCTATATTAAGTTCATCCGAAATCGGTGTACTTTCGCTAAAATCAAATTCACAGCCTCTACATTCAAAAACCATAACAGGTTTTATACCAGATTGATCTTGCTGATTCTTTAGAAGAGATAGATCATTATCAAGGCCCGACTGATTTACAACGTTACCAACAAATGAATTAAAAGAACTAGAAGGACTTATATTAGCATTCGGAGCTTTGAAATTCTCGTTCTGTTGTGAATCCACTCCGGTAGAAGCTCCTAAATTAGATCCCGGATTATTACCAGATCCAAGTAATGTTGATAAATTGTCAATAGCTGTTAATGCTGCCGAAGATCCTATAAGTCTTGAAGTCTTGAAGAAATTTCTAACCTCCGAAACGAAAATATACATTCTAAATTTTCTAAGGTTTCTAGGTAGCAATTCTCTCATGTTATCATAATCAAATGTTGCTTGATTATATAAATCAGCCAAAGCAGACATTCTAAGATTTATCGATTCAAGAGTTGATATTTCTAGCATCTTATTAGATGTTCTCTGTGGATTAAATGATCCACCATCGGACTGTGATGCATATCCAGGTCTTTCAACCTGTGCTAATTTATCTAGACCCTGTATGGATTGGATAAACCAAGGTGAATTTGTTACTATATCATTGAGAATTAATTTAAACTGTCTCAACATATCGGATCTTTTTCCACCATAAGCAAAATCAGCTTCTCTTTCCTCGAGATAACTAGTGGCTGAATAAAAAGCTACCTTACCGTCAGCAGATCCAGAAACTGAATCATATTGAGGTTGGCCGAATGGATTTTCTGCAAAATTACTAGCACCAGCTCCGTAGAAATAACTTCTATCCCTGAATAATGGGCTAGGAGGTAGTCCATCATCAGGTCCAACCGGTAAATTACCGAAATCAAATACTATTTTAAACCCAAGATATGTTGGATCTTCATAATTACCCTGTTTTGATAATTTAAAACCTTTTAGAAATAAACTCCTTTGTTGATCTGTTGCTCCGAATGACATTTAAAAAAATTATTTATACTATTTATCCCAACCTTAGAATTGTCCACTTTGTATTGATATCGGGAAAGCTTTAGGTAGTGCTCCAGATGAGTTAGCGGTCCATGCTCTTCTGCTTAGATTTAGCTTTTGTCTAAGACCTCCGCTGGGAGACCAATATATTTCAACCCCAAGAACTACATAATTTCCAGATAGAAATAGGTCTAATGTTGGTGACATAGTTTTATTTGACTCCTTATTTGGCAGATTACCTGTATTTTGTTGTCTTGGACCTCCATCAAATGCATATATCGCAACCGGAACGACTTGTCCTTTTATGACACCAGCAAAATATGAGCTCATCTCTATTTCAAGCGTTAGCTTATTTACATCCAAAATATTTATAATATTCTGCATTTTAGTGTGATAGTAATTCTTATGAACACCACCATATGTTGGATCAACATTAATATTAATTGGACCTAGCCATTCTCTTCTGGTTTCATTCTTGTATTCATTATCCCTTGCTCTACCCTTTTGTAAAATCATACCGGTTTCTATATTCTCCGGAGTTTGTGATTCCATATCATACTTTATGTATTTTTCAGGCGGAGTCTCCACGGTAGTATTCTCATCATAAAATCCAATGGTATTAACATAACCCGAATAATTAGAAACGTTTCCTGATTTCGAGGTTAGAGTATAACCATTTATGAAAAATGGTGTTATACCTGCTCCCATCATGTTAGTTAAAACAAATGGGGTTACAGTAGGAGCCGCTGAGGCAGAACCAGGTATATTTGCATCTGGCTTAATCCCATCAGATGTATAGCCAGGAATAAACATTACATCCTGCTTAGGATCATCCTGGAATGCAAACTGTGTACCAAGATTTACAAAATTTACATTATAATATTGATCAACCCAACAATCGAAAAAACTGGTTTCGTCATCCTTATATGATCTTGTACACACATCGGATATGAAATCATAATATGAATAATTAGGACAAATCCATGTCATCTCATCAACAGTAGCATTTTCATTAGTGGCAAACCCCAAATTAAGTTCCTGTGAAACCTCCAATAATACATCAGAAGATGATTTGTTACTAAACGATTTTATAACAGGAGAATATAATCCAGGTATGTAACATTCAGCAACTATTGAAAATTTAAAATTAATACCATCCGGATCAGAACCAGTCGAAGAATATTTACTAGATACTCCACCATCTACGGATAATATTTTATAGTCCATCCTCATTGGATTATAAAGATCCCCAGGGGATCTAAGATAAACAGACACTATATCTCCATCCTTCGGATAACTAACAGATATAAATAGTGGTTCTATTACATCAAAAGAAAATCTTATTACAGGGAGAAATCCATTCAAGCTAAGATGAAATTTAGTAAGTCCTTTACTTACCGGATATCCATTAATCAAGATATATGGAGATTCTAAACCTATCGAATATTGTGATGTCTCACCAGTATCTCTAAGCTTCTGTACATCCTCCGATCCACCTGATTTATCAACTTTAAGCATCTCATCCAGCTTCATATTATTCAGAGCCAATGAAATTATCTTTATATCGTCAATATTCATAATCGGTTAATATTAATTTGCTGGTTGGGTTAATCCGCCACCTCCGGAATCTGGAGCAAATATTATAAATCCGTCCTTCTTAATTATTGTTCTCTGACTAGGTTGCATAACATTAGGAGGCAAAGCCATCTCTGGTGCATTTTTTATCTTTGCATCCAAAAACTTTTTCCTGCCATCGCTAACCTTGAATTTCTTTTGTTCCTGATTATTTCTAAATACCTGATTAGCATTAGTACTAGTATTAGAAGATGCAGCTGCCTGATTTTTAGCTTTCTTAACATTAAATGTGCTATCTATGGTGCTACTTGTTGGTAGCATCAGAACTCTATTTTGATCTATAGCAAATGGATTACTTATATTATTCAATTTTAACAGTGATCCCATTTTACCCTGATCACCAAATTTGATTGCAGCAATTAAATCGGGTCTCATCTGATAATCATCGCCTACTATGAAAACCTCGCTTATCTTAACATTTACGTTGTCATAAGTTATTGACGCTTTAGTTAAATCCCAAATACCATATTTATTTGTATCTAGATCCGGAGATGGATTAAATATGGATTTATTTTTTGCTATAGTATCTATTAGAAGAAGTCCCATTTTTATTTATTATTTTAAGGCTGAGGTATATTAGGTCCTAGCTGATCAGATAATTCAGTAGTATATGAATTCATATTCAAATAATTATTTACTGTCTGCTCACTAAGAACATTTCCATTAACATCAGCTTGTGAATTATAAGATTGAGCAGATGCTGATGTTTCTAAACTAGATTGATAAAGTCTACCATCACCTCTATTGAATATGCTCTCTATTTCACCGCGTTCTCTATCCCTACCATGCAACATCGTAAATTTTGCCTTTAATGTAGTTGGGAAATCATCGGGTCCCAATGTATCACCAAAAGATATATCAACACTGTCACAAACAAGATTTCCGATCATTGCTATGGGGTTACAGGGATTACCTATTGTTAAATGCCATTCACCAATGGGTGCACCAGTAAGTAAACTAGCAGGTGCCTGCCATTTTTCTATAAAATCGGGTAAAACAGTCAGCTTAAGCAATTTACCAAATCCCTCACCAAATTTACCTGAAAGTTCTTTTATTTTGGAGACGCTTAAACCTTTACCACCTTCAGAGGATTCACTAACTATTCTTTCAAACTCTGCTCTTAGATCCTGTATACCATTTCCGTTTGCACCATTCAGTCCAAATCCACCAGTTTCAGAAGCTCCACCAGCAGCTTCAGTAGCTATTTTTGTGGGATTTGTCAGCTGATCACCATACTCAAGTATAAATTGTAAAGGATCTCTATAGAATGAAGCAAGACCAGCATCACCACCAGGAAATCCTATTGCTGGAAATGATGAATTATATCTTATATCGGGTGTTAAAAAATTACCATAATTTGTTCCTATTGATAACATGTTACCTAGTATATCAAGCATTGCTGCCTTTGTATTAACCTCACCTACCGAAGTTAATTCATATTCAAAATTAACAACCAGAGATTCCCATGTGAATTTAAGACCTGTCTCCCTTACCTGTGTTTGTTTGACAACATCCATAGGTACCCAGATGTATTCGGACAGAAGTCCAGCTGAACCATCCTTTGCTCTATCTCTCAGTCCTCTAACTCTAAGATCATCTATGGAAGTATTATTAGGATCAAATGCTATGGCAGAACCCTCTGCGAATGACGATACGCCCTGAGATAATATATCAGTTCCTGTTGCAGTTCTAGCAGCTGAAGAAAACCATTGGAATGGCAGATCACCAAAGAATCCCTTAGAAAAAGCATCGGATGATTTAATCTCATCCTGAGTTTTTGGTCCCCATTCTAATCCAGTAGTAAATGATATTAGTTCATTTAAACTATTTCCAGTATTACCACCAAACCATGTTACCGCCTGTGCAACAGGCCTTCCTGCGCCTTCCTTTTTATACGAATCTGAATCTTTAATAATAGCAGGTATTGAGAAATTATCTAGTACCGGAGTCGGAAATCTTCTCAGAGTTATCATATAGTTATTAGGTATCGTACCATAATGCTTAGCATATAAAAAATCTTTCCATGAATATGGAGCTGCTAATCCACCTACTATATCTCTTTCGAAACTAGAACTTAATCCTGCTAGAGTGGAGTCAGCACTAGATAGTGAATTCTCCAAACTATTGGTTTGTGATATTAGATATCCCGCTGATGGATTTTTTGATTTTAACGAGGATACTCTCCTGTTATATTGGGCATTTTCAGATCTGTAATATGCATCTATGAAATCGTTTTCATTGCTGCCTAAAGAATAAAAAAGAAATTGTCCATATTTACCTGGATTTCTTTTTGCAGCTTCATAGAACAAACTTCTTGCGGTTGGACCCTTGAAAGGATTATTGGATCCAAGATTGCTTGCTTTTTCTATGAGGTCCTTTGATATACCTCTCTGTTGTTTTTCTACTAAATTTGCTGGGCTACCCATCTATTATACAAATCTTTTTTTAAAGATCTGTGATAGCATACTCGAATTCTTCTGAATATTCTTCTAATAGAATCTCCAAATTTTCTACAAAATTAGGAGATATATTCTTATAGCATACAAGTATACCGTCACACTTTGTACTATATATTCCTTGTATTATTTTCTTGCGAATAGTGTAATTTATAATAAATTCTGATTCCACCGAAAGCTCATCTGTGCTATATCCAAGTTCTCTTATTATCTTTGCTATATCAACAACATAAAAATCAGAGCCATACGTGGATCTTTTTTTAGCTTCCTTGGGAGAATATCTGGATATGTAGAAATTTATCTTCATTTTACTCTCCATCTTTTTCTCCTGTATCTAAATTTTTCCAGTCCTTAGAAGAAAGAAGCGAGGTAAATGCATTATATTCATCCTTGCTATCGTGATAAAAATTAATATTCTCAGAGTTGTCAGAATTACCTGTCCTTTCTCTATCTTTTTTTAATTGATCATTCTTGATTCTCTGCAAATTTAATCTATGTGTATTCTGGCCTTCCTCAATTCTTGATCCAACCGATGTCTTTTTAATCGTATCTAAAAGACCATACTGTCTCAATAATTTTCTTCTCTCTCTTCTATTAGCGCTCATAATATATAAAATTAAATATCTACTGAAAATCCTTTATCCTTACCAAAAACTGAATCGTCCCTATTATATAGGTCCATACCAACAACAAACTTAAAAAGCTTTAGAAATAATGCTGGTATAAAAACATCCTGCGATTTAACAACATCGTTAGCTGGGATAAAAGTAAATTCTGCCATTTTTTCCTGTTTAGAGCCGTCAGTTTCAGCTTCTCCTTTTTTAATATCTGTAACGTTAACAGCAAAGCATGGATATTCTTTTTGTACGAACTTATTGGATGTAACAGTTCCCAGAAAATACCATTTCGAACTATCTTCAACATCATATCCGGATTCCTCTTTTAGCTCCCTTTTAGCTGTAGCTAAATAATCAGGATCTTCATCATCACACGTTCCGGTAATTAAACTCGTAGTATTACCACCTTCTCTAAAAAGATTAGGTTCTTTGATAACCCCTAACATCAGGGGTAAACCTTGATCATCCGAAATGAACGGTAAAATCATAACAGTTTCGACTGTTGAAACTATACCTGCTTTACCCTCCCTTTCAACAACCTTAAATTTGGGAGCTTCGTAGCAAACTTTATCTTTATTTTTCATTGGTGCTATTATTTCTTCTTCTATTTGTTACTATAGGCTCCTTATCTGAATCATTAGATTTGCTTGATGCTGTATAATAGGATTTTCTTATTGATTCGCCTAGCGATCTCTTAATGTCATCTATATTAACATCATCCAAAACAAAATCAACTATTTCCTTCTCAGCATCATCGAATGAAAGACATAGAACACTATATAAATCCTTTGATGGTAAATTTAATTTAAGCTTTATTGAAACCTCAACAGCATTTTTTTTCTGCTTTTTTAATAGCTTATATATCGGTGATTCGTCGAATGATACATTTGGCTGATCCGAATATTGGATCGACGTAACCATCGGTTCTGACTTGGGCCTAGGTAACTCATGATTTACAGTGGGTGGTTCAGGAATTCTAGTATTTGCTGGAAACCATACCATATACTCATCCAGTAAATTCAAATTTATTCTTTTACCGCTATTAAAAAGTATAAAAACATCTTCACCATTTGAATTTATGTTCTTGTATGTCTCAGTTACTGACATATCCTCACCTTTTATCCATTGAAACTCCATTCCGGAGTACTTTGCAATAGCATCTTCCAAAGTTTCCTGACTTATCTCCATTTTTTTCTTTTTATTAGATTTTTTAGAAAAGAGATTTAAAATATTAATCATCTTTATTTTATTTTAGATCTGTTATTGGTATTTGTTTCTATAGTCAGCTCAGTAAATCCAAGGGTTTTATAATATGCGATATGCGATATAAGATCATTTAAAGTTATCCATGATGATTCACCCCTTAATTTTTTACGGGAGTCATAATACCAAACCTCTATAATATTATCCATGATAGGATCAGAATGTCTTCGAATCTCTATTATGCTATATCCTTTAATTTTTTTAATAAATATTACCTGGTTGTATTCAAGGTAAAAATTAAGAGCTAAGTCCATCAGGAATTATAGTCGAAGTAAATACTTTTTGTTTCGTATTATAGATCGGGAGAGATTTCTCGGATTTTTTCGGGAGAAATGTACTCGGCTATTAATTTCTTTATATCCTTCACATATGATATACCTGCTCTCCCGGAGTCAGATATATTAGGATCCTCAGATTTAGAGTCATTTTTAAAATCAGAATTTATAACTTCAAGGTAATGCGAGTATAAATTTTCTCTATCCATATTGCTTTCCAACCCAATAGGTCTTTTTAATAGATATCTGTGATATGGATCATTCTTAATTTTTTTGAAATCCGTTTCTATTTCTTTTTTGCAGATGCCGGAAATATCAGAAATCAAATTTATACCATCATTTGCTGGTGTTATCTCTATTCCCGGTGTCGGTGAGTTTGTATCCAAGTAAAATTTGGTTGTACCTATCATATCGCTGTTACTCCTCTTCTTATATGAAATAAAAATACCGGTGTCCAAAGTTATCTCGTATTCATTATCTGATATCTTCTCAATACTGTTAATTTTAATATCTAGACCAAGCATGTCCAATAAAGTGGATATATCATCGGAAACCCCATCTATAACTCTCTTGTCACCCGAGGAAGTATTGATTCTATATGAATCAAATCCCTCTATAAAGTCTTCCACTATAATTCTATTTTCAGGTCGATTAAACCATTTTGAATCCGGTGATATCGTTAATATGTAGTTATCATCCAATTTTTTTATCTCAATTGCATCCTTGGGTATCCAAATATCACACTCTGTGTCGCCAAAAGACAATAACACGGACGTTCCAGAGTCTTTCCTAATGAATATCTTACCATTTTCATCTTCCTCTGTGGTGCAATCTAATGCAGATATTTCATACCCATCAGTCATATAAGGTTTTATACCGGGTACATTATATTCTTGGCTCGTATCAGATTCTGATAAATTGAATTGTGAAAATTTTACTACTCTATGTCTCATCTTTAAATTATTTTCCGAACTCCACGGTTATTTCAAAATTCTTAGGATCCGTCGAGTTTCTCATATTGATAGATACATTTGTTGGATATGACGGTATTGTATTTTCCTTGGCATCAATTTTAAGCTGACTAAAGTCTATAGTTTTACCAGGTATTAGATCTATATCAAACTCCTTGTCTTCGTTTGGGTGATCGTCAACCATAAACTCAAGCTCAACCGAACTAACACTAAAATTCATTCCCTCTATCCCAGATTTATTAACAACAAGATCAACTGAATAATCAATAAAAACTTTAGCATCAGAAATATCAGCATACTCCTCCGGTCTATCATATATGTCCACGTCAATATACTTTAATTCAACTCCGAATGAGTAATCGTTATATTTAGCACCTTTAGAACTACCAGCGAATGCAGCATAATCATATATTTTAGCCATATTTGAATTTTATTTTAGTTATTGTATATATCATTCGTAACTTTTTATCTAGTCAAATATATAAAATAAGATTCCATTTAAAAGAAATGAAAAATATAAGTCCAATTTGGTTCATAAAAGAACCGATCGATCAGGAGCACAAAGAGTATATCCTACTGGATTATCTAAAAGAGCTCAGTAAAAATTTAAACTCTGGGAATTGCTACTCCACGCTAAGGGAGGTTTCTAGATTACTTAGAATATTAACAAATTTTAAATCAAAAAATTCGGTGGAATTAAAATCATTCAATGGGTGGAAACCCGAGGATAGAGATATTATAGCCAATTTTAAATTTAATGCCCTTGACGAACCAACTCAGGAGAAGATATTAAATATAGTAGATAGCTCATTGGAAACATTATATGAATATTCAGAAATATGTATGGATATACTAAAGGATGAGGAATCAAAGATAAAAATATTTGAGGTTGAAACGGAAATAGAAAAGAATTCTACCAAAAAACCAAATTCAGGAATTCTTATAATTAGAAACATGATAAACGATAAAATCATACCTTATCATTGGCAAGGATCATTAACGATGAAAACCGATGATGGAGACAAGGAAATATGTATATTAAAAAGAATATATTTAAAGAATTCCAAATTTTCTCTAAATTATGAATACATCTATCATGAAATATTGGCTGAGGCTAATCTAGAAAAAAAATCATCTCCGAGTCTATATGTAATTCAGATATATGAAAATTTTGAGGAAAATTCAGAAATATATAGATTAGCAAAAGAAAAATTCATAGAAAAAATATCATAAAAAAGGCTTCGTTTAAAAACGAAGCCTTTTTTTTATACTTATATTAGATTTAAAAATCACTAAGATTTTTTATAAATGAATAGCCTGAATTGTTAGCGGATTCACTAGTATCCATATTAAAAACATTTCCAAATTGCTGAGCATCTACTTCACCTTGCTTTCCGTCCATATCTATTCTATAAGCAGGTACATCTATTTTGGATTTATTACCAAATACAGAATCTGCATATCCAACAAAATCAAAAGCTGGTTCTCTTTTTATTACTGAAAGACCCGTTCTATCACTGGAATCTTTTTGATTGTCCGCTGCGAAAGGTTTATAGGTATCGTCATGTACTTTACCTAAAAATTGTTTATAATCAAGAACCTCTCTTTTTTCTACGTCCTGTACGTTCATATTCTATAATTTTATTTTTTACATAAACCGAAACAAACAATACCGAAGGTCATTTTGGTTATTAAATTGCAAATAGTTTTCATAATTTATTTTATTTTATTTTATTTTATTTTATTTTTTAGCTCCTGCCACAAAACCGTCCCAAATTCCAGATAACGTATCCAATACGCCACCGCCACCATTTTCTTTTTTATCAGAAGTTATGTTTCTTGCAGAAGCCGATGTTGGATAAGCTTTAGAAGCTTTTTGTAAAAATTCACCCTTAAATGCTTCTTTTTCTTTATCGCTTAATGATGAGATAGTTTTTGCTCCTATAGGTTCATCAGAAAATGCGGACATGAAAAATGCTGTTAATTTTTCTTTACCTAATTCACCTTGTAGGGATTCTCTAATAGTTGAGTACATCCATCCGTTAGGTTCCAAACCAAAAGGCTCGATTAGTGAATCCATACCTTTCCTTTGTATATATTCCTGAACAGCCTGAGCTAGTCTAGGTGCTAGAAATTCTGCATTTGCATTTTCACCAGTTATTAAACCTGGCATTTCTTTAAATTCTATTGAATCTACTAATTCCTGTATAATAATAGAAAATTTTGAATTTTCCTTAACCCCTATTTTTTCCATTAGCACTGCTGCTAATTTTTGTTTAAGTGTTTTAATAAATCCAGTTCCTAATGAGGGTATAACCTTACCAAGTATTCCTGAAATATCTATATTCTCATCTAAAGATATAGCATTGCTCTTAAATTGATCTAGTCTAAGTATTCTCTGCATCTTATTTTTTTATTTAAACTATATATCCAATCAGAAAATAATAAACATTCACTAAGCCAGGGAAAGGAAAAGATCCACCGCCTTATATCTGTATGCTATTTTGTCCTGCTTTATTTCAGGATTTTTAAGTGCCTCCTTCTTTCTATCCACGATGGACGTCGGTAAAAGAGGACCGAACGTATCCTTCAGTATTTTTTTATCCTTCCTCCATTCCAAAGGAAGATGCATAGCGAATCTAACTATATCTAGATTTAGGAAAGGACTTCTGAGCTCCAGCGTATGAGCCATTGACATTTTATCGAGTCTTGGTAAATGATAAAAGCTAAGTTCCTCGAATATATCTGATTTTTGTGAATCATACTCATGTATTCTTGAGTATCCGCCAAATAATTCATCCGATCCGTCACCGCTTATAACAATTCTATAATCGGTATTTTTCTTAATAGCCTCAAATAAATGATACTGCGGGATAACAGATCCTAAATCTATCGGACTTTCATTCCATTTAGCGTATATAAGAGCATTTTTATCGCTATCCATAGAATAGTCCAGAAAATTAACAGGAGTGCTTAAATGGCTGCTTAAATCATTAACAAATGGTGTCTCACCATTCTCTATACTAAACCATGTTACATTAGCATTCATCTCCTTAAGTATACCGGCTATGATAGCAGAATCCAATCCACCCGAAACTAATATTGATATTGGATAATTTCTAGATACCAATCTATTCTGAACACTTTCGATCATTTTCGACCATAGCCATTCCATATGGGTATCGTAGTCCGCATCGATAAGTTCTGGAATTGGTAGATTCCAAGATCTATAATATTCATGATAGATATTTTCAAATAACGGAGATCCGATATTATACGAATATATCTTATTAGGTAGCAATCTTTTTATATTCGTATATGGTGTCCGATCATCTTTATTATATCCCCATTTTCTAACGGAGCTTATAAATTTATCGTCTATATCGGAATTGTCCGTATATAATCCCTTCATTTCTGAACAAATCTCACCAAGCTCATTTTTATATAAACATTTCTTACCAAGAGGATCGGTAAAAGTTATTATGTTTCCTGTCTTAGAATCGTATATAACAATGGCCCAAAACCCATCCCATTTAACTATATACGGAAGATACATTGCAATAAAAAATCCCAGCGTACCACCACTTTTAAAATTTCCAAATAAATTGCAGAGGTATTCGGTATCAGATTCAAATAGGCTAGAATCATAATTAAATATTTCACCGTTGAACATGAGATATACTCCCTCCGACATTTCTATTGGTTGACTCCAGTCATCACCATCCAATGTCTGTATAGGTAATCTATGATGGCACATCGTTACGTTACCTACAGTCTCAATAGATTTCTCTATACCTCTATGACTTATTGAATCTAATATTTCTGGATTAGCCTTTGCTCCGGTTGTTAGTAGTATTCCGCACATATTAATTATGTATTATGGTTTTAAATAAAAGATCAAGAGAAGATGTTGATTCTACATCGAATGCATTCTGAAATGTATGAATCTCAGGATTACATATTTCAATAAGTTTTGTCTTAACATAATCGAATGCTATTGATTCAGAATCGCTGCTATCAGCATAATCCCACTGATCTTTATTTCTGTCACCAGTATTTGGATTATTTCCACATATGTGGATTATTGTTATTTCTGAAAGTAGTTCATTGTCCCTTATAAATTCAAGCTGTTTAATTACATCATCCTTACTTATTCTATTTTCTGATAATCCCCAGGATAAAACCGTAAGTATACCTCTGTCATGTATAAAATTACCAATTGATTTGTTGGATAGGTCCTTAGACAGTTGCATTAGCATAAGTTCCTTACCCATAGAGAACGAGTGAGCTTCCCTATTGTTTTTGCTTTCCAAGTCAAGTAAATTAAAATAAGATCCGAAATTGAATTGGAATCTTTCTATTCCAAATTCATCGGCTATGTGATTTGACAGGTAGGTTTTACCGGAGTTTCTGACCCCTTCGAATACATAAATCATTCTTAAAGTTTAGAAGTTATATGCAATTAAAACAATATGATTTCATATATTTTTCTTATAAACACTAAAAACGGCCCAATTTGGACCGTTTTTATAAAATTTAATGGGATTGTTATAGATTAACGTCCACACATTTAAAAGGTTTAAATTGAGGAACCTGTTCAAAGTTAGTAGCATTCATTCTTCTAATATGTGATTTAAGTGAAGGATAAATATCAGCTGCAATATAGAATACGTTTACCCCAAGAACTTTTTTATATTTCGAATCGCTATCTTTCAAATATATTAGCGGAGAAAATCCAGAAAGATCCTCACTAGGACTATTCTTACTATCTGCTAAATTTTTTCCCCATCCCGTACCTATTGAAGATCTTTTAACTAATTTAATATCGCTTCCAACGTAACTTAATATTTCATCCTCAGATAAGCTTTTCTCCATATAGATGGAATCCTTAGCTATTCTTTTAGATGTTGCTTCACCAAGCACATGGTCATGTATCCATTTTATACAACTTATGAATTTCTTTCCGTCAAATGATACGGCATTGGATAGCATTACCATGAAATCATTTACTGCAGTAAAATCTTCAACACCAAGATCCGGTGATTTTTCAGACTTTTGCAAAGCCATATTGAATGCCTTTGTTATATCACCCTTTAAATTATCAAAATCAATAAAAGGGATTCCTTTATTCTGTATTGATGTCTCCATCATTTCATAGCCTGAAGCAAGATCCGAATTTTCTCTTACTTTGATCACAGATTTTATACCATTCCATCTGCTATCGGGTTTAACCATACCAAATGTTTTCCAATTTCTAAGATAATCACTAAGAAAATCAACCGCATCATCATTACCCAATCCTTTTAGCTGTCTTGAATCTGCCCATTTGTTCCAGTTGGCAGGATTTTTAAGTGAAGTAGATGATAATTTGATTGGATATACACCACCAGAGAAAAAGAAATATGAATAATCATCCTTCGTTTTTTCCACCTTATTTACAGCTTTATTCCAAGCACCGATAAATTGAGGTGTGAATGATGCCTTAAGGGAACCGTCAGTTTTAAGAAAATCATCAGACTCAACCTTAAGACTATAGTTTTGCCTTAGAGCTTTAGCAAGTTCCTTAACAGTACCACTAGAATTAGCGGACTTTTTAACTCCAGATCCATCTCCTGATGGTGTTTTTGCCTTGACCTCCTTGTATTGATTACCTAATTCTTTCTCAAATTCAGAATTATTAATTACTATCTTACCTTCGTTTATTGGAGACATAAAGGAATCTATACCAACAAATCCGAAACTACCAAAAGCTGACTCGTTCATCTTTATTCTAGCTGAATCTATCGACTTCTGTATTGCTTTTTTATCTTTTTCCGAAACCCAGTCAGATGCTATTATATCCTCTAATAAATTCTTATCTATCTCACCATTAGCATTCTTATTTCCTGATAGCTTCTGTATGGTTGTGATAACAGACGTTGTAGCAGGACCATATATTCCATTAGGTCCACCTTTAGATCTGATTAATTTTCCAGCCGAAGGTATCCCGTTTGATATAGCATTCTGTATAGCATAAACAAGTCCGCTGCCTTTCATTTTTTTATCAGAGTCTCTATCACCTCTCTTTAAAGGAAATAAAGTTTTATTGAATGTCGACTCCTGAGCATCATAATCATCAACAATTTCCTTATCAGCTAATGTGTACTGTGCTTTTGCTCTTGTTAATAAATCTAATGCCACATTTGTTAACTCTCCGACATCACTATATGTGGTATAAATTTCTTCATCATCCTCTAGTGCTTGTAGGGATCTATTAGCAGTTTGAACTAAAACGTTATTGAATTCGTCCTGAAATTTATTTACTTGCTTCTCCAGTTCATCCAAAGATTTTTTGTCCTTCTCGCCAAATCCAGATCTGGTTGTATCAAGAACCTTTCTTTTCTCGTCAAGATCAATGAAAGTTCTTTTCCAGTCCCTACCATATCCATTCTTTTGATTTTTTCCCTCAGCAGATGAAATAAGATTTGTTAACAATTTTTTTAGCTTCTCTATCCTTCCTCTATATCCAGTAAATATAGATTCATTTATAGAATCACCCAGATATTCGAAAGATTCACTAGTTGCTTTTATTTTTGCTTCATCCTCAGCCTGCTTAGCGATATTATCAAGACTGCTTTGAAGCTTCATAGGAGCTAATTTAAAGCTTTTTAGAATGACCTCGTCCTTACTCTTAGAAATCTCTGAAGCTCTATTTAAAGCTTCAGCAAACTTATTTAATGACTGTAAATAGAGTCTTTTAGCCTCAGCATATTTTGAATTTGAAAGTTCATTATCATCGGAATAATCAACAAGTTTTGCGGTAAGCTCTTTAACACTAGTTGAATTAGATATGTCCGATAATTTAACTCTCATAACATCAGGATTCCTATCTCTTTTAGGAGCTAGATCGAATGTTAATATTTTAAATGTATTAAGAGCATTATCTGCTATTTTATTTAATAATGCATCAACTTTTTCATTTTCCAATATGCCTGAATTATAGCTTTCAAAAAGCATTGAAGCTACTGGATTATTAATATATGGGTTCTTCTTATTCATCATATTTAGTATATATTAGAGGACTCATCCTTTGGTAATTTTTTAATCTCTGCAGATAATTCTTTCATAAGTCCAGAAATCTCAGCATATATTAATGCTTGCTTATCTATACTGGAAACTTCAGAATTAACATCCCCCTCTTTTTTAGAAGCTTTAGCTTCCTTTATATCATCGAATTTTTTTGTTATTTCGAGTTTAATTTCTTGAACTCTACCCTTTCCTTCGATTTCATTCATTTTAAAATCTTTGAAATTAAGCATTCTTTCTAGATATTGTTATTTTAGATCTTAATTCTCTTATATCACTCATGTGCTTCTCTCTGATGTCTTTTAGTTCTTTGGAAGCCTCCTCTTTTGTTAATTGGCCCTTAGATATCAAAGAGTTTATATTTTCTCTTTCCATATCCATCTGAACATATAGCTCATTTCGGTTCTTTATCAGAAGATTTGTCAATTCTCTTCTCTCCTTAGGATCCAGAGATTCTATTTCCTTAGTAAATTCACTAAGTGACATGGCTATGTAAAGATCTAGAGTTGCCTCCGATATACCAGATTTTGAGGTAGTTTTTTGTTGAGCGGTCTGAGTTTTTTTATAAGAACCCTTTAATAGATCACCATACTTTTCCTTGAATTCATCATCCTTTTTCTTTGCTTTTAATACAGAATCCTTGTATTTATTATAAAGGTCTCTAGACAATGTCTCGTCAGCAAGATCTTTGGATCTTTTGTACATGTCTTCAGCTATCTCCGAATCAACTCGTGTCTTATTAACTTCCCAGTATGTTCTAAGTTTAGCATTGTCATTTATTAGGGATTTTACCTTGACCATTATGTGATCTATCTTCTTAACATGTGATTTCTTCATATTAGAAAGCAATTCCTGATTTCTTTGTACGTATCTTTCGATTTTCTTATATTCAGCAGGATCCGATTTGGTCTGATCCTTTTGTAGATCTAGTTTATCCAATTCTATATTAACCTTTTCCCACTCATCAATATACTCTTCCTCGGCAGATCTATATTCAGTTATTAGATTCTCCATCTTATTTAGGGCACCTCCGAAATTGACACTAAACCAATCTTTAACCTTATCAAAGATATTAGCTTCATTCAGCTCATTCCATTCTTTAAATTTAAGAGTCATTATTTATTATTTATTTAGTTTTTTCCTAGCTGAATTTATGATATCAACAGTAACTGTATTACCCCCTGAAAATACTTCACTTATGATCTTCTTAGTACCAGAATTAGCATCGTTACCATCACTTATAACTTGATTTATCTGATTTGCCATCTTAGTAAAATCTGATTCACCTTTAAGACTGTTAGTTATTTCATTCTCTGTTTTACCTAAATTTCTAAATAGTGCTAGAAGATTTGTTTTTGAATCAAGGGATGATGCCAATTCTAAAAGATCCATCTTATATGGATTCACGGATCTAGCACTAATTGGTGTTTTTGATTTGCTTATTTTATCAGATAATCTATTTAGCTTTCTCTCAATGGACGATCTAATATCAGCTATATCTTTTTCCAATTCATTCTTTCTTTGTATAATATCTCTACCTTTTCTGCTGGAGATTTTCTTTTTCTCCTCTCGTGGATCCACTCTTAAATTACCGGTTGATTCATCGTCCGCTTTTTCCTTTTCTACATCCTCCATTTTTGATTTAAGATCCGAACTTTTTTCCTCATATTCAGCTTTGGCAGTTTTTATCTTATCCTCATAATCTTTAAGAACTGATGATTCTTCAGATCTTTCCTTAGCTAATTTATATTCCAATTCAGCAATAGCAATCTCATCCTCAGAATATCCTGCCATAAGATATTCTCTTCTTCTGGCATTACCATCAACTAATTTATTAGCAACTTCTTTGGATTTTTTAATTTTAAGTCTCTGAGCCTTTATATAAGCCTCCATTTCTTTAGCTTTAGCTTCTCTTTCTTTACCAAGTGCAACGACTTTATCATTCTCTTCGGTTTTACTTAATTCGTCAATCTGTGAATTTATTTTATCAACAGCTAATTCGAATTCATTTCTTTTCTCTATTAAATCAAGCTCAAGCTCAAGTATTATCTTTCTAGCCTCGTCCAGCATACTTACTCTGGAAGCTGAACCCAAAAAGAACTTGGATAATGTATTTTTTAGCGAATTCATAATTTGTCCCTCATTAACAGAATGATATGGATCAGCAGTTTCGAGTGATCTAAGTTCAGCAACTAAATCACTTTCGGTTCTTTCCAGAAAATGATCGTATTTTTTATATTCTTCGAATGAAGGTAAATTTTTCATATTGAATTCTTTAATTTTTATAATCTATATATCCCAACAATAAAAAAAACCCTAGGACTAATCCTAGGGTTTTAATATTTAAGTTGGTTAAGATTATGCTAAACCACCAGCAGGTACGTTAACGTATAATGTTAAGTACATAGTTTCAGGTAAGAAACCAGCTTCTACTAAAGCATATCTAGATTTAACTGCGATTTTAGGTGACATAGTACCTTCAGAGATAGTCTGAATTGATTCTGCCATCATGTAAGGCATGAATTTTAATCCTGGCTCATCATCACCACCTTTTCTACCAATTAATACTCTTGTATCGCTGTAGTTCATGTTCTGATCTACGTAAACTGTCATACCAGCAAGAGAACCTACAGGGTATAAAGTACCGTTATTTTGAGTAAGTGTATTAGAGAATGGAGCGAAAGTGAACTGAGAAATATCTTGAAGTGCACTTGCAACTGCAGCATTCGTTACTACGAAATTAGCAGGACCTCTTCTACCTCTATTAGCTACCACGTTAGCACCAGCAAGGATTCTTGAGAATAATCTTCTTTGTAGAGTTGATAAGTTCTCGTAACCTCCTGTAGCTGGACCAGCTGGGATAGGCATAGATTGTGTAGCATCCGATTTGTTAACATAAGCTGAAGTTGTACCAGCAGCACCACCAAGAACTAAGTTCAAGTTAAGGTTTTGGTTTTCAACATTGAAGAATTGGTTATGGTTAGACCAACCTAAAGCGAATGCTCTTGATAAGATGTGTTTGTTAATTGCTTGAGAAACCTCATTAACCAATGCGTTCTCGATCATTGAGATAACGTCGATACCGAATTGTTTGTTAAGATCTTGGATTTGCTCAGTTGTAACTGAAGCAGCAACTTGGAAAGTTTCAGCCTCCACGAATTTAGTGAAAGTAGAAAGACCCATTGAGTTGTAGTAAGTAGACTCACCAACTCCTCTTAACATAGGGTTGTAAGTTTTAGTACCATCTACGTAAGGACCTTGCCAATCTGTAGTGTTGTTGAAACCAGCACCAGAGAAACCTTGGATATGATCTTCTAAAGCTTTAACTAATTGTGCAGAACCTGCAGTAAAAAGAGTTGAAGCTGGAGAACCTCCAGTAACTTGGAAGCTTCCTGAAGCTGTGATAATACCAGCTACGTTGTAACCATCCGTAATGTTTTCAATCTCGTAGATTGGGAAACCATCGATTCTTGATAAACCTACGAATTTAAGTGTTAATACACCTCCATTAGTAACTGTATAAGAAGCACCTACTTGGAATGAACCAGCAGTAGCACCTGTAAGACCTGCAGAAGATCCTTGTGCAACTGGGAATTTAATCATTGTAGGAGCTTTAGCTAATGAATCTCCTGAAGTAGCAGATGTAGCACCAGCAAGTTTACCACCTGAGTATACGTAATCTAAGTAAGATAAGATACCAGTTGGTCCTGACATAGGGATAACAGGAACGATATCAAAACCTACAGTCTTAGCAGCTACCTGAATAGCTAATGGTAATAATGATGGGAATTTGTCACCAGATCCTTGGTTTGCTGTGTTATAGAAACCAGCGTTAGCATTAGAACCTGAGAATGAACCCATTCCTGGGTATGTTGGAGGCGCAACTGCACCCATACCGTTAACAACTCCTAAAGTGTTATAAGCACCTGCAGACTCGTTTAATGAATGATAATGACAATATTTAGTCAACCATCCTTTTTTTCCTTCTTCTGTGATACCAGCTTTGCTCTCGATAATCGGAGACCATGTATCATAGATTTCTTGTTCGTTGATCAATTTCATGATTTGTTTTTATTTTTTATCTTTTTGGAAATTTTTGCTCTAGTGCAGCAGCTATTGAAGCCATATAATCGCTTGAATAACCTTGAGTTGTTGCACTTGGCACTGTTTCTTCGCTCTCGTTCAATTTTTGAACTCCAACTGTTTTAGTTCCAAGTTGTCTTGTAGACCAGAAGTTTTTGATTTGGTAAGGAGAATCTAATCTATAGAAGTTACTCTGAGCAACTATTGATTGCTTGTGTCCTTCATTAAGTGATTCCCAAACTTGTGCAAATTCTTCAGGCATTTCGTCAATAAACTTAAGACCTGTTTTTGTTGTGCTCTCGTTTTCATTAAGAGCTGATTCTTGTGCCTTTTGTGTGTTGGCTGGCGCTTCAAATGATTTTGAAGCTTCGTTTATATTTGATTCAGTTTTTTGTGTTTTAACTGATTCTACCAAACTATCAATTTTGTCTGAAAGGTTATCGTAATTACCTGCAAATCCAGATTCGTTTAAACCTGCTGATGCTGATACTGATGCACTTTCCATTAAATCTTGTCCTACTGCTTTCATATCAGAATTGTTTAAACTTTCTGCTATATATTCACTGTAAGATATAGATCTTTTAACTTTTTCAGCTAAGTATTCAGAATAATCTAAACCTTTGTTTAGATTTTCAGCTAAATAGTCTGAATATTGTATATTCTTATTCAAGTTCTCACCTAAATACTCTGCGTATTCGATACCATCATTTAGTTTCTCTGCAACGTATTCAGTATAAGCAATACCTTTATTTAGGTTTTCTGCTAAATGTTCACTGTAAGAAATACTATTATCTACATTCTCAGCTAAGTATTCAGAATAAGAAATATTTTGATCTACTTTTTCAGCTAAATATTTAGAATATTCTATGTTCTTATCTACACTCTCTGCTACATATTCAGAATAAGATATAGATTTGTCAACATTCTCAGCTAAATATTTAGAATAAGAAATATTTTTATCCAAATTCTCAGCTAAATACTTAGAATAAGTTATGTTTTGATCTAGATTTTCAGCAACGTATTCTCCATACTTAATTGCATTATCCAAGTTTTCAGCTAAGTACTCAGAATATTTTTCCAATTTAGCTACTCTTTCTTCTAATGCTGTAACAACATCCTCATTAGATGTTTTTTCAGATTCTTGAATTGAGTCTCTCTTTTCGTTAATTTCTGCTATAGCCGATTTCATTGAATCCATTTCTTTCTTCAAGAAAATAGAATATTGATTTAGGTCATCAGCAGTAACAAATTCTTTATTCTCCATAAGGATTTCTTTATTTTTTTCTGTTTTTGTTACGAGATTGTTGAATTCTTCGTTATTTTCAACTTTATATATCTTCATTGAAGATTCATTTTTAAGACCGAAAGATTCATTAACACAAGTTAATCCGTTTAGAATTGTATTATTTCTCATTTTATAAACGTCTTCGAAACTAAATCCTGCACTTTCGTATACTCTTTCCAATTGTGCATCCTGAAAACCAGGATCAGCAACTAAATCATATGTAAATATTTTCTTGATCTGAACCTTCTTATCATTGCCAACCGAACCAGCTGCTCTTGATGATATTGAAAGTGGTACTCCGGCATCAACTAATTTTTTAGCTATAATACCTGCTGGCGTATCTAAAAGTCTAACTTTTATTTTAAGTTCTCTCTTATCCTTATCGTATGCAAGATCTTCGATGATATGTGAAATGTTCTTAAGAGAAACGTCGAATTTTTCAGGATGATCTAATTCACCAACTAATCTCTTCTGTGCAATTTTGTCTTTAAGATAGTCCAAATGAGGTAAATATTCATTTTCCTCGTATATTCTATTATTATTGTTTTCCTTTCCGAAAACAGCTGCTATACCTTCCAGAACATAATCATCCTCAGAATCTGTCTTCTTAGATTCAAGTACTCTCTCCTGTCTCTCAAGGATGAAAACTAAATCTTCATTAAGCTTTTGGGTTGTTGGCATTTCTTAATTGTGTTTTTTATGTTATTTATATATCAATTCAAATTCGAATAATTTTAATACTTTCTCAATTATTGATATTTTATTCTACTTTCAACTTCAGTAGCAAATTTTTTAGCTATCTCGAATGCTTCACCATCAGATACTTTAAACTTTCTTACCTTATCACCAAATGGTGCAAATTTATTTTTTATCTTAACCTCTATTATATCTCCTCTTGTATCCAATGATGCCTTAGCATATGATACCGCTTTCCAATTTGCTATGTTCATAATCTCCTTATCCTTATCAGTAAGGAAGGTATCAACCAGATTAATACCACCAGCAAAACTATTATCCCTTATTACAGTTGAATTCTTCTTATCCTTTATGATAACGTCCTTCGGATCAACGGTTATGTAATAATCATCCTTTACTTTCTGATCATCCTGCTTAGGATCCTCATCAGTTAAAGGTTGGGTATTTCTTTTAATTTCTTCTTCCTCGCTAGGCTTAGGTTTAACTTTATCTGCTTCTTTCTTAAATACATAAACTCCTCTTTTAGGTTCATCTATATCTTCGTTAACTGTATTCGTCTCAACATCAATCGGTGAATTAACCTTAGCCTTATAATCATCTGCATTTATCATAAAGTTTCTAAATACACCAACTTTGTATTTTCTAAGTTCGGGATCTGCATATTCTCTCTCGGTAACTACATATACAGCAACCTCTGCTGGAGTACTTGATTGCTCACGACTTAATTCAAGAGTTGTTTTTTCTTTTTTAGAATCAATATCCTTATTCTCGTATATTCCCGCTAATCTACCACTGAAATCATCAAAACTAGTTATCACTGTGGATTCATTAATTAGTTCACCCAGAATAGCAGAATTGTCATGTTCTTCATTCTTTTTTTCTGCTGATCCTTCTATTTCCTCAGAATAGAATATTTTTTGAAGTTCCTCCGGATTTGAATTTTTAAGTTCATCATTTGATACTATTCTACCTGATACGTTTACTACATTTTCTTCATTATCCTTGTAGTAAAATTCATAAGTTTCAGGTGCATTCGGATCAACTACTATTAACTGATCTCCAGCTGACTGGTAAGCAGTTTCAAATTCGCTCCAGTCACAGATACCTTGAAAATTAAACATAGCAGCAATATCATTTATTCCGTCTACGTGAGATATCTTAAAATCAAGATCCTCGTTATCAAAAGTTCTTTGTATAGCTGTACCTATTTGAGCAAGTACACCTTCCTTAGATGATGCCTGGTCATTAACTACATTGCTATTATCCAATGATATCAAAGTTAAATCATGACTTGCAAGTTCCTTTTGGACTTCCTTAGAGTTAATCTGGGTCATTATGAATATTGACTCGCCATTTTTATCTCCTATCTTAATAAGTTCCGCAGTTGTTCTAGTTTCGTTACTGAATAGGAAACTTATACCTGTACCTAAAGCTCCACCAGCTGGTTGTGACCAACATACAGTAATAGGAACACCAACCGGAAGATTGGCTGGATTCATTTCATTTTTTGCAAAAGATTCAACTTCACCATATCTTGGTGCCTGGTTATCACTGTACCAATTCCATGTAGATCCAACAGCATCTATAATCATAAGTACCTCGCCAACAAAAGGTATTGCTCTACTTCCTAGTTTGCTACCTCCTCTCGTTACTCCTTTAGCAAAAGCCTTAATAGCACCACCAACTCCAACTTTACCTAAAGTATAAGCTGCCTTAGCACCTTTAAACCCTCTGGTTACCAAAGCTCTTGTATTTTTTAATGTAGCGATATCTTTAACGCCTCCCCATAGACTTTTAATACCTTTAACTCCACCTGCTCTTATTTTACCCAGAAGAGAAGGAGCAGCGGAAGCTCCTGCGCTAGCTGCATTAGGAGAAAATCCTTGTATCGTTTTAAGTAAAGCTCTAGCAGCTAATCCGCCTCCAGCAATTTTCAAAGCGCTATAAAGAACAAGTCCTACTCCACCAGCAGCAGCTATTACTGCAGCATCCTGTACAACCTTACCTATAACATCCTCAGTTTTCTCGTCGTCCTTTATTGGTCCGCCTGGTAGCATTTCACTAACATCAATGAGTCTTATCTTAGATTTACCGTCAACATCAATATAGCCCGTCATTCTATAGGCTTTCATTGTTTCCATCATGTTTTCACCGTTAGCAGGATCCTCTAATAATAAGAAAACCGCTTTATCGTCACCCTTCTTGATATCCGATGCGGTCATTGAATCAACTATCTTACCTTTACTTTTTAAACTATTATATGCAAAGTGAAATTTTATAGCTTCTTTATACTCCGCACTATCAGCATCACCCTGCTCATCTTCGAAAACCATTTTTTCTCTAGAAAAATCTTCGAATGACAGAACATCAGATTCATTAATATCATTGTATAGTGGTTCTAAGAAGCTGTAGTTTTCTTTCAAATATTCCGAAACAGATCCCTCATATTTACCAAGATCGTTAGATTCAGCCACCCATTTTCTAGGATTCTTTTTTAACCATTTTTGAAAATCTGAAGATAATGCCCACCACTGAAAATCTTCGAATGAAGTACTTTGAGCATTTGGCATATCTAACGGGATTGTCATAAGAGGAAAATTATTTCCTATTTTATATCTAGTTCCTGCTGGTAATAATATTATCATAATCTAATTATTTTTCAGTGTAAATTTTATCATAAGATTTGGAAATCAAATCTATTAATTTTTCTATATATCCAGAATTTCTAAGCTTTTTAAAAACAAGATTACCGATTGCCATTTCTCCGCCCTTAGCAAGCTCTTCTTTTCTCATTTTCTGAATTTTTGATTTTAGTTTAGATGCTCTGTTATATAAAGACTTAGCATTTGATGGCAAAATGTCCGTGGTTATAAGTCTTGTCTGTAATTCCTCTATATCCGAAACTATGGCTGAATATTTTTTCTCCACGTCCATATCGTCAACCTCGGGAAAATTATAAACAGGCTTTCTTATCCAATCATTATTTTTTAAAGAAAACAATGCGGATGCCGTATGTGGTTCATGCTGATCCTGCAGATATAGTTCAACATCATAACCTCTTATTGTTATGTTATGTCTAAGATTCCATACGAATTTAATACCGTCGATTGCGGATTTTAGTATTTTTGGATTATCATCGTCTATGCCATCCATGTTAATAAGAACATGAACATCAAGATCAGAAAAATCAGTGTAGTTAAAATTTGCTAATGATCCAGTTAATTGAATGTCCCTTATTGCTCTATCTCCCAGAATATCTTCAAATTTTGTATAAAAATCTTCCGCTATCCTAATAAGTTTTCTTCTGACTCTCTGGTCAAAAACCCAGGATATCTCACCAGATTTTGTTTTTTTCTGAGTCCAAAAAACTGGATTTAGCACATCATGGTAATATGGACTATTCTCCCTTTCATTAAGAGCAATCCCATTATTATTTAAAAAATCATTAAAATCTAATACTGTATTCACGAAAAAAGCTTTCCTCTATATATCAAGGAAAGCTTTTAAATGTATTAGCTATTTTATATTATATTACGCAAGCATATTATTTTAAATTATCGTTTGTCTAGAAACAAATTTTTTCCATTACTGTCATAACTGCTCTAACATCAGCTTCACAGTATGATTCTATTTTTTCGAAATCCTTATCGATCCAGAAAACATCATTAACCTTAGATCCGTCCATATCACCCTTTGGTGAATCTATACCAAGTGAACAAGTTAAAAGGTCCAGACTCAAGTATTTCTGGTGTGTCCAGCTTCCGAATGCAAATATATCCGATGTGTCCATATAAGGAACTTCCCATGGTTTCTTATCCCATATCTGAAGATTACCGGAAGGATTTATACCATTATAGATCATTCTCTTGCCCAAACAAGGCACGTCGAAACCTTTTATGTTATGTCCGCAAAGTTTCCATCCCTTGGCCATAGCGTTATTAAAAACCTTGTTTGCTTTATTTAATATTTCCCTTTCGTCATTACCAGAGAAGGAAACATATTTTTGATCTCCGTCCTCAGTAAAAGAACCAAATGAAACACAGACAACTCTTGAAAATTCCGGCTCCAAGCCTGCTTTCTGTTTATACACCGATTCGTCAGACTCATTGGCTAATGCAGGATAAGCTCCTCTATAATATTCATCTCTCTTTCTCCAGAGATGATAAAGTCTTGGATTTTCGTCATGTAGGGTTTCTATATTTGGATACAATGCTGCAGTTTCAACATCAAAATATAGGAGATTGTGTATTGCTTCTTTTCTTAACATCTTATTTACATTAAGCTGTAAATTTAATATATTATAACGGAATTAAAAAATTATTTTCCTGATATTTTATTAATTACAACGGGAGGTAAGGATTTTTGATTTTTGATATAATGAATATAGCTATTTTCTCTTTCTGGAGATTCTATTATAATATCGCAGGAAAGACCGAAAGTGGGTATTCTATTTTTTAAATACGCTGATGGATTAGGTGACAATGATACGCCATCTTCATTAATATCAACGGATTCAGAGTGTATAAAAAATGGAACGTGTTCATCTTTCCATGTGGAAGAACTCAAAAACATTGCTTCCCTTATACTTAATCCACCATTATTAAAATGATGAGCTAATGTTCTAAAACATATAGGTATTTTAGTTTCATAATATATTCCAGTAAGTAAATCGGTCACAGAAAATAAACTTGGTTTTTCGTCATTAGTAACGCATAATTTATTTACTGCATTTTTATCTAGTAATTTTATTCTATTACAGAAATTAGACATTGTTTGCTTCCTGTTACCATATGCTGATCCAATTCTAATTATTATCGAAGGATAATCCACACCAATTAAGTCCAGCAGTGCAGAGATTGAATTTATCACTCTTATCGTTGATTCCTTAACACCTTCTAATTGACTGCCCATAAAATATTCTTTTCCTATGAAAAAGGATACCCTAATTGAATTCTTATTTAATATTAAATTTATGGAATCTATTATGGAGGACAATTTAGGATTTTCCTCGTCGCTGACCGTATTAAAAAAATCCTCGTGGAAATCCATCTCATTAAGATCCAAACAAATCATATTGGATCCTATAGAAAAGTTTGTATTTGCAAGGTCTAATATAAGGGTTAATATTTCCTCGTGGGATCTAATATAAAAACTTCCTAGTGCTAGAGCCTTAGGTAAACCTAAATATGAAATATTTGGATTGCTTCCTGATACCATAATCTTTTTATTATTGTACCGTATAAAGCTGTTTTGGTTCCTTATCCACCGGTAGTTTCAAGCCCGAGTTCACTCGCACTATATACCGTTTTTGAATTATATGCTGAAGCAGGTACATCGCTTGCCTTCATTTTAGATACAGTTTCCATGTTTCCATGTTCCCCGCCTGGAGCAAATTTTATAGAATCTGATTTTACCTCTATTACTCTCTCAGTTTCTTTACCCTTATTATAAACTTGTATAAAATACCTATATTGTTTATTATCAGGATTTCTAAATGATCTAACTATCACACCAATTACTTTCTTCTTAGAATCAGAATCTATAGGGCTAGCAATAACTATATCACCTATAGTAAATTGTGAACCCTTCACAGTTGTTTCGATATTAGGATCCTGTCCTACAGATACCGATAAATCGCTAAATGGTTTATAGTTTATTTTAAGAACCCCATTAGCACCTCCATACCCGTAGCTATCACCAAAGGCAGAATCAAATTCGTATATAGATTTTAAGTGTTTCATTAGAGTATGTATCCTTTGTTATTGCTGGTTTTTCTGCACCTTCAGTACATCCCTAATTTTTGAAGCCAATTCATAGTGCTCATTTTCCAGAGCTTTCTTTAGCATTTCTTCTAGCTTACTTTCATCTGAATCCTCACCCGATATACTGGTTATGGAAACTGGTTCCATAGCTAATACTCTCTGTGGGGAATATATAACCTCTAATGTGGAATCTATTATCAAATGATCATCGTAATAATCTTCAGGATCATCCATCTCATCCTTTATCTTATTTAGTTCCTCTAGTGACCATTCAGCATTATTCCAAAAAATCATCCAGTGACTGTATATAAATTCAGATATATCGTTATCGATTACGTGCTTAAGTAAATTTTTAAGCTCGTTTTTTATATCATTTTTGGTTACCCCAGTCAGAAAGGGTTTCCTTTTAAGCCCAGGGATTCCTGAAATTCCCTCTCCGACACCTATTTTAAAGCATTTATTAACCTCAAAAATTGTATCCCAGTCCAGACTCAGAATAACTTTGTCTATTAACTTACTGTTTTTACCCTTCATCTCTTATATATCTTATTTTTGAATACCTAGCTGATCAGCAACATCGGATATCCATTTATTATATCTATCAGGGTAAAAGTTTTTTATATCGGAAAGTTCCCTCTTTGAAACAGAATATTTTTCCCTTATAAAGATCTCTACCTGGTCAAAATTCTTAGTTTCCTTTATTTTATCTTCAGATGATATCTTTTTTGTTTTTGTGTATATCCAATTAGGTGGTTTCGAATATCTGCCAGACAATGTACTTCTCCACCAATCTACTACAGGACCAGGTACTATACGCATTCTATTAAATTGGTTTGCCTGTACCGGAAATTGAATAGCCATAATCCGATTAATCATGAAAAAATTTCTAGACTTATCTATTCTACCCACTTGATCCCACGTTTTATTATTGGTGGAAAATATATTCTTTATTATATCAAAAAGCTGCATAGTTAGTCCAGTATATGTTCAAATGGATCAAAACCTTTAGGTTGGTAACCAGAGGTAATCCACTCGGTTCCCTCTAATATCTTTATCCTGTCTAGTGTTATTGGTTTTCTAAGTAGGGATATACCTCTTTCTATTTCCAAATTACAACCAGAGGCAACAAAATCAGGTATCATTAACTGATTAAGCCACATAAGTTTAAAATTTCTCTCAATGTTTGCTTTTACTTTTTTCCTATTATCCGAGCTATCGACAGATTTCGATGATCTTAGAACCATTCCAGCTAGCCAATCCAGAAAATCTGCAGAATCTAGCATCTGTTTAAAATCCAAAGATTTCCATTCAGAGGATTTGAATGCCTCATGAACCGATTCAGCTTTCTTAGGAGTAAATCCCATAGTTCTTGTACCGCTAAGAGTTTCCCAGACACTAGGTACTGAATCCCCCTTATCACCAACCAGCACTTTATTCAATATGAAGAAGTCACTATCAATTTCCTCTATTTCAACCTTCTTCAGAAAAACCTTAAATGATTCTTTTTCAGGCGAAATAGCAGAAGCCATGTTAAATATACTAACACTCTCGTCCCTATTTAGCCAAGATTCTTTCCATCCCTGGGGAACCGATAGAACATTTTTCTTAGAATTGTTATTCCATACTGCTGTCCATGAGCTGTCAGTATTTCTAGATAACTGATGTAAATCTTTATCACCTGTTATAATAATACAATTTTCACCATTACCATTGAAATAATTACTCCAATACATTAAAAGATCGTCACCCTCTGCACCATCAACTCTGGAAAAAATAAATCCCATCTTCTCCATATGATCTCCAAAAGATTTCATGAGTTCAAAAAATATAGTCCAATCAGTTTCATCATCTCTGACCCTACCTGATTTATATCCACCATCTTCTATCTCAACGTCTTTTCTCCAGCTCCTACTATCAGTAGTAAATATCATTCTCCCACCAGTTGGCAAAAGTTTAAGAGAGGAACACAAATCAGTAGAAACTTTCCTGATAAAAGCACCTTGCTCGCTTTTAGATTTTAATATCTTACCAGGATCAGCTTTCCCGTATCCTCCAAAAACGCCAAACGTCTTATGGAATATGTAATTCCCGTCAACCAATATATTAATCATAGCTTATCCTTTATTTTAATGGAATACTCCACCTTTATTTTCTCCCAAGTTGATTTTATATCAAACAATGGGTCTATAACTCTAAAATCGAAATCATTAAACTCAGCAAAATCCAGGTCATCGGCATCCAATCTCCTTGAGACATCATCAGCATCTCTTCTTCCGGATAATCTTTCTTTCCTTACATCCTCCTGAATATCAAGGTAGATTATGAATGATTCTTTCCTGTCCTCCGGTTCTATCTTCGATATACCTGAAGGGGTCATTATGAAAAGATCAGCAGTATCAAATTCATCCCGTGAAGTTCCATACACCCATCCATTGAATATCACATACTCATAAAAAAGACCCTTAGCTGCGAATTGATGTGCAGCAGAATCTCTTGATATGAAATGGTAATCCTTCCCATCAACCTCACCATCTCTTGGAGGTCTCGTGGTGTGTGATACACAATATCTAAATCCCATATCTTCCAATACTTTTCTAGCATGATCCTTACCAGATCCACCCTTTCCTACCAATATAACTCTTTTCTTCTCCATTTACGCAACTAATTTTTGTATCTGAAATACTAGTGAAAGAAGGGATACCATAGGATCTATGACTTGTATTCTTTGAGCCTGATGCTCAGCAACCAATACCACCACCGCGGGAATTATCTTAATAAGATCCGGCTTATTGTTTATTATCCAATCAATAAACTCCTCACCTAAGGCTGACATAACCTCGTCAACCTTGCCTTGATATTCTCCCACTATAGCCTGATAATTCTTAACTGGATCCTTTGAAGTAACAATAAGAGAATATAATTCCTCATAAGACCATCCAAATTCTTTTATCTTTGCAGAATCTACAACAGTAACACCTTCCAGAGTCCATGTTTGTATTTTGTTTAATGCTGATCTAAAGTCAGGATAATAATTTTTCTGAAATTCCAATATTGAATCTTCGTCAATTGATATATTAAGCTTGGATAATATAAGATTAACTCTTTTTCTCCATTCTTGCTTTAATGCATCATCCTCCTCAGTAGTTACCGGGTTGAAATCAATTACTTCAAATCTACTCTGTATAGCATCGGGAACCTTATTTATATAGTTACAGGTAGCAACAAATCTTGTATTTGTAGCAAACTTTTCTATAGTTCCTCTAAGTGCTTTATAGAATTGGTCCGATGCACCATCGAACTCATCTAAGATTACTATTTTCTTAGATGATTTACCGTCCATTACCGAGATGGTTGAGCAAAAATCAGTTATCTTAACTCTAATAGTTTCAACTGAGCTCTCATCCGAAACATTTATAAATAGGCTAGGATACGGTGAAGCTAATATTTTAGCTAATGTTGTTTTTCCACAGCCGGGAGGTCCGCTTAATAATACATTATGTCCAAGGCCATTCTCAAATATCTTAGAGATTCTGGAAGGCAGAATCATATGTCTTAGTTCTTTCGGTCTAAGTTTTTCTGTCAATAATTCTTTTATCATACTATTTTTATCGCTAATTGGGTAAGTTGTTTCTTAAAATTTCGAGGAAAGATCGTCAGATTCATTTTTATCATATCTAACTTCAACAAGTCTAGGAAGGAATAATGATCTATTATCATGCTTATCCGTTATAACAACATTGTATTGAACAGCAATTATTTTCCCTATATAAGAATCTGGATTGGTGCTAAATAATTTAAGATCATCGTCGCTAAATCCTGAACCAACTTTAACATTTAATGTCTTGGATTTATCTGTGCATATAAATCCTCCTATAAGACCCTCTCTTTTTCCTTCACCAGGATACCATCCACAAATCTCAAGATCACATTCATTAACTTCCTTTATCTTAATCCATGTCTTGGATCTCTTACATTCATAGACCGAATTTGATTTACATATAACGCCTTCCCCGCCAAGTGCTACTATATCATTATAGATTTTAGTAACTTCGGAAACAGAATCTAGTTTCCATAATTGTGCTAATTTTACAGGGGAATCTTCCGGAACATATGATAATATTTTCTCCAGCGTATCTCTTCTGGTTAGGTAATCAATTACACCAGAACCATGGGAAAGAGTTGAGTGCTCTTCAAAATCAAAAACATTGAATAGGAATCCCTCCTCAATATTACTATTAGCGGTGCCTCTAAGTATTTGAGTAACTTTTCCGCTAACTGATTTTCTATTAAGATCAGTTAACTCACCATCAAAAAACCAATCACCCATTATTCCGCTATTTATAATAGCTGTTTTTAATGCGAATGTTATAGCAGGGAAATAACAGGAATCCAGTTCGTTAAATGCTCTAGTGAAATATGAAAATTCGCCATCCTTATATAGAGCTATAACACGGACTCCGTCATATTTTTCTTCACAGTAAACAGAATCCCAAGAAGCCATTACCTTCTCATCGTCGGTTGCTAGCATTAATGAAGGATCAGGTACTAATTCCTTCCCCACAGCTTTATTGATTAATTTTGCTCCAATCCCAATATTCATTCTTTTGGTAATGATCTTCATCAATATCGTTCTAAGTTCCAGATCCTCCTCCTGATTATCCGAAATCCTGGTAGATATTAATAATTGAGCTCTCTCCCTTAAAAGATCGTTAGCAGCTGGAGCTTTTTTTAAGTCCTCTACAAGGCTTTTAAAATCGTTCCATAGATTTTCATTAGGTTCGGATAATACAGCGTTAAATCCTATCCTATGTAGCTTTGTAGTAACAAATGGGTTGAAGCAAACATCAAGAATGTATTCCATTCTATCATTCATTGATTCCCTTATGAGATCTTGCTTAGATTTTTGAGATCCGTTGCCGGTCATTTTTTCTAAACTACAAAAAATTCTAATTTCCTTTATCATCTTATTTATTTTTTCACAAATATAGAAAAAATATACGAATCAAAAAAATTAGAATGTATAAAATTTTGAATTTAAAATATCATTAATATCGACAGCAACAGTTCCTGATTTAGAACAAGCTATGGAAGCAGCTATATTACAAATCGATAATGATTCCCTGATCCCTATATTACTTACCATGCATAATGATAAAATCGATATAACAGTGTCTCCCGCTCCCGAAACATCATATACATCCATTGGATATCCAGGATCATAAACGGATTCATCCTTGTTGATATAGATTAATCCTCTTTCTGATAAGGTTACCAATATTGAATCAATATCATTATCGGATATAAATTTCCTAGCATGCTGCTCTATACTAATTAGATCCAAATTAGAACCATTAAATCCAGTCATGTTAGAAAATTCAGATAGATTTGGCTTGAGTAAGCTACAACCTGAATAACTAGGAATATTTAAAATCTTGGGGTCTGCTATAGCTGGAATACCAGAAATATTACATTTTGATATTATATTAGATATCATAGCTGGTGTCAAAAGACCTTTATTATAATCCTCAATTAAAACGCAATCATAATTAATGTACATCTCGTTAAATCTAGAAATTATAATTTCTTCTGTTAACGAGTCAATATAATTACGGTTTTCGTCATCGACTCTAAATAATTGATGATTTGATCCTGAAATGTATCTTGATTTTAGTGTTGTTCTTCTGGTAGAATCTTCAAAAATAAATGAATTGTCGCTGTATTCAGCTACTAGATTTTTTATAGTATTTCCGTGAATATCATCGCCAACCGTAGTAATTATATCAGCATTACCTCCCATCGATTTTATATTACGTAAAATATTACCAGATCCGCCCAAATAATATTCAGAGCGTATTACATCCAATATAGGGACAGGTGCCTCCGGTGAGATTCTTGTAACGCTACCATGGACATAATGATCCAGCATCACATCGCCAACAATCAATATTCTAACAGATCTAAATTTATCTAATAAATCCAAAATTTAATGAAGATTAAAGATTAATAATTTATAGTGTTACTTCCGGTGCTTCTTCTCCCTCAGCAGGGGCTTCACCCTCAGCAGGTTTTTCACCTCCCGCTTTTTCAGCTAATTTTTCTTCAGCTTCCTTATACTTCTCGTTCATTCTTATTTGATCCGGATTCATACCAAGGAATCTTTGTATTAAAAAGTTCTTATCAAAATATCCTTTCTCCTCCTCGCCTATCTTAACTTTGAGCTCGCCAAGACCATTTATAAATTCGGTTCTTTTTGTGTAATTGGTCATCTCGACCATTTCCTCAAATTCGCTATCCCTATTATAATTAAGTCCTATATTTGCTTTAAAGTTCTTATCTCTGGACAATTCAGGATTATCCAGACACATCTGGATATAGAGTGGCTTCGTTAATATTTCCTGAAAAATTGATCTAAGTCTTCTCAGAAACTTCTCGAATCTAATTTCATCTCTCTCCAATTGATCTATGCTTGTCTGATAATTCCCAGGAGTGCTGTTTCTAGACGCAAATCTAGCGTAGGGTATCTTAGAATCCATTTTAAGCTTATTGAAAAAATAAACCACATTTTCCATTACGTTGAAATCAGGACCACTAGGATTAAGGGATTCTATTTGTGGACTTTGTCCATCCTTTTCGGGAAATAAATAATTCTTGTAGAATTGAATTTTAGGTTTACCGTTTATTGTTAATTCACCAGATGAATCATTGATATTAATGTCCTCCTTGTAGTTTGACATTAATTGACCAAGATTCTGCATTGCTTTTTGCTGTGATTGGGTACCTATAGGTATAATGAATTTTAATCTATATGACGAGTTCATTACGTTCCATATAATTCTGGAATTTTCCATTATTCTAAGAATATTATATGATCTAACTAATCTCTCAACATAGCTAACTCTAGTTATCATATTTCCTTTAGCATAAGAAATATAAATTACCTGCTCGTTGGTCAACTTCCTGGTCATCTGAGGATTCTTTGGATATTGTATCCAAAATTGTTTATGTTCCTCTTCCCCTACCTTTTCGACTATGGGCTGAAGTGAAGTTGGATCCAATTCTTTAAATCCTATCACATTTTTTCCCTTACTGTCATATATTATTTCAAATGCAAGAAATCCATCAATTAAAAACTGCTTAAAATATTGCCATCCTAGTATTGTGTTCTGAAACCCAAATACATTATAAATCTTATTATAATGTTCTGATATCTTATCCTTTACTTTATCCTTAAGATCCAGATTTACGAACGAAGGCTGAGCAAAATAATTTCTATCATCATATACTATGGCTTCATCAGTTATTGTATCTAATATGAACTCTATTTCGCCATTAAGTGAAAATTTTCTAAGATAATTTCTTTTCTCAATATAATCACGGTCAAAATATGCAATATATTTTCTTACCTTAGTGTCCTGATAAGATGATGTCCAATAGAAAGCATCATTTTCTGTAAATCCATTACCATCCTGATTATAGAAAAATCCCTCAGTCTTACCAATAGCCTGAGAATTTTTTACAACCATATCATCGTACTCCATACCAAATTTTGATATGTTTCCAAGATTCTTTAGTATATTACCTAAAGCTGATTGATTCGGTTTTAAAAAGTCTAAAAATCCTGCCATCTTATTATAGTGTTACTTCCGGAGCTTCCTCTTCTCCGCCCTCTTCTTTTTTACCTTCCTCTTTTTTCTTCTCTTTTTCTTTTCTTTCCAATGCTTCTTTATTTGCATCAATATCCTGTTTGGATATTCCAAGAAAAGTCTCTATAAGAAATGCACTAGAAAAATATGGTTTTTCCTCATCACCCATTAATCCAGTCATTGCGACAACTGCTTCCTTCCTTTTATTTATTAAATCCATCTCCTGATTTAACTTGAATGGGTTATCGGAAACATAATCCAATCCAAGCTGACTCTTAAACATAAAATCATCGTCAAGTGATTTATGCTTTTTAACCATTTGTATCCATAAAGGTTTTAATAATATCTCCTGGAATACTGATCTAAGTCTATCTATAAATTTGGCAAATCTAATTTCTTCCTTATCAAGCCCTTCCGCACCATTCGAATATGGTGAAGTTGTTCCGCCGTCTGGATTATGAAATCTGGAGGGAGGAACTTTAGATTCTAAAATATATTTGTCAAAGAAATATGATAAAGGTTGTGGATCATTAAGATTTGGTCCCTCAGTGTTTATAGGCTCTATGGTTGGAGTTCCGTTAACACCGGAAGGCATCAAATAGTTTTTATAAAACTGTATTTTAGGTCTACCGTCGACTGTAAGCTCGCCACTATCATCATTCAATTGGATATCCTCCTTATAGATGCTCATCAGTTCACCCAGAGTTTGCATACCCTTCTGCTGAGATTTGCTTCCTATTGGAATGGTCATCTTAAGTTTAAACGATGCATTCATGACTGACCATATAACCCTAGTATATTCTATAATTCTTAGAATATTATAAGGTCTTATTAATCTCTCTATGTAGCTAACTCTTGATATGCTATTTCCCTTTGCATATGAAATGTATATAATCTGCGGATCATATAATACTCTTTTTCTTTTGGGATCCTGAGGATATTGCGTCCATGTACTAAGATAGCTACCGTCTATTTGTTTCTCAACACTAGGTATAAGTGTAATTGGATCTAGTTCCTTAAATCCGATTATATTTTCACCTTTATTATCATATATTATTTCAAATGAGAGAAATCCATCTACTATAAATTGTCTAAAATATTGCCAAGCTGTTATGTCATCAGAAAATCCCCAAACATCGTAAAGTTTTTTATACGAGTCATATAAATCATCCTTGATTTTTTCATTAACGTCGCTAAGATCTATGAAATCAGGATATGCAAAGAAATTTGATGGATCGTAAGATATTGCTTCGTCACATATGGTATCAAGAACCCATTCAACTTCAGGGTTTAATGAGAATTTTCTAAGATAGTCTCTTTTTCCTTTATAATCCTTGTCAAAATATCCTATGAATTGTCTGGATGATATATCCTGCTTCGCTAAAGTCCATAGCATGCTTTCATCCTCAACGTTGGACTTATTCTTATTAAGAAAAGCAGCCTCAGTAACACCGACAGCCTGTGAATTACGGATGACCATGTCATCGTATTTCATACCAAATGAACTAATTTTTCTTACAGAATCTCTAATTCTCTGTATTACCGGAGTTTGAGAAGGATCATTATTATCTACAAAACCTGCCATTTATTTATAAAGTATATGTTTTATTCTAGTCAAAAGATTAAATTAATTTCGATTGATATTCCTTATATATCGTTTGTAAGCTTAACCCCTCTATGTTACTATCAGTAAGATATGGAATTTTAGCCCAATCTTTATTGGATATTATTCTTGGATTTCTTATAAATTTATATTTAAAACCGAACAGTGAGAAATTATATCCGGTATTCCTTAGTAGATTTTCTAATATTGGCTTTTTTAAATTAACAGGGGTAATTGCACCTCCTGTCTGAAATGATAGATAATTGGATTCTACCTGAGAATAGAATTGGTCATAAAAATTTCCTATTATATCTATTCTTATGCGGGGTGGAACTGTTATAATATCTATTCCTTCTATAATCGTGCCTGAACTTGGATTCTGGTATACATTTGTACATAATATCAATGGTCTTCTATCTATGAATTTTCTGGTCTCACTTAACCTGGTATCAGTTAAGTAATTAAAATTATATATTGTACCCGGTATAAACGGTGGTTTAAATTGTATTATTTCCTTATTAGAAAAGAAGTAATTGTCAGAAAAATATAAATCGGTCTCGGTAAATACGTTTTTACCAATTTCAATGGAATCTCTATATTCCAAAACAAGATTAGAATACATTATTTACTTTTAAATAAAAAATTCTCATCAACAACACCAAATTTATATCCTCTCTTCTCCGCCCATACTTTGGCAGATTTGAATTTTGCCTGATTTGTTATCCAAATCTGCATATTTCTATTATATGATTTAAGTTTTGCTAATGTATTAACCCCCTCATATATGGGTTTCTTCGTTTGATTTTCTGGTTTTATTTCTATTATCCAGTCCTGTTCGGTTTGATCTTCCCTTTGCACCTTTATATAAAAATCAACATTATACTTGTGATCTTTTTTATCAAGAGGGTTATAATAATCTATAGCAACTGGTTCTGAGCTCCACTTTAATATAGAATCATTAGTATCACAGTAGATACAGAATCTATATTCCCACGAAGATCTATAGATGATATTGTGTATATCTCCTATATACTTATCCGGATTTCTTGGTGCATATTTTCCAGATTTATGATCTCCGTTAGGTTTTACTTTCTTTATATCTACCATAATAGATTAAACGTTATACGAATTATCCTCACCAGTTATATAGCTGAAAGGTATTGTTTTAGGATTTTTTGGCGGATGTATTTTTTTCCATCCCTTAGCAAATCCATTTTTAGCTATCTGTGTATAATAAGCAAATGGATTATTTGATTTCTCTGGGTTAAATCTATTCCAATATTTACAAAGATCCTCCATTGCAAATGCCATACAATCCTCCTTATCTTCCGGATCCTTATATGACATTTTTTTAGATATTCCGTTTATCATTAACATAAACATATCTATTGTATCGGGTGTAAGTTGACCCTTACTTTTAGATTCTATTACAGCTGCTAAAAGCTCGCTGTTTTTAACATATTCTTTAGCCATTGTTTGTTATTTGGTTGGTTTATAGTTTTAGTATAAAATAGATAAATGATTTCATAAAAAAAGAATGTAGCTTATGAGCTACATTCTTTAATTATTCTTTATCTTCTTCATCCTCCTCGTTTTCATCAGAGGATTCAATTTCTTTACCGTCAGGAGCTTTACTTAATTTACCATCCGAAGATTGAACGAAAGTCTCGCCTGGTTTATTTTGATTTTCCCCTTTAGGAGCAAAATAAAAGTTACGACTTACTTTTTTTTTAAATCTTCACTAGATTCTTCGTTCATTGATATATTGTAACCATGTAAGCTATCTAGACCTAATTCTATTTTTTCTTCTGTTTCACCTTTAGGAGCTTTAGTAAATCCGTGCATATCAGCAAAATTCTTTAGTATATTTTTTTGCTCCTCTATTGAAAGGTCAGATTTATTAAGATTGTTAGATTCTTTAACTTCTTCCTCACCGTCCTCATCAGATGATTCAGCATTCTTTTCAGCTGCCTGAGATAATGCTTCCTCAAGGTCACTAATTTCATTTATTAGGAAGTCTGAGGTTTTGCCATTGTCTAATAATACTGTATATCTTCCTGATGTACCATCCATAGATATAATTTTTCCAGTCTCACCAGACTCTTTAACTTTTATATAAGAACCGATATTGAATTTTTCATCCTCGAATAGATCTAAGCTTCCGCTCATATTAATATCAAGCTCTATTTTTTCAATTTCAAGATTTATTTGGTTCCATTTTTCTCTTAGCATAACAAGTTCAGACTCAAGCATTCTTTTAGCTGTTTTGATCTGATCTGATTCTCCGTACAATGGACTTGATCCTATTAGGGTATTTATTTTATTTAATTCCTCATCAACTTTAGATATGTTTGAAATGACTTTCTCTCTATCGTTAATCATAACGGATTTAACCTTGCTCTCACCTTCCAAGAATTCTGTTAAACCTTCTGAGATATCGTATCTAAGATAATTTTTAACAACCGAAACTGCTTGTGTTCCAGTTACTTTGTGTATTGAATTCTCATTCATTGAATCATTTATCTTCTGAAGATAAATTTGATCCATCCATTTGAATAAATTAACACCAACACCTTCATATACATTTGAAGTTAAACTTTTAGCAAAGTCTAATTCTACGATGTTACTATAATTAGTATAAAGATTCATTATGTCATTAACCACATCGGATTCATTAACTCCGAAATAAGATCCGGATTCCAATCCAACAATCTTAGCAAGACCACTAGGATCACTAAATTTCAATCTAGTTTTTCCCATATAAGCAGTTACCTCGTCATTTTCTTCAACCAATCTAACTATGCTTTTTCCTAATTTAATAAAGATACCGTTTTCGTTAACTCTAACATGTTTTTTACCGTATGTATAAACTAATGAAAGATATTCTTGTGGCAATGCTGATATTTCTTTATCAGATATTTTTCTTAAACCTTCCTCATTAGCCTCGAATATAAATCCACCAAGGTAAAATAGTGATCTACCATTTTCTAATAAAACTGGAGAATATACCCTTGATACGCTAGATTCACCCTGTATAGTTTCAGGTATTTCAAGTTTTCTTTTATCCTCAGTTTCATTAACATTAAGATAATTTATTAATCCTCTAACCATTGGATTAAAATTCCATTTTGAAATATTCTTAACAAGTAGACCATTAGATTTTTTTTCCGATACTAACCAAGCATTCAACGTTTCGTTCAATTCAGAATAGAATGAAGAGTTACCACTATTCTTTAGAGCTTCCAAAACTTTAGCTACCTCTATTTCTCTGCTCAATGATTCACATTTCTCCTTAACAGATTCAGCAACTTGTGCTACGTCTTTATCCCATGATAAAGATTTAATATCATTTAGGAAATTATGAACTAATGAAAATTCAGGAACTCCTTTATTTTCCAAAAGATTACTGTATTGTTCAACCATAATCTTAGCTTTCGGATAGCTATAAATTGAAGATTCCTTAATAGAATTTAATGCTAATCTTATTCCTAGATTATTTACTTCTTGCGATTTAATAAATGACTTAGCGGTAGAATCCAAATCACTTCCTTCTAATTGCGATAAGCTCTCTAAAAGTGATACGTCTTCTTTTTCTTCTTTCCTAGAGATGTATGATCCTGCATTATTTAAAGATGCATTTTTCAAACCTCCCCAAGATTCCATAAGAGCTGCAGCATTCTTTTTAGAAAGTTCTGCTTCCTCTTTTCTTATCATATCTAAATGGTTTTGCGTATTTGATACGAAGTCTGGAGTTATATTATGTTCATTAATAGATTTAACTAGATCGCTCTCCGAAACTGATCCCCCGTTAAGAAAACTTTCACATAGAGTTCTAACCTCAGGTGATTTAGTTACTTCTTTTAATTTTTTTACTTGGTTTATGAAGTCCATGGTTAAATTTTTTTTTACAGTTTATATATCCATCAAGGGACAAGAAACTTTTACATTATATATTTCATTTTAATAGCGATTTTTAGGATCCTATTAATATTTCTAATCTTATCTCTATATCGGTATGTGGATTACAGAAAGTTATACCGCCGTTATTAAAAGCAGTGCCAGGTTTAGCTAAATTCCACCCCTCGTAAGTTGAATCTGTCGACGAAAGCATCTTTCCACTAAGAACCATTAATTCACCCATATAATTGGTGACACCTTGATATTCCCACGTTATATATTTCTTAGATTCCACTATATTAGCTGGGAATATCGCTTTTACTGCTATAAGATCAACATAGCCATCGGAATTAGCAATATCACCTTGACTTAAAAGAAAACAGCTGGATACTCTTAGTATCGCTCTATTCCTTGCAAATGTATCTACTTTTAATTCGAGGTCATTCATAGGTAAATATACTGGTGGATTATTGGTCTGCCCGTTATCTAATACTAGATTACCGTTATAGAATCTAAATCCTTCGTCTACCAGATATGGGCAAGTTATTGGTTGTGTTGCCATATTAATTAGCTGCTATTACTGTTAGGTTAACACTATAATCCGTTGGATTAGTGAATATAAAACCTCCTTGGGAACTATTAGCATTCCCAGTATGTCCATATGTTGAAAATGGATCAATGTCCCACCCTCTCCATTGAGAACCATCTTTTACCGCACCGGTTAGGATCATTATACTTCCCATAATATTTCTGACATTAGCCTTATAATCCCAGAATAAAATTCTATCGTTATCTTCAGCCTCCGGCAGATAATTTGCCTTAGCGATAAACATTGAAACCTCACCTGTAGTGCCATAAAAAGATCCAGCATCTATATTGACTGATGATCTTGGACCTATTATCATACTCTGTTTCTGATATTCAGAAAAATCCTGCAATGGGTGAAAAAAATCAACCAAATCAAGTTTATTTAATGTTTGTGACTGCTTTGTTACTGTGAGAGCTTCTTTTATAAATCTAATCTCACTAGGATCATTAAATCTCTCAAATGTTGCTTTTACCCTATCAATATCAGAGTAAGTAAGAGCAATATTAGTATATAATGTATCGAATCCTGCAGTAGCACCACCTAGAGGATCGGTAGCAAATTCTGATGAACCACCTATAAATTCGATTGGTCCGGAAGATGCTGCAGATCCTCCGTCGAAATTATCTATGTTTTGGGTTTCTGTATTTGACAAATCTTTATAATTTTTTTACATATTTATCTAAGACTGGTTGGATCCACATGACCATCCTTATATATTAGGTCCTTTAATTCAGATCCGCTCCCTCCAGCGTCAATTGACTTTAAATCTATTTCATTAGAACTATCGACAATGGGTGTTTCCATGATCTCATCAGCCTCTTTAATCTGTACGGAATCCGGTTCGTCTGAATCTACATGAGTATAATTAGTTGTTTCTTTAGCTTCTGGTCTTATATAATCAACCAGTGATTTTATGAATCCTAAAGAAACTAAAGGAAGTATAGCACCGCTTATCAGTGACAAAATTCTTTTTTGATATATTATTTCTTCCTCGACTAAGCCAAATAGCTCGCTCCATTTAGAAAAATCTGAGAGATTCGTATATGCATAATAAGTATTACCCATAGCTTGCATTAAAGTAAGAATAATAAATAGCATCCAAACTATAGTTTTATTCATTTTATCCAGAGCTATTAGCGATGCCAAAGATGCAGCAGCACCTATCTCAAATGCTAACGCCAGAGATATAGCTAACCATTCGGGATTGGATAATCTAAAAAAATCAATAACGTGGATAGTTGATATGATCGAAACTATTAGATATAATGTAACGAAGGTACCAATGATAAACCACTTTATGGTGGATTCTCTTTTATTTTGATTCATTTATCTTTGATTTTATTTCGGATAGTGAAGTTTTTCCTTTATCAAAATCATCTTCATATATCAGGAAATTAAACATTGTCTGATTCATTTCCTCTTTTATCTCCGTATTAGAAGGAGTAATAATAAGTAACGAATCAACTACAGCCTTTGTAGATTTTGAATTTTTCTCAAGTCTATCAATGTCGCTATTAACACCACATTGTCTCAATAATACTAATAGTAGTAAAACCATGTTTATTGACCAAGAATTGTTTTTAATTTTTTCTAACATAACTAATTTATTTTAATTTATTCATTATATATCCACATAAAAAAAGCTAGCAAATGCTAGCTTTTAAAATCTATATATAAATTCTGGATTATCCCAATGTAACACCCTGCATTGCTGCAGCTAGTTGTTTTTCTAGATCTTTAACCTCAGCTACATCAGATTTAGCATCTGATAATGCCATATCTAAAGGTTTATAAAGTCTTATGAAAGATTCTGCACTTTCCTTTCCTGTTCCTTTAGATTTAGAAAGAAAATAGTGACTTGCCTCAAGAGGTAAAGCACCTAGATAGATTACACCGTCTTTGATTCCCTCTTTTTTAATTTTCTGGATAGTTTTATTAACTTGTACAATTCCTAATGCCTCAGTAGAAGTCCATTCTGCATAATCAGCAATAAATTTATCATACTCAGCAAAAAGTTTATCGTCAAAAGAAACTGCATAAACTTTATTTTTTATTTCCTCCTTTTTTTCAGAAATAGAATTCTCCAAAGATTTTACCAATTCATTGTCGATATTAAGACTGCTCATGATAGGATCGTTACTAAAATCGATCTCAGTAGATCCTCCAGGGAATTGATTTTCCATTGCTTCTGATTCTTTCTTGTTCATAATATTATATTTTTATTATTTTAGTTATTATTCTCTATTTGTTTCTAATTTAGATCAAAAATATCTAAATTATTTTCTCTATTTTGGTTTAAATAAGCTCTTAAGGGTTCTCTTAAATCCTTTGCTGGGAATATTCTGGGAGCATCATCAGGTCCAATATGACAAAGGAATCCACTCTCGGTTTCTATCCCCAATTCCTCCTCAAGAATTAATCTATACATGCTTATTTGTATGGAATACTCATTATGGTGGTTTGCATATAGATTAGTAAAAGGTCTTAGTAATTTCTGATATCTCCCCTTAGGGTGGTTATCATCCTTAAATTCACCATTAGTTTTCCAATCACCTATAATAAGAAATATTTTGTCTCTCTTCTTATCGTAGAAAAGAAATGGTTGGTCTATTGTACCAGCTATTCTCCATTTTTTAGAAAATACTCTAAGTTCCGATTTGAGAGGTACCATATGCTTTAGTACCTTATCATAGGCAACCATAAATTTATCTATTCTTTTAGCGTATTCGCTACCATCATTAGGATTTATTGGATTTAAACCGCTCCAAAAATCTTCTATAAACTTATGAACTCTTGTACCTAGGTCATTAGCAACATCAGCCTTATTTTGCCACTCATTAAGAACTACCGATACGTCTACACCTCTTTCCTGAGCTTTTCTTTTCGACCAATATGTTTTATCAAAAGCAGTTTTGAAATTCTTTAAAAATGTGGTGACTGAATCAAACTTTATCCCATCATATCTATAAACATGGATATCCTCATTGAATATAAATTTGGGATCATTGAAAAATTCTAATTTTTTTTCAAGATCCTCCTTGAATTTATCGGTAACCATTTAAAATAGTGATATTATCCAATTTAGATTACAAAGTATCGTTACCACTATAGCTATCTCAAGTATAAACCTGATTAACCAAAGCCAGCTCAAATATCTAAATAAAAACTGATAAACAACAAGATATGACTCCTCATCAGTATCCTTTACTGGTTCGATCCACATTGTAAGTAATTCCTCGAGATTTAAGGCCTTAAGGTAGTCGTTAATATCCTTAGTTTCACTTATAACAAAGGAAGGTCTTGATTCCTTGGGTAAATCAGTAGCATATAAAACCTCAGGAGGTAAATTTATAACCGTGTATATTCTATTAAAAAAATCAAGTCTTAATTTTCTTCTGCTCCAAAGCTGTGCATTCTCTGATTCCTTCTTAATTATTCTGGAATATTCCCTATAGAGAATTATCTCCTTAATTACTTTAATTAATCTTAACATAAAAGCTTTATTTTTTATATCCGCTCATAAGCGTAATGTTTCCGTCTATACTTTTTCTAATTTTACATCTAGCCCTTCTTATTCTGGTAGCTATAGATCTTTTCTTTATGTCGTATTTTTCAGCTATGTCCTTATACTTCATATTATTTATCTCACGATCTATCATTATGTCCCTATATAATTCGGGTAGTGCTCTAATCTCATCCAAAACAGATTCGTATATTACATCCAAGCTTTCACCGTCATTAAAAAAGGTATTTGTTGGATCATCTTCTATCATATAAATTCCTCCAAGATCACCTATTGTATTTTTGGAAGATAGAAATTCAAGTTCGCTGTCACTGTGATTATAATATCTTTTTCTAGATTTCATCAGAAGTAATGATTCATTTCTAGCTATATTATAGCACCATGTCGAAAAATTTCCACGCTCACCGTTATACTGTTCAATTTTTGTCCATATCTTTGTCATGGTGTTTAGAAAAGCATCCTGTGCCAATTCTTGCTCTTTTACAATAAGGAAACAGTGATTGAGTATTCCTGGTCTAAGTCTTTCGAATAATAGGCTAAATGACGAATCAGTTCTAGCTACTATGAAATCTTCTGCTAATTTTTGGATGTTTTTCTCTTTCTTTTGCATGTTTTTATTTGGTCAATTTGATTATTTCTATTCCAGCCTCTGCTAAAAAAGCAATTGATTCGGGTTTCCTATATACTTCGGAAAATAAAACCCGTTTTATTCCGGATTGTATTATTAGTTTGGAGCATTCAAAACATGGTGATAATGTAACATATAGTGTTGAATTATTGGAACTCTGTGTTCCTCTAGCTAACTTTGTTATTGCATTTGCCTCAGCGTGTAAAACATATGGTAAGGTATCATTCGTATCGGATTCACATACATTCGGAAACCCTGATGGCGATCCATTATAGCCATCAGAAATAATTGATTTATTTTTAACAATCAGGCATCCAACCTGCATTCTTTTACAATGTGAATTTTTTGACCAGACTCCGGACATCTCTAAATATATCTCGTCACTTCTATGACTAATTATATCTGATATTTTACCCACAGTGATCTCGTATGATTCCTGTCCATCTACATTTTTTCTTATCCTCCAATTCGGGATATTTAAAAAATCCTGATCCAAAAAATCCAGGTCACTTTTGTAATATTGTTGGTAATTATATGGATCTTTACTTGGTATCAATTTCTGGTATATTAATTTCTTACAAATATAAGAAACTAAATCGATAAAAAAAAATAAAAATGATGTTTATTTTTAGAATTTTCTAGAATCCGGTCTAAATGGTGATTCTAGTGAGGAAACGGTTAACGTACCTTCCAGTGCAGATGCCATTCTTGCTAAAAGTATCTTTATTTCAGCTCCGTCTGCTGCTGTTAATTGACCTCCGTCCATGGAAGATGCTGCAGCGGATGCATCTGATTTTTCTTTTCCTGTAGTTGGGCTAGAAGATTCAGTGGATGGAGTGGCTGATGAAACTGTTGTTGATTTTTTATTATCAGTAGCTTGATTTGTTGGTGCGGAAGGAGAATCACCAGGTGTTCCAGATTTATTCTCTTTTTTTGATAGCTTCACTATATCACTCTTAATGCCACCTGATTCGCCATCACCAGATTTTTTACCCAGTCCCTTAATAGAACTTAATAATCCACCAGCTCCGTCTTCACCAGATTTTTTATTTAAACCTTTAAGAGAATTTAACATTCCACCCGGACCACCGCCATCTTTTTTGGATTTAAAAATATCTGTTATTCCACCTAATCCTAATTCAGAAGCCTTTCCTTTAAGTGCATCCTTATTTTCCTTTAGTAGATCACCACCCTTAGATATTAGATCGGAGAACTTTGATTTCTTATCACCACTCTCAGCTTCATCCTTATCTTTCTTTCCAAAAATCTTAGAAAATAATCCATCCTTTTTTTCCTTCAGTTTGGCTTTATCTTCCTCACTTTTTCCCTTTTTGTCGGTTTTTACTGGAGCTGCTGAAGGGTTCACCAATTCTTCAGCCTTATTATCTACGGGCTTAGATAATTTCTTTAAATCCTCTTGCGTAAATTCAGATGTTGCTTTTCCCTGAAGTCCCGCTAGATACGAATTAAGGTCCTCCTCTAGCCAGCCTGGCTCATCCTCATAATATGAGGGATCCTCAGCAATAAGTTCATTTCTTTTTCTGGATATTTCTTTTTCGCTAGGAGCATCAGATCCTAGTTTTTTTAAAATATCCTGTCTTTCCTTTAAAATGTTATTAGGTATAACAGCAGCTCCAGCCTTTATTTTAACTACTTCGGGTCCTTTTTCTCCAACAAGATAATTACCAGTCTTTTTAACATCACCACCCTCTGCAAAAGCACCTAATATTCCCTTTCCTCCGCCTTTTAATAATCCACCAAGTGATCCTGATATTGTATCCTTAAGAGATCCGATGTCTCCTAATGACCCGGAAATGCCCTTAAGATCTAATCCTTTAGCTCCACCTACAATTCCCTTTAAATCAAGTCCTTTTAATCCCTGAGTTAATCCTTTAAAGTCCAATGATTTTAGATCCTTGGTAAGTCCTTTAAAATCAAGTGCTTTAAGATCACCGGAAAGACCCTTAAAATCAAGTCCTCCGATGCTTTTAGTAAGCTCTGAAAATTCACCCTTCAGACTCTTCAGATCCAATCCCTTTATGCTCTCTGCAACTTTACCAAGATCCTTGGTGCTCTCTGCGCTTTTTTCTTGAGCTGCTACCAATTCGGAAGTACTAGCAGCATTCTTTTTAATGTCGCCAGAAAGTTTATCCACATTTTTAGTGAGATCAAATATGCTCGATATTAATTTCTGGTCTGCCATAATTTATTAATGTATATATTCAATTTTTTATTTAGTAAAGCTAAATAATTGAGTAAGTCCTCCGGCTGCTTGATTTTCCGCATTTTCCAGATCTATAGCCGAATTAAGCTTATCGATCCATATCTGATATTCATAATATGGTATGGATTCTACCCATTCAGGATCTAATCCATGTTCTTTCCATAATCTAAATTTAATATCAAAGAAGTTCTCCAAAGATATCTGAAATAACGAAAAGAGATCTGAGCCCGCTGGGAAAGTTGATATCAGCGGTGACCTCCTCATCACCGCATACTGGGCATTTTTGTTTAACCTCCAAATTAGTGCCTATTCTAATTTTATCGGAAAGTTCATAATATAAGCTGTATTCCTCCTTTGTCCAATAATCAGATTCCCTCATTTTTATCTTGATTGAATCAATTGTTAGATCCCTCCATTCCTTAAATATAAATGGAGCAATTTTTAAAAATCCTTCGTCTATATCTAATCCTTTTATTCCTGAGTTTATTACAAATTCACTGATCTTATTAGAAACCCCTATACTAGGGACAGTCATTTCTATTACCTTATTTATTTTCTTTACATCAAATACAAAGCTTCTAGTTTCTGAATTATAATATGACATTATCTTGGGATCTATGTCATATGAATTAAGAACACCAGTTCTTAATTCTATCCCGTCATTAAAAGGACATTCCGGGGTTTCCTTACATTTTTTATTCGTCCTTAATATTATTGAATTCTCCCCCTTCACAAAGGTTAAATCTCTTATGGCCAATATCAGAAAAAACCTATCCTCCTGCTTGATGTCCAAATAGCTAACCACTCCCTCACCAGGGAAATCCATTCTAAGGCATCTTTCGAGCACGTAGCTTAACTTTTCTTCTATATCCAATCTATCATCTTCGTCGATGGTAGAAAAGTGTCTTATCTCTCTTACTTCAGCAGCACGGATAGCTATTCTAGTTCCATCTGGATAAAATAAACCGCTTGAAGGTAATATGGTAACTGGTACGTTTTTCCATCCGCTATCGAATGAAGGACCGACCGACTGTGCCTTACCCATAGATGTAACCGGATTTTCAATTTTCTCAGTTTTAATAGGTTCGCTAGCTTTATTGAATTCCTCAGTAATTGGCTGCTGTAATGTTCTATTTACAGATTCATCACTCTTGTTGTCATCCTCCACTGGATCATCGTAAACGAATCCACTAGATAATTCTTTTTCCTTTAATATTTGTTCCGGCGATATGTTGTCCATATTTTATATAATTTTATTTATTATATAACCAAACACAGAAAAAGAGGCCAAAATTTGACCTCTTTTTTTAAAATATTATAAAAAAAAGTATTATAGGAATAAATCTTCCCAGTAATCACATATCCAGCTAGCATTAATTGTGTATATTGCTGGTGTTTCATAATCAAGCTCCATCGGGTTTATTGCCTCACTTAAAAAGCAAGAAGGTATTCTAATTCTTCTGAATACATCACCTCTTTTATTAAATATTGATATACTCATGGATCCAACATAATCAGATTTAAGTCCCATTGCTCCAGTTAATGGATTGTATATTAAATCCGACCACTGTCTAAGTATCTTATATACGGTCATTGAATTAGCATCATTTAGATTGACCTCAAATTCCATTGATAATGTCATATCTGTTGTTGATGGTTCACCGCCAGCATATCTTCTGGTAGCAAATTTATAATTTTGCTGTATTGGGTCATTAGCAGTTATATCAACAGCTAAACCTGTGATAGATTTAACTTGCTGAGCTAATATACCCTCACCATTGAATGTAGTTGATGCATCGATTATACCAGCAGGTGGGTTAATAATAACCTCAAACTGGTTAAGATAAACAGGTTCAAAATTGTTTATCGCTGCTCTAGAGTTCGTAAAATGTGGTAATCCTGCCATTTATATTTTTTAATTTTTATAGGAATAAATCTTCCCAATAATCAACCGCCCACTGAAGATCGTCTATTTTATAAAGATCCGTTGAGGTATAGTTAAGATTCATCGGACTTATTGGTTTAGTTATAAAAGCATCCTTACATGTGATTCTTCTGTAAACGTCACCTTGCTTATTGAAAATTGATATTACTATGGTTCCAACATAATCATTTTTAAGACCCATAGCTCCAGTTAATGGGTTGTATATAAGGTCTGACCATTGTCTTAAAGTCTTAAATACATACATCGAATTGTCATCATTAAGATTGACATTGAAGCTTAAACTTAAATCAAGGTATGTTTGGTCTGGTTTAGCACCAGCATAATTTCTTTTAGCAAACTTATATTTCTGAGTAGCCAATCCAGGGTGTTTATCTAAAGATAAACCACTAACTTTAGTTACATGTTGCAATAAAAGATCACCACCAGCTACTGCAGCTGGTGGGATTATAGTAACTTCAAATTGATTCAGGTAAACAGGTTCAAATCTGTTTGTTCCTGAAAGTGAATTTTGAAAATGTGGTAATCCTGCCATAGTTATTAATATTTATCTTTGGTTGGGATATTATGCAAATTGTATAAATCCTCCTGATGCGATTCCGCCAGTTCTAGTAACAGTGATTCTATTAATGAATTTCTGTATACCTCTAGCTGGTTCGATTATGATGTCGATTATTCCCATATTCATATCGATGATTGCAGGGGTATTATTCGAAGCATCCATAACAGTCTGATAAGCATAAATACCTCCACCTGCTCTAACTCCATCTAGGTAGTTATCCACTAATGTTTTTATTTCAAGTCTGATAGAATCGTCATTGAAGTCAAATAGATAATTTGCTAATATTTCCTGTACGTCATTTTCTACGCTGATTAGCAAATCTCTAACGTGAACAAGGTTAAATGCGGAATTAACTTGCTGATATGCAGTTTGGTTACCGAAAATAACTACTCCAATACCTCTTCTTTTTATAATTGGGTTAATACCGAATGGTTCAAGATTTCCTCTATCCTCGTCGGTAAAATCATATTCAACACCAACTATATTACCTCCACTGATAACCCCTCTTTTCTGTCCTGCTATAATTGCATAAGGTTCACCGTTTGCAAATTTTCTTAGGAAGTTATTAGAAACGTAAGCAGAAGGTGGAACCTCCACGTTTCTATTATTTTCTCTTACTGTGATATAAGGAGAATAGAAAGCAGCATACTTAGCTCCTTCGTCCTCACTAGGTAAACTAAATGTATAAGATGGATTCAAAGATAAATTACCACCATCTACAATATAAGCAGTATTTAATCTTGGATATGGGTTAGCCGCTGTAGGTGCATCAGTAAATCTAGGATCCGTACTTGCTCTAAATTGAGCCATTGAAGGAGCGTTTATTAATGCTAATGCCTGTTGTCTAAGCTTAGCCAATCTACTTAATTGGTATTTAGAGTTAGGTAATATTTGACCAGAGAAAGTATCCACGATGTATCTGAATGATATAACGTCCTTAGCAGCCAGTGTTTTAGCTATATTAGTGTCATACATAACATCCAATATTTCAGAAATTCTAGCGTCGCTTCCGTTTGGTCTATGAGATTCGTTCATAGTAAATCCGCTTAGATAACTAAAATCAAAAGATCTTGTAAACTGTGCAATTGATTTGAATTTCTGAACTCTAATTCCTGTTCCTGATGTATAATAAAGTACAGGTCTAGCTGAGGTAACTCTATAAGTTCCTAATGTTGTTGTCATAGCAACAGATGTTATCTTTGCTAATCTGCTTTGTCTGTTACCCGTAGCAGGTTCACATATATCAAGATCAGTAGAAACTACCAAATCTCCTACCGAGAATGGAACGTTACTATTACTATCCAGTGTAACCAAGAATGTGGTAACGTCTATTTTAGTACAATCTACAAATTGGTTAATTGAACCTTCCTGAGAAATTATATCAAAATCTTGTGTTCCTACTGGAAGACCTATATTATTTGAAGCATATGTGCTAGCAAATGCCGGTATGTTTGTAATTGTTTCGTTAGCTCTTGATACATTACTAAATGCTCTGGTATAAACCATATTAAACTGGTCCTTATCAACTGTTGATTCAAAACCTAAGTATCTAAGTGAAGTTCCGTCCGAGCTGGTCCAAGCGATATCTCCATCAGTTATTTCAGCATATTTGTTATCCTGGAAAAGAGCAGAAGCATTATATCCGACAAGCACATTTGATGTTCCAGTAGGTGCTCCCGGTCCTGTAACCCCACTAGGTGTAGCTACGTTGATAATATCAAGATAATCGGAATTACCAAATTGGTAAGCATTAGTATAGAATGAAGGATTACTTCCAGAAGCTCCCGTATTATATGACGTTAAATTAAAAGTAGGTGTAACCGTTATACCCTGTCCTCTATAGAATGATGTATCTAATGGATGAGTCCAGAAAATTCTAAGTGCCCCCGAGATATCTCTGGTACCAGTAACTTTAAGTTTAACTAAATCTGCCTCTGCAAATTGGTTAAGTAATGCGCCAGTTAAACCTCCAGTATATCCAGAAACAACACCCAATATGAATTTCTCGTCATTAGACGATGTTACAGTTAAGAAAGTCTTAAGTGAATTAACATTAGCTGCATTCTGTAAATATCCCGCTGTTGTTCCGTACGTTCCACTAGTTTGTAGATAGTGTAATCCACCATCATATGCATTAGCATCATAAGGTAAGAATGATTGCTGAACGATACCAGCTGTTGCTCCAGAATTTCCGGTTAGTGTATATAGCGTACCCACTTTAGATCCAGTAGTATAAACAGTTGCTCCAGTAGCACTATTAAATCCAGTAGCTCCTGTTACTCCTATTACGTTCTGTGTATAAAGGTAGTCAGAAACAAGAACCTGATCATAACTTAAGAAATTTATTCTTGGAGTAGCTAGATCACTATCACCGGTTAATTCATCGATAAGGTGATTACCTACTAAATCTATTTTAGATCCATTAGCACATATGTCATCGAAAGCTTGTTCATCTATTGCACAAAATAACCCTGTTGAAGGAGTACTGTTATTTATTAATACCTGAATGTATTGAGTAACACCATTAAGATCAACGAAATCAGGTATGATACATCCAGTAACTGAAGTAACTATAGATACATCAGGTTCAGATAGGAAATTATCAATTCTACTTTTTATAAATCCATTATCAGTAAAGTACGTGCTCCATTTAGGATCTAGAGCTAATGCTTGATAATTTGTCCAATCACCATATATTGCGATAACGTCTATGAAATAATCAGCCATATAGTCATATGGATGCATAAAACTAGGAACGTTATCTGCACCATACCAATCAATAGCAAAAATATCATATCCTCTAAGTGGTCTAGACGAATCCGTAGATTTTCTAGTAATTATACTCATAGGTGACTTACCAAGATTTGTTAGATTGAATAGTTTACCCTGATCAGCAACACTTAATGTAGCAAGAAAATAATTTGGATCAGCGAACCAAAATCTCTCCTTGTTATAGTATGATGAATATAACCTACTGGTTACTTCACCGTTATATTCTTCGGTATCAAGTGAATATGACTGATACGTAACTTCATCAGGATTTGCAGTCTCCTCATCATCATTTAATCTTAAAAGATTTAACGCGAAAACAGGACCTGTATTTAAACATGTTAGTATGGATCTTTGGAAAAAAGATCCTTTGTTTTCTAATGATCTATCAACATCTCCAAAGATCGATATCATTGTAGTAACATCCGGTATATAAACCGGAGTATTAAAAGGACCTTTGTTAGAAAATCCAACAACCAGTCTTATCGTTTGTGATGTTAATATAACATTCTGAGATGCGTCAAACTCAAGTGTGTAGACTCCAGATGCTCTGAATTGAGAATAGTCTATTTTTACCTTATTTGCCATTATTTATTAAAGATATTTTTGCTTCTAGACTATATATCAAAAACAAAATGGGAATTATGTGTTATACTATTACATCATGCTATTAAAGTCTCCAAACATTTTACCGTCCTTCGTACTTGGACCTCTTCCGTCTTCTTCTCCAGTTTGTCCATCCTCAAGTTTTTTTATTATGAGATCCTTATATGAATTATCTTCAAGTTCGTCAAATACCTCCCCGACCAATTGGTTAAAGTCATATCCCTCGAATAATCCGGGAAGATTAACCAGTGTCATTGCAACGTCATCGTGTCCACTCTGGCTAGAATATGTGCCTCTGTTATTTAGACCAAAGGTGAAAAGTTCAGGTACCGTCCATTTTTTATCATTTACCAGTATTCTATCGCTTTTTATCAATCCTCTTAGTACCTCGCAATATTTCATTTTATTTTTCTCGTTGTACTTTATACCAACTTTCATGACTCTAGCAGCTTCTGTGTGCTTGGTAAATAAAAACATCTCATCGAAAAAATCCTCCCTCGCCATCAATTTCTCATAAAGCAATTCACCTTTATAATTCATCTCGAGAGCTATTTTAACTCTATCCACAGTAAGGATTTCGCTACATAATAATTGAAGAAGCTTCGTTACCTCTTCTAATTTTATCTCATTATCCCTAAACACACCAACCTGGACAAGGCCGAAAAAATCAGCTTCATCTTCAAACTCTTCTATTTTTTCTATTATAAACTTAGGAAGAGGCGTTACTTTAAATATATTTATAACAGTAAAGTCACCGCTACCGCCACCGCTTAGATCTATTGATATAACAAATTTTTTCCCCGGCTGATTACATTTATCTATATCAAACTTTGGATGCCATAATAGATTCTCGTAATTTACATCACCATAATGAAGAGCACTTAATTCCCTCCATTCATACTCAACCTCGTTTCTTCTAATCTTTTTTAATTCATCTGAACCTAAAAGTAAACTCGAAGAGCTTAAAAATTGATTACCGTACTCCTGATTAAATAATTCCTCGCTTCCAAGGTTACCAATCTCCCTCTTTTTCCATTCATCATCCCTGCCTGGAACTTGCCACCAGTCAACTCTGATCGGATTAAAACTATTTTCCCCCGTTATTGCACCCTGATAAATGTCATAGAACTTATTCATTCCATTTGGGGTCGATGTTATTATTATTCGGGAAACCTTGGATGATGATACGGTCGGGTAAGTCGATCTAAAGAAAGCCTCCATAAAATTAGGATTAATATGGGCAAACTCATCCATGTATAGAAAATGTATGGTAAAACCAATACCTGAAGTTTTAGTTGTGGTTTTAGCTAATACCCTACACCCATTATCAAATCTCATTGTCATAACATTATTGACAACCATACCGGGTTTCATGTAAAAGGGAAGTCCCTTTATAATTGATTTTATCTTATCCATTAATTCCTCCGCAGTGTCACCGACGTTAGCAAGAATCATCGCATTTTTATCGTGATTGAAAAGTAGATACCAAACTAATATAATCGAGGAAGTTATAGATTTACCAACCTGTCGGGGTGCTAAGAATATATTAAATCTATTATTCTGGTATTCTCTAAGAACTGATGATTGGTAATCTCTAAGACGTATATAATCCAATCCGGTGTCAGTCATTACTTTACAATACTTAGCAAAATAACTAACGTCCTCCGCACATTTTTTCATCTCTAATATTTCATCACCGGTATATTCCCAAAGAATATTAGATCTCTTCAGTTCAGGATCCTGGTCATGAAAGGGATTGTCAACCTCTTTATAATCCAATCCATCCTCATCGACTCTTCTTAATAATTCATCAACTCTGGCTGTTGTCCAGTAGGATGTTTCTTGTTGCTCTGCTGCGGGTAAATTACTCATTGATCCAATTATTCTAATATATCGTCCTCAACTGAATAATCCTCCATACCAGAATCTAAATCTTCCTGTATACTTCTAGGATTATTAATATCTATTATCTTTTTCTGTCTAGCATTTACCACCGAATTAGGATCGACTATCTCGGGAGTTAAATCAACAACCTCAGAGCTATTTATAATATCTCTTAAACCCTCCATTATACCTCTAGTTCCTCTGGATCTAATACCATCGCCATTATTCATAGCTGGAGCATAAGATCCATCCGAGGTATATTCTTGGTCCATCACAACACCACTAGAATGTCTTTTTTCGTCCGACTCAATCCTAGTTTTCTTGTAATTTTGTTCCATCTTCTCGAGATATCCCTGGTAATCCTTGGGCATCTGCATGATTTGGGATTGTAATTGTGCAAGAACTTCGAACAGTCTAGGGTGCATGTTACCAAGATCTATTTCCTCTAGTAATTTGGTAATTGCATGTTGAGATGACTTTAGCTGAAACATCATCGCTGATATATTCATGGTGTCCATCTTTTTTTTAAACTCAACATGGGTAGCATCGTTCTTAGATAAATTATCTAAATAAAAATTGGATATTGAATCTAAAAGAGCCTTTGCCTCCGATAATGCAGTGGATTTTTCTGTTGCAAAATCCATAACTTCCGTACTTTTTAATCTTGGCAGATCTTCAGTATCAGCTGCTATATTATCCAATGCTTCCTCCATTATAATGGAATCTAAGCTTTCTTTAATTTTTTCTTCCAGAACTTTTTCCGGTTTTGGTTTTCTTCTTGGCATAATTTATCTATTTCTAGCAAACTTAGGTGCTTTTAATAATGGTTTTGCGTTATCTATTATATGTGCTAATTGTGCATCTCTAACTACATTCTGATTCAGAACTGTAGATTGTGTATCTATATCTATCATATTCTTAAATAATCTAATATTAGTTAAGAATATCGGACCAGTAAATATTTTATATGAATTATCATCGGTACCATAGAACGGACTAGCTGTATCGTTATTTATTACAGATGGAGCATTGAATAATATAGGATCGGTAAACATTCTTACAACCTCGTGAACCTTGTTAAGTTTACTAGTCTGCTCATTAGGATTTACCGGATCATATGACATTTCCCATACATTTGCAGAAATCTGCTTATAAACATTGGAGAAGTTTACAACGATTGAATACCAATCACCGTAAACTGGTGTAAATTGGAGAGGTGAGTTTATTATTGTATCATTCAATCTTATCACTAAACTACCAGTCTCTAAAAACTGGTTACCTGTATCATCCATTACTCCGGAATGAACTATATCCACTCTGAATCCTTTTATCGAATCATCCATATCCTGATATAAACCACTAATCAAATTTCGACTTTGTGCTTTTTGCATTCTCCATATTATGGTGCCTTCGGAAAAAACTGTGGTGTTATTAACAACAGTGAATCTATATTCATCCAAAACTGAGACTACCTGATATCCACCCGAATGATGTTTGTCACCTTTAATAGCTACATATCCATTAGGATTTGATGCGTATGATTGCCAGCTCTCAAGTCTATGTCTTTTAGGGAATGAATTAAAGTATAATAAATCATCGGTAGAATTCTCTAGGGTCAAGTTTATTACAGGATATGGTCTTCTTAATAATTGCTGATTGTCATAGTAATTTCTTATATTAAACCATGTAGTAAATGCTAATTCTGTGGACGAATCGGATTTTGGTAAGAATTTATATCTAATTGCATTTCTATATCTGTCCGGGTCATACCCGAATTCAGAATCATCATTAAATGATGCAGATAAATCATAATAATTATTAGCAACTATGGTCCAGTTATTATTTAGGTCATATTCAATTGTTTGAAGCTCCTTATAGATATATGATCTTATAGGATCTTGAGACAATTGTGTTATTGTGGTTGCGTATTGCTGTGGTTTGGTAGCTTTAGTTTCCTCGTCTCTAGTTTCAGCTCCAAATAGATCGCTTGTTGTTAAAGATATTCCCTCCAGCTCCTCTTTATAAGCTGGGTCCTGAAAATACGTATTACTTTTAGGTGTGTATTTTTTAAGCTCAACCTTAAAGTAAACAGGGGAATTCATAAAATCTCTAAAAAGATATGTAGAATTTATTTCATATATTCTATTTGCAATAGGAAAATAAAGAATATCTCTCTTCCTTGGTTGCGATCCCTTACCAAATATACTCTCGAAATATCTTTTGTCAATCTGTATTTCAAAAGGTTCTTCAAACTGAAGACCGAATGGGTCAAAGTTCATTTTATTGTCAGGAAACTGATTTTGCGGAACCACTATCTTAACACATTTCTCGTCAACTACATTGAATAAAGTATATTCCCTAAGTATAACATCTTTCCCTCGGGCTTGCGGTTGTATTGAATAATAGTTTGCTTCCAGTCCAAAAACATTATTAACCATTAAACTAAGATCCTGATATAAATTTAGAGCACGATTAACAGCATATGGATTAAAAGTAAAATTACAGTTTGAAAATACAACCGGCCTAGATGAAACCTCATTTGTGCAAACTGGTGCTGGTTTATAAATAACAACCTCCGGGGTTGGCCCATAATCTAGGTCCAATTCAAAAGAAACTATAACTATAGTAGGATCTATGGGTTCCTCGGTATTATAGATTATAGTCCCGTCATCATTAATTAGAACCGAGGTAAATCTAAATTCGGGATAGAATTTGTTATTGGGATCTAATGCTATATCAAAGAGAGAGGAAAATTCATTAGTTAGTCCACCTAAAGCAGTACCTACGTTTGTCCATAAAGACCAGCTTTTACCATCTATACTATATCTAAAATCTATTGATATGTCATTCGCATCTAATATAGATCCTGAGTTATTACTATTCGATGCATCTATTATCCATCCATTAAATTTAGTAACATTCTCGAAAGGTTTATCCCATGATAACACCCTATAATTACCTATATAGGTGAAGTTTAATGCACTATCTAATTGTTCTATTCTTAGATCATAGTAAGATGAATCCTCGCACGGTTTGTAAAAGGTTTCCCCGTTTATTGTTACCTGATGATATCCACCACAGCCTATCTGCTGTGATCTAGCCATTGCACCCTCGGGGGTAGAGAATATATTATCAGTTGATGAGCTTTTTACTTTGTCTGTATTCTGTAGTCCATCATGATAATTAAATCTCTGATCCGATAGATTATATTGCTCACCACTGGTATTGTATACAGGAGTGGTTGGCTTTGGAAACTTATCTTCTGGTACGAAACTCATCTTTTTAATTATTTATGTATATATCTAAAAAGAAAATGCTGGACTTATGATCCAGCATTTTCTCAATTTCTAATACTTAGTATTTTTCGTATGATTTTTCCTCGGTAAAAATAGAACCATATTTTAAATTTATATACTTTTTAATTTCTGACCTTTTGTCATTAGTTATATAAACTGATCTAGCCAAAGATATAAATTCCGAGTCAAATATTTTTCTTCTTTCCTTTATTCTTATCCTATCCTCTATCTTCCATAATTCCTCGTTGATTAAAACAAGTCCGGAAAAATCTTCGTAATCAATCAAAAGATCGTTAAATACAATCGAATAGAGGTATTCAAACTCACTGTTTATATTAACAAGTTTATCCCTATCCGATATATTATTTTTCTTAATTTCTAATATTGATAACTTATCAACAATTTCTCCCACAGAAACGTCTATTCGCATAAATTAAAAAGTTTTTCTATTTATCATATTTTTAATACTATCTATTATCTATGTATATAAGGACCTCATTATAATACTCTATAAAATGTTCGTTCCATAGATCCCATTTTATATCAATACCATCTAATGATAATACCTCATATCGATCGAACTCTATTAATATATTATCCCGGAAATCCCTGAATTTTTCTTTATTTTCTTTACTCATTAAATGCCATTCGCCGGCAATCTTCTTTATATTTTTTTTAATAAAGTCAAGATTATCTTTCTTAAAAATCTCATATTCACCGCCCTCACAATCAGTTTTCATGAAATCTATCCTATTCAGACCGTATAATTTAACGAGCTTATCAAAGGTAATGGATTCCATATGTGTTTCTCCTCCAAATAATTGATCATATTCGATAACTCCATTTATATCTGATAATCCCTTATTTATATGAGTAACCGGATTACCTAATGTATTTTTAACTAGTGTAGTAAATTCACTCTCACTAGGTTCTATACAAAATACATGTTTAGGATTTTTCTTTAATATCGAATATGTGAATGGGCCGACGCTAGAACCAACATCCAATACAATATCGGAATGATCAACTTCAAAGAATCTCTCATATATTTTTTGCTCAAATATCTCATTATACATAAGTTTCTTGTGATAATTACCATTAGAACTACCATCGTTCATCCAACCCCAATCAAAATTTGGTATGTGATTTTCCCCAATTAATCTATCTATTTCCTTGGTAACCATATTAGAATTAATTTGTTTTGTACACTCAAACATTCTCTCCGAATTTTTATGTAATGGACACCAATTCCAATCTCCAGCATCTAGCATTTCCGAATTAAAGCATCCGTGGCAAACATCCTCGTTAATAATTCTATATGTGTCGGATGAAGTTTCAGAAAATCTTTCACTAAATCCAGAAATCAAAATGATTGGTAATTTACATGACCAAGCTAGCCAACTTAATCCAGAGCCCAAGCCAATGAAAAATTCACACTCACACAGATCATTTATTACATCCTGTAGATTTCCGCCTTTAAACACATCAACATTTTTTGGATATGCATTATTCATATATCCGTCTCCCTCTCTGGAATATATCATGCATTCATAACCAATCGAATTAAGATGATCAATTACCTCTTGCCATCCGTTAGGATTGTTCCAGTATTTGGCCTGAGCAGTTGAATGAAATCCTATCCCAACTTTTTTCTTTTTTTTCACGTTAGGTAAATTTAAACGAGGCTTTATTTCCTTATATTCGAGACCGAGTATATCAGTGGCTGTCTTCTGTAAAGGTTGTTTTCTAAAGTCGTTTGGAACCTTATTATAATCAATATTTCCGTTACTGTCATAATACCATCCAATATTATATTGGGCATATAAATTATTTACAGTTTCCCCTGGATTGACAAAAGTAATATTGGGATACTGTTCAATGAATAAGTGATTAATGAACGTAGAAACTATCAATTCGCAATTATGAATTTTTCTAAATTCCTCCATGTAAGGTATCCACGCAAGAGTATCACCTAGAGATTTAGATCCAAATGCAATATAAACTCTTCTGTCCCTAAGATCTAATGAATTCTTATATATTATTTCACCATTTTCATATACCGTTGTGTCCCATTTGGTATAATATTTTCTGTTTAATTTCGACCAGCTATTAAAATTTAGGAGATCCGAATGTATAATTTTTCCACCATCAGAGAATTCCACCTTAAATTTATTACTACTACTGCCTCTTAATTCGAAATAGGGCTGACCAACAAAATGTTGTATAAACTCGTAGTCATTTTCTATTTTAGGCTGTGGTGTTATTTCTATCTCCATTACCTTCCTATAGAAATCCAATAATGTCCTACCAAAATTAGAATCATCAGGTACCTGATATTCAATATCAGATTCAAGCATATCAATAAGTCGTCCCGATATTTCTTTTATATCACCCTCTATCGGAGTGATGTATCCATCATACATGTTATAATATTGCGGTAGATTTCTGGCTAATATCTTCATGCCATATCCTATGGCTTCTCTTATAACTAAAGGATTGCATTCCCAGGTAGAATTAAACATCATGGCGTCACATGCTATCATGAATTCATCAACATCGTCACGCTCCCCCCATATCTTAACATTGCTTGGTAGATTCTTTGTTATATCTCCCCAGTAATTTTCGAAATTTGGAGCTAAATTACCTACAAAATGAAAAAATACATCAGGACTAGATGATTCTATGAATCTAGCAATTTCTATTCCCTCTCCCTGATTCTTTCCACTAGTCCATAATCCAACATTGAGAACGTTTTTCTTATTTCTATCAAATCCCAGTTTTTTGATAGAATTCTTCCTATTTTTTATTCTTATATCTGTTTTATTCTCATATGGATATAGATGAAGCTCCTTATATGAGGACTCAGATGCGAATGTTTTTTCCGTATGATGTGGTGAAATTAATGAATATGCATCAGGTTTTAATTTTTTAAATTCTTTCGGATCAAACCAAATATTATGACAGGTTTCAATCATTCTCCAGCTTCTATCATCGGAATATAACATGTTAATTAAATCAGCAGGGATCTTATTAAAACTTTCAAATCCCTCTAATATTTCCTCTGAATGAACTAAATCTATATCATTATCCTTAATTATCTGAATTATCTCATATTTTCTTCTAGTATCGGATGTATCCCCCAGTGTAAAGAAATGATCACTGTCAATCATTTCAAGTATTGAATTTCTTTGGACAACATAGGTATCACTAAATTTGGAGTACTCGACAACAAAGATTTCTATCTCATCACTATATTCATTAAGTTTCTGTATTCTCTTCAGTGCGAACTGAGGCATTCCACCGGTTGATAGATGTGGGGTTAAATATAATAGTTTAATTCTCTTCATATAAATTAATATTATTGTGTGTTATGGATCTTATTTTTTCAGTTATATCTTCGGTTAATCCGTTATATTCAATTATGACAGATATCATGTCATCGCGAGATAATTCAAGATCTATTATATCTCTATCAGCTATTTCGTATATTTTTGTGGTTGAATTAAGGTGGATTTTTAAATCAATATGATTTTTAACACCATAGAAATAAATTTTAATAGAATTATTTTCCATAGCATTTTTAGCTATGAAATACCTAAATTCAGAAAATCCCGAATAATTAAAAAGATCTACTCCATTATGAAAAAGTATATGGTCATCAACATAACAATCATCCACTTTATACGGCAAATCTGAATTCTCCAGGTAGTTTTTTAGCCAGGTTTCAGCAATTCCACAAAATTCAATATATTCATTTATATTTAATCCAGATATAAATGATACTAAGTTTTTCCTATCAAATAGCATAAAATGTAGACTTACCCAATGCTCATGGAAATGATAGAAATTACATTCCGCATCGGATAGTATACCACTCAAAACGGTATCGTCAATTTTTATATCATATATTATATGGTAGAAATATTCATAATCATACGTTAATGCATATTCTGATAATTTTTTTACCTGATGGATATTTGCCCATCCGTAATCAGGTAGACATCTATTCATAATTATTTTCTTCCCTTTACATCGATATTCAGACCAAACCGATACCGATTTAATTGGCCAGTCGATAATCGGATTATCTTTAGTTCTTATATAATAATCGCATAATGAGGAGACCCTATTTGGTATATCAATAGGACTATTAAGCATAACATCCAGACCGAGATTTTTTAGTGTTCTTATATTAGATTCTAATACACTAATCTTTTCCTCATTATCGCAATATGAACTAATCAATATTATTTTATTACCCATCCGGATACTTATTTATTAACAGTGGACATTATTTTATTATAAACACTCATTACGCTTGGATGGCATTCGAAAGTTTTCTTTCCCTCCAGACATCCGACCAACGAAGGTATTCCCTGTATCGTGTTCCATTCTCTTACACCATATTTTATATCAGACGCACATTTCAAATTACATCCACCAGAAACATAATGGTATTTATATTCCTGAGATCCCTTTCTATATGGTGCTCTAAACTTATTATCTATTGAACTGCCTAATTGAATTATTTCAGAATCGGTAGTACCTGCTAAATGTAGAAGACCAGAATCCATAGTAACGAAGCATTCACTTTTTTCAATCAGCCACCACGTCTGAGATAATGATGTTTTGTTCTGTAAATTCATACCCAATTCAATATCAAAATTAAAGGTTGGCTTTTGAACATTGGATCCACCCATTTCGGATGACTCCTTTCCGACAGAAACCACACTTATTCCGCCCGCATTCAAAGCTCTGACTAATAGAATCCATTTTTCTCTATCCCATGTTCTGGATTCCCAGTTTTGTACGGGATGTATAAGAACGTATCTATCGGGAAGTCCCTGTATTTCTTCAAAATCAGAAGGGAAAAAATCCAAAGTAAGTTCCTCCTGATTTAACATGAATCCAAGGCTAATTGCATGGAACTGCCTAATGTCAATAGTATTATGCTTATTGCATATGCCATCGGATTTATAGTTTACATCGAAAGTTCTAAATATTTCGAAATCATCATCCAAATCAAGATCACCAGGAAGATATAGAGAATCAACATATGGATTATTTCTAAATATATCTGTATGATGAGTTATTATAGATATTTTTCTACCATATGAGTAATATAGTTTACGCAAAACTGGCGATACACATAATGTATCGCCAATAGCTCTAGCCTCGCTTATATCTATACAGAGTTTCTTCATAAGGAATTACATATCCTTCGTAAATAATCCAGTCTCAAAATCGAGTTTACCTTTACCGTATTTACCGACTACCTTCTCCTGCAAAGCTTCCTCCCTAGCATATATGTCAGAAGCTTCGTTATGTAAGGATTCTAATTCGTTGTTTATAGCGGAAAGGTCCTTCTCGTAAAAGGATTTCTGTACACTTAATCTACCCACTTTAATTATATTATCCATCAAAACCTCTTTCAGATTTTGAATTTCTAAAATTAGATCTTCAGGTAATTTTAATTCATTTTCCATATTTTTTATTTTTATTGTTTATTTATGCTATCTATAATATCGCTAATATTAAAAATGTCATTCATATCGGAATATGGTATTCTACTGATATCCTCAAATAACATATATTTCTGATAGTAATTATTCGATATATCGTGCTTTTCCGTATGTGGATTAGCAATTATATTATCATGTATATTATAGCCAAAAACTTTGGGATTTGTTCCGATCCAGGCAACTGTTGACGGTAAACCCAGGGAAGATGCTATATGCATCGCAGATGAGTCTATAAGAAGTCTTTTTTCTGAAAGGGTCAGCATAATTGCAATGCTTCTAAAATTATCCAATGCAGAAATTGTGTTATCATATTGAAATTGATCTTCCCTTCTTATATGTACCACGGAATAATCATCTTTATAGTGCTCTATAATATTCTCAATTATTGGTTGCGGAATATCTCGGGTCCAGCTATATTTTAGAGGTTGCTCTATGCTTCCACCATTCGGATGTATAGCCATTATAGGCTTATCTAATTTATAAAACTGCTCATAATATTGTCTTTCAGATTTACTTATAAATAATTCAGGCAGTTCCCCATCATAAGGGACACCACACAAATCGCACCATATCTCGATAAGATGTTTTTTTTCCGTTATAAAATCGGAGGTTGTGTATGGATCGGTAATAAATACTTTAGCTTCCTTGTTGTTAATAAAATCCCTATAAATTGGACCCGCATTTGCGTGGGTAATAATTCTATTAACATTATTATTACCTTTAAAAACATCGGGATATGATGTTACCACTATTATGTTATCTCTAGTATACTGTTTACGTAAAGCTTTTACTACAGCGGTGGACATAAAGCTTTTACCCAATCCACCAGAAACCTCCAATATTATATTCATGTGCTTATTTTTTTGATCCTATCCTGATGAATTTATACCAAATTCTCTCATGCAAAAAATATATAATAGGCTTGAAAACAATCTCTCCCATACCTAGTAATGATGCTAATTCTACCGAAGCTCCTAACATATATGCAGTAATTACAGTTGTCATCGTGCCTAATATTCTATAAGAAAGTGTTTTTAATATGTGTCTTATCATATTAGATCTATTTTCTTTTCTATCTGACTTTTTTAGAATTTCCTGATTAGTTTCCATTATAATTTTCCTTCTTTCCTTAATTCCTCTCTAACCGCAGTTGCTGATATATTGGCTATTTCAGTTGGTGGGATATGTTCGATTATATCGTAACCAACACCTCTACCAAATTCAACTGAGCATATATCTGGAATTATTATGATCTTTGCTAGCCTTTCACTAACTAGATCTCTAATCTCGGAATGTATATTAAGCATAACTTCGTTGGGAGTCCAAGGATTTTTTTCATCTGGCTCAATATCTCTGATTGCAATTAATACCTTCTTACCATCGTTTATAGCTTGTTGAAACATAGCTTTGTGACCTGGATGAAGTGGTTGCCATCTACCAATAAACATAGCATATTGACTATCTTTAGGCTGCAGTGATGATTTTACATGGACTTTTTTTGACCAATTTTCCATAATATTTGTTTTAGTGATTCAGTTTCTGATATTCCAGTAGTGTCAATATCAGTAAAATCTTCAGTAGGTTTTTGATATTCTGCTACATGAAAAGATTCTCTTCCCCTTATTTCAGAAGTATGTATATAAAATTCGACAGCTCCATTTTCGCATTTTAGACTGTCTCTAAGATCTTTATACGGGCTAACCAATGATATTATTATATTGTTATTAACGTCCTGCCTAGATAAGTATTTAGCTATCGAATGAGCTGTCTCTATGTTCTTTCTTCTTCCCGCTTCAGAATAATCCTTATTATTCAGTATTTCCCTCAGATCGTCACCATCTATAACGAAAGATTTATCCAAAGAATTTTTTAAATGATTAGCGAGGGTTGTTTTTCCTGAATGAGGTTGACCGGTTAGTATATAAATTGCCATTATTATAAAAATTAATTATCGATTATTTATTACACATATTCAAAATAATCATAGAACCATCCATAGGTATTCTTGATTGCCTGAGAAAGCTCAAATCCTAATATCTCCTCATAATCATCAGGTAGTCTTTTAAATTCGGTTCTTAATTTATGATCACCGTATATTCCATGAATTAAATCATTTTCATGTGTTACCTGCTCGATTGTTTTAAAATTATGTCCTGGATAATAGTCAATCCCTATATAGTCGTAGAATCTTTTAACCTCTGATTCTGGATCGCTCATAAGGTCCTCGTATCTAATAAAAAGTATATTTTTATCTATTCCCTGATCTATTATATCTCTCAATCTATCAACAGAAACACCAACAGGTACACCATCAGCCCAAATATCTATTCTTTTTCTGAGAGTTGTACCGACCAATTCCGGAACATTCTGCACATGATTCTCGCGATGTGGGTTTTTTCTAAAATTCTTCTCCATTGATGAATATACGGATCTAAGATCCCTAACCATACAGACAACCTTGGGTTCGTGCTGGAGCATATTAAGAAGTCCGTAATTTACTCCCCATTCCCTACTTTTTTCGAGTACAAATGGTTTGTCCGTTATGTCATTAAAATATCCCTGAATTCCTGCCATACAATATCCTATGAAAGCTTTCTTCATGACCTCCGGATCCTGAGCTAAAACAGCTTGCGAATTATTATAAGCGTTCTTGGAGGAAAGCACCATGTCAGCAAGTCCCGAAGTGGGAGTGCAATAGAAATCAGGATTTTGTGCAATTATATTTTGCCAAAGTGTTGATCCAGATCTAGGTAATGATGAGTTGAATATTATTTTTTTCATCAATCGAGATGTTTTTATTATTATACTGCGATTGATGAAAAAAATTTCAAATTATTTATTCTGATTGCGGGGTTTCAGTTCTTTTGGGTTGTGGTGTTTCAGCGCCTTTCCAGAATTTAGTATTCTTATCTTTCCTTGTACCTATAACAAGTACATCATATTCTATATCAAGATTTGCCTTAATTGTTATCTTTGAATACGTGTCGTCTATAACACCATAAGCAATTCCAAATCCATTTTTAGGTGTTATCCAAACTTGAGCGTCTTTATTTAGATATTTGAAATAATCTGGTAAGTCAATTATTGCTTCCCCGTTAACAACTACAATATTAAATCTATAAATATTATCCCCTGCTGTTGGTGATTCAACAAAAGAGTGATTTAATCTCAATTCATCACTTAATTTAGGGTTTGGGTGGTCAATACTAAAAGTACCACCACCAGTTTTAACAATATATTGGACAAATGTTGCGTTATTTTGATTAGCAGTAAGATTACTTCCTAACATATGCACATTATAGCAACCTGCTGTATCATTATTAAAACCACCTCCTATGGAGCTATAACATGAACCACTTCGAATTTTATGATATCTTCCGCCCCCGATAAAAGAATGGCAAGCACCCTGATATATTGCATTCTGCCTTCCACCAGCGATCGAACTAAGACAAGCATAACCAGTGATAATATTTCCATATCCACCTCCAATAAATGATCTTATGGCATCACCATCAATGGCATTATCCTGTCCTCCAACAACTGAGGAGCATCCTGTGTTTTTAGTTACAAAGTTGCCCTTTCCTCCTCCGATAAATTTATGGCTAGCAGAACCAATCTGATTTGAAGCTCCCCCTCCGATTGCTGAATAACCAGCGTCCACGGAATTTTGATATCCTCCTGAAATCACAGCAGCTATACCACAACTACCTATCTCATTTCCACATCCACCACCAATTGTTGCAAGATCTGAATCACCTGCAGCACTATTGGTATTACCTCCACCGATAGTTGCCCTACGACTAGCTATGGAATTATCAAATCCACCACCAATAGTTGAGCAAGCACCAGTTATAAGGTTACATAACCCTCCCGAAATGGTAGCTCTTGGAATACAAACTCTGTTAAGACAACCACCACCAATTGTTGAATAACAGGAGCTAATATAGTTAACAAGGCCTCCACCGATTACTGAATTACAGGATAGGTTAGTTGTTCGATTATAGCAACCTCCACTGATTACTGAAAAAGCAGCTCCTGAAGAATTGCATCTACCGCTTAGGGCTGCACTGTAATTTGCAGTTGCCTGGTTATTCGCACCACATCTAATTGATGAACAAATACCGCCACCTAATACAATAACTGCAGCTGCACCACCACTACTAGTACCTGAAGTACCATTAGTACCTGATGTTCCTGGGCTACCTGGACTACCTGGACTACCGTTAGTACCTGAAGTTCCATTAGTACCTGAGGTTCCGTTAGTACCGTTAGTACCAGATGTTCCTGGGCTACCTGGACTACCTGGACTACCGTTAGTACCTGAAGTTCCATTAGTTCCATTAGTTCCCGATGTTCCAGATGCACCATCTACACCATTGATACCTGATGTTCCATTAGTACCTGAAGTTCCATTAGTACCTGAAGTTCCATTAGTACCTGAAGTTCCATTAGTACCTGATGTCCCATTGGTTCCTGAAGTTCCATTAGTACCGTTAGTACCTGATGTCCCATTAGTTCCTGAAGTTCCATTAGTACCGTTAGTACCTGATGTCCCATTAGTTCCTGAAGTTCCATTAGTTCCGTTAGTACCCGATGTTCCGTTAGTACCCGATGTTCCGTTAGTACCCGATGTTCCGTTAGTACCATTAGTACCTGATGTTCCATTAGTACCGTTTAATCCGCTTACACCCGATGTTCCATTAGTACCTGAAGATCCATTAGTACCGTTAGTACCTGAAGTTCCGTTAGCACCTGAAGTTCCATTGGTTCCGTTGGTTCCTGAAGTTCCATTAGTTCCGTTGGTTCCTGAGGTTCCATTAGTTCCTGAAGTTCCGTTAGTACCTGAAGTTCCATTGGTTCCATTGGTTCCCGAAGTTCCGTTAGTACCTGAAGTTCCATTGGTTCCATTGGTTCCCGAAGTTCCGTTAGTACCCGAGGTTCCATTAGTTCCATTGGTTCCTGAAGTTCCATTGGTTCCTGAAGTTCCATTAGTTCCGTTGGTTCCTGAAGTTCCATTAGTTCCGTTGGTTCCTGAGGTTCCATTAGTTCCTGAAGTTCCGTTAGTACCTGAAGTTCCATTGGTTCCATTGGTTCCTGAAGTTCCATTAGTACCTGATGTTCCATTGGTTCCTGAAGTTCCATTGGTTCCGTTAGTTCCTGAAGTTCCATTGGTTCCTGAAGTTCCATTAGTACCTGAAGTTCCATTAGTACCTGAAGTTCCATTAGTTCCGTTGGTTCCTGATGTTCCATTAGTACCGTTAGTACCTGATGTTCCATTAGTTCCTGAGGATCCATTAGTACCCGATGTTCCGTTGGTTCCATTAGTACCTGATGTTCCATTAGTTCCTGAGGATCCATTAGTACCCGATGTTCCGTTGGTTCCATTAGTACCTGATGTTCCATTGGTTCCTGAGGATCCATTGGTTCCTGAGGATCCATTAGTACCAGATGTTCCATTAGTACCGTTAGTACCTGATGTTCCATTGGTTCCTGAGGATCCATTAGTACCAGATGTTCCATTAGTACCGTTAGTACCTGATGTTCCATTGGTTCCTGAGGATCCATTAGTACCTGATGTTCCGTTGGTTCCATTAGTTCCTGATGTTCCATTAGTACCTGATGTTCCATTAGTACCGTTAGTACCTGAGGATCCATTAGTACCTGATGTTCCATTGGTTCCTGATGTTCCGTCAGTACCATTGGTTCCTGATGTTCCATTGGTTCCTGATGTTCCATTAGTACCTGATGTTCCATTAGTACCGTTAGTACCTGATGTTCCATTGGTTCCTGATGTTCCGTTAGTACCTGAGGATCCATTAGTACCTGATGTTCCATTGGTACCGTTAGTACCCGATGTTCCGTTAGTTCCTGATGTTCCGTTAGTACCTGATGTTCCGTTAGTACCTGAGGTTCCGTTAGTACCGTTAGTACCTGAAGTTCCATTGGCTCCTGATGTTCCGTCAGTACCGTTAGTACCTGAGGATCCATTAGTACCTGAGGTTCCGTTAGTACCTGATGTTCCGTCAGTACCGTTAGTACCCGATGTTCCATTGGTTCCTGAGGATCCATTAGTACCTGAGGTTCCGTTAGTACCGTTAGTACCTGATGTTCCATTGGTTCCTGAGGATCCATTAGTACCTGATGTTCCGTTAGTACCTGATGTTCCATTGGTTCCTGAAGTTCCGTCAGTACCTGAAGTACCATTGGTTCCATTGGTTCCATTGGTTCCTGATGTTCCGTTGGTTCCATTAGTACCTGAAGTTCCATCAGTACCTGAAGTTCCGCCACCAACAACTAATGATCCGGTAATCCAAGTACCTGAACTCTCACCGTGTATGTCTTGCGATGTTGGATTAGAGGTGTAAGCAGTAACCTCGATATAATCAGTAGAACCATTAAAATATACTATAATATCAATTTCTTGACCGTACCCTTCAGTAGTAACAAGTGGAAATTGTTGAATCGCAACTTGTGTACTACCATTTTTTCTAAGTTGGATATTATTTTGCCCTGATACTGTTGACGCAGGATACCACCATACCGAAACTTGAATAATATAATACCCTTCAATGTTTGGTTGGAATTTATTGGATGTTATCCAACCATTAGGGTCAAACTCATCAACAAATGTTACAACTTGGTCACTTCCATTTGTTATTGTTTGAATGGTACCTCCTTTAACTCCTTTAGCAACGTAATTAGATGCTGTTAAATTACCTCCATCAGTCCCTGAAGTTCCGTCAGTACCTGAGGTACCATTGGTTCCGTTTGTTCCTGATGTTCCATTGGTTCCTGATGTTCCATTGGTTCCTGATGTTCCATTGGTTCCGTTTGTACCTGACGTACCATTAGTTCCTGACGTACCATCCGTTCCACTAGTTCCGTTAGTACCTGAAGTTCCATTAGTTCCGTTAGTACCTGATGTTCCATTAGTACCGTTAGTACCTGAAGTTCCATTAGTTCCCGATGTTCCGTCAGTACCGTTAGTACCTGAAGTTCCGTTTGATCCCGATGATCCGTTAGTACCTGAAGTTCCTGATGTACCAGCGATTTGACCAACTGATGTTATTATATATGAATAGTTAGCATTACCTTCAGTATAAAATACAACACTACGACTTGTCGAATCTAAATTATTAAGATAAAGTCTTATCGCCATTCTATCAGTTGTGGATATTGATGTTGTAGGTAATACTATATCAACCTCAAGTAATCCCGGATTAGTTGGGTCAACATAAGGCAATGCACTAACATTAGAAGTTATTGTAGGTCCCATTAAAGACCCCGATGAATCAGCCAATTGGATTTCAACATACCCTTCAACATCAGCGTTTACCGCAGGTAGTAAATAATATAACTTAAATCTTTGTACACCACCAGGTATTATTGAAAATCCTAATTCAGGTGTCATAAAATCTTGAACTAAAGCACCAGTTTGACTACCTGTTAAATTTGTAGTTACCGTTACTTGACCCGTAGATGTTGGATTTAAACTTAATTCTTTGTAACCTGAAACGTCCGAATTAATACTTTCATTGAAAAAATATATTTGACCTGATGATATTCCATCTACGCCGCTAGTTCCAGCTGTTCCTGATGTTCCGTTAGTACCTGAAGATCCGTTAGTACCTGATGTTCCATTAGTTCCATCAGTTCCCGATGTACCGTTAGTACCACTTGTTCCATCGGTACCACTTGTTCCATCGGTACCACTTGTTCCATCAGTACCACTTGTTCCATCAGTACCACTTGTTCCATCAGTACCACTTGTTCCATCAGTACCACTTGTTCCATCAGTACCACTTGTTCCATCAGTTCCTGAGGTTCCATCAGTTCCTGAGGTTCCAGATGTTCCATCAGTTCCTGAGGTTCCATCAGTACCACTTGTTCCAGAAGTTCCATTAGTACCACTTGTTCCAGAAGTTCCATCGGTACCACTTGTTCCATCGGTACCTGAAGTTCCATCAGTACCACTTGTTCCAGAAGTTCCATCAGTACCACTTGTTCCAGAAGTTCCATCAGTACCACTTGTTCCGCTTGTTCCATCAGTACCTGATGTTCCAGAAGTTCCATTGGTACCACTTGTTCCATCAGTACCACTTGTTCCAGAAGTTCCATCGGTACCACTTGTTCCGCTTGTTCCATCAGTACCACTTGTTCCATCAGTACCACTTGTTCCATCAGTACCACTTGTTCCAGAAGTTCCATCGGTACCACTTGTTCCGCTTGTTCCGTCAGTACCACTTGTTCCAGAAGTTCCATCAGTACCTGAAGTTCCGCTTGTTCCATCAGTACCTGAAGTTCCATCAGTACCACTTGTTCCAGAAGTTCCATCAGTACCACTTGTTCCAGAAGTTCCATCGGTACCACTTGTTCCGCTTGTTCCATCGGTACCTGAAGTTCCATCAGTACCTGAAGTTCCATCAGTACCTGAAGTTCCGCTTGTTCCATCGGTACCTGAAGTTCCATCAGTACCACTTGTTCCAGAAGTTCCATCAGTACCACTTGTTCCAGAAGTTCCATCGGTACCACTTGTTCCGCTTGTTCCATCGGTACCTGAAGTTCCATCAGTACCTGAAGTTCCATCAGTACCTGAAGTTCCATCAGTACCACTTGTTCCAGAAGTTCCATCAGTACCTGAAGTTCCGCTTGTTCCGTCAGTGCCTGAGGTTCCGCTTGTTCCATCGGTTCCGCTTGTTCCATCGGTACCACTTGTTCCAGAAGTTCCATCAGTACCACTTGTTCCATCAGTACCACTTGTTCCATCAGTACCACTTGTTCCATCAGTACCTGAAGTTCCATCAGTACCGCTTGTTCCAGAGGTTCCGTCAGTACCACTTGTTCCCGAAGTTCCGTCGGTTCCACTTGTTCCATCAGTACCACTTGTTCCATCAGTTCCACTTGTTCCATCAGTTCCACTTGTTCCATCAGTTCCTGAGGTTCCATCAGTTCCTGAGGTTCCAGATGTTCCATCAGTTCCTGAGGTTC